AAGGGTCTTAAGAGAAGTATTCCGAACGGAAAAAGAAGATACAGAACTATTGTGGAAAAATGTATCTACTTCGCTGATCTCAATCCTATGAACGTTTTCATATGTACTCTTTTGTTAGACCCTGAAGGCAAGTACAATCTGAACGTGTACAAGGGAGATACTCTGAAGATGAACGTTAAGAAAGCTTTTGGTGTTGATAAGTTCGATATGATTATCGGCAATCCTCCTTACAACAAGTCAGGAATTAAGGGATCTGGACACCAGTTATGGTGTGATTTTGTGAAGTTCTCTCTAAAGCATCTTGTAGCAAAGGGATACCTTGTGTTTGTTCATCCTCCTGCTTGGAGACAAGTAAATGGGGCGTGCCATGATGAGATTCTATCTCGTAATCTTCTGTACTTGTCAATACATGATATTAAGGATGGTAGAAAAACGTTCGGATGTGACATTCGTTATGATTGGTATGTTCTACAGAACTTGCCGTCAAGGGACATGACAACAGTAAGAGATCAGAAAGGAAAAGTTACACATGTCCATTTTAAGTCATGGAAGCTTCCTTTTGTGCCTAACTTTTGGTTTGGAAAGATCATGAGATTGACCAATAAGAAGGAGAAGGTTGATCTTCTCTTTTCTTCTTCTTTTTATGACAAGAGAAAAGACTGGGTAAAAACGAAAAAATCGGCGAAGTTTAAGTATCCAGGTGTGACAAGCACTGGAGGACCTTCATTTTACTATTCATCCAAACCACAAAAAGAGTTTATGGTTCCGAAAGTGATTTTCATGAGCAGTGTTGGAACAAAAGTCATTTATGACGCAACAGGCAGATACGGACTTGGAAAAACAGTTGGAGCTTTTACAGACACTAAAAGCAATCTTAAGCATATCGAGAGAGCTATGAAGTCAGATAAATCGCAAAAGCTTCGTGAAGCTTTTTATCTAACAGCTCACAGTTACAGACCCTTCGAGTATCTAAACAGAGATTTCTGGAAGAATCTGTAAGCGAATATCGCACATAGTAATAAATATTTTTAGACAAAATGAAAACTATGATCCTGTTTTTAACCCAACAGGAAGGGTTCTGGTTTTTGCCCTAACCGAAAAAGGGATGTCGCAGAGCTTGTTCCGCGGTAATGCGAGTCCTCGGGTTGAGGTCTAGCATTTTGTTCAGCAGGTCGTTACCCTCAGGGCCCAGAATAGGAATATTCAGAGCCGTCAAGGCAGTCGGTTGCTTGATGAAACGTCCCAGCCACTCCCAGTCAGTCAGATGACCGTAGACCGCGTTCAGTTCCCGGGGCTTTCCCAGTCTCTGAAAGATCGCGATCAAGGTCTGACCCTCTCTGTCATGCGGGAAAAGTGGACACTTTTCTGCGATCTCAGCGAAGATACACCCGACCGACCAGATGTCGATAGCTGTGCCGTAGTTGTGATCACCGAGGAGAACCTCAGGTGCGCGGTACCACAGGGTCTGCACTGCCATCTCGCGTCGATCTTGAGACCTTACTGCGAGACCGAAGTCTGCGATCTTAATAGATTTGTCAGAGTTTCTGTACAGGATGTTCTGCGGTTTCAGGTCACGATGAATGACACCGTTTACGTGTATATGAGCAACTCCCTGTAGAATCTGCTTCAGGTACGCCTTGATGTGTTCCAACCGAAGTTTGTACATCCGATAATGATCATACAGATCGTGATCCATCCGCTCCAACACAAGTGAGGAGGTTCCCGTAGATGGGTCGATGAACATGCCGTACGACGTCACGATATTCGTATGAACACCAAGCTTCGCCAGGCATGCTGCCTCGTAGAGCACGGTCTTTGGAACACCGAACTTAGGATCTGTGTTCTCCTCGTCTTTGATAACGAAGCGTTGGCGCGTGCCTTTCTTCTCGACCAGGTACACTTTACCGTACGCTCCCTCCTTGAGCTTCTTGATGTTCTTGTACTCAGAGCGGTTGATGAAGGCACACCCGATGTCACAAAAAGTTGTGAAGATAGACGGGCGCAACGCCAGAGGTGTGACTTGAGCGGTCATCTGACCGAAACGCAGGGGTTTGATCGTGTTCTGGTGCTTGATGGCTGTCGCGGGAATCTTAGCGCCTCCTTGAAGGAGTTGTAGAAGTTCCACGGCAGCCCAGCTACGCACAACACCGGCGGGATACTGGTTCTTGATCTCTCGAACAGCGTCCAGGATTTCCCTGTAACTGTAACGGCGGTAGACGCTTGAGTCTTGCATCATGATCTCCAAGAAGTACATCGTGGTCTGGTCTCTGGCAGTCGGATCGAGGAGTTCATGTGGTGAGTCCACGTTAAGAACCTTGCTCTGAAGACAACAAGAGACATCTCGATCAGCATCTTTCAGTGCTTTGAATAAGTTCTTCACTTGGAGTTTGTTGTGTTTCACACCCACCATGAAATGATGGAGGAACTTACGGAGATCAATAGGGTTCTCCTGGAGCTTGAGCACCAGAGCCAGACAGGTACATCCGTAAATGTCTGTGTTGCCTGGCATGATCCTCATACTGGTCTCGAACAACATCATGTCCAAAAAGCGGACAGCGCGGAAAAGAACCGTGTCTCCCAGTCTGTGATCTTGACAGAACTTGATCAAGAAGTTGACCGTGTCCGCCCGACTTGTCTCCATACGCGCGATCTGTCCTGTGACACCCACACCAGTGACCATCTCGATCATCGGAGTTCCCAAATCCTTCCTTTCCTCGTACGGGGGAGATGATCCAATGTTCTCATGACAGAAGAGATCAACCTTGTCTTCCGTCGCTTCCGTCGCACTTGAAGCGCTGTATAGTTTTGCCTGCTTCGTAGGCGGTTTAATCGCCGTAGCGTCAGACTTTCTTTTCATGAGAGTTTCCTTGTTTTCTTCCATTATCTCACAAAACTACTCTTATTTAAACGCCTCTGGGGTAAATAGAATCATTTTTCGTTACGGGGACGTCCCGTTAAGTTTAAAAAACAGGACATCAACAGCGAACGTTCTCATAATTAACATAGTTCGATTAATTTTACCTCAATTCTCATTAATTCAAAAAAACACGGTTCGTGACCGGAAACGCTAATGAAAATCATCTCAAAACATCAAAATCGTCTTAATGAGACTATACATGAAATTAATGGAAGGTTCCGACATGATTTCTCTCTCAAAAAAAGGTCATGACATAAAATTTATCTAATTATAGTCGTGAAAGACATGATTTTTATGTCGAGAATACCGCCCGACTTCTTTTACCTAACGGTTCGATTAATAGCTATTAATCGAACGTAGTTAGAAAAGATGAGGGTTCCCGATAGGACATGAATTTTATCTCTTTGACACGACTATAATGACATAAATTACGACTATAAACCTCTCTGAGAGATGATTTTTATCTCTCAGACCTTATTTTTACAGAAACAGAAGCATATTACGCCCATGACAAGGCAAATCCCGAATGTTACTGAGATAACAAGTTCCGTCTGATTCATTTTATCTCGGTACGTTCGTTGTTTCCCACTATTTTCTCCTGATGTTCCGTTAATTTAGCTTTCAGACTCATTAAACGATTTTCATGACATCGATTAATGATTTCACCCTTAAATACGGTAACGTTCCAAGTTTTAAGGGATTAATGAGACATTGCTATAAATTAATCGAACTCGGTTATTTTGCTAATCGAAGACTCGAACTACGTTCGTGATAGGTTCTCGACAGTGAGGACACTCGTTTTTGTCTTGTACAACCTTTCGACAGCACTCAACACAGAGATGCTTGTGTCCACACTCCATTACCGCGATCACTTTCTTCCTCTCTAGACAGAGAATACAAGCGTCATCCGTCTCGTCTTCCACATCAGGAATATCAGACAACTTCTCCAGGATTTTCTCAACAGGAGAGGCTTTTTCCTCTGAATTATCACGTTTCTGGCGTACTAAATCTGAGATATCCACACCGTCAATGATGACCGTACCGTTCCCAATTCTTGTGCTCTGAGAGAAATGAACACCAGAAAGTGTGATACCACCTCCACCAATATTGATCACACTGTTTTGTGATTGTCGCCTTCGGTTGTTTGAGGTACCGACAGCACTGCCAGTACAGTAATCACCTGTTATTTGGCAACCTGAGCCTGTCACGTTACAGTAATCGCCTTTCACGACGCATCCTGAGCCTGAGACTTGGCAGTAGTCTCCGTTCACGACACAGCCAGATCCCGAGACATTACAGTAATCTCCGTTGACGATACATCCGGATCCGCTGACGTTAGCGTAATCCTCGTTCACCGTCGTTCCACTAAGACAGTAGCGAGACATTAGTAGATACTAATAACTCACTCTTTTCCTTTAAACTGAAAAGCGATTTTCATGAAAGACTTTACCGCTACGTTATCCGATATTAAGGGATTAGCGGGGACGTGCCTTTAAAACAAAAATTGAAATGATTTCCCCAGATCTTACTAAAAATGCTATCTCAACCAAGCAAAAGCATTCTTGACAACAAGCAAGCAACTACATTCCCGAAGTTTTATCATGTCTGGCAAGGACGGATTTTCCAATCTGTGGAGCGAGACTCATGAAGAGAAGAAGGAACAGTCTCATATGACTGGCTACGACAAAGCGATGAGTCCTTACGTTTTCAAATCTACAGCGTCTCAAGGAAGGAGACTACAAGAACGCGAGGATCGCCCATCACCCGAGGATATCCGCGCGTGGCAACAGATTGACTGGGCGAAGAAGGCAAACCAGAAAAAGAAGTAATGGACGCTTGGATGAGTGAGGGTGTGAGATCAAGAAGAGGATCTCCCCGCATAGTTCACTAAATACATAATCTCGATAACCTTCGAGTTTCGATCTCTCAGATTTCTTGATCCCTTGAAAGTGTCATACTCTATCTCTATTCTCTCTGACTGATACGGCTCCAGTAACACCTCCCACTCCTCATCTGTTATGATCCCCTCATCATTGTAAGAGATGAGCACGTACTTAGACTTAGCTGTCGCCTGTCTCAACAAGTCTTTCATCGCCTTCTTAGCCTTACTCCTGTAGTTGTACTCAGACTTACGCCAGTCCCTGGGAATACCTGAGACTTTAGAGAGAGCTTTCGGCTCCTTGTTCTCCAGTATCACGTTCAGCATGAAGTAGTTAGAGCCGTAAGGATGCTGGTTGTACGGTGGATCTAAGTATATCAGATCGAACTCCTGCTTGGTGTCTGACAGTACCCTGTTAATATCACCATGATGGCACGTGACTTTTGTATCTCCGGAATACCACACAGGCATCACCACTCTAATAGGCCTCGTGATTCTCTTAAGAGCGTTCCTACCTGCTCCACCGAAGCACCCTATCCCGTTCGCCTTGTGAAACCCCTTGAACACCCCTGAGGTGTTCGTGTGTATACTCGCCTTGACAAGTAGAGGTGCTAAACAGTAAGGTCTCAGGTTCTCTGTGACGTTATCCTCTATATACTTGCGCATCGTGTCTATGATCAAGGCGTTCTTTCTGGTGTAGAAGCACCTCTCTCCTTTTCTGATATTTTCTGTGTCTCTTGGCGCGTACAGCTTGGAGACCACACCTTCTACAAAAGGCCCTTTCTGAGCCACTTGATTCATACTTTCGATGAAGTCCTTTATTATCAACTGAGCCTCCTCATCGGGTTTCTGTAGAAAGCACTTACACATCTCCACAGAGTACTCCTCGGCGTCGTTCGTGTGTAACATACTGGCATGAGACATGAACATTCTAGAGACCACTGTAGATCCTGCGAACCCGTCCATAATCACCAGTTTCGTCTTTCCCAGACTAGTCTTGACCTTCTCGACAACAGCCTCAATACTGTCGAGAAGCTTACGCTTGTTTCCTATACATGTCAGCATGGGCTGAAACACGAAATCCGTCATGAGGAGTGTTGCTCAGGGGTTTTCTCCTCTTTATCCCTCTGAGAGATTAACTCCTTGAGCTTCTCGAAACGAGGAGTATCTTCGGATACCCAACAGAGATATAAGAGAACAGGGATTAAGCTCATATTATCGAGAATATCAACATGGATGTTTCTGAGTCTGAGGATGATGAGTGGACAGCGATCTCTATGTTCGCCGGTGCTGGTGGTGATACGCTAGGCATGGAGAAAGCTGGTGTGAACGTGATCGCGTTCTCTGAGAACAGTGCTCAGGCCGTGAAGACTCATCTGGAGAACTTCCCCGATTCTAAGTGGATCGGAAAGAAGTACAAAGGTGACATTCAGAAGGTTCCTGACTCCGAAATTCTTGAGTTCAAGAACAAGGTTGATATCGTCTTCTCGGGATTTCCGTGCCAGGGTCATTCACATGCAGGTAAGAAGGATCCAAAAGACCCTAGAAACCAACTCTTTCGAGAGTTCGTTCGTGTAACCAAGTTGGTTCGTCCGCGATGGATCATCGGTGAGAACGTGAAAGGCATTCTCAAGAGAAAGAACAAGTCTGGTGATAACTTCGTGGATGTTATATCAAAGTGTTTTCAAGAGTTAGGATACACAATCAAGTACAAAGTCGTGAAAGCGACCTGGTACAACGTCCCTCAGAAACGCGAGAGATTCATTATGGTAGGTTCTCGTGACAACGAAGAGTTCGAGATTCCTGAAGGGGATGATCAACTTGTACCTTCTCTGCGATCGATTATCGAGTTCGACATGAACGGTGCTGTTCAGATCGAGGAGAAGGTTGTTGAGAGAAAGAAAAATAAGGTGATCACATGGGTGAATGAACCCGCTGATTATAAAGTTCCGGAAAAGTTAAAACCACCTCATCCGTTTCTGGTGAAGAATATCGGTCTCAATCGAATCTCGTTTGAGACTCGGTTCAGCTCGAATCACGGAGAGGTAGTGAATCTAGACCTGCCTTCTAAGACGATCATCTGCGCATACACATTTCAACCCCGGTTATATGTCGGTCTGAAGCGCAGAGATGGAACCTACTGGCTGAGAACCCTGAACACGAAGGAACTTCAGCAGATTCAGGGATTCCCCAAGTCCTTCCGGTTTATGGGTAGTGTGAACAACGTGATAAAACAGATCGGTAACGCTGTACCTCCTCCGATTATTCAGAAAGTTGTTTCATCACTTCTGTAAACATGTTCCACAACATAGTTACTTAATCGTGATTGTTGGAGGAACCACATCCTCATCGTCCTCCACATCCATTGGTGTGGGAACAGTTCCGTGCTCCAGTCCCCACTTGTACTCCTGAGAGTCCTCGTCGCTGGGAAAGTGCTCGTAGGTGCCGTCACGCTTCAGGAGTACCGCTCGCTTCTCGAAAGCAGGCTCCTTGATATGACGACCCCTATAGTCATACATTCCGTGCTTCTTGTCGTACACGAGCTTCCATCGTCCGTTGTGTCCTGAACGATGTCGCCCTCGATCACCGCCTCCTACACGGCGCCACGAATACTCGGCCATCCTTGCGTTGTTGATCACTGTGATCCATCCGACCGGTTGGTTCTTCCAAGTCCGGTTGAAACGATCGCGCTGAGCTAGTCTAGGCATTGTGAAATATAGGGATCAAGAAAAGATCATACATGTGTTTATAGTTGCGTTTAAGTCTGTTACTATGGTATGAGTTTATAACTCATATGGGTTCCGCTAATTGAACGTCATGTACTCGTTGGATTTTATTCCTCCTTATGAGAACAGGATCAAAACTGTCCCTTGTGAGAGCATCCTTGAAGTTGAAAGCGTAAACACATCCAGCATCAAAGAACTCGATCAGAACCACAAGGTCTCTGTCGACATCCATCTGTCTGAGCACAGGTGTCAGAACACTTTGGACAGCCTCACGGTGACTCACTGGCTCTAACTCATTCATTGCGTCCGCCTTTGACCAACCACCCGAGTACGGGAAAGGTCTGTTCTTACTCCTACCCAGCATGAACATCAGCTGTATAGTCAGACAGACTACATAGTAACCCTTTCCATGTGTCTTCTGGGTCTCTCGCAGAAGTGATATATAGGTCTGATGCGAAGCATCATGACCGTCCTTAGACTTCACGTTGTCACCAAGTTGACCCCATAGGATCATCGGTAGATACTCCTCGAAGTACTGTACGGCGTACTTGAACGCCAACTCCTGGGCGTCTCTGGAGGTTAGATAATACTCTGTGTACTCATCTGTCTCTCGAACGCCAGTAGCTTTGCTCTCGATATCGTCCATGACCGTTTTCAACTCGTCGGGATTACAGATTGCTTTGTTATTACAAACAAAATACCCTTTATAAATCAATTTTCGTTCGTGTTTATTACGTAAAGAACTCGGATAACGTACTGTAATTATGAAGCCCATTTTGGGCTCTGTGGTTGCCTAAACCACTTAATGATGCTCGGACAGTGAGTCCATCATAACATCATGAGTTTGGACAACAACATCCTCCATCTGTACAGGCTCGTGCTCACACTTGTACAAGTTGTAAACACTGTAGCCAAGCCTCTGAAAGATGGTCACCTTAGCGATCTCATGTACCACAAAGGGTAAAACCGCCATAACAGCGACCAGAACGTAGGACTGTGTATCGAGATACTCGGTACGCATAATGTCCTTCAGTCCGGGCAGATGAGTCATCAGAATGATGATGCCCATAGACGTGAGCGAGGAACGGTTCATCCACTTACCAGAAAAGAATCCGATAGAGAAGACAGACCGATCAGGGGCTCTGTGCGAGAAACCCAGCAGTAGCTGAGCGATGTTGATCAGAAGAACAAACATCATACGCACCTTGGCAAGACCCTTTTCGTAATCCTCAACATTGTCTGTGGAAAGACCGGTGATGTCACCGGTGTGCCACTCGTTGCCAACAAGAATCACCACAAGATACGAGGCCATGAGAGCCATGTTCGTGATGGTGATGCTGACATAAGTGAACTTGTTCAGCACAGACGTGTCACGTCGCAATGGGGCTCTTTTCATGAGGTCACCCTCTGCCTCCTCAAGAGACAGCGCGATAGCCGGGAAGCCGTCAGTCAGCAGGTTCAGAACCAGCAGATTCAGAGCGTCCAGCGTGATCACGATGTTCGAGGCTGTTAGTGTCAGATAGATTCCCACTTCTGAGATGTTCGTACCCAACAGAAACAGCAGAAACTTGAGAATGTTGTCAAAGCCAAGACGTCCAGTACGGATCGCCTCAACAATTCCGGAAAAGCTCGGATCCTTGAGCACCATCTCGGCAGCAGCCTTAGCGATGTCAGAACCGTCACCAATCGCGATGCCCACATGAGCACAACGAAGAGCCGGAGCGTCGTTAGCACCGTCACCTGTCATGGCAACAACTTGTCCCATAGACTTAGCCACCTCGACAAACCACTTCTTCTGTAGAGGAGATACTCGTCCAATGACGAGTCCCTTCCTGTGTCGAATAGAGTAGTCAAGGCGTTGGCGAATAATCTCCTTCGCAGCTTCCTCTTCAAGCTCATAGAACAGAACGTAGGCGTTGATCAGACAGTTCTCGAGGTCAGCTTGTGAGTAATCACGAACCAGACCGATCTGGCGAGCAATGCTCAAACCGGTCACAGGATTGTCTCCTGTGATCATATGAACAATCACGTCCGCACCCTTAATAATCGCGATGTTCTCTGCGACATCATCACGGGGTGGATCTTGGATGGCAACACAGCCGAGGAAGATGAATCCCTCGCCGAACTGCCCAACTTCCTCAGGATCAATGTCCTCAGGAAGTTGCTCCACAGGCTTCACAGCCATACAGATGACACGGTATCCACTAGCTGCCCACGTGTTAATACGCTGACGCCAGCCCTCCTTGTCAATCGGAGCTACGGCATCCATGTGAATGTCAGTCAGGTCAATGGCAGCAGTCGCTTGATGCGAGCAACGGTCAAGAACCCAGTCACACCCCTTGAGAGTGAGCATGGATTGTCCGCTGACATCGAAACCAGCCCTAGACATCTTAGTCTTGGACGTAGCAGCCTCGAAAAGAACGCGGTTAACCTTCAGGTCGACCTCGTCGGGACATGCTTCTTGGCACGCTTTCCCCGTAGGATTAGCGCTGAGCTTGTCCTCCTGTTCAGCACAAAGTAGAAGCATCTGGTCGGTCAAGACCTGTTCCTTACACTCATCAGACTCCGCAGGCGGAATCGAGTTAGGTACCACAACAGAGTGTCCGTCCCACTGTACAGTGAAACGAAGCTCCATCTCGTTCTTGGTGAGAGTGCCTGTCTTGTCTGAGAAGACCATGTTGACACGGCTTAGCTCCTCACCAGCTACCAGTGACTTCACAATCACATCGCGTTTAGCGAGATGCTTGATGATAGCAGCCAAAGCGATGACCAGAGCAACCGGAAGGTTCTCTGGCACAGCGGCCACAGTCAGAGCGACAGAGTTCAACGAGCAAACAAGTGCTCGAGGATCCGTCTCGCTCGGCTCGATACCGCGTCCCGTAGGAATACAGATCGCAGCGTTGACGACAGAGGCAGCAATGGAAAGCAGAGCCAGCACACCGATGAGTTTCTCGATCATCTTCTGCAGTGGACTGGGCTCGGGTTCCTCCTCGGCCATGGACTTGAAAATCTCGCCCATTCTGGTGCGTTCACCAGTCTCGACAACGAGAGCGACACAGTCGCAACCAGAGTACTCCGTACCCATGTAAAGGCGAGTTTGCGCCAAGCGAAGGTCATTCGCGTGTTCAACGCCGTCTTCCACGTTGTGGTAGATAGACTTGATCACTGCGTCAGACTCACCTGTCAGCATAGCCTCCTTACATGAGACGATGCTGTTAGGCTTATCCTTCTTCACAATGATACAGTCGGCTGGCATAACAGTTCCGTTGGTCAACTTGATCATGAAACCAGGAAGCAGACGGTGGTTGGGCATAAGAACCCATCCATTAATTGCTTTCTCAGCTCCAGGACAGCGTACGAAGGTCGAACCAGGTAGATCACCCAGCTCTGCGGCCGCCTTGTTAGAGGACCACTCCGTGTACGCACCAATGTTGGTTGCGACCAACAGGATCACCAGAATGGCAGTAGCAGCGATAGGGTCTCCCACCGCGTACAGCACAGCCATGGCGATCAGAAGAAGAATCATCATGATGTCCTTGAACGCGCCAAGAAACAGCATGAAGTAAGACTCCAGTGGTGGCTTAGGTAGCTCATTGAGCCCGTACTCCTCAAGCATGCGATCCAAACGAGCCGCCTGCTTTCCGGAGATTCCGAGGTCGCACGCACTCTCGATGTCCTTGAACTCGTTGAGATCAAAGGAGTTGAGAATGCGAAGCAGTTCCTCCTCATTTTTGGCGGTAAAGCTCTGCTTCACCGTGTCGTGAAAGGACTCGGTGCGTTGAACACCGGCGTCCTCCTCCTCACCCTTCTTGCCACAGCAGATCTTATCAGAGATCCATTCCATACAAGAGGATTTGAATCCACGTGCGTTGACCGTCGAGGTTGCCTGAAAGGACAGCTGACGACGAAGCGTGTTGGTACGTTTAATATCCATGTTGCGTCAAATCGAAAGCTTGAGTCGGTCGAAAAACAAAGTTCTTTGTGGTTTTTTGACAGACTGTTTTAGCCTTCTTTGTTACGATTTATGTACAATTGGTTCAATTTTTAATTTACATATGATTTCCCATTGACGTATCAATGTTTTTCTACTCTTCATATTTCCTCTCTAAAAGGCTCAGAAGGATGTGATGTGCTTAAAGATCTCCGAGGACGTTCCCGAAGGGCTTCGAGAAGAACCCCAAAATAGAACCTCGTACCGTCTCTTCATTTTCCACACACGTTTCGTAGGAACCCATGATGTAAGAGAAGTGACGTTTGTCTTTCCTGAGTTTGAGAGCGAAACAAGGCATTGACTATTCTACTTCTTCGGATTTTTCTGAGGGTAAGCCTGACTTCTCAGAATAGGTCGCTGTTCAATTTTCTCTCGAATAGGCGCCACCAGAGTGATCAAGTAATTGGACAGATTAGGCTTCAGATCAGCTCCTACAATAGCTCCTGATCTCCAATCATCCATAAACTGTACAAAACTGTCATACTTTTTGTCACCCCCGTACTTCTCCTCTCTTTTGATCTCAAACGTCTCGAAGAAAGGGAAGACTACGTACTTCAGTAAGCATAACAGTGAGTTTAACTCAAGACGTTCGTCCTGGTCTAGGCAGAAAGCCTTGCGCACTTTACGAGCGATCTCCTCGTCTGTGTCTGTAAACGCCAGTTTTCCGTTCGGGTCTGACGATGACATCTTCGCGCGCTTCTTAAGATGCTCCTTGAGACGCCTCTCCAACTCAACCTCATCTATCTTTCCCTCCTCTATCTCCTTCGCGTACTTACTTAACATCTGTTTCTTCTCGTTCACGTACAGCTTACCGTAAGTAAGTGAAGGGATGATGGGTGTCATGAAATACGTAGTACGGGTATGCCCCAACTTCTCCACCCAGTCCCAGGACATCATGAATATCTTTCTCTGATCCATCCCTCCTAACTGTACATCAGCCTCTAGAACAGTCTCATCCAGAACTTGCATTAACGGATAGATAAGATTAGACAGCCTGGGATTTTTCGACTGCTTAACAACATCAGAACTCGCCTTCTTCGCATCTCTTACACCGACCATAGAGGTGAACTTGAACAGATCGATACAGTACTTCCTGTCAAACTGGTACTCTGAACCAAGTACAATATCGTACTCTCCCGGTGCCACACCTAGTCTTTCCAGGATGGAAGCAATGAGATACTTGTAGTAAGCAGCACGTTGTTGAACGTTCGAACACGCCTCCGCACCCTCATCCATGTAAGAGTGAACATCGGCTACTAGCACTGTGACGTGCCATCCCGCCTTTACCATCTCACGAACCTTCAGTAGAGGGAGTAAGTACGCTAAATGTGGTTCACCTGTCGGAGCTGTTCCCCAATACGCCTTGATTGCTTGTCTTCCCTCAATTTTCTTCTTCAGAAGAGACAGACCTATCACCTCCGCAAGTCCGTCTGTACAAAAACTATCTTCTTTTTGTTCAGCCATGATTCTGTTGTGACTATACATAATAACGCTTATGTGGATTCAAACCTGTTAAGATACAGGAGAATCGTGACTGATCTCTCCTCAATCGGTGAGTACGCCTCGATAGTTGTAGGATCAGAGGCGTCTCTTAGTTTCTTCAGTGTGCGCACGAACACGTCAGCGTCTTGATTACACACGTTTTTGTACAGATCCCACAGTCTCGCGCCACGTAGATCATGCTTTTTCATAAACTCGATTGTCTGAGGTGTCATCACGTTTCTCGCGTACAGAATGGACACCGCGGTCTTTCCTCCAGGGTTCCAGTCCTCGAAGTAATGAAAGTTCTCTAAAGCATCGTAACCGTTCTGACAGGACATTGTTAATCGCAGATTTCGCTCCTCTTATGTAACTATGTAGGGGGTTTACCCCTCAGATTCCTCCAGGGGGAGGAATATGTGTCGGCGCGTTTCTGTCGCCTTGAACAGAACTCTCAGAAACAGAGTCAGTTGCTACTGCTTCCTCTTCGGGAGTGGGCTTACGCCCAGAGAAAATCGCGTTCAGAAGTGTCCGTGACTCGTCCATCATAAACTTCTCTGGCTCAGCTCTGACAGCCAGAGCCATCAGAGAGATGTTTGTGAGATCCACGTTCTCCTTCAGAAGGATCGTGTGAAGGTAACAAAAGTCCAACTCCTTCAGTCCGAGGGCAGACAGTCTGCGCATATGAGCAAGCGTGCCACCACCCTTCATGAAGTTCGAAAGAACATTGATAGCACCGGGAAGTCCCCCAGATAGCTGATAAAAGAATGTTAGATCATCCTCAGAATAAGCCATGATTCCGCTCTTCGTCAGATGATCTGGTTTGTTGTACCCTTTACTGTTGAACCCCCCTAAAAAGAATCGATTTCTATTTAAAGAATCATTAGTACCAGATCAGAAAACAATCGGCTATCGATGTCTAAAAAGCGTTCTCACGACGAAGCCGAACAAGAGATTTTTGTAGGTATGGAACACATATCTACAGGTGTAGCTTCGGCTAGCGCTGTAGAGAGAAAGTATGATAAACAATCTCTCCTTACATTAAAGCTTGTGATGGCATGCCCCCAAGGTGAGCTTTGCGCTCAACGTCAAGGGCACATCGAGGGGCTGAAATCTGTTGGAGATCATATCCATTTTGAGCAGTTCTCGCATTTTTGTCCTCATTTCGCTGACCGTTGCCTGTTTCTACAGAAGGATGATCTCCTACACAGAAACTTCATGCACCCGTGTAAGGAGGGGACTAACTGTCCTTTCCTGTACTTCCTGCCCCAGGATCCTGTGAGTGTAGAGAGGTACAACGAGCATATGCGCAAGTACTACCACTTCTGCCACATGATGGGGAGATGCCCAATGTTACAGAACGCGATTCACCGCGCTCATTTTAGGCACACGCCGGAGATGAACATCTCCTTACATCTGCCGTCGTCTTCCAGCGCACCCATTCTCCTCTCAAACCAGAACAGATCTGAGGAGAAACGGGACGAGAAGAAAGAAATGGGATTACATCCTATGCTACAAGACCCGAAGACGTGTGACACCTGTGGAAAGATCTCTTTTAATTACGACAGACTCTTCTGTTCTCACATCTTCTGTGAGGACTGTAAGGAGAAGAAGCTGACATGTGCGGCATGTATGGTCATCCAAGAACTTCTCAACGAACCCCCGAAGATTGAGCGAGTTCAATGTCCATCATGTAACACTCAGGTACAACACTTTATCACGAAAGACCCATGTGGCCATATCTGCTGTCTGAAATGCCTCGAGGCGTCAGACAACTGTCGCGCATGTCGTCGTGAACGCGAGGAGCAAGAGATGAAAGAGGCTCTCGAGCGTACCGAAGGTGAGTCTCGTGAACAAAGAGAACGTGAGGAAGAGAAAAAGAGAGAACATGAGTCGGCACAACGTGAGATTATTACTGACATTGAGAACACTCTCGACATCATCCGCGAGTTCGTCAACCGTGAGGATCGTAAAGAGGATCAAGGCGAAGTAAACGGTGAAGTTGATATGGTTATTGGCGATGATGTTGATAATGTGACAGAACCACCCCCACTTCCTCCTTCACCACGTCCTCCCGATGAGTACAAGGACAGGTGTATCATCTGTATGGATGACTGTGTGGGCTCATATAGGCAGACGCTTCTCTGTACCCACTTCTTTCACGAACAGTGTATTCAGCGATGGTTTGAGTTTCGTGGAGATGATACATGCCCGATCTGTCGTCGCGATATGGAGGAGCTTGAGAGAGATCAAGAGCGCTTTCTTAGGTCTTAAAAATATTAAGACAACATAATTATGATTTTACCAACTTCTTTACATCTGAGGTTGGTCAGTGTACGCCTGTCTCGTATTCTGTCCGTACGGGTTGTACTGACCGTAGTAGCTAGTAGGGTTCTCCTGTACAGGAGGATACTGTGAGACAACAGTCACCTTAGTCTGGTCATCAGACTTCTCACGAGGAAGGCCAAAAGTACTTGTGTCGCCCTCTTTCGCATCCCTTCTCTCTTGTGCTGTCATCGGACGACACAACTTGTTCGTCAGAAGCACGACAGCACAACATGTTAGAAATCCGATACACAGAAACGCGATTCCGAGACCTGCGCCTGCCCAAGCCCCTTTCAGTTTATCATCACCTGGTGAACTGAAAGAGATTGTGTCATGTTTCGGGTCTCGCCAGCAAGCCTTCGTAGAATTAATCGGAAAGTCCCGATAAACCTGATCCACACAGTTACGATCGTTGTAACCACAATGAAAGTTTGACTGCCGAACTCGCCCTTCCTCGTCTGTAACGGTGAAGAACATGATTGGATCCCAACAGTCACCCCATGTGACCTGACATCTCTCGACCGATGTCTGTGCACAGTATCTCTCTGTACATGTGGTCCACTTAGTACAACATGTCTTGTCACCAGGACATGACCATATACAACTGCGCTTACGACAAGCGTAAGTTCTGGTTCGATAAAGAGAACAACAAGATCCACCACAGCAGTCTCCTGATGAGTTGATAGTCACCTCGCGAAATCCACAGCTGGGACTACCGCCACATCCAATACACTGACAGCTGTGCTGTCGTGGACATCGTCGAGGATTCTCCGAGATACTTGTGATCAGGCACGCGACATCCTCGGTGCGATCCAACATGTCTTGTTCAGGTACTACCATTCCGTAGTAGAACCCGAAGAAGAAAGAAATACCCATCACCCAGCATATGATAGAGGTGACAGTAAACCCACATTTTTGTCCGTCAGTGATTTGGCTCATGATTGTTATTTCTGTACTCTTGAGCTTGCTTGATGACAAATAACAGCAATTCTTTACAACATTTATCGATTTTTACTATGTGGCTTGTAAGCCGAGGTCAGACATCCGATGACGTCTCTGCCATTTCCATCTCTTTCACCCTGGTAGCCTTACATAACAGGTAACGGTTCAGTGATCTTGTTCTCAACCCTGTTCAGACAGAAGCGCGTAGCTGTAATCCACGTCTGGGGAGAACTGCCCTCTTGAAGTGGCACGCGAAGCCCGCCGTGTTCACACTCGTAACCGTACACGTCTCGACAGAAAGCCCGTTAGTGTCCTGAATATAAAATAACACCTTCCTGAAAAACAGAGTGATCGTACAGATAAGACAACTTAAAGTAATCCACATAGATCTATAATCATGACCGACCCACAGCAAGAACCCCAGTTCGACTGCCTTCTTCCCCCTGATGTTCACCATCGTATCAACCTGTACAAGGATGAGAAGACTGGTGAGTTCATGGGGTATGTAGAGCTTGTTGATATGATGCCTCGCATAGTACCGAAAGGCAGGACAGGAGATGTAGCCATTGTACAAGGGGCACGTGTCTCCTACGGGTCTCATAACCTACGCTCTGCCAAGGCTGATAAAGGACTTGTTGAGTACCTTGTCGAACACTATCACACAAGCCCTTTGGAGATGGGAGAGGTGAAGTTTATTGTTAAAGCTCCCTTGTTTGTTTTCAATCAACTAGTGCGGCACAGAACGGCGAAAATTAATTGCATTAGTCGTAGATATACAGAGATAGAGGAAGATGCCTTCTTCATCCCTGAATTACGTGTACAAAGTCAGATCAATCATCAGGGGTCTGAGACTAAAGAGGTTGATCCAGTAGTACGTGATATGTACGAGAAGATGTATAAGCACGCGAACGGCACTTATCAGATGTACAAGCTGTGCTGTGATCAAGGTGTTGGCAAGGAGGTCGCTCGTGGTGCGATGCCTCAGAACATCATGACAAGTTTTGTCTGGAAGATAGATCTACATAACTTTCTGAAGATGTGTCGTCTGCGCATGCACTCCACAGCTCAGAAGGAGATTCAAGAGCTGGCTAACGCGATGTACGAGTTGGTGAAGCCTAAGTTCCCCATCGCATGCGGGGCTTTCGAGAAGTTCTGGCTGAACTCCATGAACCTGTCTGCTGAGGAGTCAGAGATGATTAGGCAGGGCAAGGATGAGACAGGGAGTTACCCTAAATTCGCATCGAAGAGACGCCAGGCAGCTTTTGAGGAGAAATTAAAAGCACTTGGTCTTATCTAAAACTATGCCCCCCTTTGAATATTTTATTTTAGTTTATCCTCTCTTGGGGTAAGAGAGTCGAGGTCTTAACTTACCTCTCCAGCGCGTCCAGGCGTGCCAGCAGATTGTCCTCCTCGACCTTGTCCTGAATCTTCTTCCGTAGAGCCTCAAGCATGTTGTTGAACATCTCGTACGCCTCGTCGGACAGCTTCTGATCTGACCATAGTTGAGTCGCCCTAGCGTCCAGATCATCGCACTTGCTCTTACACTCAGGTTCGTTCACCTCAGGTACTCGAAGATCGTGCGTGAGTAGCTCCAACTTAGCCTGTAGGTACCTCGCCTTCTCCTCACTGGTGATATCTCTCGCGCGAGCACACAGAGCCTTTTCCTTCGCGAACTGCTGTCTGGCTGTCGGTCGAACAGATTGAACACTCGCATCCTTCAGCTCCAGGTTGCCGTCAGCGTTCACATCCTTGTACATTCTCTCGAAAACAGCCATCTGATCCTTGTTCATGCTCGACACCTGATGGATCCCCGGACTAGCCAGGGTCTGTAGGTAACGAAGACATCTGTCAAGCTTGATCTCCTTCTGTCGTAACTCCTCCACTTTGGCGAGCTTGAGAGCCGCCTGCTTGTTGCCACGCTGTGCCAAAGGTCTCAGCACCTGTTCCGGGTTCTTCCCACCCAGTTTCAGTAACTGTTGCTTAAGCTCATGTAGATCTGTCTCCACCATCTTTAAATTTCCTGAAACACTGGTATTGCCCATGACTCGTAAGTAATGAACCGTCGGGATTCAATGTCTCAAACACTCAAAAAGTACAAACGTTCTCTGTTTCCTTACTCTGTGTCGCTTGTACTTACCGATTTTACGATGTTTTCAGGGATCTTTACTTCAATTTTGTATTTTCCAAAAATACATGGGACGTCCCGCCAAAGAGATTTTTGCTTTTTGGCGCGACGTTTTCTGATTATGTTTTTTGTTTGTTTTTTATTTTTTCTTTATTTAGACTCCTACCTTTGCGGGTTCGGAGTTATCCCTCTCACAAACTCCAGCGACGCACAAGGCACCTTTGGGCGACGGTCACGGTTAGGTTAGCATCTGAGCCCAGTTTCTCCTTGGCGAACTTCACGAATGCCTCACGAACCTGCTGGTCGCCAACTCTCTCCTTGAGCAATCTCCAGAGCTTGTCCTTGAGTGCTCCTTGAAGTCGCACAGCGATACCGAAATGCTTACTGGCGTAGGTCTCACCTTGAGCCTTCATCTCCGCCACCTCACCAGCCACGTGCTCTAAAAGAGAGAGAACGTAGGCGGATGGAGTGCCGGCGACACTAGCTTCCATAGCCCTCTGATCCTCAGCAGTAAACACCTCCTTCTCTAACTTTTTCACACGTGCCTTCCACGCTTTGAGAATCAGGAGACGTCGTCTGTACTGATCCCTCTTTTGGAGACTGTGAGCCTTATCGTTCATACGAGCTTGAAGATAATTCTCGTCACGTTCCGCGGCGATTCTCGCTTTGAGATCGTTCAGATCAAGGCGGTTAACATTGGCAATCTCCTCGCTTGAAAGTTGGCTACCCATGATGCGAAATCGTAGGTCGTCGGGATAAAACTTGGAAAATCGAACACAAAAAAGCTGGACGTTTCCTTACTCCCAGTTCTGTTCATTTTAGAGGGTTTCTTGAGATCTTAGCTTCAATTTTACCTTACTGTTGATCCCATCTAGCTTGTCCACCACGTCCCACAGCTGCTCCTGTGTCAAAAGCCCTCTGATAGTCCATCTCTGAGTACATCTGAGCGGATTGTTGCTGAAACTGGTTCGCCATCATATTATCGGACTCTCTACGCTGTCCTGAGACGCGATCAGTCTGTGGCATGTACTCGTAGAAGCGGTTACCATGCCTCATATCAGGCTGTACCATCGACCTATTTAGGAAGATGTTCTCGTTTCTACCAGAGGGATCTATCTTTCTTGATTTTCGAGTACTTACACCGTAATTCGTGATAGTCTGTTCCTCCTGAGGCTCTAACTTCTGCTCCATAGGAGACGGGAAGTTCCTGCGAATTAACGGGTTCCCCCACATATGACCTTGTTGTTCCTGCATAAATTTAGACTCATCTAGAGAGCGATCCATCGCGTATCCCATAACAGGTCCCTCATTTCTTGAACGTTGTGTCTGTTCGCGTCCTGAGGACATAGCGCGTCTAGGATCGGCAGGAGGACGGTACCTTCCTCCACCTACTGTGTTCACAGGTTGTGGGAAGTCACGATTAGGATCGTCAGGATGTGTGTAACCGACCATACTTGGTAACATCTGATTCCCAAATCTACTCTGGTCAGAACCCAGTTGTTGTTGCATAAACTCTTGATTGGGTTGGCAGTTGTTCTGAGCTCGTTTCGGATCGACAGGAATGTAAGGTCTCTCCGTGAAAGGGTTCTCACGACCTTTCTGACGCTCACACGCGTAACAAGGCTGTCCCTTGGGTATCCAATGAGAGCATACACCTTGTTGTGCCTGACGAACTTGATTAAAAGCGCATTGATAACAGTCGAAGCGAACGGCTATCCCGTGAGGACACGTCTTCTCCTTACTCTGAACTAAAGTGTAAGGCTCCATTCTATATCCTATGTCGGTGGAAAAGAGCCACAAGTAAACGAGATTTTCTAAATATCTTTGGTAGAGTATCTGAAGGATGCCTGATCGTAAGTATCCTATCAAGCGCGTTCGCAACAGAAATAAGTCCAAGGATCCGTTTCGATACGTGTACAAGAACGGGAACTCCGTTCGTGACAAGAACGTCCTAGACCGTATTCGAAAACTTCGTATTCCCCCGGCTTACACAAGAGTACGTATCTTCTCATCACAAGCAAAGGTTCAGGCGACAGGACTTGATGATAAACAGAGAAAACAGTACCGTTATCACCCTTCATGGGTACAGGAACGCGGTCGTAAGAAGTTTCGAGGTCTTATCGCGTTCGCAGAGGCGTACCCCAAGATTCTTCGAACGATTAACAACCAGTTGAACGGGGCTCCTAAAGACAAGAAGGAGATGGTCGCTCTGGCTACAGGTCTTCTTAATATCTGTCGTATTCGTCCAGGTAGTGCTAAACATCTGAGAGACACAGGGTCTTTTGGCACGACCACTCTTTTACGTGGTCATATTGTTGAAGGTAAGTGTCCTGGTTCCAAGTCTAAATGCCTTCTTATTCGTTTTAGAGGCAAAAGTGGTGTCGTTAACGAATGTAGAGTCACTCTGAACACCAAGATAGGAAAGTCTCTCAGGGCTTTACTAAGAAAGAAGAAACACCGTGAGGAACCTGTCTTCTTTATTAACGGATCTCTGGTGACACCTGAAGACATCAACAAGTTCCTACAAAACATCGGTGGAAGACAAGTCACCGCGAAGGCGTTTCGTACGTATCACGCGAACGCACAGTTCATCGCAGCGATGATTCCTGCTATTCCGTACATTAAGGATATGAACGAGAGAAAACGCAAGAAGTACACTGTTGAGGTGATCAAGAAGCTGGCAGAAGAGTTACATCACACTCCTGCCACCTTCCGAAACTCTTATCTGTTCCCACCTCTAAGAGAGCTCTTCGTTGAAGACCCAGAGACCTTTAAGAAGCAGTTCTACCGTAAAGACGTTGATGACGCCCTAATCAAGTTTATTCAGAAGAAAACATCAAAGTCTCCGAAGACCCCTAAAGCTTGGAGATAAAAATTTGAGTAAAGAAAACGCACTATGTTATGATCGATCGGACTTAAAGTAGCACCGATCCCTTTTGAATCCAATCAGAGATTCCCTGAGCAGGGTTCTGTTCAGGATCGTTCTCGATGATAGCGTCGAATTTCGCACAGTCCAAAAGAGTCTCTGACCGATGGGCTGCGCGAGCCTCGTAGGCTTTCTGATCTCCTTTACACTCTTCTAGGAGTTTCTGGTGAGAGCGCTTCGGCGCGTTGACCCGAAAGACAACACCTCCCATCTCATGAATCCAGATGAACTCCTCAGGAAAACGCACATCCGTGAAGATGAATGTGCGAATGCCAGAGCGCTTCGCGTGTTTCGCGAGCTCAAGTTTCATCGCGTTCACGAAGTACAACTCTCCGTTCTTCTTTCTAAGCTCGTCACCGACTTCTTGTAAACGTTTTCGCGTCTCAGGAGTCTTGGTGACATACAGATCGTCGTAATCGAGTCCGAATCGTCCCGCACAGATAGTCTTCAGGAGATCCGCGAACGCGAGATACAGAGGTGTCTCATGCTGTCCCAGATCTCCGGAGGCTCGTAGAAGGCGTGGGAAGATATTCTTCGCCACGTAGTCCTTACCGGAGCCTATCTTGCCGGAAAATCCGTAGACGTTGATCTGAAAAGACTGAATCTGAACCTTTCTCTCGGTTAGTTGTGCCATCTTGATAGGTACCCATTTTACTTCATTTAAGCATTTTGAGAAGCGATTTTAACATCTCAAAACGGCTTTTTTCTGTCGGGACGTAAGACGCTCCAGCCAGGATGCGTTGTCTCCAGGGTCTTTTCCGCCAGTTCGCTAGCTGATTCCTCGCAGACGTCTGGGTACAGCCCATGAAGCAACATCTTAGGAATCACCTTGGTAAACTCCCAGGCAAGCCACCATGCCTGTTTCAGATGATCACAGTATCCGATATTTTTCTCTTTAAGGTGTCGAAAACACATTGTATATCACTAGCTATGCTTCTGTTGAGAGAAAATCTGACCTGAGCCCATGTAGGTGGCAGATGCGCCCTGTTCTAGAACGTGTAACTCTGTCATAGTCTTAATAAGTATGGATATTCTCTCTCGGGACTCCATGAACTTAGAGTGTTCTGCTATTCCTGCCTCGAATAACTCATCAAGATTCTGAAGCTCTTTCTCCAGATGATGAAAGAACTTGTCAGAGTACTTCTCCAGAAAAGATCCTTGGTGTTCTTGATGTTCAGACAGAGTCTGATTTTTGTTCAGGTAAGATGTCACCTTTTCCTCTACTTTGACTGGTTGGGACATAGCCAGGTAGCCTAATACCCTTAAGACGAGTAATTAACCCATTTTCAGGACGCGGAGTTCTGTGCTTCTCGTAGAACTCAGAAAACACCTCATGATGCTTCTCACCCAAATGATGAATACCGAACCCAAGTCCTGCTAGGCCTATACCTAGTCCCAGAATACCACCAACTCTTGTGCGAAAGATCGCACGACGCAAGCTCTTGATCTCTTTATCGTAATCCATGGTTAGCTCCTGACGGAGCTCTTCTTAAATAGTTCAGATGTGCGCTATCAAGCGCTGCCACTTTCCCTCCTCAATATTACTGATAATCTTACGGACTTGTCCACGTCTACGTCTCTGAAGCTCACATTCCTTAAGAATATAGCCGAAGATCTCAGAGTTGTTCTGGAGCTCTGACTGATACAAACAGGCAGGGCGTAGTCTCTCGCGCATGGGTTCCTGATAAGTCTCTATCATCATATCAAGTGTCTTCGGGTCAATCCCGTTCTTGACACCTTCGAGAATATCCCATACATTAGGTTTAGTGTCGTAGAGTGTGATCATGCAACGAATCACTTTCCACCTCTGCATGCGAATAGCTCTCGCAACAATCAGTGTACGGCGAAACTTAGGTTGAGGGTTCTTCCAAAGACGGAACTGAACCTCGTAGACACGACCGTTATCTACAGCAGACTCCAGAGAAGGAGAGCCGAAATCCCGCAGGTAATGTTTAGGACATACCTCCGAGACCAAAAGATGTAGTATAAACATCTCTCGGAATCCGGCAAAAATGGCGATATTAGTCAGTAGCTCAACTGGCAGATAAGGCAATGGAGCTTTCGCAGTGTTAGATCTCGCCGTAACCTTCCCCACCGGCGAACTCAGAATCAACACTTTGCTTGCTCCCATTCCTGATACTTTACCTGACATTGTTTGAGTATAAAAGACCTGGGAAAATTGCCGAAACCACCAACACTCTCGACAATTTTCTTGCTCTATTTACAACTTAAAATATATTGGAACGTCTTCCTATTACTCCCCTTAGCGTTCTGTCAAAACTAATCATAAAAATCGATAGTTTTCACAGAATGAGTGCGGTTTCCACTAATAAACACGATGTCCCCTCCCAGTTGTCTCGAAGAACCCCAACCTAACTACGAGCCTAACTGGGTGGAGAGAGTGAATCATTGTATTTTCCAGTACCTTGTTTTGGCAGTGGCGTACATGGTATGTGCGTACATCATGGGATACGAAGGTGTTGACCCGGTTCCAGTGGGTGCGATTGGTGCGAGTATTACGTACTTATTTCTGGTGATCATCCTTTACACAATGAACCTGCGACACTGGTTTGAGTGGTGGAGACATACCTATCTGATATCCGTCTTCATGACCTGTTTGTGGATCATTCTGATCACTTTTGTGACCTATCTAGGAGCACGTCATCACGGAACTGTAGGTGATAAGGAGAAGAAGCAGATTCTTGCTTTGGCAGGCTCACTCTCCTTATCACTTATTTTAATCGAGTACACGCTCGTATTTTGTGGACAGTACTGGATCTGTAAGATCTACCCACTTGGGTACGCCAGTACTTTAAGAGACCCACAGTTACAACAGTATCTGAATGGTGAGATAAGTAGACCCTTAATAAGGAACGTTCTTGTCTCACCAGGTATTCCATATATCACTACGTACGAACATCGGAGTCAGGATTTCTCTGTGGATGCCATGGCTCAGACGTAACCATTACAGGTAAGGTCAGATAGCACGTTAGTTTCGAGAATTGATCAATCATAAACCAATCAATCGCTCGATAAACACCCTCTGACTCAATAAGTTTCACATAGTATTCAGCGGCGGATCTACGAATACAGTATCCGAAAGTTCCACCGCCATGCTTGCGATCCACGTTACCACGAAACTGTCTCACACCGGGAATAACCTCCATATCTCCGTAGTTATACTGATGGTCAGTGTATCCTAAGTAAAGGATATCCCATCGAGTGTCATGACGGAGTTGCTCCCACAATTGTGGCCACTTGGATGCGAACTCCGGGGTAAACTCTACATCATCCTCAAGAACAAGCCATGTGTCACTCTTACTTTTTGTCTCTTCCAACATCTTCTTCCAGATCTTGTAGTGAGACATAGCACATCCAAGAACCCCTGGTTGATGACGATGAGACTCGTACATCTTTCTCTCCGTTGAGACATCAAGTGGGAATAGTTTTGTCACACTTTCATCCGTAATATCCAGTTTCTTTCCGTCAATGGCAGAGAACCTCTCGTATTTTTCTAATCGAATGTTCTTGGCACGTCTCTCAAACTCAGCCCAGCGATCTTTTCTGCGATCAAGGTTCACAACAACTATGGGAATCTTCGGGTATCGAACGTTTTCAGGTGCTTTTACATTCTTCACATCCTTCACATCCCCAGTAGAACCTCTCGTTAACCGACTACTTGAGATCATGGATCTCTTCACCTCATCTTCGTTCAAGATACGAACCTTGCCCTCTTTGATCAGTTTAGCCAACTGAAGATCTCCAGGTGTCTCTACCTTACGAGCATCCTTGGCTACGACCATTCCTGTCTGGAATAAACCTCTCCATTTCTTACTCATCATCTCCCATGTCTGCTGTGACGCCCACTCTTTACCTTTTGCGCGAAGATCTTCCAGCTTCCCGTTGAGAGCATCACGTACTTTTTGTAACATAAACTCCTCATACTCTTCCGATGCGTAAACCTCCTTACACAGAACACCACGGTTGTTCACAGTCTCTGACAATGCGGCGAAATCAGTGGCGATACAGATACATCCTGCCATCTGAGCCTCCAAGGCGGTCATACAGTAAGTCTCTGGGAAGTTAGTCGGATAGAACCAGACATCAGCCTTCTGGAACTCAACAGCTGTTCTTGACTGAGGAACACCTCCCTCGTAATAAACGTAGGGTAATTTATCTATAGTGTCCAACTGTTCCTTCGTAAAACTCTCTTTACCACGGAAGATGTAAAGCTCAGCGTTATCAAACTCTTCGTGGATCTTCTGAAAGTACTTCAGAAGCAGTGTAAGTCCACGTTTCGGACAAGATGTATAGATGAATCTCTGTGGAATCTTCTCTGTCTTCTGCTCAAACAGTTCAGGGCGCAGACCGTTTCCGATGATATGAATCTTGTGAGGCTCGATCCCGTAATGCTGAGATACCAACTTGCGATGCCACTCTGTCAGAGTGATGTACCCGTCAATCTGACTGTCCATGTTCTGCATCAGGTACCGACCCTCGTTACGCATGCGCATACCGTTCCAGTAAGGTTGAAATGTCGTGTCATGAATCCACACAAATGTCTTTTTCGCACGAAGCTTATGCTCCATAAAGAAACAGATGTAACGTGAGATAACCATGACATCAATCTCGTTCACCGCTTGAAACTGCTCAAAGTTCCTTGCGGGAAGTGACATCACACCGTTGATAATACCTTGTAGCTCGCAGTTCTCCGAGAAGACAACAATACGGTAATCCTGTTGTAGGTACTTGGTAAGAGACTGTAGAGCCAACTCAGACCCGTATATCTCCTTGTTGGAGTATATCGTTGAGTAACCTGTGTAGAACACAAGAAGAGGTTTCTCCTTGGGACCAACATCTTGAATCTTCTGGTTAGCGAACTGCCGATTAATGTTAATACGAAGATGGAACTGACTGGGTGTTTCAGGGTTTGACAGAAGTCTTGTGGAAAGGTTCGTTGCTGTGGCGTAGTCACCTACGTAGTAAGCTGAGATCGCGACCTCGTCCATTAACAGATAGTCGAAAACAGCCTTTGTACAGAACAGATAGGACTCGTTGTACATCAGAGGCAGACCAAGCTTTCCGTACTCATAAGCATGCCTGTACATCTTCTGCATTCTGAAGATTCTCGCGACCTCGTAAAAAGGCTCTGCTCTTCCAGGATGAATCTGTGTGGCTCTGATAAACTCGTTAATTATATCCAAGAAGGATCTTCCGAGTCTGGCCATACAGATAGCTACACGATACTGTGAGTAATAAACCTCCTCTACCCATCCACCCATTTGTACACGTTTTCTGTAGTTCTCAAGAGACTTTGTAAAATCACCGGCGTCGAAGTAACTCTGTGCCAGATAAAAGATGTAACGTGACTCGTCCTTAACATCTCCCTTTTTTAGAGCCTCCTCAAACACCGCCGCGTCCTTCTGGTACTTGTCCTTCACCTTGTTACGTGCTCCCTTACGTCGTGACTCGATAAAATAATTACCTTTCATGTAGGCGATACTCGTGTTACGCTTTGTACAGTGTGGGTACTCATGGAGTACACCATTATACTTCCAGGCTGGAGCCCCATCGGGTCCAGGCTTGTCCATACGAAAGATCTGACAACGCCAATACACAAAACCTTTCCCGTACTGTACGTTGTAACCGTCCGCTGTCATCTTCTCAGGAAACTTAAAGTCACCTTGTACCAAGTCATCAGCGTCGATAACCCAGGCGTATCGACACTTTTGGGAACAGTAGGATAAAGCCTTTGAGCGAGCGTAACCAAAATCACGAAACTCAGAGTCGTGGATCTCTCCTTTCAGACCCTTGCTATCCATGAACTCCTTAATCACCTTTTTGGTATTATCAGTGGAACCTGTGTCCACGATAATGTAGTAATCAACGTACTTGTAAACGTTCTCTAAAGTCTCGAGGATACAGTGCTCCTCGTCCTTGACGATCATATTAAGACAGATTCTTGGGATGGATTCTTGAGTATCTCGAATCTCTTTTGAGTCATCAGACTTTATCTCCTCTACCTTAACCATTTGCGTTTGCGTCTTGTTGTTCGGTCTCATTATTCTGTGTTAAATCAACCGCAAGATGTTCGTTCTGTTCCGTGTTATCAACAACTTCCTTACTCTCCCCGGCATCATCCGTAATCACAGGGTTCTCCGCAGACTTGCCATCATCCTGCTGTTGTAGGCGGTTCTGCATCCAGCGCGAGTTAAGAATGTACTTGCGCAAGTTACCCACGAACATTCTAGCCTCCTCGTCCCACGTATCAGGAAAGTTCATCTCCTCACCTGTTTGTGCGTTACGAATCGTCTCTTTTGAAGGATCTCTCTCGGACAACCACTCTGTCCTTGGTGTGAAATTACGTCCGTGATTGGTAGCACAAATGACAAATATGTAAGGAAGATCCATGATCTTATCCAGACGGTTCATCATAAAAGCTCTGTACTCACCTCTCTCACAACCAGGATCAAAGTTCTGTTCCTCCCAGAACTTCTTCGTGTAAGCCATCGACGCCTCTGACAAAGAGATGTGACCGTCTGAGGAGATGTAACTCTTGTCATTCACGATATCGTAAACACCGATACGTGAGCACCCTACACAGTCAACACCTTTGTATCCGACAATCGGCTTCACGCGAGCGATCAGAGACTCCGGAGGGTAGAAGTCATCATCATCCATGTGTGCGATGATGGGGTAAGACGCCAGGCGACAACCAAGGTTTCTCTTGTGCGCGATCGTACAGTCGGGCACATGAAGATACTTGATACGTTTATCATTCTTGTCAAACTGGTATCTCAGATCATCTGTGTCTGACGAATCGATAATGATCCACTCTAGTTTCTCAGGTGGATACATCAACCTCTTGAAATTGAACTTAGCGAACGAGAAGATCCATTCACGATTCTTTGTCGGTGTGATGATGCTGACACCAGGAAGTAACTCGACAGGAACATCGGGCATCTTCAGCCTGTAAGCACCGTCCTCTGTCACCTCGTGAGGAGGTTTGCGCAGACCGAACAAAGAGTTCTGCATGAAAGAGTACTCCACGCGTTTCTGCTCGATGTCTGAGTAACCAGTCTTCTGAATACAGACCATTGGGTGGATCATATAACAAGGATACTTGGTGTGAATGGTGTCCACGTAGTAACGATCAATCTCCATCTCTGGCGGTGTCTGCTCCGCTCTCAGAATGTCCTGAACCAAAGCCCTGTTCTGGAGATTCACGATATACGCGTGTGTAGTCCAACATGTCATACGAATCCAGACGTTTTTGCCTCTCTGTAACTTCTCCTCTTGTTTCTCACGAGCAAAGATATGATTAACTGTACCACCAAGATACAGAAGAGCCCAGTCAGATGGTGGAGCAGGAAGAGTCTTTAGGGGTCTGACAAACAGAGCGTCGTCCTCCAAAATCAGAAGATACTTGTGCCCTTGCTTGATAGCATCACGAATAACTGTCAGATGAGACTCCATACAACCTCGTCGAGGGTTCTGGTGAAGTGTCGCCGAGAAGAAGTTCAGCTTCATCTTCTGTTGTCTCGCCTGCTTCTTCATCCACTTCTTCTTGGCTGTTCTCTCTTTCAGGTTGATACAGACAGGATGTACGTTCGGGAAGTTTCCGTTAATACGCATGTTCGCTCTCGTTGAATATGAGAAGGATATTTCCGCCCTTTATGTAACGCGATGGATGGTAACAACACAAGAGATGTAGGAGCGTTCTTCCACCTCCACGGAACGACAATCATACCTTTTGAGAGACCACAACAAGCCGAACAGCCTATCATCCTTGGTGCTCCCACTGATAAGAAAGAGATAGAAAAAGCGAAAGTGAAAAAGGTGAAAAAGGTGAAAAAGGATAAACTAAAGAACTTTCGCAGAAAGAATCCTGGTAATTGTCGTGAGAGATCGGAGGAGTACTACGAGAGACAGCATGCGTCGCAGAAGAATCTGAACTGGTCACCTTACGAGATAGTGGGCAACAACCTACAAATATGGTCTGTCGTTGTTAAATTATGTAGGACTAGAAGAATACCGTACGTTGTCGATCTCGGATGTGGTGCTGGCCATTTCGCTAAACTACTCAAAGACGGACACAAATTTTTTTTGAAATACTGGGGTTACGACTTCTCTGGAAAAGCTGTTAAGACAGCCAGAAAGATGGTGAAGAGAGACACCAGGTTCACTTTCGAGAAGCGCAACGTTCTCAAGACGAACTTCACAAAAGGTAAGCCAGAGAACACTGTGTACACAGCTTTCGAGTTTCTTGAACATATTAACGACGATCTTAACGTCGTTCATCGAATACCGAGAAACACATGGTTCTGTTTCTCCGTTCCGAACTACTGGACTCCTGATCATGTCAGAGTGTTCCAGACAAAAGAGGATATCACCAAGAGATACGGGTCTTATTTTCAGGAACTTGTTGTTAAACCGTACTACTTCCAGATAGAGGATCACCCAACCGTGATCCAGTTCCTGGCTATCGGAAGAACAAAGCCAGAGTCAATCCTACCTTATCAAGCTCCACCTACCCCTCCGAAAGCTAAGATTTACTTCCCTTCTCATAAAGGTGATATTTAGTCAAACATTGTACCGAGAGACATCGAGCTAAAAGAGTTGATCGACTGAAGTAGATCGCTCATGTCCTCATCGTTAAGATAGTTTTTCGCATTATCTGCTTCTTCTATTATTACTTCCTCATCCGTACCACTTGAGGTCGCATCCCCTTGAATAATAAACTGAGTGATCTGTACTGTCTTCACGATCATCACAGGAGGACACACAAGATTCTCAATTGGAACCTTTGGTACAGTGAACGGTTTTCCCGACACTCGTACAGTGAGAAAGCCCTGGAAAGAAATAGATTTCAGTGATATTGTTACCACGTTATCAGTGGTGGCGTCACAGACAGATCTTTCCAGCACATTCACGACCTTCCGAATATCGGATGGGGTCTTCTTAATGCCGTGAAGAAACTCGATTGGGCTCTCATCCTCGTCCCAGCTGATATCTGGATTCTTCACCTTCAGAGGATCCTCATCAGGATCCTCGTAAAGGGGAGAAAACCCGTCACCTGTGACACGATTAAGAATCGAGAAAAGCTCCTTCTGAGCCTCGACACAGCGTGTGACAAGGCCACGATAATACGCGGAGCTCATTCTTCTGCGAATATTGTCTGAGAAAATCTGTACTGAATCAGTGTGATGAAATCCTACTTTCTTTCTTTTTCTGCTTTTTGTTACGTCTAATTGTTTGGTCGCACATGGGATAATAACCTGATACATCTTAACAGGTGTTATCACACCTCGATGTTTCTGTGTTATAATTTCCATGTTGTTAATACAAAGATTTTTCTTTAAGTGATGGAAGATGGGATAGTACGTGATAATGTGCCTTTCAGTCACCACACCCTCTTTCTTTTGCGATTCGGGTACTCTCTGTAGTAAAGCTTTCTAGCAAGGGCTAGTTCACTCTCCAGAACTTTCAGGTAGCTTTCAAGGTCGTTAAGACAGTGATCTTTGCCAGGTCTCTTTGTACAGTGAACCATGTAAATAATCTTGTGAACCTCTCCGAGTTTTCTCGTTAGTTGCTCGATTCTATTACGAATTTCCACTATCGCTTTCTCCTTTGATGTGAAATGATACAGGATGATGAGATCAGGAACCGTGAAACCTTCCAGGATACTTGGAGTCAGAGAGCTCATGGGTGTTTTACGTGTTTGTTATCCTTCTTGATTATCCTGTTTATGTTGCCCTTGCCTCTGTCTGTCCTGATCACGATAATCATGTAGTTCCTGATCTTGTAAGTTGTGAACGTTCTGGTAGTCACCTTGTTAAAGAAGTTCTTGAAGTCGAAGTTTGAGGGAACTTTCAGAACGATCATTCGCGCCATTGTAGAGATTCTGTTAACAATCTCCTCTACAGGAGTACCTGAAAGATAAAGATTGAGGGACTTCTTCGATTTATACCCGACACCTCCCCACGGAGGATCAAGAAAGATGATATCCTGTTTCAACTCAGGTGCGACAAGAAGATAGTCATCACAGTAAGTACTCACGTTCTCCCTTTTGTAAACCTCGACGTTGTTCTGTAGAACAGAGAAATGAAACAATGAGATCTCAACAGCGTTTACACTCTTGAAATGTTTTGAGAACGATATGACATTCCCACCAATATTAGCTGTTGCGTCTGTCACAACCAGAGTGTTCGCTGGTTCATCCATGCTTCTTATGATGATCTTAGATATAGCCTCAGCATCTCTGGGTCTTGAGACTGAGTACAATCCTTCTTTACTCACTTGTAATTTTCGCGTGTCAACCCCTGGTTCTTTGGGGAAGACACGCAAAATACCATCATAGTTACTTATCACATTACTCATTTTCACGCAACAATCTACGAGACAATGCTATTGTTAAGCGTCTCTTACCATTGGCACCCTCAAATCTTTATGCCTGGCGAACGTAAACCTGTGATATAAAGGATGTCACGTACATATATAGTGTAACCCATTTGATCAGTTTTCATTAAACCAATATGGGTATTCCTTCCTTTTTTCGCGAGATCCTAACCAAGTACAAGGACACCCACTTCTGGGATCCTGACTTTGTAGTACAGTATCTCCTACTTGACTACAACGCTATGATTCACAACATGGTCGCTCAGTACTTCAAGACAGTGTCTTACGACGCCTTCAAGAAGATGTCAGCCACTAAGAAAGACGAGAAAATATCGGCTTTCATCGTGGAGAAGACACTGGAGTTTGTTAACGAGGTGGCGAAGCCACAGAAGCTTCTCTACATCTCGATCGACGGCCCTGCTCCTCGTTCCAAGATGGAACTACAGAGGTTTCGTCGTTACCGTTCTGTCAAGGCCAAGGTATACCTTACAGAACTGCGTGAGCGATACGGTGTCCAAGATCCTTCTACTCTGTGGGACAAGTCCGCGATGATCTCTCCAGGAACTCCTTTCATGGCCAGACTGAGCTCCGCTCTCTGGAAGGCTGTCGAGAAGAAGAAGTTCATGGGAGGAAAGATCACCGTCATTCTGTCCGACTCCACTCGCCCTGGTGAGGGTGAGCACAAGATTCTGCCTTTTATTCGATCGCTGAAAAACAGAGAGGATAGTATCGTCCTCTTCTCGCCAGACGCCGATCTGATCGTCCTTGGTCTATCCTATCCAGGAAACATCTACGTGATGAGAGCTAAGGACACCAACTCCAAGGAGGAGATGGAGCAGTATCCCGATAACGACTACATTTACCTCTCCATTCGCAAGTACGGAGATGCTTTCCGTAAGCATCATCGTATCACTAATGTCGACCCTCTTCGTTTCGCACGTGATCTCATCTTCATCACTTTCTTTGGTGGTAATGACTTCTGTATGGCGATCCCGTTCCTGAAGATTAACGCTCGTGGTATGCAGACGATCGCACGTGTGTACAGAAAGGTGTTTGATCGTTTCCGCAACACCTCACGTCCTTACCTTGTGGAGATGACAAGAACCAAGGCTGGTGTTGTTCCTCTGATCAACCAAGGATTCCTGGCTGATATGCTACAGGAGTTTGCTCGTATGGAGGATCGTCAGATGAAGGACAAGTACGAGCGTATTCTCAGCAAGATGGATCGTAAGCTGGAGGAGCCAGAGGACACGTTTGAGGCACAACGAGCCGCTTTTGAGCACACGAAGTACTACGAGTCTACAAACCCGTTCGCTGTTCCTGACATGTTCAAGATTATCAACTACCAACTTCCTAAGAACCAGTGGAAGGATCAGTACTACGACTTCTTCTTCGGGATATCTCCTGAGAATCCAGTTGAGTTTCGTGAGTACAAGAAGAGGATCTGCCAGGAGTATCTGAAAGGTCTCGAGTACACGATTCAGTACTACCTAACAGGTCTGCCATCATGGAAGTGGCACTACCCATTCCGAGTCGCTCCTCTGCCTTCAGACATCCTGTACTTCCTGCGTACTGTCCCAAAGGATCTAAACTTCGATTTCACCAAGGGAACATCCTACACACCTCTGGAGCAGTTATCTATGATCATCCCTCCACAAAGCGCGGACGCTCTTCCCAGGGGATCTCGTACTTTACTGACATCTATCCACTCTCCAATCATCGCTTTCTACCCTACAGACTTTCAACTCGATGTTCTAGCTGGAGAGAAGTTCATCTACTCGGAGCCGATTCTGCCTTACATGGTGGACGAGCTTGTTCTTCCCTTTATTCAGCAGTCATTCAGCAAGTTGACATCTGCTGAGAAGAAGAGGAACACTCTCAGAGAAACCGATCTGGCGTACATCCCTGAGAACGTGAACAAACTGAGTAATCTTGTCCATGATCAACCAGAGGCTCCCACCGAGGATCTTCCTCTACAGGGCGGTCAACCCTTGCCACCTCGCCTTGAGCGCAAGAACCGCTCGAGACGCAGAGACTCTGTCAGCTCTCGAGACTCTCACGGATCCAGGAGCTCAAGGGGGTCTCGGGATCATCGTTCCTCAAGAGGTAGGGGTAGGGGTAGGGGTAGGGGTAGGGGACATGGTCGTACGACAAGAGGCCCTCGGATTATCACCTCTCATGGGGAGAAGGTTTACAGGCGCCCAGAGCATTCTGGAACCCACAAACGTTCTCGAGATAATGGGGATCGTCTGAACAAGCGCCATCACTCCTCCAGAAACCACGAGCGTCCACGTGATAACCGTGGAGGAAAAATCACTCATTCAGGAAGGCGACCTTCAGGAAATAAGTACAGAAAGGGAAAGCTTGAGTACCGCCCTCGAAAATCGGAGAACGTTCAAGAGTGATTAGTAGAAAAAATTGATATTCAGAGTGTGTTAGTACGCGTAACCTCGTAAAACTAACCTCAAACGGAAATCTTAACGTGAATCATGTCTGACGTCAAGATGTCCGTTGTTCGTGAGAAGGGGGAACGTTGCGCCAAGAACCCGGTGGCACCATCAGCTTCTTTCAAACTCAGGCGGTCAGAGCGTAAGCGCCGACAGGTCAAGCCCTACTCTCCTCCCAAGCATGTCCCCCTGCGTCGTAAGCGTAAGCGCGATGAGCTGGAGGAGACTGAGGAGAAAAAGGAGAAGACCGAGCAAGATCTACGTGACGAGTTTTCTCGTCAGATCTCTGATACTCTTACCCCTGTCTTCACTCGGACATTGCGAAACATGAATCTGAGTGAAGAGAGAGGTCAACGCCGTGCGTACGCTCTCAAGTCGACGCTGAAGAAGGCTGTAGGTATTGTTGAGAACGGAGGGATTTACTCTCGTCCGAACGGACAGTTTCTGGTGACCTCTTCTGATCGTTCCCAGACCTACACCGTGAAGACCCAGCCTCTGGCTGATCGTCTTCACATCACGTGTAACTGTGGTGAGCGATTTGATCAAGGAGAGCGTATGACATGTAAGCATGTTTTCGCGGTTGTTGTTTACTCAATGGACTCAATTGTGAGCATGTACAACACGTTCTCTACACCACAATCTGTACAGAACATGCACGATATCACGGGCTTGATCTCCAATATGGGGATCTCGCGTTCGAGCAAGGTCAGGAAGACCCACTCAGCACAGAACTGGGGTCAACATGACTATCTGAGCACACTTCTGTCAGCGGGAGTAAAGAAGTGCTAATTGTCAGAGTTTTTCCCTGGTAATCACATAGTAGACCATGGACTCCGTTCCCGTTCTATTCATAGTTTTGGTATGTCTGCTTGTACTGGGAGGATATCTTGTTGAAAATAGTAGATTCCACTCTATGATCCCCTTACAACCTGCCAAGGAACAGTTCAAGAATAAGGAGCCTACCAAGGCTCAAGGAAACCCGTTCGGATGTCCCCTGGGTATGACGCGCTATCGCAACGTCGCCGACGGAGAGTGCTGTGACGTATGGCCAGCAGGCCCGATCGTTCCTGCCACATGTAACCGTGTTCCTGAGTTTCCGGAGGGGATGACTCCTGACAGAGACGTTCCTGACGAGGCGAGGATCCCTGAGGCTCCTTTTGACAACCTGGCACCTAGAGACGGCAAGTTCACTTTTGTTATCCCTGAGCTGAAGTATGACGGAATCTGGTCAAGACGTACCAATCCTGGTGATCGTACTCAGTGCTGTTGGACTCTTTGTGATCCTGGTGTTCTTAAGACGTACGGAAACAACAAGTTGTCTCCTGTTCCTGAGTGTTCCATGTTCGGAAAAACTATTGTGAAACCACCTGATTGTGCAGGTCTATGGCCTGGTGGTCCTCCACCTATCACTCTTGTGTACGACTGTTCCGAGAACGTGCCTTGCTCTGTCTCCAGAAACATCCCTTGTCCCACAAGGGTGTGAGCGGATAAATATCCTTTCGAACTGTATACCGGATAAGTCAGGTGTCTTGTAATGGACTTCCAACTCACCGCGATCCTACTTATATTCGGACTTCTTTTCGTTCTTGAGAAGATTGAAGGGGGTGATGCTAAAGAGAACTTCGCTGTTATTCGCAGAGGTTACACCAACCCGTCCGTGCTCTTAGAGCCAGGATGGGCACCTTTGCCGTACTCCATCAACTACCAACCAAACCCCAAAAACTTCGGAAACTTCGGAACGATCGGTTCGTACCCACCTGATCCTCTCTGTTTCAACTGTGATTTCACGAGAAACTCTGTGACAGCTCCTTATCTTCACGCGAACGATCTAGGAGATCAGTCAGGTGAGCTTCATGGAAAGCTCGGAAGATCATGCTCGGGTATCTGTGGTAGAAACTACTCTAACCTGGACAAACCTCTTTTAGTCGCGGCGAGAGCGACTGGTCGTCCACGCGTCTGCAGGAGGTTGTTGTAACCTAGTTTTTTCGCGCTTATAGTATGTGGATCGATGTTAGGCAATAACGCTAATAACAAAGCTGATCTACCCGAGAACTCAGTTCAGGATGTCAAGTGGGATATGCGTCCTTTTGAGGAGCTAGAAAAGGTGGGTGTGCTTGATCCTTACGGTAAGAACCTGAACCCGTTAAACGGAAAGGAGTACTCGGTCGAGTACAAGATGGGACCCACTAAAGAAAGACATTGGAGCAAACTACCGTTTAACGACCCGAAAGCTCAGAAGAAGACGTTTGAAGCGATCCAGAAACATCAGATCATCTTGGTTAAAAGCGGGACAGGATCAGGGAAGTCATCGCAGGTTCCTAAGTTCCTCTCTCATCTTCTTGGCTACAAAGGTCGTATCGCGATCACTATCCCTACACAAGTCTCAACGTTTAGCTCCGCACAGTACATGGCACAAGCTCTAGACGTGAATCTAGGAGAACATGTCGGGTACAAGTTCAGAGGAAAACGTGAGCTGAATAAGAATGAGGTAAAATCAAGAATCGTTTTCACAACAGACGGAACGATTCTGGCTCAGTTACTGGGAACAGACCCTGATCTGAAGAATCTGAACGCTCTTGTGATCGATGAGGCGCACAAACGCTCATCCAACATCGACATGATTCTACTTTTGGTGAAAGTTCTGCTAACAAGACGTCCAGACTTTAAACTGCTCATCGTCTCAGCGACTATCAACGCAGAGTTATTCAGAGACTATTTCCCCTCTCCCGAGTTCACCTTCGCAGAGGTAGAGGTCACTTCCAAGCCACCCTTCCCTATAACAGACGTGTGGGCTGACAGGCCTTTAGAGACTGACTCTGACAAGTACATCTCCGCCGCGGTCACACGTGTTATGCGCATTTTGACAGACACTGCGAAAGGTGACATCCTGGTTTTCTTGCCTACCACGAACGACCTGATGCAGGCGTGTAGAATGCTTGAGGAGAAAAACTCGATGGGTCTGTCTTTCTGTGTACAGGCTTCCGGAGATATCTTCCGTTCAGACTCCGAGCAGAAAGAGCTTGTGATCGAGCAACAGACAGAGACAGACAAACGTAAAGTGGTTATGTCTACCGCTGTGGCAGAAGAGTCTATCACGATCAAGAACATAGACTTTGTGGTAGACTCTGGACTTAACCTGATGAGCTCTTATGATGCCAAAAGAGAGGCGAATGTTCTTGATAAGAAGTTTATCACTAAATCATCTGCGAAACAGAGAGCTGGTAGAACAGGAAGGTTACAACCTGGTACCGCTTACCATCTTTACACAAAGAAGCAGTTTAATACATTTCCCGATTATGATGTTCCCGAGATCAAGACTATCAATATGGCTGAGACCATCTTGAGAATCACGAACATGCCTCTTGTAGGATCTTACAAGAAAGCGATGATCTTCCTAGATAACCTGATTGAGCCTCCGTCCAGAGAGGCGTTAATGGCAGGTGCCAACCAGCTGAAACGACTGGGTGTGTTCACAAAGAAAGATCCAGCCGACATGGGTGAACTAACAGTGATCGGTAAGGCTATGGCCAAACTGAACATGGAACCCGGTGTCGCTCGTACGTTGCTCATGTCTAATCAGTATTTCATTCGTAACAAGATAGTTGATATCTACTCTATCATGGAGGCGACAAAAGGACGTGGCTTGGGAGATCTTCTCGCGTTTGCCAGAGATAGACGTGACAAGTACAACAAGTTGAAGAAATGGGTGAGTAACAAAGGCGATTACTTCACAATGTTACGTATTTACAACGAGTTTGAGAAGTACAGAAAAGGTCATGAGTGGAACCAAGTGAAAGAATGGTGTCGTAAACATTATCTTCGATGGTACCCTTTATCACAAGTTCGTAGAGCAAGAATGCGTCTGATGCGTCGTCTCACTGATGTTGTGGCTCCAAATCGTCAAGAGAACACCGAACTAACGGAGGCTCTTAAGAAGGAGATGAACAAAGAGTACAAGACAGATGACGCTAGAATCACCCACGCGATTCTCGACGGAGAGGGTAAGATTCGAAGAGCAAAAGCATTGAAAGGTAATAATAAGTTCCGCACGGAACTCCCACCTGAGAAAACAGTGGCTATGTTGAGCCAAGACACTATGAGTACACCGAAAAGAGTAAAAGAAGTAGTCTACAACGACCTATTTATAGCAGACGGTTCGGCAAGACTGAATACTGTCTTATTCGTATAACTATGTGTCATTCTCGACTTAGTGATCCACCAACTCGGGAACCCATTCATACCCAGCAACACCACGTTGCTTAAGATGATACGGAAGACATTCCGGACGATCATCCCAGACGATCTTATCAACATCGCCTGGAATGATCGCGTTCAGAAGCGCGGTAATGTGGCGACAGCAACCCTTGGTTCTGCCACGGCCGAAGCTTCGGTAATGATACGCCTCACACGAACAGATAGGCCATGAGTGGCCGTCCAATGTGGACGCTCCACCTGTTAGCGTCATAGCCTCGAAATTACTACCATCTACAGCTGGAAAGACCACTCGGTACTGCTTGGTACGTCCTGTCACCATCACGGATGAGAAGTTACGCCAGGCACGACGAATCACCTCAACGTGACCGTCGATAGCGTCAGCCCAACCTTGATTGAGGGTACCCTCAATCGCGTAATCCTTGTGCTCACCATCTTCGGCGATATCGTCCTCGACGAGATCAGGAAGATCATCGTCAGAGTCTGAAGACTCCTCATCGATAGGCGAACGCCTCCTTGGAGCACTGTCAGGGATCTGTACAACATTGGGGTTCTCTCTGTTTATTCGAGCAATTCGCTCGATACGGGGTTCCATGGGTACAGACGCTATTGCTGAGATCGCAGTCATCAGATCAGACGTCCTGTCAAGTAAAACAGACAAGGAGTCCGGGCTGATCGCTCCTGAGAAGTCAACCTTAACATCCGCCTTCTCTTTCGGAAGCTCATGGTTGTCATGAGAAGGAAAGACCTTCTTCGTGAAAGAGATTGTAAATCCGTCGATCTTGTTCTCCATTTTGTCAGAACGTCGGTCGAGTTGTGATAATGTACCCTCAATAAGCGTGACTTACTGATCAATTTTTAACTATGGTAAGCCTTCATCAGGCTTAGACGTCACCCGCTTTTCGGCGCCTCAAAGGTGAGTTTTTGTAAGGATCGTTGGTGGTTAATCCAGGCGTTTTCATCGCGTCTCCCAGTGCCTTCTCCGTTCTCTCCTTTAAGACGAACGGTTTTAGGCTAAGTGGTACTTTCTTTGGTTGAGGGACGTACATCTTCACGTGTCTCGCCTCTCGTGCTTGGTACTCCTCCGGAGTCATCTGGGTGTGTGACAAGATAGCTAGGCAGATTAACCCGATGACAACAAATGACATCGCGCAAGCGTACGCAACGAATCCATCGCTACGACCTCTCTTCTCCTTCTTCTCTTTCTTCTCTTTCTTCTCTTTCTTGTACAGCGGGGGCGCGGTATACCTCCTCCTCTTCGAGTTTGGAGTTCTAGCACCGTATTCATCCATGAGATTCCTTCGGGCACCTAACCCTCTGTCTGCTCTTTTCAGATCCATCCCGAAGGTGATCTTAACCGGTGCCACAGGTGTTCCCGGTCTCGTCCTCACAGGAGGTGTCAGAAAGTTTGTGTTCTCTGTTGTGGAGGCCACGCTGACATCAGTCATCTCCGTATCAACATCTCCAACATCTCCAACATCTCCAACTTCACCAAACATATTTCTGGTTGCTCCAGGAGATGTTAGGTCAAGGTGTTCTTCGGTAAGATCAGGTCTGATAACAGAAAAACTACCGTCCCATTCAGGTGTCTTTCTTTCGCTCATCTTTCTTAAATACTCATACTATGTAATCAGGTTCTGTATCCATCAATTTTTTACCGCTGACGAATCGCCCAAGGGTCGTAATCACGATCCTCCGGACGACTGTTCCAGTTGTACTCGGAAAAATCTGGGGACGTATCCGCGAAATCGATAACATCACGAAGATGCTTACATCCACCCTTCGTTCCCTGGTTGTTGTGCTGATCGTAGCTCTGATAGAGGTACGCTCGACACGAGCAGTAAGGCAGATACGAGAAACGAATCGTCTGACGTATCGTCGAACCGTCCTCATTCTCCTTCACCACGAAAACGGGTGGTGGAGCCTCCTCGGGAAAGACGATCTTGTACCGTCGCTCCCTGGTGTGAGATTTCACGGTGAAAGCACCTCCACCGTTCATGGCGGAGCGGACAATCCCTCGCTCGCGTCGATGGTTTGTTCCGTAAGGATCCAGTGAGATATTGGGAAGGTCGTCACGGCGCAGTTGCTCCACGATCGCCTTCTGCCACTCCTCCATCGTGGTAAACTCGCGATCCGACTCCGTCTCCTCTCCCTTGACATCCGCCTGAGGAAGAATGGGTTCCTTAGACTCGTCAAAATACGACGACGTGGCCTGTATCAGGTTTCTGAAGCAATCAGCTGCCTCCTGAGAAGGCACATCGGCCTCCACCTTGAAATGGTAACTTTGTGACATTCTCTGATAGTTTAAGGATATCGTTCCTTGATTTTCTCTCGTTACGCTCAGTTGTAATTGACTCATGGCTAACGTTGACTGTACCTGATAATCAATTTCTCCTTATACCCTTACCAGGACTCCAACCAGAAGTTCACTATGTTGGGAGCAGGAGTGAATCTCTGAGCTACCAATGTGGCATGTGCCATTCTCATCATCACGTGCTTGTCTAGATTGCTCTTATAATGAGCTATGACATCCGCTATCTCTGTCTTAGTGAGAGCCTTTAAAATCATCTCATCCACAAGGATATGAAACTGTAAATCAAGTGCTCTGATAGGCGACTCGTCCCAAGTAGGAACAGCAACATCTTTCTTCTCTAAAGATTTCATATTCTTCATGGCTTTCCTCTCCTCCTCGTCTTCCGCGAGAGATGTCGGCAGAAAGGTTGTCATCGCCTCTAACATGAGACGCTGATACTCGGTGTACACAGAGTCTTGAAGAGTTTTCATCGGATCATCGTCCGCGAACTCGTAACGACCTTCCGCAGTCTTCTTGATCTCATTCTTGTTTCTCTTATCTTTCTCTAACTTCCTCTCTACCAAATCCTGTAGGTTATGTAGAGCTGTTATCGCGTCCAACTGTTTGGTACGCCAAAGCAAGTCCTCGAGAACCAGCGTACGCAGGTTGTCAAAGTCTTGTCGAGTAACTGGTTTATCTATCTCCAATCCACCTGGGGGAGCAGAGGTATGAACTTGGTATCGGTTAACGAGATCTTTCATGCGCAGAAGGATCGGATTCTCGGAGGCAGATGCTGCTTGTCCCATGATTAATGATGTAGTTGTGTGAGTGTGAGGAAAGTACCAATTATCTTGGAACAGCTTAAACCTTTCTTTATGGTAAGGTATAAGTTAATCATGCCGGAAGGTCCTGAGATAACATTGATGGTAGAGGAGTTGAACTCCGAGTTCGATAACTGTCTTCTTCGTAAAATCATTCTTCATAGTGGTCGTTACAAAAAGAACCCTTCAAAAAACTTAGTACCTCTTAACAGAAAACTACCTTTGAAGATAAAACATATTGGCAACAAAGGAAAGTTTATTTTCATAGAGCTTGACGATGGATGGGCTCTTGGTATTACCGCTGGAATGACCGGTCACATATACACTCCTGAGGTGACTGGTGATTTTCGTACGATGGAGGGTTACACCTATAACCCGAAGCATAACCATGTTGAGTTCGTAACTACATGTGGCTCCTTCTTTATGAACGACCCGAGAATGTTCGGGAGGTTATACGTTTACTCTCCGAAAGACAAGACAGACACCTTAGGCAAACGACTAAAAGAATGTCTAGGACCTGATCTACTGAAAGACCTACCAAGAATGAAACAACCTGCTTTTAACGAGAGGTTCACCAGATACAAGAAAGGTAAGGTTCTAGCAGACGTCTTGTTAGACCAGAAGTTTATCGCGGGTATCGGGAATTATATTCGCGCCGAGGCGATGTACCGTGCCGGTATCGCTCCTCTGAAAAAAGTGACGGATCTGTCAGCTCTTGAGAAAAGAAAGCTGAAGAAAGCTCTACAAGATGTAGGAAAAGGTAGTTACAAAGCGCAGAAGTCAAAAGGGCTACACACTTTCACGTTCAAGGTTTACAGACAGCCAAACGCTCGTCAGATCAGAAGACAGGGGCGCACCATCTGGTGGGATCCGAAGAAGCAGAAATAGAAGAAATCTTGTGCTAATGTATATCATTCATGGAGTCTCGTGAACAGATTGAGTTTCGTCTACGAACAGTACATCCGTTAGTACGCGATACAACGGTCGCTGTTGTTATGCTCAGGAACTCCGTCACCACTGAGCTCCAATCTCTTCAAGATCAAATTGATAATTTCGTCGGAACTGGTGCCACTGGAGCAACTGGTGCTACTGGTGCTACTGGTCCAGTTGGACCTACTGGGTTCGCTATGGGTCCAACCGGTCCCACCGGTCTAACTGGCCCTGTGGGTGACACCGGTCCCACCGGAGCACAAGGACCTGTAGGACTCGCTGGTCCTGCCGGAGCCACTGGTCCTAACGGTCTAACTGGTGCTACAGGTCCTGTTGGTGCCGGAGGCACTGGTCCCACAGGTCCTACTGGAGCCACTGGTCCTAACGGTCTAACTGGTGCTACAGGTCCTGTTGGTGCCGGAGGTACTGGTCCCACAGGTCCTGCCGGAGCCACCGGACCCGACGGTCTTACAGGTGCTACGGGTCCTGTTGGTGCCGGAGGTACTGGTCCCACAGGTCCTACTGGAGCCACTGGACCCGACGGTCTTACAGGTGCTACGGGTCCTGTTGGTGCCGGAGGCACTGGTCCCACAGGTCCTACTGGAGCCACTGGACCCAACGGTCTTACAGGTGCTACGGGTCCTGTTGGTGCCGGAGGCACTGGTCCCACAGGTCCTACTGGAGCCACTGGACCCGACGGTCTTACAGGTGCTACGGGTCCTGTTGGTGCCGGAGGCACTGGTCCCACAGGTCCTACTGGAGCCACTGGACCCGACGGTCTTACAGGTGCTACGGGTCCTGTTGGTGCTGGAGGCACTGGTCCGACGGGTCTTACAGGTCCAGATGGTCTTACAGGACCCGACGGTGCGACTGGGCCGGCTGGTCCTGATGGTGCTACTGGTCCTAACGGATTAACAGGACCTGATGGTGCTACTGGGCCGGCTGGTACTACTGGTCCTAACGGATTAACAGGACCTGATGGTGCTACTGGTGCTACAGGTCCTGGTGGTGCTACTGGTGCTACAGGTTCTGATGGTGCTACTGGTGCTACAGGTCCTGGTGGTGCTACTGGTGCTACAGGTTCTGATGGTGCTACTGGTGCTACAGGTTCCGATGGTGCTACAGGTCCTGATGGTGCTACAGGTCCTGATGGTAATACAGGTCCTGATGGTGCTACAGGTCCTGATGGTAATACAGGTCCTGTTGGTCCTACAGGACCTGGTGGTGGCGCAACAGGTCCGACAGGAGCTACAGGTCCTGCTGGATCTGGTGGCGGAGGTGGATGTTTCGACGCTATTGTTGACGGAGCAGGTGGAGCTACAGGTGTGTTCGCCAGCATCGGAGCTGCCGTTGCGTCAGGCGCACGAGATATATGTGTGAACGCGGACTGTACGGAATCTGCTCAGATTAACGGAGGTGCTACAGGAAGGAGTATCACGATAGCTAGTGGTGCTACAGTTACTGTAACACATACAGGAACTCCTCTTCTGACAAACGGAGAATTCTCATTTAAAGGATTTTACGATATTGTGGATCTTAATCCTGATGTAGCTGGGTCGCCACAGTACAATAAGTCTGTTATTGTGCCCGCAGTAGGAGCGGGTAACGTTTTCAACGACACTACTGCGTTACTAGCTATGGAAGGAATTGTGATGGCACCAACTTCAACAGGTACTATCCCTATGGCTAACACAACGTTTAGACACTGTAAGTTGCTAGACTCTGCAGTTCTTCCAGCTACCAATCTTAACATCTACGAGTGTTTGGCGGGAGGTTCTACTGGCACGTTTAACATGTTTGACTCGCGTTGTAACAGCGAGGTTAAACTTGTACTAACATCAACTGGGTCTAACTCCTGGAAGAGTGTCTCAAACTGTAGGTTTAGTAACACATTTGGTATCACAGGAGCTATCGCAGCGTACTTAATGTTCTGTAGTAATCAGTTCTCAAATGGTGGTGCTCCAAATCTAGTAGTTAATGACGGTCTTTTCAGATCTGTTATAACTGATAATCGTTTAGGAGAAGGAACATCACTATTAATTGGGTCACCAACAGCTTCTTTTATTGGGTCTGTGAACATCTCTGACAACGTTGGTATCGCTGGTTCTATTAATCTAAAGGCATCCACTATTAGTCAATGTACTGTTGCTAACAACCAAATTAATATAATAGGTTGTACCGGAAATACAGTCTCAAACTCAACATTTGATAGCAATATCCTGTCAGGAACCTTTGACTGTACAGGAAGCACTGTATCTAACACCACATTCTCCGAAAATGTGTGTAATCAGATGAATCTTGGACTCACAGTGTCAGACTGTACAGTTACAGGAAACAGAGTATCTAACACGATGGGTGGTACTGACCACTTAAGAAGCACGTTTACTGGTAACAGATGTGCTGGAATCGCAGTTGGAAATAACTCTACATCTTGTATCTACAACAGCAACTATGTCGATCCTGGTGGAATCACTGCAACAACATCAAATAACATGAACATTCTTAGTTCCAATATCCTTGGGGTAGCACTTGCCGCTCCCTGGCTTTCTGGAGACACTGGAGGAACCAACATTCCTTAATCATTTTCCAAACTACAAAAACCTTATTATTTATCATCATTAGGAAAAGGAAGTAAATGTAAAAGCTTTCTTGTTCTAATGTATAACTGAAATGACGAGTCTTGCTGAGAAGAAATATCTTCTTAGAACAGTTCATCCACTTGTTCGTGACACAACAGTCGCTGTTGTGTGTCTTCGCGAGAGAGTGGATGAGGAGGTTAAATCATTACAAGACCAAATTGATAATTTCGTAGGAACTGGAGCGACAGGAGCTACAGGTGCCACCGGACCAACAGGATTTGCCGCAGGACCAACTGGCCCTACTGGACCAGACGGTTTAACTGGACCGACAGGAGTACAAGGTCCTATTGGTAATATGGGTCCTACTGGTAACATAGGTCCTACCGGTGCCAGTGGCGCAACTGGTCCTACTGGTGCTACCGGACCTATAGGTCCACAAGGCCCTGTTGGTAATATGGGTACTACTGGACCTGCCGGTACTACTGGTCCTGCTGGTGCTACCGGTCCTAACGGTCTAACAGGTCCTGCTGGTCCAGCTGGTGCTACCGGTCCTGTCGGTGCTACTGGACCCGATGGTGCTACTGGTTCTAACGGTCTAACAGGTCCTGCTGGTGCTACTGGACCTACAGGGGCAACAGGTATGACAGGGCCGATAGGTGAGACAGGTGTTTCCGCGAGTTGTTTTGACGGTATTGTCAACGGCATGACTGGAGCAGTTGCTCCTTTTTATCAGACTCTTCAACTGGCTATCGCAGGAGGGGCTCGTAATATCTGTATGGATGCTGGCACCACAGAGACTGTTGCTGCCGACGCGGGTGGGCTTGCTGTCTGTGTTTACATTCCGTCGAGTGTGACACTACAGATCTCTGTTGCGTCGTTCTTTAACAACGGTAACTACCTCATTCACGGATGTATGGAGCCGTCATCAAGAGCTACTGCATCTGCTGGAGGCAATGCCGCTTCTATTCTGGATCTTGGAAACGCCACGGTGAACACAACCACTGGTAATCTCTCTTTACACAAGCTCTCTGTTCATGGATCTAATCTTTTTACTCGTATTATCGCCGGTGGCGCAGGGAATCAAGGTATCACAATAACAAACTGTCTCATCGACATGAGTGGGTCTGGAAACACATTGGAGGTTTCTTTAGGAAACCTCATGATGAAGAATAACCGATTTGTTGACTGTACTCTTCAATTCCAAGAGGATAGCACACGCGGTGTGATCACCGGTAATGATTTTGATAACGTATCAACCTTAGACCCTGGAATAGTCACGGACATGATCTTCAATGATAATATCGTAAGAGGTACTTTCTCATCAGCAGCTCCCGAATATCTTCGATGTACTTTTGATGGCAATCATTTTGTTGGTGTGGCAAGCTTCGCGAGACCCACAGATTGTCTCTTCACTAATAATCGGTTTGATAGCACTTTTACTATAAGTGATATTACCACTTCTGAGATCTCAAACAACGTTTTCAAGTCAACTGTTAGTATGTCTCAAATAACATCTCTAATTTTCAACAGTAATAATATCGCCTCTACATTCACAGGATCATCAACCGTGGATGATAGTACTTTCTCAGGAAATAGTGTTGTTGGCGCTTTTACTATTAATGGACAAACACAGAATAGTAGCTTTACAAGTAACAGTTTTATTAATGGTTTCTCTGTGAGCAACGCACGTTCTCTCACGATCGCTGATAACAGCTTCGACCCATCAAGTCTCACAGCAGAGATTCTGCTTAACAACTCTACTTTTGACACAACAATAACAGGAAACACTCTTCCTGGGAATATTGTACTGGGATCGTCTTCAGATGTGACCATAAGCGACAATGTAGCTTACAATATTAATGTTACAGGTACATCCTCTAATAATGTTACAATTACTGGAAACGAGTTAAATGGCGCGGGTGATGATGCTAATATCGTGGTAAACACTCCGTCTGGATGTAGCATAGTTGGTAACACTCTTTTTACAGTGCCTACTTTCTCAGGAGCGAATATTCTTCTAAACGGTATATCAACTCAGATTAACATATCATCAAATATTGTAAACGGAGCTACTGGAACTCCAGGAACCACAGGTGGTGTTATCAGGTTTGATAACTGTTCTAGATCAGTGATATCTGATAATACTGTCTCTAAGGATATTATCGGGACTTCATTATTCTTTGGAGAGTCAACTATCGCTGGTAATCAGTGTAGAAATCTGTTAATTAATGGTGGTGGTGATTTTGCTATTAACTCTAACACAGTTCGTAACAATTTCGCAAGCACAGGTGCGATTGAGGAGTTAACATTCTCTGGAAACATGGTGTTAAACAACATCAATTTCTGGAATGGTATAATCGACGGAGTTATTTCAGGTAATCATGCGGGTGGAAATATACTTATTGATAACCAACTTTCAGAATCAGTTATAAGTTCTAACAGATGTAATCAAATTGGTGTTTCTGGTGGTCTTGGTATATCTGGTGTCTCTATCACTGGAAATGTATCTCCGTCTGGTATTTTCGTATCTACATCTGATAACACTAGTATTGTCACAGGAAATCGCGCAACACCACTCACTGGGTTTGGAGCTGGTGATGTTCCTGCAGGTGTTAACAGATAACTCTGATTTAAGAAGAGCCATGACAACAAAAAATGACCTGGCTACAGCAGATTTACTGTGTTCTCACTTTCAAACTTCTTCACGAGCTTCTACAAAGGTCGCGTTGTGGTCTTAACCAGAAACAAACTCATAATATGGTCACAGTAGTGTACGCCATTAGCTCCACGGTTCTCTCTGGTGTCGCGTTCTTTTATCCTCAGATCATTCCACATCTTATCATCTTCTGTCGAGGGTATAATCTTTGGGACATGACGAATTACTTTGAGAACGGATGGGTGAAGAAAAGTCGAGGTGTCATGATTTTTCATCATGTAGCAACACTTTACTCTCTATCATATCTTTACTGGATAGGTAATGAGAATCCTGCTAAATCTCTTGACGGATACATGACTCTTCTTGGATTATTCGGCGCAGAGCTGATGAACATACCGTGTTTACTAGCTTATCACCGTCTTCATTCTGACAATCCAGGTGACATGAGCTTGATTTACAAAGCGGAAGTGTTCGGGTATCTTGTAGGACGTAACATCGTGGGCATGATAGGTCTGTATTACACCACAGACAAAGTACTGAAACTATCTTGCCTAATTCTGTGGAGTCTTAGTATCTACTGGGGAGTTATAGTAGAGAAAATAAGAAGAAAGTATGAGAGACAGAAAGGATATCAAGGAACCTTACTCTCTGATATACAGAAAATTGATTAGATATAAGGGCTTCTACACGGTACGTGTAACAAGAATGTTTGACTCCGACTCATTCACAGGCCGTCTTGGCCCTTTACAGATTATCGCAGCGCTAGCGTCGTACGCCGTTATCATTGGCTCTTGGTACCTTTGTGCCAGATGTTGCGTTCGTTGTGGGTTTTGTCGAGATGAAAAAGAGGCGCCTCATCCAGGCTCCCTCAGACGTTCACCTGCTCTCGATGATATTAGAGTAAATGAACCTTTCGCACGTAGACGTAGACGGAAACGCAAGTTCGTTATGTTAGACCGTGATTATTAACGGAAAAACCGATGGTTTTATCATAGACTTAAGACATATTCAGTAATCTAATATTGTACAATTATGTCGCTAGACTCGATCCCTGACTCGTTGAAAAACACGGGACGTTTCAAGTTTCTTCTGTCTGTTCAGAAGAAACATGAGAAAGAGATCCAGAAGATCAAGGAAGAAGGGGATATCAACGATCTTCTGAAGGTGATGATACGCCAGAAGAAGGAGATGTACGACTGGGAGCATCACTTGTTCTGGCGTTTTCACGATCCGCCAGACGATTGGGAGAAAGAACAGATTGAGGGGTGCTCTTTGATGAAGAAAATCGATTCCTGCTGACGATCCCCTCAGAATACATAGTATCAAACGTCATGGCGCTAACAAAAGAACAATCCCTTTACTTCGTTCTTGAGGACTACGGACTTGATGGAGATACCAAGCCGATCGTCCAGGGGACTGGAAAGCGCCTGGTAGACATGCCAGGGTACTGGCAGAGGATGAAGGATCAGGCTGACAGGCTGATGGTTCAGACCGCAGCGTACTGGGAGTTCTTTAAGCAAAGAGATGAGAGCAAGTACAGTATGGAGAGAGACATCAAGATTGGTGGATTCTCTGATTACGCGCTTGTGCAGTTCCAACGTGACTTCCACGTGGATGTGCTGAAGCTTGTGGATGAGAAAAACATGAAAATATGGTATCAGCTCACAGGTATCCCGGGAATGAAAGGCTGGGATCAGGAGACAGTTGAGGACTGGATCGAGAACGTCTCGTTCTGTATCAATGACAAAGGCACACATGAGCAGTTCGACATCGCGAAACTCTACGATGGAGTAGGCGATTCATCTGTCATTCGCGACAAAAAAGCGTCAGTAGAAACGAAACAGGCTTTCTGGGACACTTGGGATCCTATCATCCTTCAGGTGTTCCTGGAGAACACTACTGAGGATGAGGAGATTCGAGCAAGAAGCAACATGTTCCTTCTCGCTCAGTCCATCGAGAGAGACGGAAAGAGCAGTCAGGACGACGCCAGAGAGGCAAGACGGTTTTTAGACGAGGAGCAAAGGCGCCAGGAAGACGCTTTTGGTCGTCGAATAGGTGCGATTCAGTGAAAATCGATCATCTCAAACAGAAATCACATAGTATCACAATCAGATGACGTCAAGCTAAAATGGAGTCTGTAAACTACGTTTTGGAGCGCATGGAGCGCCTTGGCGCACAACGAGCGACAAAACTCGTCAAACTTGTCAGAAAGACCATCATGGAAAGGTTTCCGATGAATAAGTACTTCAATTATGACGAGTTTGAGAGAGACTTTTTGGAGGTTTTCCTCAACTGCTTCTCAGAGACTACGTTAGGATGGAACAGAGTGGCTCCCTTAGACCACGCACACTCTGACTGGGACTGTATCGGAGAGATCGGGAACAAACACTACGAGCCTGCCTTAATCTGTCTGTACAGAGCGTTCTTTCCTGATTGTTATCATGAATCCGACAAAAACGTGAGTTCTTACCAGTTCGGATCAATAAACTCAATGGAAGAGACATCAGCGACCGTCCCTGCTATGCTCGGGTACTTTCATTTCTACCTTCAGATTCTCTGTCTGAACAGTATGAATCCGCTAAGTGAGGATCTTCATGCTCACGTGAGCTCTTTTCTTTTTGACTATCCTGCCAAAGAGTACAATTTCGAGGGGAAGTACCTCACACAAAATGCCTGGCGTAAGCAATATCGTGCTTCACATGAGAAAAAATCGACATAAACTATCGGTATATTCATAGTTAGTCACAACAAGATGACGTCAGTAGTGAATATCCGCAAGGCGGAGCTCAAGAAACAAGGGTACAGAGACCTTGAACATTGGATTGAGGATGAGAATCACGTGTACATCGGGCGTAAAAACCCTTATGTTAAAGGCACTCACTCCTCTATCTGGAGAAACAAGTTCACTGTTAAGATGCACGGACGTGAGGGGTGTATCGAGCAGTACGAGAAGTATGTGCGAGGGAGAAAAGATCTAATGAGTCAGCTTCCTTCTTTGAAGGGTAAGGTGCTTGGGTGCTGGTGTAAGCCAGAGGGTTGTCACGGGGACGTCCTGGTAAAATTACTCGGTGAACTGGAAAAATCGACATAAACTATTGGTATATTCATAGTTAGTAGCAATCTGTAATCGGCAAACGGACAAGCTAAAGCACCAACATGAAGGTTGTTATTGTCGAGTCACCGAACAAGATCAAGAAGATCGGCCAGATACTTGGATCTGGCTTCAAGGTTGTCGCCTCTTTGGGACACTTTCGAGACCTGCCAGGGAACAAGATGGCTGTGGACATCAAGAACGGGTTTACACCAGAGTACAAGATCACGAAACACAAGGTTGTCAAGGACTTGAGAACCTCGTGTGCGAACGCTTCATGTGTTTACATCGCGACAGATCCTGATCGTGAGGGTGAGGGAATCGCTATGCATCTGATTCAGGTGCTCAGACTGAGTTACCCCAAGTATCGTCGCATGACCTTTCGCGAGATCACTCCGAGAGCTGTCAAAGCTGCGCTTGCTGAGGCTGATCGAGACGGACATCTCAATCAGGCTATGGCTAACGCTTATCAGGCGAGACGTATTGTCGACCGTGTGGTCGGTTACACCGTCTCACCATGCCTGTGGAAACACGTACAAGGTGCGAAGTCGGCAGGACGAGTTCAGTCTGTGGCTACCAGGTTGATCGCGGATCGCAAGAAACAGATCGATGAGCACAAGTCGGAGGAGAAGTACAAGGTGAAAGGTGATTTTGAGACGAAAGACGGGAAACCTGTTGAGGCCTCACTTCACCAGGTACCCACGACTCATGAGGTCGCTCTGGAAGTTTTGGAGCACTGTAAAACAGCCGAGTTCAAGGTTGGTGATACCAACACTAAGATTGTATGGCACTCACCACCTGCTACTTTTAAGACATCTGTCTTTCAGCAGGAAGCCTCCAAGCGCTTCGGTCTCGCACCGAAACAGGCTATGAGTGTAGCACAGAAGCTGTTTGAGAAGGGTAAGATCACTTATCATCGAACCGATGTCACGACTCTGTCCGGTTACTTCATCGGTCAGGCCAAGGAGTACATCGAGTCCAAGTACGGAACCGAGTACCTCTCTGAAAAGACCAAAAAGTTTGTCGCACCAGTTAATGGTGCCACTGAAGAGAAGAAAGAGTCAAAAGCACCCAAAAAGGACGGTGGAACGACAGTTCAAGCAGCCCACGAGGCGATTCGCCCGACCGATATTAACACTATTTCGTTACAAGGTGATTTTAGTGAGTTGGAGAAGAAGGTGTATCGCATGATCTGGGTTCGCGCTGTCGCCTCTCTCATGGCACGTGAGAAGTGCCGTCGGTACACTGCCAGAATCAATCTGAGCAACACCGAGACCTACTGGTTCGTCGCTACTTACCTGATGACCCTCTTCAAGGGTTACAAGATTCTGACGGATCCTACGGAATCCACTGAGGAAGATACAGAGACGAACGCCGTTGTAGTTGATCTGAAGACAGGTGATCCTGTCACTTACAAGAAGATCGAGTCGAGACAGACGTTCACGGAGCCTCCGAAGCGCTTCACAGAGTCCTCTCTGGTGAAAGAGCTGGAGAACCGAGGTATCGGGAGACCGAGTACGTTCGCGAGTATTGTGGACACGATCCAGGCTCGCAAGTACGTGCGGAAAAAAAATGATTCCCCGGTCAAGAAACCGTGTCTTCTGGACACTCTGGTTGAAGGAAAGGTAACCTCGAAGACATTTCAGGCTACTTTCGGGGATCGCAAGAAGAGATTGTTTCTGACAGAACTAGGTGAGCGAACAACAACATTTCTTGTAGGAAATCTTGACACACTGATGGCTTACCAGTTTACATCGGATCTGGAAGGTGACCTGGACAAGGTCGCTGACGGTATCCTTGAATGGCAAGGTGTTGTTGGCAATGTCCACGGCACTATGACTGATCAGATCTCTGCGATCCCGGATGTGACTCCGGAGCAGAAGGCTGAGCGCAAGCAAAGACGTCAAGATCGGAACATCGGTGAGTTTGAAGGCAAGACAATGGAGTTTTTCGTGACTCGCTACGGTCCTGCTATCAAGCATGATGACAAGTGGTACAATCTTGAGGAGAAGTACGAGAGCGCCACCGATGTCACCCCTGATATCGCCATCGCGGCGATTCGCGCGAAACGAAACAAGAACGCCCCGATTCTGTCATACGACTGTAAGTTGAACGATAAGGAGGGTGCTCTCACAATCGCGAAAGGCCCTTACGGGTACTACATCCGGTTCGTTCCCAAGAACGGTAAACCGTCCAAGAAAGACAACTACTTTCTACCGAAGGACGTTCGAGACGATCTGGAGACCATCTCCGCGATGACTCTGGAAGATCTCATGGACGCCGTGGAGAAAGCACAAGCTTTTAGAGACTCGGGAGGCGCCAAACGTTTCGGTAAAAAGGGAAAAAGAATGGGGAAAAACTGATTAGAATAAGGTGATAGAACCCCATCATAGTAACAAGTAACATTCACCATGTCGCGAGTATCAAGAGATCGATTACAAGATATACTGGAACGTCTGCCGAGTCTGATTCAACGTGTTCGAGTACTCGAACCGTTGGAACAAGAGAAACCTATTGATGAAAAAAAGGAACCTCCCGCGATTCTAGTGACGATTCCCGAATGTTACGAACTAACCCTGGATCACGAGATGCCAGTACTACGTTTTTCACCCGAAGCGTTACAGATGGAGACACCTGTTCTCCCTCTGACAAACCCGGAGGCGTACAATCACGACTTATTCACACACATGATTTACCTTGTAGGGCTCTTAGAGCGAGAGGCAGTGATGAAACTGATGGAGGATGACACGAAACGAACGGTCGGAAAGTCTTTCGGCCAACGAGTTCGTTCAGCTCACTTACAAGTGACGCGTCGTAACGTTCGTGATCTCATCGCCTCACCACAAAGTGGGCTCTCAGAGCGTAACATCATACGGTTGAATCTGGCACGACAGCGTACTCCACCCTTGAAGACACAGGTTGTCGCTCTGAGGAACATGGGTGATCAGTACAGGAACGTGGTTCATGTCACAGGTCGTTACCTTTTTGTGGGATATGTCACTGTTGACGCGAACCTTCTGCGCAAGTACTCCTGGAGTTACGCTCACTTTCACGTTGATATCGAGGAAGGAAGAATCACGTTCCAGGAGATTGACCACCGCAATGTTGTCATTCTGTTCGATATCAAGAAGAAGAGGTTTATCGTACAGTCGCGTCCCTCAGAGGTTCACGCAGAGACGCTGACTCCTTGTCAGTACTTTGATGATCTTACTGACACTCAGATCGAGCAGTGTCGTCATTACATGGTCGAGGAGTACAAACGTATGGAGCTGAAGATGGTGTCCGGAAAGGCGTACTCCGAGGAAGCCACGAGAGTTCACAACATGGACGAGTTCGTGAACGATCCGGAGGGTGAGACATCGATCTTCTCGTTGGAGCATTTTCAACACCGCCACGACAAGAGAGTGCCCTTTTACGTTCAAGACACAGAACTGGAGAATACAGAACTAAGATTCGGGGTTTACCCGGTCTGTTACTCAGCATTGATCTACTCGATCATCCACACGTGGTTACACGGGATGTCTCAGTATCTTCCGTCTGGAGTTTTCAATCCAGATAAAGAAGCGCTGTTCAAGTGTAGGTTCGACCCGCTGATTGGTGCTGTCACGAACACTTTCGTGCGCACTGCTTACGGACGCAATAAGCAACTGGATCAAATCGCGTTAAAATCGCTTGAATCAGATCAGTGAGTGAATCACTCACACCATAGCTAATTGTTTCATATCCTCATCGATCTTCTTGAAGAATGTGTTCGAGTTGAACGCCTTGTCATCAATAAAGATATCGAACGCTGGTTTACCCATAAGCAACTGATGATATTTAACTCCCCATGAGTCTAACTGAGCTTTTGTCAGACGTGTCCAGTCGATTCCTGTCACGGTTCCTCTACCTGTCCAGTAAATAATATTATTACCTTCGTCATACAACCTGTTAATCATCTGGATTCTCTCAGGAATCGGAACTGCCAGATCGTACTTTCCCTCAGGAGTTCTAGCAATTGTCTGATCAATATCCACGTAAATATTTAGAGCCATGGTTATGAATGCGTAACACGCCTCTTTATATCCTCTTTTTAGAGATATTCTCATGTAAAATAGCGTACGTCTGTAAGAGCAATGGTAACTCGCGTTCTTGATCCTCAGGTACTGATATCTCGACAGGAAGATACGGCATATCTGGTTTGGCAAGACGTCTGTCATTCGCGTAATCCATGAACCCGATAGCTCTACCACCCTCTGTCCAGACAATCGGTGCTCCGTAGTACCAGGGATGAGGTAGAGAGTTAGATCCTGCGAATCCACCAAGTCCACTGATCTTGATCTGGTTGTTGCGCAGACGAATCGTGACTCTCTCGCGTCCGTGATTAACAGAGATCCTGTTTGTCATTCTGGCGTGTCTACCTGTGAGATCAGACCCGTTCTCTTCCGTCTCTCTCACCTCTGTTCCGACAGGGTTAATCCCTTTGAACACCCGGTATCTTTTCAGTCCGTCCTCCACGTCCACACGAACAGACATAACAGGTTCTTTCGTCTGATCATCGTCCTGATCACCGTAAAGTCTGTAGTAGTTTGACTCTTTGCGGGCTCTGTAAGTGCGCCACTTGCGTTTGTCCTTACCGTTCTCTATCTCTTTCCTGACAAAGTTCACGACTTTTTCTATGTCATCTGTGATAGGGTCTGTGTCAAAGTTCTCCTTTTTCTTAAACATATCGTCATGAAACAAAGAGTTTGTTATCCACATCATGAAAACTAAAGCGAGACCCCATATCAAAAAGGTTTTCCACTCGACGTCATCCAGCATGTTATCTCACGTCTGTTACTTAATGTAAGTAAATTTACGTAAGCCATCCACCCATGAACCCTTAGTACTAAGGTCATGAGCGGATGGCTTACGTAAATTTGATTAGATTATCTGTGGTAAAGTATCCTGAAAATGAAGTGGAGACTAAGTAAACTAACAAAAGGTCATTGCTTGGTCTTAGCCAGTATTTTCGCTGTTGTCTTTCTTCTGTTCGCTTACTGGTACGGAAACCAGGTTATCACCGAGAAGTTCTCCCCTGGTGTTGTCGAAATGCTCGAGAACATGGAGTGTCCCGAGGGATGTAACAAGGAGATCCAGCTGACACAGATCATGACAAAACTAAACTCTATACAGTCGGACGTGTCAACCATTGATAGTACTACCAAGGCGACGAACAAACAGGCGAAAGAAACACAGGCTTACTTGGAGAAATTAGAGGCGGAGATCCGTAAGGATTTCGCAGATATGGAGAAAGAGATCTCCGCGGGGATGGAGCACAAAGGATGATTACTGAAGCGTCTCCGATGTGAACATTCGAGGATCCAGTGCCATCGCCTGCATCTCCTGGAAGAACAACTTGGCTGCGTAAGGAACCTGTACCTGGTCGAACTCCGAGGATGTCGGACAGTACAGACAGCGGAAGATGTTCTCGGTTGGGTTCGCCACAGCGACACGACCACAGTGCCTACACACGTAGAAAGCGTACTTGTCAGAACTGTCGAACATACGCTCCTTAAGGAATCCTTGGGTGGCGTGACCAAGGATACAATCACGTTCCATTTCCGATATACCAGGCATCCCCTGAGCATTTCCTCTCAGGATCATCGCCTTCTACTGGTTCGACTTGTGTACCGATTAAATGTGGGATACACAAGGCTGAGCAGTAGCACCCTTACGGGGGGACTGGACTTTATCTTAGACTATCATTGAGGGGTGACAACCCTCTCAAGTCCACGGCTATTAAGTCTCTGCACCTTCTCCATAGTCTGTCAAAACGACCTTAGGAGCTTGGCTCAGGATTACCAACAAACATCTTGGCTTATACCCTCTTCACGTATGTGAAGCCAGTGTTAATTCACTGTACCTTCGAGTTTTCCCCGAAGCCACCATCCACTTTCGAAGATGGTTTGGGACCAAGATTCTTTTGGAACTTTAAGTTTTGAAAAGGCTTTTGCTTTTATTTCTTGATTTAGAATGGTTTTTGGTTGAATCTTACATCCTTTCTTTAGATTATTTATCTTAAACATCGGTTGTAAGTTTGACCAATGGAAACAACGTTTTTGCTCATCTTCTTTAGAACAATCAAAGCTCGCACACGGTATACAATGGTCAATATGCCATACTTTTCCGTGATTTTTTATACTCATATTCCCTTTCATTTGATATTTTAACCAATCAATAAATATCTCAATGTCACATCCTAACAATTCTTTTGTTAGAGATTTTTTGTACCATTTGATATCATTTCTATAACTGGCTAATACATTTCCCACTCTTTTGCGAAGTGTTCTAGTAAGTTTCCTTTTCGGATTTTTAACAACCATCTCATACTTACATTTTTTGCAGTAGCTTTGATAGTTGTTTTTTTGTTTATCATAATAAAACCTACTAATTTTTTTTACTTCTTCGCATTTTGTACATTCTTTTTCAGAGGGGTATGTATCTCTTTCTGGGTATGAATATTTTTTCATAGCTTTACGAGTAATTGCTTTGACTTTATCGTGATTTGCTGTCACATATTTCTTTCGTTGTTTTCCATAACAAAGTTTGCATAAAGCACCACTTCGTTTTCCATTCTTTTTCAAATAGTACTCTGTATGGAACTTTTCTTCCCCACAAACTTTACATTCATACAGAGTATCCATTATGAATTATACCTTTTCTTAACTTTAAGCCCAACTGGCTTCCCTGAATCTAACCGTGTTGCCTACCACATGTAGACTAGCAGGTGTATTACCACCCACTCTTTGGCAAAATGTTTACCAAATCGAAATCCACCATCACGCTTACGACCCTCTGGAGGCTGGCGAGTCAGCAGTTGTAGAGGGCCAGTACCACGAGCGTGAAGCTTGTCCTTGGACATGTGCTTCAGACGCTGGTAATATGTGGGACCGATGAAGATCTTCACCTTCATACGCGTACCTGTACCACCGTTGTACAAAGTCTCTGTTCCGTAAGGACGGAATCCAGCAGAGCCGAGAATCTCTGCGAGCTTGTCGGGTGTGTCGATCGCCTCGGATGAGAACGGTGAGGCGTCGCACTCGAATCCGTCCACCACACAAGCCTTCCCGATCACACACTCCAGTAGCTGACCGATGGTCATTCTCGATGGAATTGCATGAGGGTTCACGATCAGATCAGGTGTAATCCCCTCTGCTGTGGTAGGCATGTCCTCTTGTGGGTAGATCTGACCAACCGTACCCTTCTGTCCGTACCTTGAGGAGAACTTATCACCAATACCAGGAGTTCGCTTAGAACGAACCCTCACCTTCGCGAACTGGTACCCATCAGAGTCACGGTTCACGTACACCCAGTCAACAACACCTGAGGAGTTATCAGAGAGGGTAGTGGAGGAGTCCTTAAACTTGGGACCTGACTCAGTGGTGTTCTTCAGAGGAACCACCTTGCCAATGATGACATCACCACCCTTCACGTACGACCCGACCTTGACGAAACCGTTCTCGTCCAGCAGGTTGTAAGACGCCGACTTTGTGCCAGCTGTCCTGAGAGTTCCGTTCGCGTTGTACTTGACAGGCTTACAGAACCTTTCCTCTTCTAGGGACGCCTGGTTCTTGCGCTCAGAATCCTTGTAAGTCCTGTAGTACATCGATGTGAAGAGACCACGATCGATCGCTGACTGGTTGAAGATCAGAGAGTCCTCCTGGTTGTAGCCCTTAAAGGTCGCGATCGCGACAATCGCGTTCTGACCAGACGGCAGATCACGCTCATGGACGTACCGTGCGAGACGAGTGGAGACCAGTGGGATCTGTGGGAACCGTAGAACCTGTCCAGGGTTGTCCATACGATCACGATAGTTCGAGGCGTACGCACCAGCCAGTGCCTGCTTACGCTGAGCACACTCGAACGTCACACGAGGACCCTGGTTGTTCTCCACAAAAGGAATAGCACAAGCGACAGCACCGAAGATGAGAGCAGGGTGAATCTCCGCGTGTGTGTAGTGTACGTACGTAGGCTCAGAGATCTTGTTCGCGAGAAGATCCTCGTAGAACATCGCGATCATAGAACTGTCCTCCTCCTGAGGATCAAGATACTCGATCTTACCCTCCAGGATCATATCCTGCCATGACTTCTGACGTCTGGCGATCGCGATGAAATCCTCCTTGGTGATGAGAAGACGGTTGTCTTTCACCACGAAGGCAGGACGTGTAAGACGACCAGCACCAGTGTGAATCAGAATCTCCTGATCACGAACCACCCAGGTGACCGACGTGAAGATATTGATCGCACCAGATCGTCTCAGAGTACGAAGCTTCGCGACCAGTCGATCCGGATTACTCGTACACCCCCATGGGTCACCATCGATGAGAACACGTACTTCTCTGCCCATCTGCTCCGGGGTAGCCTCCAGAATCGGTGTCACCTTCTCCTCCTCAAGGACAGAGACAATCGTAGAATCATCAGATCCGATAGTGATCGTCGCGGCTAGACCCATGTTCTTCACGATACCGATCATATGACCATCTGGAGTCTCGGAAGGACAGCAACGCATCCACTGAGTGGAGTGAAGCTTACGAGGCTCCGTGATCTTACCACCCTTCTCCGCACGAGGCGCGTTAACACGACGCAGGTGAGAGATGTAGGAGGAGTAAGACAGACGGTTAATCGGCTGGGCGATACCCTTCTTGGAGCTCGAAGCCTGTGACTTCATACCCCATGTGCCGGTTCCGAGAGCGTAACGGATGCTGGACTCGATAGTGCTCGCCTTGATCTTCTTCAGGATCGATGTGTGAACCTCATCAATGCGTCCTTGGCGAAGATCAGAGTCCACAGCCTTGGTGATGTCACGCACCAGCTTGTTAAAGTTGTTGCGGAACAGATCAGCCATGAGAGCTCCTGATGTACTCACCCTCTTGTTGATGAAGCTGTCACGATCGTCGTACTTCTTCACACCAAGAGCGGTGTCTATCAGCTTCTTCGCCATCATACCAAGAAACCAAGCCTTCTTCAAAGGGTTCTTACCCACATGAGGGAACAGCTCTGTCTCCAGCAGAGTAGCTACATGTCGCATACGGAACCTCTCCTCGGTCTCGTTCGTGTCCTTCATCTCCGGCATCTTGGAGACGTAGTTCGCCATGAACAGAAGAGCGGTGTCTTGTGACTGAATCGCGGCTGCCTCCTCTAGAGAAGCCTTGAGTAGCTCGAAAGCGTCACGGTTGCGCTTGGCCGTGTAGTCGTACAAGATCATCTGTACAATGTCCTTGTCTGATGTGATACCAAGAGCTCGGAACACGATGAACAGAGGAAAGGGCGCCTCAGACTTGAATCTCTGGATAAACACCTGAATCGTCCCATGGCTCGTCTTCTTCTGTAGCTTCATCTGCGTGGAGCGGTGGAATGACTGTGTGGGAGGGACCGATGAGATCTCCACAGTGTTCGAGTATGATGACTGAGTCTTGTTCTGTGAGAAGGCGAGAATCTTGTTCTCACACTTCCTCTCCTGGCAAACCAGCACCTTCTCAGCACCCTTGACGATGAAGTAACCGCCTTTCTCGTACTCGCACTCACCAAGGTCGCCCATAGACTGTCCAGTCTGGCTAGAAAGTACACAGTACTTCGACTTGAGCATGATAGGGATCGAACGAAGATTCACCATCTTCAGTGGTGGGTACTCCTTGACAGAGCTTTCACCAGACTCGTTGTAGTACACAACCTTCTGATGTACGTCCAGGTAGAGGTCGGCGGAGTAAGTGAGGTTGCGCCACCGTGCCTCAATCGGGTACATCATCTTAGTGGTACCGTCCGTCTCCTTGATACCTGGCTTACCCACGTACACATCTCCGAACTCGATCACGTACTTGGTCATGTACTTGCCCAGAGACGGATTGTAATTCGACTTCACCTCGATCGGGTTATGATCGTGAATGATCTTGGGGATTCCGTAAGAGATGAACTGATCATACGACAGAAGGTGATGTTGAGTGAGGCGATTGGGGTCATTGAAGTAATCATCAATGAGTTTCCACACAAGAGGACGAATGTTCTCTCCGTTGAACGGATCCTTGGTCTCAAGGGTCTCGTCGAGAAGAGTGTACTTAGTAGTGTCCACCTCCTCAGAATTTCCGGTCATGGACGCCTGAGTACGGCGGAGTCTGGTCAAAGATTCCTGATTGCTCTGTTCGGAAGACATGTTTGGCAGATTATGCGATCGTTCTCTATAATAGACAAGGTTCTCTTTATGTGTGTATGTTTTCTGTAACGCTCACTTTCTCCCCGGTGACAACTCGTGAACAGAAACGATTTTTTTCGTACCCCCCTAAAAAAATAACGGGGTGCTAAATTTTCGTGTGAACTGTATAGAGTACAAGTATGGTAAGTACTGAGGTGCTCACGTTCGGACAAGGAATTAGGATCCTTATCGAGATCCTGGTTTTCTTCATTCTGTACTTCGCTTATCTAAAGCTTATACACCCAGAGGATCCTTTCTTCACGAACTTAATAGTAACAACAGGTCTTTACGCGTTATGGGCTTTCACTGTTACAATCATGAATAACATATCACTATCACTTACAGTTCCGAAAACCAGAGAGGCGAACGTGTCCATCTCTGCGGAGGATCCTGATATGGACACCCTGTTCCCTGACGATGATGAGTCATCTGAGTAATTTCCAAGAGATGTTATCCCTTAACGGACTTTGTCCGTTAAGGGGACTTTCTTTATAGTCTAACAAGTTAGTTAATATGCCATTAAAATGAAGGAACGCCAAAGGCGTTCCGACTATTTTAAGGCATATTATATATCGTTTAGACTATAAAGGGATAGAGCCAAGATTCTAAGATGTGGGCTATCGTACTTCTACTGATCCTTCTGGTTCTGATGTGGGTTGTCGGAAGATACACCCATGTGCTAACACCACGACAGATGAAGTTCCTTCAGATCTCCACTGTCATGTACGTTATCATTATCGTGTTCTTCGGTCAGATGTTGTTAAGTGAAGGTGGGCCTCTAACAGGAGCGGACATGCAGAAACTCTTTTCATCCTCACATCTGTACTTCCCTCTATTCTTCTTCATTGCCTGGTTCTTTATCAGCGCATCTATCTCCAACTTGTTGGCAGAAGGCCAAGACTACATGGGATTCTTCTCTTCTCAGAACAGATGGGTCTCGGACAGAGAGGAGATGAATCCTTAACAAAATAGAAAGAACAGTATAGGACAGCGCTCAGTTATGGCCACCCTACTTCTGAATGAGGATCGTCCTGCGGACAGCATCTACGCTACGAACGAGAAAGAGGTCACACTTGTGTTCACTTTCTTCTTCGTGCTTTTCTTTATCCAGTTTGGGAGAAAGATGTTACTTAACGAACCGATTAATTCTTATCACGTCATTGTCATGACAGTTCTAATTATGATATGGTACGGGTTATCAATTGTTTTATCCCGTTAATTCCTCTTGAACATCCTTCTTCTTTCTTGCCTTAATCTTACGAGGGTAGTAAACCTCATCGGCGACAGACCCCTTTGGGCGACCACGATTGGACTCCACCTTCGTAACGCTCGAGGGAAGAATAACGGTTTTTGGTAGAGCTCTCTGTGGAGCGGTGTATATCTTCTCGAGTTGGACTCGAGGCATACAGTTACCCACCTTTCCAGAGTAGAGATCCTGAGACGCCTTAGGAAGCAGAAACGACTTACCCACCTTCAACTCGTTGTACGTGTTCTTCGCGGTTGCGTCAGACACTACACAGATCTTGGCGATTTGCGAGATCGAGATCTTATTCGCTCCACGAAACTTCCTCGCCTTCACGTACAGAATCAGACATCCCGCAGCGATAGACTGTGGCATACGAGCAGAGACAAGCTTCAGACGAGTCACCTGACGCACGATGTACGTAACCTCGGCGGTCTGATGATCATCAAAAGCAAGCTTTCGACAAGCATCCTCCGTGATGTTCTCAGGAGATGTTGGCTTGACGAATGTCTTACGAGAGGAGGAGAACTCCTTGTCCCACTTCTTACATCTGGCACGTCCGTGCGTCTTATGGTAAGAGTACAGATCAAAGAGCTTAGCTCCCTCGTTGTATTTCTTCATCTCAATATGGTACCCCTTGACTAGCTTTTCGGCAGACACGTAGAAACCGGAGTCCTCGCGCTTACATATAGCGTACTGGCAGTTAGCCATAACAGCCTTGCGCACAGGACCACGCTTGATCTTCATGTCTTTGATCAACTTAGCGTACAGGAAGCACGCCTTGTCAGCCAGAGTCATAGGAATGTTCAATTCGAGAGCAGCACCCTTGATAATCTTGATAGCCTCCAGAAGAGCTCTCTCGTTTGAAGGCATAGCACTCTGCATCTGAAGTCGACGAAACCCTTGCTTCCCGTACCCCTGAGCAACTGTACCCAGAGATGCTTGTGGAAGCAAAGGATGTACCGGCATACCACATCGAGAAGGATCACCCTTCCTAGAGTCAGAATGGTTACGCCACTCCTGCTGAGCCGTAATCACGTTTCCACTCTCACGACCGCACGATGTGCAGACCAATACACCATCTTCTTCACACAGTGTGCTCTCTTGACAATAGGAACAGGTAAACAGATCCATCTCGCTCACATTGTGAGCTCTGGTAGCCTTTACCTCAGTCTTCCCGATCTTCTCAGGAGAGGTGATAGTAGTGGTAGAGCCGAAGCCGTCGGACCCACGAAGGGATCCGAACTCAGCAAAAAGGTTTTGTGCGGAACTCGGAATTGCCATGAGTGCCATACCTTCCCCTTTATATTCTTTCTGCTCTCTTTAAGTCGTTTTTATAGTAAGGAAAGATCGATTTTTACCAGGAACGTCTCGAAAAACAGTGGGCTTTAAGTGGACGTTTGTGGGTTATCAAGTGTTAATTAAATCCTAGAACGTTTCGTTAATTATTCTGACCAGGTCTCCAAAAATCCCACCACAGATCCAGTAGCGATTAGTGCCATAGTCATGCTTAGAGCCTTACGAAGTGCCGCGCCGTCCGAGAACTCAACTCCGAACATCCCGAAACTAGCCCAGTCCTCATTCAGGATCGTGTTGAGGATAATCCAATCCACAGTAGACCCAGTGTTGCTCACCCACTCGTAAATACACCTGATAAACTCATCAGTTGTTAAAGAGCATCCTGAGTCGGCCAGGACGTGAGGGTCGGCTATACCACCTGACTCTAGAAGGTTCTTGATCTGTTGTCGTATGTCCTCAGACTCCTCCAGAGAGTCTCTATGTCTTGTGCTCTCCAGAGAGTTGTATCCTGTAAGATCGTTCTTGGAGGCGGATCCCGTCATACCCAGAGTTCTCTTTCGGAACTCATCAGGTGACTCCTTTGACTCCTTTGACTCTGTTATCGGATCAGGTGAGCTAGAGCCATCCTCCTCGATAATCTCCACGGGTCCGATATCGTTAATCTTAATACTAACAGAGTTAGGCACAGAGTCTTGAACGGACTCTCTGGTAACATCCAGAGAGACCTCTTGTAAATCTGCCGTGCTTCCTGTGACACCCGGCGTGTCAGTGATTTTCATGATCGTGTTCAGATCCTTGTGTAAAGTTCTTCTGTGACCTAAAGGTCTTAGCTCTCCTGTAGGAATCGGGTCTGACTTTCCTAAGGTGGATAGAGAGAACGGCATGTTGGAGAACAACTCCTGCTCCTTTGACTCTCTCTGAACCTCCAAGCACGCCTGACAGAACTCATTCCTGCGCAGAATGTACGTAGAGGCGAACTTACGATGACGAATGATCTTGTGAAATCTGTCTCTCTCCTTACCGATCATCTGGATGACAATCAGAAAGAAAACCTGCATAATACCAAAAATAACAGTACCAGTAATCGTCGCGAAGTCAGCATCAGAGTGCGAGATGAGTAGTCCTACTCCGATCGCACCGAGAATGGTCGTGTATGAGTACATGTCCTCCAACTTACTAATCATGCGTGACAGAGTGTACCTAATATCAAAGATCTCGTAACAAAGTGTGGCCACCGACAGATTCTTCCCTTCCTTCCATCTTTTCTTCTCTAGTTTCTCACGTAACATAGACATCTTCTGGATCTGTTGTAAAAACGAGAAGAAGAAGACGTGTGTGTTTAAGGTGAGAACAAACCTTCCGTACAGAAGAGAGACAGGAATCACAGCGTATCCAACACCCATCACTACGTCAGAGTACTCTTTGTAATAAGATCCTGACTCTTGAACTGTCAGACCAAAAGTGAGAATAGCCTCTATAACGAAAATAATCCCGATTGAGAAAACAAGTTTGAGAAGCTGTTTCTCCTCGGGAAGATACTTCCAAGAACCGTTCGGGTTGTCAAGAAACTCGAGATTAGTAGACTCGTAAAGTCTCTTCGTTCTCTGTGAGCGAAAGTAGAAGAACGCTATGTAGTACTGAACTGGTTGAATAAACGTGAATAAAGATCGAGATATCAGAATAACCTCTCGCTGATCGATTCCTGTAGTCAGAAGAAATATCGGATGATACCAAAGAAACAACCAGATCATTAATGTGTACCCCCAGTTCGCGATGTGTTTCCACACAAAGTTAGAATCATCGTTTTCACTTTGTGAAACATCCTTAAAAATAGGCTCCAACCCCAGAAGTTTTAACAATGTCACCACTGTGAATCTCGCGTAACATGTCATCTTGTTTCAGTTGATCTCCGATATCACCTTGTAAAGCTTATATCAACATTTATCAACATTTATCACATAAGCTCACAACAACATCTGTTACTGTATGAGTCCTCCTCTGGCGAACTCACTATCCTCAGAGAAGATCGAGTTGGCAACCTATCCCCTCTCTCCTTCAGCACCTGTCTGGCATCCTTAACAACTTCTCCTAACATATCCTCGAGATTCTCACCAGTCTTAGCAGATACAAAAAAGATCTTTCTATGTCCAATCGAACCAAGTAACTTACGTACAAACTCCTTCTTACTCTCAAGGGTCTGTCCAGCAGTTACATCCATTCTTCTCTTAATATCCCACTTGTTCACCACAACGTAAAGAAGGGTGTCCCTTCTGTAAGACGGAGACGCGTACATGAACTTCAACCAACTTCTTTTCAGATTAACGATCGACTCTGTGTTGGTACAGTCACATATCATCAGAACTACCTGTGATCCAGCAAAGTAACAACTCACGATAGAACGAAATCTCTCCATTCCTGCAGTGTCCCACATCTTTACCTTGATAAGACTATCGCCGATTTTCACACGTAAAGTCCGAAAATCAACTCCTATAGTCGTTGGTGTGTCATGAGTAAAGTTCTGTCCCGCTAATCTCTCAAAAATACACGTCTTTCCGACTGAGTAATCCCCGATTAAAACAATAGTTAAATTCTCTTGGGGTTTCTCGTTATCTCGCCAAGCAAACATTGTTATACAATAGAAGAGTAAAGTAAAGCTGGTGGGGTGCGGGCACAGACATAAGCAGTTATCTGGGTCAGAGTATCAGAGTATCATGGCATCCTTCACAATTACACAGAGAGATCCTGTTACAGGGGTTACAAAGTCAAGAGAGATTGGTGGGAGTAATCCTGCTTTCATCATTGTCGATGTAGGTTCTACACATTGTGCGTCTTTGGAGTTAGCGAAACGACTAATTGATGTCTCTAAAATCGCGGGAGTGGACTGCGTTAAGTTTCAGAAGAGATGTACTCAGGCTCTTTTAACAAGGGAGGGTAGAGAGAGAAAGTATGACTCACCCCATGCAATGGCTCCTACATATGGTGAGCACAGAGATGTCATGGAGTTCTCTTTTCAGGAGTTTAAGGAGTTACAATCTTACGCTATTCGCCAGGGTCTTTTCTTCACAGCATCCGCCTGGGATCCACCCAGTCTTGAGTTTCTGATCTCACTTGATGTCCCGTTTATCAAGATCGCCTCAGCAGACTTGACTAACTTGCCCTTACTACAACTTATCGCACAAACGAAAAAGCCTGTCGTAATGTCCACAGGAATGGCCAGCCTGGACGATGTTATCAGAGCAAGAAAACTCTTCGGACAACACAGAACTCCTTTGGCTATTCTTCAGTGTACGTCCAGTTATCCAACACCCGCGTCACACGTACATCTGTCCGTAATCAAGGCATATCAAAAGGAGTTTCCTGACTGTGTGATCGGGTTCTCTGGGCACTCCGAAGGCTATCATATCGCTCTAGGAGCTGTAGCTCTTGGCGCGAAAGTTCTAGAGAAGCATCTGACGATGAACCAGGAGGCGAAAGGATCTGATCACAAGTCCGCTCTCAACCCGTCTCAGTTGGGACACTTCGTGACCAACACGAGACAGATGGAGAAAGCTATCGGTTTACCTAACAAAAGAGTACAGAACTCAGAGCATGGATGTATAAGAAAGCTTTGTAAGTCCATCACCAGCACTTGTGTTATCCCTTCTGGAACCGTGATCACTGCCGATATGATCACCACTAAATCGCCAGGAAATGGTATTCCGGCAAGTTCTTACTACAACGTTCTTGGTCAGAAAGCTGTTAGAGATATTGAGGATGACTCAACAGTCATGATGTGTGATATCGGACAGTGATCACATTCCGATCGTCGTTGAGATATCTGGTGCGTCAGGGTCGACATCAGCAGAGGTGTATCTGTGGGAGGCGAGAGCCATCTCGTACTCCACGTCTGAGTTCAGAACGACCTTCTCCTTAAAAGGAATAAAAGGCTTGAACTTAAGACGATGTCCGGCGTTCTGATACTGAATAAGCTCCTTTCCGTTGAGCATCAAAGAGTTTCTGTTAGTGGGGAAGATATCAGGAAACGGGTGCTGGAAGACCACAGTAACATTTGTTGGTTTGTAGTTTGAGTTCCTGGCTCTGCGGGCACCGTAGTAAAGCTTTGTTACGTAGTCTTGTCTCTGAATAAGAAGAGCGGCGATCGCGTGTAAACGTGTCTTGGCAGGAAGCTTTTCGTTAAGATGAATATCCGCTAACTGCTTTCCTGATTTCATCTGCGCGAGTTTGAAGATTCCTTCGATCGAGTTATGGTCGTACTGATACCAACCCAGCCTGGGGTACTGAAACATGAAAAAAGATCTTTTACCTTCTCTGGCTTGTGTAAGAACCTTCTCACGAGCCAAGAAGAGTCTTGTCAGGAATCCTTCCGCAGCGAAAAAATTGAGAACAATGTTCTGGATTGGTACAACAGGAATGTGTGAGGTCTCTGACCGATGCTCTGGTGTGACAACGTCCTCATCGCCAAGATCCATCGTTTTCACCTCGTACGAAACTCGAGTCAGCTGTTTCTTAAGTGCTTCTGACATCTCTTTTGTTCTAGATACCTTCCCTTGAAAAAATCTGGGAGAAAGTATACGGGTTCTATCCGAGATGTTTGTCTGGCTTAGCGACACCCTTGATCGTGCTGAATCGACATTGTCGATCTACTCCTCGTTACTACTATCGATCATCTTCGCGGTGATCCTTGTGTTCTTGGCGACACGAGAGTTCAACATAACAAGTGCGATTGTAACTGTTCTTCTCGCAGGTCTGATCTTCTTGCTCATGACAAGCACCAGTGGAGACAACGTCGCAGGATCTCTCCCAAGCACTACCTACCCCAACCCACCTCATCTGGGTCTGGACGGAGTGTCTATCCCAAACATGTATCCCACACAAGTTCGTAACAGTTGGAACTAAGAGTTGATATTAGATACTGTCAGCCTTCCCTCTTTGAAGAATCCTCTGAATATTCTCCTCCCTCTTGCGTGCCTCCCTCTGCTCTTTCTCTCTCTGAATCCGACGCTCCTCAGCGTTCGGAATCGGGATAGGTGGTGAGCCTTTTGACGGTATAGGTGACCGCCCATAACTAATTTTTGATTCCGAGACAGGTGTAACTACAGTCTTCCTAAGACTACTCTGCCAGTCATCCTCTGTGTCGATATCATGCTTCTCCTCTCTTCTCATCAGATACGGGTAGATCTTATCTCCTGTCATTGAGCCTTTCTCTATCGTGTCTGTGTTAACGATATCGATACAGCCGTTGTGTAAAAAGCAGTTCGGGAGTAACTGCCTGACAGAGTTGTACGGCTCTTCAATATCCTTGTAAGTCGGGAACAGAGGTTTGAGAAATTTGTTCTCGATCACGTACATCTTCATAGGTGTCTTCTCAACAGGAATGACCGTTCGTAACGATGTGTAAACATGGCGAATACTAAGAAACTTCTGTAAACATCTTGACAAAAGAGAAGATGATCTCTCTGGATAAGTCGGGCGTAGGTGTACGATCACGTCCGGTCTCTCCTGCTTCGCAAAGCGTAACCATGAAAGATAATGGCGAAAACACTCAATGTCCAAAGAGTTATCAGCTGATATCTCAGACGGACGCAAGAAAGGAGCCTCTGCGCCGTTCGAAACGGCAACTTCCTGAATCTCTTTACAGTCAGTACTGACGACAACTCTAGATATAAAAGGACAGCTTTGAGCTATCTCGATGCTGTGTACAAGAAGGGGTTGACCTTTGTAATTCCTAACGTTCTTTCTCGGAATAGTCTTTGATCCACCACGTGCAGGTATGAGAGCATGAACTAAAGGAGCTGACATTCTGCGCGTCACTTGCCCTCTTTTCTTAACTCAAGATATGTATTGTGGAATCCGGTCGCGCACCAATGTACTCCAACACTCTTGTAAGATATCAACAACCACAAAACAGTAAACCGTCCTTGATATACTGTCAGTTCTGTAAGAAGTACTTTTACCCAATCTACTTCAGGCGCCATCTACAGTTCTGTTCGGCATACCTGCGTCACACTTACCAACAACAGCAACAAGGACATGCTTTGACCTGGGAACGCATGGAGACACCTAAACCTCCAAGACGTCGTAGAAGGATTAGCTTTCAGACAAATCCAGGGATGTTTGAGAGCTTAATCAAAGGAAAACGAGTCATTATTGTTGGCCCATCTACGACCGTTGAGGAGTGTAAACTTGGAGAGTTCATCGAGTCGTTTGATGTTGTCATCCGTCTTAACAAGTCTCTTCCCGTACCACCTCGACTCCACGCCCATATTGGTGCTCGCACAGATATCCTTTACAACTCTCTAAACCAGACTGATTACCCAGGTGAGAATAACATTAACCCGATCTTCTTGCGTAACAACCGTATTCGCTATCTGAGATGCCCTTACCCTCCGATCACACCTTTCAAGTATGACATGCAGGCGTTTCAGTCCAGGAATCGTGGCATCGTACCTTTCGGACACATCGACCATGACTACTATCGAAAGATGAGATACTCACTACAGACTCGTCCTTACACAGGCACTTGCGCTATCGCGGATCTTCTACACTGTGGTGTAGGGGAGTTGTACGTTATGGGTATTGACTTCTACACTTACGGGTACGCGAGGTACTATCGCAGAGTCTCCAAGAAGAAACTACAAAGAATGCGTAACAACAACATTCACAAAAGAGGTCCTCAGATAGATCTCATCAAGCGATTCTATCTTCTGGACAAACGACTTATCGTGGACAACATTCTGGACAAGATCCTGTTAGAGGATTACGACACTCTGTTCTACAACATCCAGTCTCAGGTGGAGTTCGGGAAGATCTTCATCTCTGCTAACGAGACCTATCTCTCACCAGACTCCTCACTTATACAGATCAGAGAGAAGGCTGAAAAGATGGCGTCTAAAGACATGGGAATGAATAAGATGTCAATCTGTATTATCGGTGATCTTGATCCAAGTAGTCTCAACACTGATATGTACAGACGTTTTGACTTCATCATTGATCTATTCCCCGATCGTCATCCACCTCTGCCAAGATCAGCAGATGTCGCTGCTTTCATGTCTGTCAGAGATTGGACACCTGATGTCGTTCCTCCCGACTCTTACACTATGATCACACAGTCTTTCCGTAAGTCCTTCGCGCTACGAAATGACCCTAGAAGCTACACAGGTGTGGACGCCGAGAAAACTCTGTTCCTGAATCCTTTGTTCGCGAAGTATCTGAGAGCCATTCTGACACAGACTGTTATCGCCGAGGGCAAGATATCTACTGAGATCTTTTTAGCACTTATCTTCTCCTCGTTCTTCGCAGATGTGGCCGATATTTACGTAGCACACATGGATCCTTACGCGCAATGGAACTTACACCCCGCAGATCAAAGACAGAACGCTATCTCACAAAGGATGCTGTATCATTACTTGTTAAAACGTGAGGTTATCAAGATATTCAACGAAACACCAATCTCCGAGTAGACCACTCGGGGTCGTAAGCTCTCTTCCACTTCTCAAACAAGTTACGCACAGCCTTCTTATATTTTTTGCGCAAAGTCTTAATCTGCCCTTCTGTAGGTGCCTCTGTTTTCTCCACAGGAACTACCTCTCCAACAACTGTCACCAGTCTTTTGCGCATTGGAAAAAGTGTGTAGTACTTCCCGTAATACATCGCTATAGTGTCTTTCTCGTTATTGAAGAAGAAAGGTAGAGTAACAGAGACACCTGATCTCTCATGAAGGACAGTCATCCCAAACGTGTAAACAGGAACCATCGGAGTTCCTGTCTCTAAAGCCATCCTGAAAACACCCCGTCTTCTCTTTATCGCCAAGATCTCCTTTCGGTGATCTGTCGCGAATATCTCACGAACACCACCTGGGTACAGCACTAGAGAGTTATTAAGCGCCAAAGAGCTTTTCATAAGATCGTAATTCACAGGAATCACCTGCATAAACTCAAGAAGCTGAATTAGCAGAGGAAAGTTGTAAAGCTGATGACCCGCTGCGAAAGTGTTTCTCGATTTCTCAAACCCTGGCTTATCATACAGACAACAAGCAGAGAAAGGGATTATCCCATGAGGCGACAGACACTTTATTAACCTTTTGTTCGAGAAAGTTTTTTCATCCATCCCGTCAAAAACAATTCTGTGATCAAAGAAGGTGTGAACACCGTCACAGATCCAACGTACTAGACGATCATTTAGCAGAATCCTGGGGATCGGTATAGTTTTAAGAAACTCAATAACTGTCAGAGTCCATGGTTGTGCTAAAGGAACAATAATACATGAAAGAACAAAGAATACGCCAGCAACGATAACCGCCACGGCGGTGTTCCCGTACAAGTTAGGATGAGACTCCCAGAACATTAGTGTATCCGGGAAATTATCCTACAAACTGGATCGAGGTACACTCGCCTAACCTTCAGGAGCAGGCGGACGAAGACCCCAGAAGTTAGGAGGCTCCTGGTTAACACAAGGGTAAGCAGAGTCCTTCAGAATCTGAGCCTGTGTACGAACAGGGAGAGACTCGCGTCCACAAAAGAACATCGGCCCGACGTTCCAGTTTCGCTTACGAGGCCATGTGAGAGAACGGAAAGGAATGCCTTGTCCGAGCATCACCGTCACGACCTTACCCAGCATGTTTCCGTTCTTGTCACGGAACAGGAGCTTCACGTTAGGTCGGACGTAAACAGCCCCGAGTCTCTTGTAGTAAGAGTTAGGATATCTTAGTTTGATACGGAAAGAACCGTCAGATCCAAGTGGAATCTTTCCGACATTGGGAGAGTCTTGGTAAGCAACCTCCTCGTTCGGAAAAGGAAGACCAGACCCGGAGAAACTCGTGCGGTAATCAGGAGGCGCGGCAGCCCAGTACTGTACGTACACCTGACCGTTCGACGCCAAAAGACGAGAACGCAACGGCTCCTTCACTATTCCCTCGAAGATAACACATCCCGACTGATTAGTGGAGACACGAACATCACATGTCTCGAAAACACGGTCTGATTTCACCCATCTGTCACAAGTCTTCGCCTCGTAATCCTTAACGAACTTGTTAGTGTCCGCGCCGAAGCTAATTCCTGCGAAGTTTGATGTGCCCGACATAGTGGCTTATACTATGTTCGAGAAAAAACGGGACAACGTCCCCACTTAAAAACTGATTGCCTTTCTGATTAAGATCGGATCACCCGCAGAATGTTCAGTATGGAGAAGTTGAAATACGTGGATCCCGAGAGGGTTCGCGCGATGTTTTCCAGAGCTTTACAGCCTGACGTAGACGGATTAACCTGTGATTTCCTACAGGATGACAACTTCTACTATGAACGCAAGGAGCTTACCTGTATTAAACCAGGCTGGAAAGACAACACGCTTGCCGAACTGTTCCAGAAGATACCCGAGCCAATGAAAGGCTATATCTGTCCCCGTGACTGGATCCGCGACTTTCGCTTCGGGAGAAACAGAGAGGGGATGGTTGTGATCTCTCCTTCAAGAAAGTACCGGAAGACATTCCCTTCAGGAAAGGCTTTCGTGAACGACGTACGTTCCGCTCTTATGGAGCTTCCATGTTATCAGGGGAATCATCCCTCATCACTGAGAGACCTCGTCAACATGATTGTCAATCACTGGGAAAATCTGAGTAGTCTTGAGAACGATATCGAGATGAACATACATGAACAGGTTGATCACGAGTTGAAGTGTCATATGGACTCTGATAGGTACTACACCACCGAGGAGGGTTACCAAGACCGACAGGACAGGATAGAGGAGAGATTAGCGAAGATCCCTGGATTCAAAATCCTGACATCTGTGACTGAAAATCTACCTAGTCTCGCCATCCGACTTATCTACGAGTACACCGAGAGTTTAAAATCCTTGGCCTAGTCGTGTACAAATCATAATCTGTAAGAAGGTATCCTTTGAAGACCTATGTTAGGTATATTTAAAGGTTGGAGAAAGAAAGTTTTTTCAAACTTTCTTTCTCCAACCAATTATATAAACTAACTTATAGGTCTTTAAAGAAGTCCTCTTAAAAACTTTAGGTTTTTAAGGGATAGTACAAACAATGAAACAGTGGTGTTGGTCATACGCGCTCTACGCTCTTCTAGTAGCTCTGGCTTTTGTCTCTGTCCTTTACTCTGACATGGACTTTGAGCAGAAGGTCGCCTCTTTGTTTTCAGAAGGTGTCTCTGTGATCCCTGTGCTCTTCACTCTTTACTGGTTATGTGAGTTTAAGAGACCAGGTCTTGCCTGGGGTCTCCTCGGTCTTTTAGTTCTGGCGGGAATGGCTCGCGCATGGTTAGTTATCGAGACAGCTCCTAGAATTATGAAACAGATGCAACAGTTACAGAATATGCGTTCCTAACCTCTGAAAGGAAGATGACGAATCCATACGTTCATGCCCCATTTCACCCATCCTTTTGTTGGTAACCCTTCATGCCAGGTGTTCTTGATAGTATCACCAGTAACAGTGTCAATACTCCTCCAGAAAGCTCCCATTCCTTGTTCTGGTGCTACTGTGATAGGGTTTATGAAATCTCTCTTCTCCCAGTCAGTCCCTGGCTTAGGAATACAAGGAAAGGATGTCTCACCACCCGCATTCTTGATCTCTGTAGGTGGTTCGTTCAGATAGATGAAGAATGTGTAGTCTCTCTGTCCGGATATCTTGTAAGATCCAGCAGTCTTCTCATAGGCGTCAGTATGAGTCATGAACTTCTCTCCAGGAAAGTACCTGACAATCTGTGGGATCTCCACATGGCTCACAGGAAATCCTGACAAAGCAGCACACCTTTCTCTAATTGAGTTCCATATTTTATCGTTAAAGAAGTCTTTGTTATTCGTGAACGCCGATGAGGATGTTCTCCTAGGATCATTCCCAGACGTGAATGTCCTAGACCTACTCATGTACTTCTCCGCTTTCGCGATTATGTGTTCACACTCCTCCTTCGAAAGGAGATTGCGAAAGAGGATAATATCAGGATTCTTACGAAGAATCTCTACAGATACGTCAAACCTCTCCATCTTCTTACTTCTACTTGTGATAACTATGTTTATTTCTGAACGAATCAGAAGATTCTCTTATGTAGAATCTCCGCGTTCAAAGGAGAGAATCCCTTCTGCTCGGCGAACTGAGTCATGATGTCCATGTACATATCACGGGTGATCTCGAACTTCGGCTCGCCCCGCTTTCTCTGTCCGAATAGTTTGTAGCCCTTACGGGCAGACCTGTGGTAGTGCTCTGTCTTCTTCTCCGGGTACGCCCCTCTTGTCCAGTCGTACCCGAGATCCTTGCGCTCTGGCTGGTACCATAGATAGCATCTCTCGGTACCTATCCAGACCTTCTTGATCCCGCCAAACTCCAAAGGGGTCTTCATGTGACAACAGTGTTTCGGGTCAGCGATCACCTGTTGGTTCGCGTAGTAGAAGTCGTACGGGTCGTCATTCTCGTCGGTTATCTGCCACGAGTTGATAATCACATCCTCAATCATCAAGTAATGACGACCCTCCTTGTCCACCGCGCACGGGTAAGGCACGTCGTTGTTTCCGACAGGAGAGACGTACTTGTTAATCGGAGCTTTCGCCTCGAACTTCTTGATACAAGACCCGATGTACACGTACTCCAGATTCTTGATATGTAGAAGAATCGAGTTGCCGTCGAACTTCGCCCCGTGTCCTCCTGAGAAGCTTGTCATCTGATTAAAAGGAGACCTTCCGATGAAGACCTGCTGAGGGGCGAACGTCAGAATAGGCTCATCACCGTACTGAGTCCCGTTCTCCTCATCCCACCCTGTCTCCCGGAACACTCTCACCTCCTTCGACTCGAGGGTAACCTTGAAAGGTCGCCCACCGTTGTCGTGAATAAAGTAGGTGTCCGTCGTTGGGTTCGGCGTTCCTTGTAGTCCTATCTGAGCAGATCGGGGAACGTGGCTTACAATTGTCCCCGCAGGGAGAGTCATAACTTGAGCTTTTTCCTCAACCATCGTTTCTCGCTTTCGTTAGGTGATCTATGGTTACCTAAGGAAAGAAAGAAGGGATCAATTTTTAACGGGACGATGTAGGTAGCCCTTGACGTTCTGGCCAAAAAATAACTCAAAATTGAAACACTTACTATTCTGAACCTCTTATAATAGGTCGCATTACTCTAGTGACAACCAAGCAAGAACGCATTCAAGCATTCAAGCATTCAAGCATTCAAGCATTCAAGCATTCAAGCATTCAAGCATTCAAGCATTCAAGCAATCAAGCAATCAAGCAACAATGGCGTTGTCACTGAGACCAGCAATCATTCCGGATAATCAGTCGGTCTTTAAGGTCATCGGAAAAAGGGTGATCGGAGACTCCGAGGAATACCTCGAGAGCGAGCAGTACATCTGGTTCATGAAGAAAGGCAAGTCTACGACTATGTATCTGATGAACGGTGATCGCATACTGGCTGAACGCACGGTACAGCCAGGCAAAGAGAACTACTGCCAGAACAACAGCTTGTTGAACGAGCTGTGCGCCAAGATCATCGATCATGAGGATAAGGAGGCAAAGAAGGCTGGGTTCCGGTACAATATTTCACGTGCGACCTATCAACATTTGTATTGGGCGCATGAGTGTTTTTACCAAGGAAATTTCCCCGAGTTCTCTAATTGTTGAGGACTACGGAACAAGGGATGAGGCACTAGGTAAGGTGTCAATAGTTTTTAATAGATTGAGGAAAATATTATGAGATAATAGTACCAAAAACATGAGAAGTGTAAAACTTCAGATATCTCTCATGAGGAATACACCGAGTCCCTACGTTTTCTCCTTTCTTCAAATCTTGAAGGAAACTTCCTATGATTTTTTTCAATCTGTATCTTGCTGAGTAATGAACTCGAAGAAACGGGATATTGTTCCTGGAACAGTACATATTCTTTCGAAAATCGTATCTCACCTGTCTGTTAAAAGCATCATCTTTCATGAAATGAGGAATATGGGTCAAATGCTGATCTCCATCACACTCGATAAGTGCTAGTAACTTTCCATCTTCCATAACACCAAAATCAAATCTGAGACATAGACCTGAATCTCCACAGCAGTCATCGAATGAAAACTGCCTTGTGAAATCCAACTTAAGATTTTTCAACGTGTTAAAAGCTAAAATCTCAAACTGAGATCCTTTACATGTCGGACATCCTCTACCATAAATATGATCATTTGGTCTACACATAAACTTTCCATGTTCTTTACACTTAATTACGACTTTTGTATGAGCACTTTTGTAATCTACTTCTGAGTAATCATAAGTATTTCCATGTATCTCTATCGCCTCTATAATAAACTGCTCTTTCGTCTTTTTCTGGCAACCAGAACAGATAATACACCCACTACCAGATAGATGTGTTGTAATTGACTGATGAAATACCCCATGTTGTTTACAAGAAATTGTAATTTTGTCTCCAAGAATTGTGTAACTATCTTCCTTAAACTCTTTGTAATCATATTTGTTACCATGAATCTCTATAAAAGCGTTTAATATCTCTTCATACGAAGGTAGTAACTCTCTTTTTGTTTTACTACTTTTCTCTCCAGCGATTACCCTACCGCATTCTGGACATCCTGAATTCTTACTACATATAGCATGAGGGGTAATCTCGAAATTACCATGCTCACTACATCTTAGGATTATCTTGTCAAAAGCGTTTTTGTACTCTGCGCTGATAATCTCGTATTTTTCTCCATGAATTTCAGAAAGTTCTTTGAGAAACTGTTCTTGAGGTTTGCGAAATAAATCAGACTGCTTTTCAGCTAAACATGTTTGGCATCCTGTTCCTTTTCCTATATGTTCTTTGAATGTGGTGTTTGAAAACTCTCCATGCTGTGGGCATATAATTGTGATCTTATCATCACATGTTATCTCTTCTGGAACTTTGGAGTAATCATATTTATTCTCATGTCTCTCGTTTGCCCTATCAATGTACTCCTGACGTCTTTTCTTTCTCTCATCTGAAAGCCTTTTTTCAACTTTCTCCTTGGAACAATCAGGGCATCCTTGACCCTGAACTAGTTTTCCAGCATTCTTCTCGAACTCCTTATCATGAATGTTACACCAGATTCTTACTTTTGACCTTCTTCCTTTGTACTCTTCTGGGAGAAGGTGAAAACTGTAAACGTCATCTCCGTAAACCTCTTTTACCTGCTTAATGAATCTCTCTTTGCTTACTCTCTTCCTTTTTCCGTTTTTCTCACTGGAACACCCGGGACATCCATGCCCCCTCATATGAACACTTGGTGACTGCTTAAAATCACCGTGTTTAGAACAAGTTATCACACTCTTCTGATTTGCCTTAGTGATAACTGTTTTTCCGTAATCATACTTATCTCCATGTGCCTTTTGAGCACGTAAAAGAAAAGCCTCTTTTGTTAGTCTCGTCATACTGACTTACATTAATATCACGAAACCTTTAAGTATTTTATAAGTTTAAACTTCTGAAATCCTACAGGAAATTAATAGATGTAATTTACATCAAGATTCTCACCCACAGACGTCATATTGATATAAACTTCCGGTAAAAGATGCACATGTCGGCTCTACGCGTTGGCACGGCATCGCACGAGCAGGAGGAGCCATTGAATTTATAGCAGGCACAGGAACTGCCGGGCGATGATTGTCCTTGACAATTAGCCTGGTAGGAATCTGATAGGCACCAGGGAAGAAAACGTTGGCTTGGGGGTCAAGGCACAAAGGGTTGAATCGGTTCAGACCAATGCCTCGGGGTGAGCAGGAGTTCAGACGGGTCCACTCGACAGGGAAGTGGCAGTCAGGGAAGTCAACAACGTTCTCGTCACCACAACGCTTGCCACGTTTCAGGTTACCCTGCTTACATCCTTGGCAGAGAGCCGCCACACCAGAGCCACAGGGTTGTCCTTGGTAGATACATCCACATGAGGAGCACTTAGGCATGTACTTTCCGGTGGGACAGCGAGTAGCTGTGCGGTTAAGGTTACGAAGATCAGACTCCACATCCACAGGGCCGTCGTAGAACCTCCAGTCAACACCACCCTGTAGTGACACACCCGACTTCTGCATGATGATCGAAGGGTTATCCTGGAAACAGGCGCCACAGTTCAAAGGCTCCTCAACTCTGTAGTTACCAGGACCGACAGACTCGTAAATAGCTTTCTTCTGCTCGCAAGCGTCGTACTTAAGACGGGTCCAACTCATGGTATCGAGCTATGTATAATACTACTCATGGAAAAAATCTATGTGAACCAACAGGCTTACGCTCGGTTGGTTATACTTACTCCTGTTGTTGTCGCATGATTCGTATAGCCATGTAGAACACAGTGGGAGTCTCTGCCTTCGCCATCTCCATAGCCACATCCTTGGAGAACTGTCTCTGGTACAGAGTGGCGCGGTGTTTCTCATAAAGGCTTTTCAGCTGGGAGAACTGAATTTTGTAATCAAATCCTCTCAGAGATTGACCACTGATAGCTGTGATGGAGAAACAAGCCTTGTTGGTGCCCTTCTGTAACGCCATAGGTGTCACCACGATGTCTTCAGGAGGTATCACACCGTTTGTGTCACGAAGTCCCCAGGCACTAATCTCGAAAAGACGAGGGCAGTCCTGGTATTGTCCCACGATAGGAACAAGTTCGTCCGGGTACAGAACCTCAAAATCTATCACCTTGGATCGTTTCCCGTCCAGAAGCGCCCGACCAGTGATCGGGAACTTGCCGTCGGCAGAGATCGCAAAAACATGGGCGAACTTCTGGTATATATCGTCTTTTATCGAGAAGCGGTTACATTTGCTTTCGAAAGCCATCGATACTTTTGGTTTTCGAAAGGAGTTATCCTGTATTATTTATCGATTTTTTTGGTTTATTTTTGGTTTAAATCCCTAAACGTTGTCACTTATCGACGCAGTGAGGGATGCGCGTACAGTTTTAGGAGTGAGTTATGAAGATTATTCTGGTTATCCTGGTTATTTTGTTGAGAACGTCCTCTGTTTTGTCTTCTGTCCCACTCACGCAACCTGTCCTGAGCACGTACACGTCTACCGGATTCACGAATTGTCTCTGAGGCAGACCTCGGTAAACGTTCTTCCTGTTCAGGCTCTGGATACTCCGGCTCATGATCATGTTCCTGATTCTCCTCGATCTGCCGCAGGCGATACTCGATAATACCCATGCGTTCCTCCGCGGAACGCAGAGAGGCGTCTACGAATGTCTCTCGTTGCTTCTCCTTCTCTCTCTGTTTCTTGCTCTTCCCGTTCTTGGGTCTTGTCCACCTGTCCCAAATCAGGTAAGTGATCACGCCAAAATACCAAGCACCTTTGAGGTATCCCAAAGATAGGTATTTAGAGTATCCGCCATTTCTTCCAGGTTGACTACTTGTCGATTGCGTCTTCCCACTCATTGCTCTTTGTTCACCTTCTCTGTCTCGACTGGCTTGGCAGATGTCAGAGGAATGTTTAAGTCGGATGTTGAAGGAGGGATTGGAAGCGGAGGTACTTCAGGAGGTTGTTTGATATTACTGTCACGTCTCACCTTAGGTGTTTTCGGTGAGTCAATATCCTCGTCAGAGCTCAGTGTCTCTGGTGTGTTGTGGTGTGCTTTCAGTTTTGGGGAAGGAGTACGTGAGGAGTCTGAGTCTGTTATGTTGCCAGAGATGATAACACCTGGTTCGTTCACAGTTCCCAGAATACCTTGGATCACACCGTTCGGGCCTGTGTGAGTTCCGTTGGAAGGCCCAGGAAAGAAGGTGTAAACAGGTTTTTCCATCTCCATCCTTTGTAGGCGTTGACCGTGTGTTCTCAGCTTTCTCTCATGATTACCAGACTCTTTCTCCAACTTGTCAACACGCTTTTCCACCTCGCGCACTGTGTCTCCGTGCTGGCGATCTTGATGCTCAACCTGGAAGATTCTCTGACCGAAGTCCTGCATCTCTGACACACGTACACCTAAGGAGGAGATACGCTTCTCATGTGAGGCCATGGACGCCAGTTTCTTCTCAAGAAGAGTCACACGTGTCTCGTACACGTCAAGCCTATCGTCCAAAGCTAAATTACTCTCATCATCAGAACTTTCTGCTCTTGGGCATTTCTTCTTCTCCAATTTTCTTATTCTTCCCCAGTTAAACAAGGAGAAACCAGTAGCAATCAGAGCTCCGAATACGGCGAATGCACCCAGTGGTGGCAATCTAGATCTCACAGGTGTGTTCGACATTTTGTCAGATGCTAAAGGCAAATAGTTTTTACTGGTCGGATGAAACGCTTTCGCCGTCTTCCTCATCCTCTGACTCATTGTTTCCATCCCCGTCAATCTCTTTCAGGCTCGAGGCTAGTGCTGTCAAAGTAGGGTGATCCTTAGATCCTTTAAGTAACAAGTACAACTGCTGTTGTTGCTCCACACCTTGAACTTTTCTGTCCATATGGTCAACGACTTTTCTTATTTCTCCTAGATTCTCCTCAAGGTTGTCGATGCTATGACGGTACACCTCCTCCATAGCTGACAGCTGGTCTGACAGACCGGTGATCTGGTTTCCACACGCCTCGATCGTCATAGAGACAGACTTCTCCATCGATGTCAGCTTGCCTTTGACTCGTGAGATCCCGTTAGCCTTCTTCTCCACAGCGGTCGCACGATCCTGTAGTGTTTTCAGGTTCTCGAAAATATCCTTCAGCTCCTCATCCTGCTTCTGTCTGATCTCTGCGTGTATAACAGACTTTTTGGCCTCGTCCGATCTCGCCTCCTGAACTGCTTTCAGAGCTATCTGTAAAAGCTCGAGATCCTTCTTCAGACTCGAGTTCTCCCACCAGTTATAAGCTGTAAATGCCATGGTACCCACGAAGAGACCTCCTTTCCAATGACGACGAATGACCTCCATAACAACGTATGATCTATACCAGGTTGTTTTGAAGCTGTTTAAGCGTACTTTCGACAGAGTCTTGTTTAGACCTTCTCGAAAATGGGATTATTGTGATAATTAAGTTTTTATTGGATGATGTACTTAGTAGTAGGTACAGTTACACATGTTTCCCGGTTGCATACAACGTGGGCATTGAGGCTTCCTCCCACACATCGCCGGTACGGGGGCGGGTTTTGGGAGAGGACAAGGCTTCTGCTGAGGAGGCACCCAAGGAGGCAGACGCTCGTACTCGTACCCACCACAACTGTTACAGAACGTCTCCGGTTTCGGGCATCCGGCGTCTCCCAAATTAGAGCTCTGATACAGACCAGGGCAGAAAGCGACCTTGGGATCTGGTGGCAGAACAGTAGGTGGATATCGGAACATCTGACAGGCTGGCTGGTGAATCAACTCGGCGTTACAGTCGACAGGTCCCGAGGGAAGGCCAGAGTCGCACTTTTGTTTACAACGTGGCAGGAACTTATGAGAGGGACAGAGAGAGGCAGCTCTGGTCTGACCGCGAAGATCAGACTCCAGATCCACCAGATTTCCTTTGTAAGTACTCACGTCGTTTCCACCAACGATCCCGAGTTGAATACGGCACTTATTACAGTGATTGTACTTGCCAGGATACAACTGGTACGCACCAACACTAGTGCTCTGTTTCAGATTCTGCTTATAAGCACATGTATCGTAAATTAAATGGTTGAAACTCATCAGTACGGTGGTCGATGTGACGACTATATAAGAGGCACGGGATTTTTTTCGGCGGACTTAAGAGAAGGATTTAAAGGAACGGGTGTAGATAAAAATTGATAGTTTAGATACTATAAGCCTCACCCTCACTATAATTAACGATGGCGACAAAACCGCATCCTCAACCACCGTTGTATCTACCACCGCCACTGTGTTTCACATGTGGCAAGACAATCTCACACCTATGGATCGACTACTGTATTCGTCTTCAGGAGATCGGTGACGGTGCGTCCTCAGACCTACCGGTACGTTCGATCGGAGACAAGAAGTTGATCGAGAAAGCTGTGAAAACTGTCGAGGGAGAGATCCTGGATGAACAAGGCGATCCGCGTTACTGCTGTCGCCGGATGATCCTTGCTCAACCAAAAGAGCAGGATAAGGTTCCTCTACCCTTAAAGGAGTGGGCGGAGTTCAAGAAGACGATCACATAACCTGTTAATCCGACTCGCTACCCTCTTCATAGTCATCATCAGAACTTACCTCTGTATCATGAGGTGTCTCCATAGCTCTCTGTACATTCTCCGATATCGGACCCTCCTCAACATCGACAGGTGTTCTCTGAATCTTTCGACGCAGTGTTGTCGAGACAGTTCTCTCACGTCTCGAGAATATGTACTCTGTCGCCTCCTCGGCCTTCTCCTCATCCTCAAAGAAGTACTCCAAACAGATCTTGATCTTCTCCTTCGGGGTGTACATCAGCTTAACAGCCTCTTTCGCCTCATGAGCGTCTCTTAGAAACTCTGTCAGACACTCTGTTATAAACTTCTTGGTCAACGGAGTGGTTTTCGTACATTTACCGCATTTTAGTCTTGAGTTCGAGATCTTGATCTCCTTCTTCTCCAGACGATTCCTCTTCATAAACTTAACGATATTCCCAGAGATATCGTTCTTCTTAGCCTTCACCTTCTCAATCACCTTCTTTGCTTTAGAAAGCTTGTCATCAAGTGCGACCCAGTCTCTGACATCGGTGCGAAAATCTACTGGTACTGACATCTTTATTATTGTGTTGAAATCCTAAAAGTCTTTATATCGTAGTGATAATATCCTTTAAAGACCTATGTTAGGTATATTTAAAGGTTGGAGAAAGAAAGAAAGTTTTTTCAAACTTTCTTTCTCCGACCGATTATATAAACTAACTTATAGGTCTTTAAAGAAGTCCTCTTAAAAACTTTAGGTTTTTAAGGGATAGACAGATGTCAGCTAACGCGTCCTCTAATAACGAAGAGACGGATACATGCTTGGTCTGTCCCGCCCGTGTACAAGTGCAAAACTCACTCAAGCACATTCAGGCTCTTGTGGATATGCGTAAGTCTCTTAGTAACAAGTTAGGTAGGATCGTCTTGGAGGAGGCTGTCGCGATGGAATGGCCAGAGATGAAGCAAGTCTTGAGTAATCTTGATGTTCTTCTAGCATGTCTGAAGAGAACTATGTTCTGGAAGATCGAGAGATTGCGTAGAGTAGGTGAGATCCTTGAATCCGATCTTCTTGACAGAGAGATCGGACCTTGTGAGTTCGCGGACTTTCTTGAGAACTTCCTCAATCGTGAGAGTACACCAGAAGACCTTAAGTTTCTGGTGTGGGTACTCGAGTCACCCTCTCGATGTGAGAGTGTGTTTAAAATTATCGAGTAAAGTATACCGTCGCATTCTCGATGGCTAAGTTTCCGAATTTCGGTGCGATCGTCTCCCAGTTAGGGGCACAGACATTCATTATCATGTTTGTCTCAATTGTTGTCTTCGCGTTACTCGGGACATCTGTCGCTTACGCGATCAGCCCTTCTGACAGTATCATGATGGCTTTTCTCAAGTTAGGGGGAACAGAGAAGGTTAGTAAGCTCTTTGTGGAAGCGTTCTTCCTCTCTCTAGCTTTCTACATCGTGGCATCCTTCTCAGCGATCACGATAACGGCGAACAAGGCTTACAACTCTAATATCAAGATCAGAAAGTCAAGCTATTTCACCATTATGGTCATCCCTTTTGTTATTTTCATATTCATCCTCTTTTTGAAACGACAAAGGCCAAAAAGCATGTCCGATGAGATGGTGTACGGCATTCTTGCTATAGCTTTTGTTCTGGCATCGATAGGTGTTATGCAACTGGCTCAGACAGCTCTGAAAACGAACGAACAAGAGAAAGATAAAGAAGGGAAAGCGCTCACGGACATTCTTGTGACATTCCTCGTCGCGTATCTTGTTCTTCGTCTACCATTACTCTTTGACACAACAGGAATCTCTGGCATGGAGGCTATATTTTACTACTCTCTCACCGTTCTTTTCGCTTTTATAGCGACATTACCCACGTATTTAGGTGTTCTTCTGAATCATTCCTGAGTACCCTTCAAAGAACAGAGCTACAGTGAAAGCCACCTTGGCTCTCTCCTCCTCTGTTAACTCTGGGTAACAAGGTAAAGACAGAACTCTCTTGCCCATTGACTCAGCAACAGGAAGTGACCCTGGTAAGTACTCCTGTGTAAGAGCAGGAACCAGATGAAGTTGTACTGGGTAAAATACAGCGGCACCGACACCGTTCTGCTTGAGATGATCAAGAAGAGCATCTCTGGTCTTCTCGTCCTCTAACTGAATAGTGTACTGTGCGTAAACATGTTGAATAGTCCCCGAGTCAAGTACAGGTGTCTCCACAGGCAAACTCTTAAAAGCCTCGTTGTAGAAATGAGCGTTCTCCGCTCTTTTCTCGAACTGAGACTCCATTGTAGGAACCTTGGAGAGAAGAATCGCTGCCTGTAATGTGTCCAACCTTCCGTTAAGACCAACTCTCTCGTAATGATACCGTCTCTCACACCCGTGATTACGGATCGCACGCATTCTACGAGCCAACTCGTCATCGTTCGTGAAACACATCCCTCCATCACCGAAACATCCAAGAGGCTTGGAAGGGAAGAAGCTGGTACATCCAATGTCTGAGACAGAACAGCTGTGACCTTCCTCATGAATAGACCCGAAACTCTGCGCAGCGTCCTCGATAACGTAGATCTTTCTGCCTAACCTCTCCTCAGCCTCTTTCACGACCTTACGCGTACCCACAACATCATAAGGCTGACCGAAGATTGAGACAGGCATAATCACCTTAGTTCTCTCATTTATTTTGTCAGCAAGTTGGCGTGTGTCCATATTGAATGTGTCACGATCGATATCACAGAAGACAGGTGTCGCACGCAACATACATATCACCTCTACGGTAGAGATCCAGGAGAAAGGAACTGTCACTACCTCGTCACCAGGTCCGACACCAAGAGCCATCAGAGCGATGAGAAGAGCGTCCGTTCCTGAGGAGACACCTACACCGTGTTTCACGTCTACGTACTTTGAGAGAGCTGTCTCGATCTCTTTCACCTCAGGTCCGTTAATGAAACGACCGTGTGAGAGAACTTTCTTAATGTTCTCGTCGTAAACAGTTTTGTTCTCCTCAAGATGGCGTCGAGGATCATACATCTGAACTTGTTGGGACATTCTGACTTGGTGACTTAAGGATTTAGAGGATGAGAAATATCAACCCGAACCCTTAAGTCGATGTGTGGAATATTTGCTTATTTGCTCTCCCAGTCCGCGTTTGACGCGATGACACCAGAGGAGAGAGAACAGTGGTACTGTGAGTGCCACAAACGCGCGGAGACCATCAAGCCGAGAGGTCCCGAGACTTATCATTACGAACAACCTATCGAACGTCTTTTCTTCGGCTTTCAACGTCTTGCTATTGTCGACGTCTCTCATAAAGCCGATCAGCCTTTCACGGACAGAAAAAAGAGAGCTGTTCTCATGTGTAACGGAGAGATTTACAACTCGAAAGAGTTAGAGAGAAAATACAAGTTGACTCCTCACATGCAGTCACACTCTGACTGTGAGGTGATTTTACACTTGTATCTGAAGTTCGGGATCAACAAGACCCTTGAACTTCTGGACGGTGTTTTTGCTTTTGCTATTTACGATTACATTCGTAAGGAGCTGATCGTCGCTCGTGATCCGATCGGTGTAAGGCCTCTATCGATTCATATCGGGAAGGATGGAATCGCGATCTGTTCGGAACTCAAAGGCTTGTTCGGGTTATCAGCCAAGGAGTTTCCGAACGGAACTGTCTGGACATCTCACGAACCTGAATACTTTCGACCGTTTCTCTCACGAGATCGTGGTGATGGCAAGAGACCTGCTAACTGTTCTTCGTATGTGTCTGTAGCGCACAGGTTTAACAGTATGAGCATCGAGGAGACAGAGGAGAGAGTCAGGCGAGAACTTACAGATGCTGTGCGAAAACGACTACAAGCTGATCGTGGTGTAGGATGTCTTCTGTCAGGTGGTTTGGACTCCTCACTTGTCGCGTCTCTTGTGTGTCGTCTGTCGGATCAACCTGTCACAACTTACTCAATCGGTCTTCCTGGTGCGACAGATTTAGTCGCTGCGCGTAAGGTCGCCCAGTTTCTCGAAACGGATCACCATGAGGTGATCATGACAGAGAGACAGGCTTTAGGAGCTATCAAGAACGTTGTTAAAGCCGTTGAGACATGGGACGTAACAACAATCAGAGCCTCCACACCAATGTATCTGCTTTCTCAGTACATTAAGACACAGACACCAGACGTGAAAGTTATCTTCTCTGGTGAGGGAGCGGATGAGGTGTGCCAGGGATATCTGTACTTTCATGACACACCGACACAAGAGGCGGGACATGAGGAGTCTGTACGTATCTTGAGAGACCTGTGTTATTTTGACGTTCGTCGTGCGGATCGTTCTATCTCCACACACGGGTTAGAGGCTCGTGTACCTTTTCTGGATCCTGACTTTATCGACTTTTACATGTCAATTCCTCCAACTCTCAGATCACCTGTTGAACAAAAGTGTGAGAAGTGGCTTCTGAGAAAAGCTTTTGCGGATGAAAAGCTTATACCAGATGAAATTCTTTGGAGACGTAAGGATGGTTTTTCAGATGGTTGTTCAAGTGTTAACAGACCTTGGTATCAAGTAATTGCGGAAAAAGCTGAAAAAGAGGTGTCAGATGAAGATATGTTTGAAGCAAAACATATTTATCCACACTGTTCGCCTCTTACTAAAGAAGCGTTATGGTTTAGAAAACTTTATCATAGGTACTTTCCAGAAAAAGACAGAGACAAGATAATTCCCTACCAATGGATGCCCAAATGGACAAAAGGTGATATTACTAACCCAAGTGGAAGGGTTCTTTCTGTTTTCTCTGAAGAGATTTAAGTAAAAGAAGCTAAAAGAAAAAGAAGCTACAATGTCAGATCTTATAACATGTACTCATTGCTTTCGAGAAATGGATTCATCATATTTTGTGAGTTTCAAAAGATCACGAAAACCAACAAAGAACTGTTATTTTTGTCGAAAGAAACAACTACCAAAAAACAGTAAAGAGAAGTACTATGTAAATGTTAAGAGCAAGTTATCTCCTTGTGTTATGTGTGGAGATTCTGATCCTACTCACCTAGATTTTGATCATATTGGAAACAAAACATCTGAGGTTAACAAAATGACAACTATCAATGATATCAAACTGGAAATAGAAAACTGTCAATCGTTATGTATGAAATGTCATCGTAAAAAGACCTTTCAAGAGATTCAGAAAAAGAAACAAAAATATACATTAAATATGACAAATCAAGCAAAAAAAAGAAGAGAATTTCGTCAAAGAAATTATGAGTATCGATGTAAAAGAAAGATTGATATTGGTGGATGTCAGAATTCTCACTGTAAAGACGTATTTGATTCAGACAACTTGATGTTTTACGAGTTTGACCATATCGATAGAGAAAGTAAAACAAGATGTGTTTCCAAGATGAATGGATCATTAAAAAAAGTGGAAGAAGAGATACAAAAATGTAGATTGTTATGTGGTTATTGCCATCGTAATCATACACGAGAACAGTTTATTTCCGCCAGAGACACTGTTCTCGAAGAAACAAAATAGAACCCTCAAAGAAACCGAGAAAGAAGTACAGTAAACTAACATTTGATAAAGTTAAAGAAATTAGAGAGAAGTATGCATCTGGGAAATACACATTTGGCCAGCTATGTATTGAATACAATACTTCTTATACAAGAGTATCTGATATTGTGAATATGAGATCTCGTCTTAATAAGTAATACTTCCGGCAGTTATTCGAGAGATACTTCCCGGAAGAAGGAAGAGCGGAGATCATACCGTATCAGTGGATGCCTAGATGGCAACCTGATCATATTGTGGATCCCTCTGCGAGGGTTCTTGATGTTTATCAATGATTATTACAGTTCATAAACAAGATGATATCTAAATCCTCCAGTTGAGGCGGAACTTGTTACTGAACCACCCCATCCTATGTTGACTGTTATCCCTTAAAAACCTAAAGTTTTTAAGAGGACTAAGCTCCGAATGGAACGATGCTCCATCTTTAAAACCCTGAACAAGGTTTTAAAGGATAAGAAGAAATACGTAATGTATTTCTTAAATCTAACTTAGGGCTTTAAGGGATATACCTAACATAGGTCTTTAAAGGATATTTTACACCTGCCAAGAACATGTCAGTGTTACTACAGCAAATGGATCTGGGGCTGGTAAATTAGTGTTAACACCGAACTGTACCAGGGCTGTTGTGAAACCACCAAGTCTAGGAATTACGTCATTAGTTGTTGATGGAACCTTTCCACCAGACCCATCAATATCAGAAACTTGAACCACGCCAACAAGTTGATCAATAGCAGTCCAATTAACTGGTGGAGGAATCGGAAGAGTAAAAACAAAACTAAATGAATTAAATCCACTATTTAAAGAACAGTCGATACGAGTAGTGTATGTCACGGTGTTTCCCACTCGAAGATAGAATCCATTTCGAGGAGTAGCGGATGTAAGATTCCCTAATACTGATGTGGTACTCGTAAAACTACCAGAATCAAGAGTTGGTCCTCCAACATAAGTCGGTGTCGCCAAAGATCCCGTGTACATAACCGTGTTCCCTGATGTCACTGGTCCTCCAAGTGACTGTGAAGGTCCGGTGGGACCTGCTGGACCTGCTGGACCTGTGGAACCTACCGGACCTGCTGGACCCGTCGCACCATCTGGTCCTGTAGAACCTTGATTACCAACAGGACCTTGTACACCTGTAGCACCGACAGGACCTGTGGCGCCGTCTGGTCCTGTAGAACCTTGATTACCAACAGGACCTTGTACACCTGTAGCACCGACAGGACCTGTGGCGCCGACTGGTCCTGTAGGTCCTGTAGGCCCGATAGAACCTGTCGGACAAGGTCCGGTAGGCCCTGTCAGACCATCTGGACCTGTCGCACCTGTGGGACCTGTCAGACCACCTGCTGGGCCAATAGGACCTGTCGGACCATCAGGACCAGTTGGTCCCAACGGACCGGTCGGTCCAGGTTGTAGCTCAATCATATCAATCTCTTGTTGTAGATTAGCGACAGATGTCCCAACCTGTTCTTCCAGAAGAACAACACTAACAGCTGTGTCTCTCACAAGAGGATGTACAGTACGCAATCTCTCTGTTACTTCCGCACGAGTTGTCATCGTTATACTATTACGGTATTTAAATGATGTCGTAATAGGATTTGCGACTAATAGATCCGTACTTAGCTTACAATAGGTAAGTAATCGAGAATTGTTGGTATCCTCCAAAACCAGATGTACCGAATGCTGTGTTAAATCCAACATATATTCTTATTTCTCCTGCGTTTGACACTGTTATTCTTCCTTGAGTATCCATACTATTGTTTCGTACAGTTATATAAAACTCAGTTGGAGTACCGGATGGTGCTAATGCAGCCGGAACACCCATACCTGGGGAAGAAATAATAATGGAAGACATAGTTGTGGTTTGTGACACAAATGCAAACTGTAAAGTTACCATTTGACCTACTCTGTAGTAATTTACGGTAGCCATTGGAGGAACAGCATAAGGCCCCGTAAGTGTTGGAAAGAAAATTCCACTATCAATATCAGGACCTCCGATAAATGTAGGAGATGAGATTGCCCCTTGATACAAAACAATAGCTCCTGTAGGTCCAGTTGATCCGATTGTATTTATTGGTCCTGTAGCACCATCAGGTCCAGTGGCACCTTGGGGTCCTGTATTACCATCAGGTCCTGTAGCACCTTGAGCACCAACAGGTCCTGTAGCACCTTGAGGTCCAGTGGCACCTTGAGCGCCATCAGGTCCAGTGGCACCTTGAGATCCTGTAGCACCTTGAGCGCCATCAGGTCCAGTGGCACCTTGAGCACCAACAGGTCCTGTAGCACCTTGAGGTCCAGTGGCACCTTGAGGTCCAGTGGCACCTTGAGGTCCTGTAGCACCTTGAGCGCCATCAGGTCCAGTGGCACCTTGAGGTCCTGTAGCACCTTGAGCGCCAACAGGTCCTTGCGGACCAATAGGTCCTGTAGTACCTTGAGGTCCTGTAGTACCTTGAGGTCCAGTGGCACCTTGAGCGCCAACAGGTCCTTGCGGACCAATAGGTCCTGTAGTACCAGCTACACCGGTAGCTCCTTGTGGACCGGTAAGACCACCAGCAGGTCCTTGTGGACCAGTCGCACCTACTGGTCCCGTAGGTCCTGTTACACCTACCTCTCCTTCAAGGTTATCAATCTGATCTTGTAAAGATCTTCTAAGTGTTCTTACATTATCAGTAAGAAGAACAACACTAACAGCTGTATCTCTCACAAGGGGATGTACAGTACGTAATCTCTCTGTTACTTCCGCACGAGTTGTCATCGTTATCCCTTAAAACCTAAAGTTTTTAATAGGACTTCTTTAAAGACCTATAAGTTAGTTTATATAATCGGTGGAGAGAAAGGAAGTTCGCAGAACTTCCTTTCTTCCCACCTTTAAATATACCTAACATATGTCTTTAAAGGATACTATTACGGTATTTAAATGATATCGTAATAGGATACAAATATTAGTTAAAAACAGTTATTGGCAAGACGAACGTCGTAAGAAACAGATATCGGAAGAGTTCCAACAAAATCAGAAAGAAAATTAACTGATAACTCAATATCACTTGGCGACATTGTGTCAACATAAGAAGACGCAAATAGTGGTACTGCCCGACCGTCTGTTGTTGTAGCATTAGCATGCGTGGAGACAACTCTTGAGTTTCCAGGAGTAATACCCGCACTACTTTCAACAGAAGGAACAGTAACAGTGAGAGATCCAGATCCTGTTGATCCAGATGAAGCAGGAAGAAAAGATATAGGGATTGATCCTGTAATATGAACAGCATCTACAAAAGTACTACCACTCATACCACACTGAATCCCGTAAGATTCCAGACAAGCACTCGGAACTCCGTTACCTGTAAATCCGCTGTTAATTACAGCAGTAGCAGGAACATCTACACAAGCAGACTGTTGTGTATCTGAAATACCTGACATACCTGTCTCAAGAGTTGACAAACGTCTACTCAGAGATAAAATAGCTTGATTCTGTAAACTATTTGTATGAATGAGCCCTGATACCATAGGATGAGACCCATGGGCAGGGTGACTAGGATCAGATCCAAGAGTTGGTTGTCTTGACATCTTGTATAATTATTACAATATTATTCTAAATTACTCCAAATTACTCCTCACGAGGTTTCGCCCAGTCTGCTGATAGAACCATGCTACCGTACAAGTAACCGTTCAACTCATCTATCATGTTCTGTCCGTCCTCCCTACTGTAGAAACTGACGAAAGCGAAACCTCTTGAGAGTCCAGTGTCACGATCACACACAAGATGTACACGCTCTGTGCGACCGAAGCAGTCAGTGATCTCGTAAAGATCATCCTTTGTCATATCTTCTGGTAGGTTCGTGATTCTGACTGTGAGCTCCTCGGGTTTTCCGAACTTGGAACCACCATCGCGCATGTGAGGTGGCACATACTTACTGGATTTAGAAGTTGTCGAGGCAGTGTCTGACTCACTATTATCTTTCTGCTTTCGAGGCTTCGGACATTTTGATGTCCAGTGACCTTCCTCGCCACAGTTACGACAACGAATGCCTTTGCGCTCTAACTGAATACCAGGAAGTCCCTGAGTTTTCCCTCCACTACTAGACACCGTAGAACCTCCCATGGAGAGATCTAACTTTATGTCCTCTTTAGATTGAAACGTTGTCGCAGGGTTCGGCCCAGGTGGTTCATTTGCACAATCTCCGAACTTAGCCCATTTGCGACGTTCCCAGACACTGCGCTTCACACGAATAATTCGCCTTGTCACTTTGATAGTTCTTGTTCTTTTGATCTTCTGACCCTTCTCGTTATGAAAGATCTCAATAACAAGTTTGATCCCGTTCTCATCAGGGCCGATGACCTCCTTGGAGTACTCCGGTTGGTCCTCGATATTTAGAGATCGGGGCGAACTTGTGGCAGAAACAGATGTAGATGTACTTGCAGACATACTCGGTAAGTTAAACAAGTTGCTTAACGACTATGACTGTTTGTCTTAAGTTAGGTTTTTTGTAGTGACGAACTTAGTCCTCCTCAGACCCGTCATCATCCTCAGACTCCTCAGCGGCACGCGCCTGTTGAGCGGCCAGAGAGAGCTGGATGAGCTGGTGCACAGATGTTGCGAGAAGGTGAACATCCTTCTGAATCTTCGCGAGAATCTCCGCGACGTTGCGTCCACGCTCTGTCTCCAGAACGGCGCTAAGAACCTGATAGTCATGATCATCACAAAGATCGATCACGTCCTCCTCAGACTCGGATGCGGACTCCTCACGCTCACGGGAGCGTCCGCGACGACGGTGTTCCTTCTCCTGATCACGTCGTGCGTGCTTGCTATCAGCCGGATCGGCATGTGCTTGTTCTTGTACTTGTGCTTGCTTGCTAGACATCGTTCTAATAATGTAAACCCTGATTCTGATAACCGAATTAGAACGCACCCCATCTCTTAGTACGCCATTCGCGAGACCATGTGATACACCATCACCGCGAGAACTCCTGCTAGGAAGTACGACATGAAACATCGATCCTGGGTCTTCCGATTCTCATTAGAAGGATTTGGTACGAACCAGTCCGGGTATGCTCCCATGAGAAGCAACATCAGAACCACGTACACAAAAGACGCTAATGTGAGAACAGTGAACTGCATAGTTATTTACTACTGCTCCTATGATTTTAGTCAGATAATTTACGCCTGGTTAAGCCCATAGGCAGGTGGAGCAACCGGATAGGCAGTAGATGCGCCAAGATCGTTAGTAATACCAAGAGGAACCGATATCCACCCAGTATATCCTCCTGTAGCCTTGTTACCAGAGAGTGCGTTATTATCCACACCTGGAGTTGTAAATCCACCACCAAGGTTCGTAATCGCACCTACAACTCTGTTTCCTGAGATTACATTAGAAATGACAGCTCCTGTATCACCTGTAAATCCGATGTTAGCCGAAAAGCCTGAGACACCAACCATATTACCATTAATAGTATTCCTCTCGATACCGATAATACCTAGTCCAGGTGCACCAGGTGCAGCAGTAAAGAACATACCACTTGATCCTATAGAGTTCGAGTTCACTGTACACTCAATCATTCCACTATTAACAAGAAGACCTGTTAGATTGTTATTACAGATACTTGTGTCAATAACAGATCCTAAGAAGTTCATTCCTGTAACTCCAGTGCTTATATTTCCATTAAACGTTGAGTTAGAAACTACATCATCAAAAGATAATAAATCTACACTATTATCTGTGACTGTTATAGATGTTCCAGTAGTTCCAAGAGTAATAGCTCCTTCATCTATCAAGTTGTTACTAATAGATGTATTGACAAGTTCACCATCAAATCGCATACCACGAACACCTGTAATTATGTTGTTATCTAGCTTACAGTTTACAAGGAATGGCCCTTCAAATATAAGTTGTGGTTGACCTGTAGGACCGGACACAGGTCCAGACTGACCACTAAATATTCTGTTATTACAGAAAGATGTTCCTGTAACACCATTGCTAATCTGTAATGATCCAAATGTATTATTATTAAAAATACAATCTTCTATTGTACCTGTTACTCCTGATCCACTTCCAACAGATGATAGATCTATTTCTTGATCAAAAGAGTTATTTGTTATCATAACATTTCTTAAATTAGCAGAAGCTCTGAAGTTTTGTGCCCTGTTATTAGATATTGTCATATCACCAGCAGATCCAAGCGGACTTGGAGAATTATCGATTGTAATACCGTTCAATACTATATTATCTGAAACTACAGTATCATCATTCATTCCAGATGAAGCACGAATATTCATAACAGAACAATTATTACCAACTATATTACATCCACGAGGGAAGTGAATAGTAAAGGATCCTCCAGAATTATTACTAATGGTTGATCTAATGTTTGTTTGTGGGAAACTTGGATTAAAATTGTAGGTATTAAACTGATTATTATTAAAAACAGAATCCCATAATCTTCCTATATTTAGATTATTTGATAGTAAATTATTATTTGTGATAATTGATCTCAAAGCTGTTCCTGAGACACCAAATGCCTCATTTGGAGAACCAAGATCAATTGTAAAAATATTTCCATCTATTACTGTTTCTGTAATATTTTCAGATACAAAACTACCAGCCTTATTATCTGAGATTGTTGTTCCGTAAATATCTTTAAGCTCTATTGATTCTGTAATTACATTAGAACTAATTGTCAGACCAGTGACTCCTATTTGCGAGAATCTAAGATTTCCTATAATCTCGTTTCCACATATTGTGAGATCACCACAGTTTCCTGAAAATCCTAACTCTGAAGTAGCACCAGTTAATCCAATGCTATTTCCAGATATACTTGAACGAATAGCGTCAGAAAGTATTGTAAATCCAGATGGTAAAACATTGTTAGAGACAGATGAATCGTTAAGAGTTACAAATGATAATAAATCTGCTCTGTTATTACTAATATTTGAACCTGTTGTTCCAGATGATCCAGTAAATGTTATACTATCGCAATTATTCCCCTCAATAACTGTATCTCTTGTATTTTCCACAGTGAAAACAGTAGAATTATTCCCTTTAATATTTGTATCTATTGTATTTCCCACAGTGAAAACAGTAAAAATATTCCCCTCGATAACTGTATTCCATGTATTTCCCACAGTAAAATCAGTGCAATTATTTCCGCTCAGAACTGTGTCTGTAGCATCATTGCTTAGGAGAATAATGTTCTCCAACTTATTATTGTTAATTACACACCCTGTAATTCCAGTAGTAATGAATAAACCACCTATCATTCGGTTATTTGTAATAGATGAGTTTAAGACAGTGGCAGAACCATTAAATGTAAGACCAGTGTTTCCGTCTTGTATGTTGTTATTGCTAATGGTTGAGCGTACAACTGGATTTTCAATAGATATTCGATTATTGATAATATTATCTGATAAATTACAATCAGTTAACGCTCCTGTCATTGTTGTCAATCCATTAAAAAAGTTATTTGTAATTGTTGTATTTGTACACATATTAAAAGAAGATGATGATAAGAAGTTATTACTAGTTATTTCTGAACCTTCAAATGTATTTGAAAATGTTACATCAGAATTAAACTGGTTATTACTGATATTTCCGTTTGTTACCGTACCGCCAAATGCTGGTGGTCCACTTAGATTATCTATAATTATATTGTCTGTGATAGTTACTTGGTTAGAAGTACTTAAAAATCTAAAACGACTTAGAATATTTGATGATAATACTGAATCAGATATTGTACCACCTACAGTTATATTATCACAGTTATTTGATGTAAAAGAAGAGTTATTTACTGTACTACCTGGAGCTATACTTGTACAGTTATTTGATGTAAAAGAAGAGTTAGTTACTGTACCAGTTGTAGATATATCACTTGTACAGTTATTATTTGTTATTGTACTATTCGATATAGTAGAAGAAAAAGCAATATTATCTGTTATATTATTATTAATTAACGATTGATCAACAGACAAAGGTAAACTTAATCCTGAATTAATAGCATTATCTGTTATCTGTACATTAGAAAGACCAACATTAGAAAACAATAAACTATTTAGAGTATTATCAGAGATAATACTTCCAGTAAATCCAGAAGATACTGGTGATGATAAATCAATAGAAAGGTTAAGAGCGTTTCCGTTAAAAACTAAATTTTTGCATTCTGTTACTAATCGTATACCAGACCCTACTCCTGTATTATTACTAATAATTGGAAAGTTTAGAACAGAATTTGTTTTTGATTCAATATTAACAGTTACTAAATTAGAGAGGTTATTATTGGTAAAGCGAAGAGATAGTTCATCTAATTCAAGACTACTCCCACCTATATTTAATTCAGTATCTACAAAACAGTTATCAAATAGTAATGAATGAGGTGTTCCAGTTGGTCCCCTTACATTAAATGATCCCATACCAGATGATCCAAATCTACATCCAACAAAAGAAGATGTGTTTGAAGCTAATCTGTTAGTGCTACTTGTAATAAAATCTACATTACGTGCGTCTACAGATATAGGTGAATTATTAGAGACAAAATCATTTGAAAAATCTATAAATATCGAAGCACGTCCCTCGTTCGATGTTATAGCATTTGTACCTTGAATTGTTATTCTACCAAAATCATAAAATAATGAAGAAGAAAATGGTCCACCATATGTTAGAATAGGACCTGTTGATGCAGAATCATCTAAACCCAATTTAACAAATAAACTATCATTTACTCCATTGCCAGAAACACCAGCTGTTTCTGTGATTGGTGATATTATACAGATACTTCTTTCTCCAGCACTAACAGCTGCTCCTAGACTAGTGTAATTTACATTTCCCGATGACCCCACAATAACACAATCAGACAGTCCATCAATACCAGTAGCACCAATCGCACCAGTAGCTCCAGTAGCTCCAGTAGCTCCAGCAGGGCCAGTAGCTCCGTTTGTTCCCGATCCTGTATTATCAGAACTTACAGGACCCTGATTAGGTTGAAGAAGAATAGATTGCCCATCAGTAGCAACACCCAAGGGATAAGTTCCTAATGTAGAAGGAGATGTTTCTGGTAGTCCTCCTTGAGGTTCTATAAAGTATTTCTGACACGGGTTTAGTGTAAGTGGTGTTGATAAAATTCCTAGTAGAGTTGTCTTGTAAAGATGAGATCCAGGTAGCGATACTTGAAGATTCTCGCCAGTAGCAGCAGTTTCTGTAGCAACGCCAATCCAACAATCATAATCAAAACCGTAGTTTGTACGAACAAATACAGAATCAGATGGTGTTTCTGAGAAAAGTAAAGCAGTAACAAGCTGTAAATTATTAAATTTTACATTACCTGTAACACCTGATATAATACCGTCAGGACATACAAAACTACCTGTTATAACATCCGGATTTAGATCAGGAGTATAATATCGTAGTTCACCAGTTGAACCTGAACTTGGAACCTCAACAGATAAAAGTCTATTTCTTGTATCATCGTATGACAAATATAGAGAATTACCTAAAGTACTACTAGCACCACCAGTTACTGCTGATAGATCTCCTGATGCTCCAACAGTAGCAGAGAAGATTTGCCCAGTGCCACCAATGTAATCAACACCCCAGAAAACTTCCGAAGGATCATTAGATGAACGAACAGCAGCATTTGATGTTCTTAACCATCCCGCACCTGTATAACCTGAGGATGACCAACTTATTGTTGTTGCTGATATTGAAGCAGCAACAGCACCAGTGTTACCTAGATAAAATAATTTATTTTCATCATTACCTAAAACAACAAGATCAGAAGGATCTCGAATAACTATTGGTGGTGTAGTAATAGATCCAACACCAATTAAAGGGTTAAATGCAAAAACTTTTGATCCGGTATTACCTTGTGAGTAAGCAATATATCCAGTGTATACATCATTAAATGAAGGATATCCATAACCTACATTAATCTGAGTACCACCTGTTGCAGCGGATACGATAGTAGTACTACCGGTAGATATAGTAAGTGGATTATTATTATCATTTCCAGATACGGTAATAGAATTAAATCCTACTTCTACACCTGTTGTAAAAGCAAAAAAGTACAAAGAATTAACTCCTGGAAAAGGAATTTCATCACCTCTTGGTGTTAAATCACTATCAATAATAGGATTTGTTGTAATAAACTTTTCTTCAGAAGATACATTAATAAGATTTCCATCACGCCCTATTCTAAATCCTTTTAGAATCACATCTGATGTTAAACTATCTCTAAAAACAACCAAACCATTAACATTCTTTAAGTTAGATTTATCTGTTTCTGCTGAAAATACTTCTTCTCCTCCACCAAAAGCATATGTGATAACACTTGATCCTGTGATACCACTTCCATCATCTCTCAAAAGAGGAGTACCATTAATACCCCAGTTGTTATCTGCTATATCGTACGCTTTTTCATTTGATCTTAGTTGAACTGCTCTGCCAGAACTAATCTGACTACCAGCTTCAAAACAGCGAACTAACGGGTTAACAGGTATATTAGTTCGTCTTTGAAGGTTTGGATCAGTTACTGTGTAATTCATCATACCACCACATAACTCCTCTGCTGAGTAGAGAACAGATGTAGGTGCTGTTGGATTAAAAATATTAAGACCTTGATTATCAGAAGACGGTGCTAATGAGCTTGATATAGTAAAATCAACTACAGATGATTTTGGGTTTATTAAAGCTGGTGCCAGAATTTCACTATCATTAATAGCTAATCCAGCATAAGTTCCAGATTCCGTTGTTACTAAAGAACCAGTACTACCAAAATAATAGTTTGTATTAGGAATTAAAGTTTCTTGATCAGTGTTGATACTTCCTAGAATATTTACAAATCCAGTTCCACCAGATGGACCAGTTGAAGCAACATATCCAATAAACGAGCTGTACCTATCTATTAACGACTCATCTGTGTTATAAATAGTCACAATAGGTGTTGTTGCTGTATTAGTATTAATCTGTACAAGACCAATAGAACTTGAATCAGGAATATAAGTCTGAGCAAATCCAGTTCCTCTATCAATTGGTTCTGTGCTCCTTCCTACTAATGAAAAATCTGAAATTCCTTTCTCTTCGTATGTACTAGCAACAATCTGCGTGTTTGAGCCAGGAATATCGTGAAAAGCAACAAAATTACTGTCCGTGGTGTTTGTAATTGCTGATAAAGGAGTTGGTGTAAGAATTACTGTATCACCAAAGGTGACAGTTGTTCCTGTAATATTCAAATTACGAAGAGCACCATTTTGTATTAGTGATGACGAATAATACACATCATTTGATGAAATACTACTATTGATGATCTCCCAAGGATAATTAGCAAATAATACTAAACTTTCTGGATCAGAAGATCCAGTAGCTCCCGTTCCAAGAGTAATAGTATTACTCCCTGGAACAATTGTTCCAGCAATCGCGATATATCCATCAGTTGGAGTTGGTGATGTTAAATCAAATCCAGCTCCAAATACTCGTCCACCTGGAATAACTTTACCATTAAAGACAGTAACTCCAGGAAGCTGACTTGGTCCTGTCATAGCAGTAGAAGATCCTAATGCGCTGTAAGTAAGACCTGCACCAACAATTTCTTTTACAAGATATGCGGGAACACCCCCTTCTCTACGATACATCCAGACAACACGATCCGTGGTATCATCATAAGATGCGAATACTGGTGTAGGAAAAGCAATTGTGATTGGAGTTGTCCAACTATCTAGTAAGAATGATGAGCCTGTAGTAATTACATCTGTTGATGGATCAACACTAACTACAAATCCGTATAGATTAGTACCAGATGCTGTTGCGTAAGAAACTGCAAACTTAGGCAAAAGTGTCCCACCTAATCCAGCATATATATTATCAACATATCCAGATAAGGCACCAGTAGATCCAGGAACAAGAGTCGTATCTGATAATGTATAACTAACAGAACCATCCACTGGTGATACAGTTCCTACACGTCCTCGAATATCAAGACTTGCCGAATCTTGCCAAATTGCCAGAAACTTTCCTGTAGATCCTGGAATGTTCTCAATCTTAACACCAACACTTGTAACAAAATCTCCAGATGAACTAATATCAACATTACCAGTCCATCGTTCTTTTCCCACCAATTTATTTACATCCTCTGGTCCAGAAAGGTATACAGCATCCCCAGGTATCAAAGGTTCACAGAAATTAAAAATACTTAACGATTGAGCAGATCCTGTGGCTCCTGTGGAACCTGTGGCTCCTGTGGAACCTGTGGCTCCAGTAGCACCAGTAGGACCAGTTGCTCCTGTTGCTCCTGTTGCTCCTGTTGCTCCTGTTGTTCCTGTTGCTCCTGTTGCTCCTGTTGCTCCTGTTGCTCCTGTTGCTCCTGTGGCACCAGTAGGACCAGTTGCTCCTGTTGCTCCTGTGGCTCCAGTTGCTCCTGTTGCTCCTGTTGCTCCAGTAGCACCAGTAGGACCAGTTGCTCCTGTTGCTCCAGTAGCACCAGTAGGACCAGTTGCTCCTGTGGCTCCAGTAGCTCCAGTAGCTCCAGTAGCACCAGTAGAACCTGTAGAACCTGTAGAACCTGTAGGACCTGTAGCACCTGTAGCACCTGTAGCACCTGTCGGTCCGGTAGCACCTGTAGCACCTGTAGCACCTGTAGCACCTGTCGGTCCGGTAGCACCTGTAGCACCTGCACCTGTTCCTGCAGGACCCGTCGCACCAGTTGGTCCTGTTGATCCAGTAGGACCTTGAGCACCAGTTCCTCCGTCTGGACCTGTCATACCCACGGGACCTGTGGCACCTGTAAGACCATCAGGTCCTGTGAGACCATCGGGTCCGGTGGCACCGGTAAGACCATCAGGTCCTGTGAGACCATCGGGTCCGGTGGCACCAGTAAGACCGTTAGGTCCTGTGAGACCATCGGGTCCGGTGGCACCAGTAAGACCGTTAGGTCCTGTAGCACCAGTAAGACCATCGGGCCCTGTAGCACCTGTAGGACCGGTAGCACCGGTGAGACCGTTAGGTCCAGTAAGACCGTTAGGTCCAGTAAGACCGTTAGGTCCTGTGGCACCATCAGGTCCTGTAGCACCAGTAAGACCGTTAGGTCCTGTAAGACCATCGGGTCCTGTGGCACCGGTGAGTCCGTTAGATCCTGTGGCACCGGTGAGTCCGTTAGGTCCTGTGGCACCATCAGGTCCTGTGGCACCATCAGGTCCTGTGGCACCAGTAGCACCAGTAGCACCAGTGGTACCATCAGGACCGGTAGCACCGGTGAGACCGTTAGGTCCTGTAAGACCATCAGGTCCTGTAGCACCATCAGGTCCTGTAAGACCATCAGGTCCTGTAGCACCAGTGGCACCGGTGAGACCGTTAGGTCCTGTAGCACCAGTGGCACCGGTGAGACCGTTAGGTCCTGTAGCACCAGTGGCACCGGTGAGACCGTTAGGTCCTGTAGCACCAGTGGCACCAGTGGCACCAGTGGCACCATCAGGTCCAGTTAAACCAGTAGCACCCGTTGGTCCTGTAATACCACCAGCAGGTCCCATCGGACCGGTTGCTCCTGTGGGACCTGTAACTCCGTCAGCACCTGTTGGTCCACCAGGAGGACCTGTTGCTCCTACAGGCCCTGTAGCTCCATCTGGACCGGTCATACCATCTGGACCGGTTATACCATCAGGGCCTGTTCCACCCAGAGGACCAGTTCCACCGGTCAGACCATCAGGACCTGTCACACCAGCTGGTCCCTGTACACCAGTGGGACCCGTTCCACCTGTTGGTCCTTGTGCGCCTACAGGTCCTGTTCCACCCAGAGGGCCGGTAGCACCAGTCAGACCATCGGGACCTGTTACACCCGTTGGTCCTTGTACACCAGGAGGACCTTGTACACCGATAGGTCCTTGTGGTCCTGTTAGACCGATCGGTCCGGTGACACCGGTTGAACCTGTCGCACCAACAGGACCAGCAGGACCAGAGGGTCCAAGAGGCCCAGTTAAACCTGTCGCACCGGTAACTCCTGTGGGACCAGTTGAACCACCACCAGGTCCCATAGGACCGGTTGGTCCAGATGGTCCTGTGGTTCCGGTAGCGCCCTGTGTCCCTGATGGACCTGTAGGTCCTGTTCCACCCAGTATAGGTGTGTAGTTAAACGTAGTTTCTGGTTGTCCAGGTCCTACATTTGTGATAGCAGCCGATACAGTGATGCTATCCATAATAAAGTACCTATAATGTATTAAACTATAAACTTCTAGAGAAAATCTCCCTAGCTTTTCACCTAGTGTAAGATATACGGGTGCGCTACTCTGAAAATAAAATATGTCAGTTAACCTTGACCTATTTAACAAGCCACCAAAGTCCGTAGCAAGAGCTAAGGGACCGTCAGGTTCTACGAAGGAGATCCCTCCACAAATGATGATAGGTGCTACCTTAGCAGTGGCCGTCCTTCTGGTTCTTGTAGCGATGAAAAACTTCTGGATTTTCCTTGTTATGTTCCTTCTTGTGGACGGATTTCTTCTTTACGACAAACAGTATCTGTTCGCCCTTGTTCTCTTCGCTCTAGCAGCCGCTATCACATCATGGCAGTTCTACATAGGTCCATGGTTGGGTGGTGATCCATGTGCTTCCGAGGAAGGCGAAGCTCCGAAATGTCCTGCGAACGCCACTACACCATTAGTGCCCCTTCGCCCGGCTTGTGTAGAAGGATTTTACACTTTGTTCACACCTTTTCATCGTGAGGCGGAGTGGGTACCAAAACATGTAGACACAACTGCTCTCTCATCTGAGGCGTCAAAGCTATGGAGAGCTCGAAAAAAAAAACTCACGTTCGGTGGGTATGACGCCGACAAGGTTTACGTCGATATGGTGAGTACGTTGTTACTCTCGCGCGCACGTATCCTTAATATCGAACAGATTTGGGAGAGTGTTCCTGAGAAATTGGTAAAGAGGGTCGCCTCCGAGCAGTTAGACATGGCTCTTGTACCCGCGCCTGTTGTTGACAGAGCAAGACGAGGCGGTCTTGACGGCGATAAACCAGGAAAGAAGAGAGATAATCTGAGATTCCTGGCGAATGTGACACATTACTACATGTTCTGTATCTCCACGATCGTCTCAGGTGTTCAGAACATTCACCAGTTAGAGAGAAAGCGTGTCGGTATTCCTAACAGGCTAAGATCAGTCTGGAAGGATATCGAACGTTCTATCTTCCCAGCTGGTCACAGAGGTACTGTTATTTACGGAACAGACGCTCAGTTATTCAGAGAGCTTCGTGATTACCAGATCGACGCTTTCTTCTGGGCTGGTGGGTTCCCGAACAAGTTCATCGACGGTGTTGTTCTGTCCGAGATCACACACAAGTACCAGTTGGTGCCTGTGATGTTCCAGGACGAGAAGGCGTTCATGCGCACACATGTACAGTACTTCCCGACTGTTCTTGATCTTACACATAAGTTCATGCCGTCAAGATACCTGCCAACAGGTCTTGGCAGAGTCTGGATGCGTAACTACTCAGCGTCTTACTGGACATTCGGGTTTGATCTCGCTCTAATCTGTAACGACACAATGGACAACTTCACAGGTTACGAGATCGCGAAAACGATCTTCTCTGGACGTGATCTTATCGCCAGACACATGAACACCGGAAGGCAGACAGATATTCGTATTAATAATTACGACCAAACCTGGCATAACGAGTATGACAAGTTGTCACCAGCTGATATCACACGTCCTTCTCTGCCAAAGGTTCCGGTTCAGGAAGGCGCGAAACTGTTCTACGTGAAGAAAGGAATGATATCGTACTGCAAAGAGCCAGGGTGTATGCTCACTATTGGTGTAGAACGTTGTAAACTCTGTGACAACCTTATCCGTAAGACAGAGATGCAATGGCGTGATCAGTTAATGAAAGAGAAAGCTATTCCGAAAGAGTTCGTCGCTATTCCTTTCGAGAAAGTATGGAGAGACAATCAGTAAAATGGCATAAAAGGAATCGAAAAGATCGATATACACTTAAAGTATCGTTTATGCCCCACGGCGCAACTAAGATTGATCAGTTAGTTCCTGATCGAATTATTACTGTTGATCCCGTACTCAACAAGGGAGAGTGTGCGAGGCTTATCGGCGAGGCAGAGAGCGCAGGATTTAAGCCGTCAGCACCGTCCGGTGGTGGACACGGACAACATCCCACAACAGGTGCTCGCACCTCTCAGTTTCACGTTCGTGAGGACGAGAAACTAGCAGATCTACTTTGGCAAAAGGTGAGAGAAGCAGTTCCAGGTTCTTTACACGCGATCAAGTACGTCCCGTACATGCACAGCGAGAGCAAAGGTGATGAGTTTGACGCTGTTGGTGTGAGCCCACATATGCGCTTCTACCGTTACAACCCTGGTGATTACGTTCTCAAACATGATGATTACCGCATGGAGCGCTTTCGCTATGACAAGGAAACAGATAAGTACTACCAGCAGATGACCTTTCTAACTCTGCTTGTCTACCTCAATGACGAGTTCGAGGACGGTTGTACCGCCTTCTGGACAAAGTACGCACAGGTCGGAACTTCCGGACACTGTCGCTTTCTTCGTACCAGCAATGACAACGACTTTAACAAGGGAAACCCTGAGGCGGATCTTCGTGTGAAACCTGTGACAGGTAAGGCGCTTATCAATGATCACATGGTTCAGCACGAGGGTGAGGCTCCTCTAAAGGGCAGGAAGTACGTGATGCGCACCGACATTCTTCATGAGAAGGAGGTGCCCAAGGACAGAGTCAACCTGAAGTTCTCCAAGAATGCGAATGTGACAGAGTGGCGCAAGCATTACGAGCCATCCTGCCTGAATTACACCGAATAATTCAACAAAATTACTTAAAGAAAGTTACCATTGAAAGTATCGATGGAACTTGATTCAAATGATCCTAAATCTTTAGGAAGACGTAAGCGTCGCTTCCTAAAGAGATCAGGAAAAACACAAAGAAGATACAAATCTCCTTGTGGTGAGATATCTAAGCACTCTAAAAAGGTGGAATCATGGTCATGTCATCCGAAAGTAGGAGCTCGTATTCAGAGAATGATTAACGCAAAAAGGGAGATTAAGAGAAACTTGAAAATCATAGACAGTTCACACAATGCTCTGAGTATCAGAGGCAGTTCACACAATGCTGTTGATGCTGATTACGATCAGGAAAGAAAGACGCAAAAGTCCCGTAACCCGTCTTGTTCGGCAAGTAGTGCACCGGTTTCCTCTGTCGAGTCTGGAACCAGTACGGTAATGAGTTATCGTAGTGGTACGCAGGTTTAAACGAACGTTGCTTTCGCATCTGTTCCTGGTGTAACTGCCTCGCTTTGTCCCAACTTAGTAACTCTGACTCTCTGGCCTGTAACGGGTGTAAAGGTCTTCCTGAGTTCTGTAGCCTAGTCTGCCCTTTGTCAGTAGTGATATGTTTGTCGTAACCAGGTGGTAGAACTAACTTATCAGTTGTGGTCACACCTACGTATCTCGTCTGTCCCAGAACTAATCTGTCGGTGTTCGGGTCGTAGTAGGCGTAGAACTCGAACTCTCTGGCCTGACCAGCTGTTCCACGAGACACAGAGTTGATAATAGTGTAGCGTAGCCATCCTGTCTGTGATGAGCGCATGATACGCACCAACCTTGTCTTTCCTGTGTGAAACAGGTTGTTAGTGACACGTAAATGATAAAAAGCCTGGTTGAAATGCTTTGTGAACTCACGAGACGCACGAAAAGCGATCTGTTTTAGATGCGGAACGCGTTTGGGGTGCTTTGGGTGTTTGGAGATCGTGTAGTTGTTCTCCGGGTAGTAATCCTTCCAGGCGGATCCCCAATAGATATTGTCGTAAGCTAGCTTGGCGATCTGATTGTAATTGGACTGATCAAAAGGTCCGTACTTCTCCTCTCCGTCAGATATCGCGTGAACCTGATTGTAGTAACGAATCGCGTTCTCGAAATCATGAAATGTCAGAGCCTGATCTCCGAATATCGAGAACACTTGATTAGTAGCGAACGTAGGAAAGTCGTCCGCGTAAGGGTTGTTATGAGAGACAACACGATTCGCGTTGATACGATCGTGATGTAAACGACGTTTGTCACACGAGTGTTCGTAAGTCACACCTGTCGGATCGGAACCCCTATTATAGTAACGATTATGAGGGTAGTTTCCTTTGTGAGATAGTGCGTTCTTACCGTGCTCCCAGACCGCGTGGTCCTTCCATAACTCGTCCTGATGAGTCCAACAGAGATAAAAAGGGTCTTGATCTCTAGACTCTGGTTTCCCGAATTGCTCACCTTTATCGGACATAGCACGAGTTCCTTAACATATGAAAGGTTTTGTTTTACTGTCCCTCACCAAGAACGTCTGGCTCGTGTACAGGATCCCACGCCTCTGTCATTGTGTACTCGTTGAAACCATCACCAGCTGTCTCTGTTCCCTGAGGGAGTTGTCCGTACTCTGTACCGATATCCATGATCTCCTCACCCTCTTTCAGAATCGGGTTATCATAAACCTCTTCCTCCACTTCTTCGTTAACCTCATCCTCCTCGATCGCGTCCTGTACGAACGACTGGATGGCCTGCTCTGTCGCGTCATCACCAAGTTCTTCTTTCGCCTTTGACTCTAAGTAAGAGTCGCGGTCAGCTTTATTAACCTCCTTCTCGAACGCGTCGTCATCAACAGTCAACATCTCCTGTTTCTTCGGAGCGAACGGATCCTCGTAAACATCCTCGGTGAATCTTCTGTAAGGTGCGTTAAACAGAAGAGCGTCCTCCTCACGAATAGCGTCGTAGTAACGCGCCCACATCAGAACTCTCTCCTCTGTTCTTGTGTCCTCCCACCTTGTCATCTCCTTCTTCGGAACGTTCAGAACCTGACGATCCTTCTCAATATTATCAAAGATTTTCGTTATAAACTCAGCGAAGATAGGCTCTCCGGCTCCAGCTATGTCAAGGAAAAGTGAGATCTGAATCACGAAGTAATGTTTCAGAACCTTAATCGCGTCAGACGGAGAGAACAGAGACGGTCTAAGAATCCATTTCCACTCAGGGCCGTAAACATCAGTAACTCCGTAGATATTAGTCACCTCTTTTGCTGTGTAATCGAACTTGAAGTTTCCGAACATTTTACGATTAGATTTTGTCAGGAACGGCTCTAACCATAACTTTTTGTCCAGTAACCTCTGTTGCCATCTCTCTAACTCTTTACCACTCAACCAAGGAAGATCGGCAACTTTTGGTTTGTACCCATGAGCAACTCTAGAGATATCCTTACGTAGAAAGTTATTAATGTACTCTTTCATCTTCTGTTGTGCGAAGTACGCACGTTTATTCATCGCTTCTACAACGATCTTATCACCTTTATCCTTCGACTCATCAGGCATGTACATGCTGAACTTGTCCATGTTCATTAGGAAAGTCTCGATTCGTTTCGTGGTAGCGCTCTCACTCTCCTCTTTTCCTGACTTCACAAGAACTCTGGCAAGACGTGATGCTAGACGACGCGAGTCGTTCTGAAGGTTCTTGGACGCCTCCCTTTTCATGGAGACAAGTCTCGGATTCTTTTGGATCTCCTCGAATGCTGGTAAAGAGACCAGAGTGTTCTTGAACACGTCGTTAATAAGAGTCGCGAACTGCTCTCTTGAGAACTCGGACTTCTCCAACTTGTTCTTAAACCATCCACATTTAACACATCTCGTGATATCCTCGAACTCTGTGTTCTGGAAGTTGTGATACTCACCCTTAGAGACACCGTCGTGACAGTACGCCATGAACATATCCTTGATGAACGACTCAGGGTAGTCAAGAACCTTTATCGGGTAAAGGTTGAGATTACGTATTGGTGGCTGTACAGATCGAATAGCGAATTGAGTTCCTAGCTGTCTCATCTTTAACAAGTTCATCTGGTTCTGTAAAACAGCTAACTCTTTAGCGATCTTAGGAACATCTGGTTTGAACTCTTCGTAGAACTCGACAAAGTCCAAGTTCTTCTTGTTCTTCTGCTCACAACATGTCGTCTCCACGTACTGAGGTTTGTCATCCGTGCCAACCTCTTTCAGAACCTCTTCTAGGTCTGTGCGGAACGTGAAAGCAAGATGTTTTGTGCGTCGGTTAATCGAGTCAAAGAAGTTATTCACAGCCACACCATCTCCAGCTTTCCATGCTTTGTAAAGATCTGAGACAAAACTTTCCGGAATTGGCCCAGCGTTCTCGTCCGTCCAGTCGTACTCCTCCTCCTCGCGGTCTTGACGACGGCTTCCACGTAACTTTCTGAATCTCTCTAGATCAGCTTCTAAAGTCATACGACGTTTCAGCGCGTTCTTGTAATTATTTCCAAGAGTGCGCATCCAGTAACGGAAATGCTCCTCGATGTCACGCCTCTTAACAGGTTTGTCGATCTTACGACCATGAATACTCAGTTTGGCGCGAATCGTTTTCATCTCCTGTAGAATACACATCATGTACTCGAACCCCGCCTCTCCCTCAAACCCGAAGAACGCACAAGATGTTGCTGCCTTGGATCCAGGAGATGGTGGTGGGAACGCTGTACGGAAGTGCCAGAGAAGATGAGAGAGAACCAGTGTACCAAAACGAGCGATGAAGTGCGCAGCGTACGAGATAGCCACCATCTCCTCGAATCTCTCGTTTCTCTCCAAGCGTGCGACATCTCTGTCACTCAATCTCTTCTTCAGTTTCACCTCTCTGATCTTCTCACGTTGGAAAGACAAGTAATCAGCGATCATTTTGCTGTCCTGTACAGAAACAAGGATGATACCAAGAAACTGTTTCGGTGTCAGGTAGATATCAGTCTTCGCCAGAAAACGATCTAGAATCTCACAGGCTTGTACAGCTCTCTGCGTGTCCTGAGCCTCCTTTAGACCTCTTGACATGATCTCAGACTTAAGAAGAGCGCCACGACAGAGTTTCACACTCATCGAGATAGTGTCTTCCACGTGTGCCTCTTGTGAGTGTAGATAACGGACGTGTCTCTGCTCAGCTACGTAAGCCTCGCGACGTCTGTCAGAGAGACCGTACTGATCAAAGTGTAAGGGCTCAAAGAACGATGTGCGATCTAGGTACGCGCCACAGACCATACAGTTGTAACTTCCTTCCTTACGGTTGTCAGAGCCGAAGATCGAGAGTAACTGCCTCACCCACTGCTCACGCTCTTTCTGTGCGACCGCACGATCCGCTAACATCGCGTAGTACCAATGACCGCAGAACATAGGTGTGCGGAATCGAACAGAGTAGATGAACTTATCGATCATCATCCCGTCTTGCTCAATAATGCTGTAAATCGTCTCGTTCTTCTCCTGGACAGTGTCCAACTTATTGATCTGTTGTAACAACGAGTCAATAACAGGTTCTGTCTCCAGAAGTGGGGCGAACTTTGGTTTCGAGTTCTCCTCATCTAACTCCTTATTCCTGTTACGTTGCTCTTTCTCAAACATAATACGACCTAATTCGGCCTCAGATATCTCACCCTTCTTGATCATCGCGGCGGTATCACCCATCTTGTAAAGGAACAGACGACCAGCCTTACGAAAGACTGACTTGTCCAGAATAGCTTTCTGATCTTTCAACTTCTTTTGCGCCTCAATCACACTCTCGATCATCTTCTCTAACTCTGGTAGTTGTTTGCGTGCCTCCAACGTTTTCCTCGGAACTGCCATCAGTTTCTTGAAAGCGTCACGAGCCTTTACCAGATTAAAAGATCCGTTCTCCTCTTTTGGGAACTCGATAACAGAACTGGCGTTACCACGAGCATTTCTGCTTAGTTCCTTCTGTTTCGCCACGAACTGTTTCTGAATACGAGCGAGACGTTCCAACTCTTTCTTCTGCGACGGACGTTTCTGATGAAGGAATGAGTACGTGTAGAAGAAAGAGCCGTTATCTACCGTGTTGTACAAACGTGCGACACGATGTTGTACACAGTCAGGCCCGCGGTAATCTCTGGTTAGATCATCAGTGTATCCCAAAGCATCGTACGTACTTCTCATAAACTTCTTACGATAGACGTCGTTTCTCACTAAGTAGTCCTCTCCTGTAACATCACATTTACGAGACATCGCCTTCAGAGGGATTCCGGTGATTGACTTGGGAACATCCTCTTGCGCTGTTTTCGCGATCGCATCTCTGGCTTTCTGCCAGGAAGATGACAGAATATCACCAACTTCCATTCCCCAGTGTTTCACCTCCTCTGCTACAGATGCGTTGTCAGGCTCTGTCAGATCACGTAGAGCGTACTCCACAACCTGTTCAGATGTAGGAGCGAGTTTTCGCAGAAGTTCGGAGTACTCACGAACAGAGATCTCATGATCTTGTTCTGTTCCGGACTCGAACAGAAGCAGTTGTGGCTCGTTAGGATCAACCTGCTTGACAGAGTTCATGTTCTTAATCACTGTCTCCCTCTCCAAAGCCTTCTTTATCATATCGTCTACTTGTTCCGGGGTAGGTCTTGGTGGCAGTGGTAGAACAAGAAAACCTCCAATCTGTACCTCCTCACCAGCCGCCGCGGACATCACTTTGCGCTCTGTCTGTACCTTCTCGATCAGACTCTCTGCCTTCTTCCGTTTCTCAGGAACGTAGATATTGATAGTCCAAGGGGCACGACCAACACGAACCTTCGGCTTCTTCTTCAGATTAACGAATCTGACCAACTGTTCGAAAGAACGAAGACGAAGCTTACGAGCTTTTGGCATCGGTAACGGCGCTTCCGCCCAAGAGTTAGAACGCATCGGCTGATAAGGAGCTAGCGCTTTTGTGCTACCAGATGCGTAACTAACATAGTTAATATCACCCTCGTACAACTTCTTCAATAACGTCTGTACCTCCTTCATCTGCGCGATCTGGTTCTCCATCTTGTCACCAAACTGTACCTCACCGGTGAACTCCTCCTCATTCTCATCATCGTTATTCTCGTTCTCCTCCTTCTTCGCACTCTTCTGGCAACGAAGAGCGTAGATATTATGAATATCAAGAACGACAGGGAAGACCCATGGTGCCAGATGAAAGTATCCTTGGTCAAGACTGTCCACTAAAGGACGATAGTCAACCTCACCAGCCTTCTTCTGTGCTAGAACCCGGTCTGACTTCTCTTTCAGTCTCCACAGATCGTCCGCCTGCTTACGAATGCGCTCTTGTACACCGATGTTATTCTGTAACGCGACAGGAACATCTCTCAACATATCCTCCTCCATGACTCGCATAAATATCTCCTTGTCAACCTCCCGTTCGCTCTCAGGAACAGCCTCGATGTCATCAACTTCCACGATCTCTCCAAACTCGTCATTGGTCTCGACGTTAGAGATGTTATTTACTGACGCGTTAACATTCGTGTTCTCATTAGTTACAACTTCAGAATCAGCACCAGTGATCTCCACCTCCTCAGTATTCTTCTCAGGATCAACGATTGTAACCTCAGGGAGGTTGTCCTCGGGTTCGGTAGTCTGATCGGCTACCTCTGTATCAGTAAGATCAGTATCAGGATCAACAATCGTAACGTCCGGCTCGGAATCACTCATAACTATCAATCCGACCACGGATTATGATATATAGGGACAAAACTTTGCCAGTCGTTTAAGCTCACTACAACAATCGTAATTTTTTTCTTCGTGTTAAGGGCAAAAACCTACTTAAAGGCACGAGTGTATAGGAGTATCCACAACCGAAATCATGTCTAGCATTGCTTCATTCTTGATGAAATCCACCACGACCTCCACCGAGGCGAGTTCCTCGGACAGTAAGACCGAGGAGAAACCCACATCTCCTATTCAACAGACTCCTGAGCCCACTACCGTTGTTCAGGAGACAGTTGCCCCCGAGCAGACCACTGAACCCGTGACTGCTGAGCAGAAACCAGAGCCGGTACCGGCGTCTGATCTTGCCACAGAACTTCCTGTTACCACTGAGACTACAGAGCCACAACCCGAGTTGCCTACTGTGGAGGTTGACCCAACTGCTGAGGTTAAGGTTGGAGACAGTGTTGATGATATCAAGCATGATGTCGACCCTACGAATGGCCTTGATGTTGAGGAAGAGGAAGATGGCGAAGAGTTCGTTGATGACCAGGACGTTCCTGAGATTACATTGGGATCAGTGAAGGATCTTCCTGCGTTCTTGGGTACTATGCCTTACGAGGACGTGCGTAAGGGTCTGTATCATCGCTACGGTCTGCTTGTTCGTGACGAACAGAGTATTCCTGGTGTGTACATGATCTCTTACAACAAGTCTGAACGTGATACTGTTCATAAGCGTTCTAACTGTCCAGAGCTCACTGATGATGAGAAAGCACTTGTCCATCAGTATCGTGGTGTGATCGTGGAGAAGGACACGAATCGTCCTCTCTGTTACACCTTTGACAAGATGAGTAGGCACGTCCCTGATGAGTGGGATCTAAAGGACTGTCGTGTCACAGAGTCTACGGACGGGTCTCAGATCAAGGTGTTTTACTACGACAAGGCGGGCTACTGGGTTGTCTCCACAACTCGTCGCATCGACGCCTCTCGTTGTTACTTCTTCTCTAACAAGTCCTTCATGGAGATGTTCTCTGAGGCGGCGCAGAACCTGAACTGGGATCGTTTGAACAAGAGCTGTTGCTACTCGTTTGTGATGGCTCACCCGGACAATCGTGTGGTCGCTCGACATGACAAGCCCTCTCTGACCCACGTGCTTACTCGTGACATGACCACACTCAAGCTGGTTGAGGACGATGTAGGTATTCCTAAGTCCTCACCTGTAGGGTTTGACACCAAGGCTGATATGTGGCGTGCTGTCAAGCGTCTTCCTCACTGGAAGGAGGGTTTTGTCGTTTACCACAAGCCTTCCAGCACGTACGTGAAGGTTATTAACAAGAAGTACCAGGAGGTGAAGAACCTGCGTGGAAGCTCCAGCTCTCTTCTGTTCCACTTCTTTGATCTTCGTCGTCGCAACAAGGTAGGACTGTTCCTGAAGTACTACTCTGAGTTCCAGGACACCTTCCGTTATTTTGAGGACTGCTACAACAACCTCTGCTTGCTTGCGTACAACGAGTACGTTCTCTTCCGAGTGCGCCGTGTTCTTCAGCGATCAGATGTGCTCCGCTTCCTCAACCCGGTGTTGTACCGTATCCACGGTATTCACCTGTCCAAGCGTATTCGCATCCGTCTTGCTGATGTACGCGAGCACCTGAACAACTATCCACCACACGTGCTTCGTCGTCTGGTGGATACTGCGAACGGTCTTCCTTACTCCTTCATCTGAGTACTCAGATGAGATAGAAGCGAAGACATAAAACAAAGATCGAGGGGATAGTATCTGAGATACAATGTCCTCTGAAACAAATAATTTTACCGAGTGGCTAGCGTATCTACGTACCAAACCATGGGCGTGGGCGCTTGGTGGTATTCTGATTATGTATATATTCTTTCATGTTGCCCAAGGACTGATAGTCGTTGTTGGAGGATCTGCTCTTGGTCTCTATCTTTACAATCTGTATGGTAGAGATGGTGATGTTCCTCATACTCCCTCAGGAATGAGGGTAGTAAGAGGAGCATGGTCAGCGGTTCGACATGTAGGTGACTCTGTATTAGGAGAACCTACAGAGCGAGAACGCCGTGAACGTGAGAACTTTGAGAACTTTGATAATTACCGTAGAGCCCGGTTTGACCCAAGAAGATGGTCAATTGGTGATATGCTATGGAGGTCAACACGTCGTTAACCTACTTCATTCTCTCGCGTCGAAGCCTGTCTGTCTCTGCGTTGTAATCCTTCACAGAGACCTCTCTGACATTGACTTTCTTCCAATCAGCGAGAAGTTCTTTCAGATACTCCTCAATTCTAGCCAGTTGTTCTAAGAACGTGCGCACGGTCTCCATGCGCTGTTCTCTCTCCTTTTGCTTACCCAAAGAGGTGATGGATCTCTCCACGACCTCTTCGAGATCATTAGAAGAGATTTTTTCCTGAAGGACTGCGGGAATAAACTTACGAAGTCCGTAGTCGACAATGATGCCTTTGCGGTCTCTTGTCTGTCTGTAACCAGCCATTGACATAGGGTCATGACGGTTGATCCACTTCTCGATTAGGTTACCGGCGGTGTGATCCTCATCTGAGAAGACGAAATCGTACCGGAAATACCTGTTGATCTGTAGATAAAACTTATCAGTTTTCTCATTTTTGATAGCTTCTTGTAAGTTCTGAAAAGTGGTGATGAGATTCTCCATGCCTATCTGTACAAGTTCCTTAGGACCAATTCCTGTCTGTACACATACAGAGAACAGAATCTCAGCAGGGTCTGCGTCAGGCTCTTTCTCATCATCCTTGTAGTCGATCCCACCAGATCCAGACTGGTGTCTGGCGATATCAGCACCACCTTTTCTCTCTGCGTCAGCCTTGCTCATCTTCTCCACCGAGCATGTCAGATAGAGGTTCTCACCGGGGCCTAGCTTGATCAGAGGCTGTTGTGGATACACAAGAACCTTATCGATAGGGATCTTCTCGTTCGTCTCCTTGTTACGAAGCTCGAACTCTCCGGCGAACACCCATCGGTACGCTTTCTCCTCGTTCTGGACATTGAGAACCATCTCCATCATGTTCAGGTCAGCCTTGTCAAGAAAGTCAGGAATGAACTTCATGTAGATAATCTGGTGATTCACCATCTCAGGATCCCAACACGAGGTGTTGTTCTCATAGCGGATGGTATCTGGAGCCACCGAGTAGGTAGGTACCAGACGACACATCGCTCTACGAATGGAGTTCGCCACCGGTCGCCCTAGTGCGAGCTTAAGTGCTCGAAAACGAAACTCGTCCGGTGGCCCCAAATGAGGGGGTCTCATCATTAACTCGATATCAGTAAAGTACTTCGCCATGGTTTCGGTGAAACCTCAGTGTGTTTAAGCCGAAACGTATATCCTTTGTGTCTTTTTTCTTTCAGTAAGCAGTTATCGTCTATCAATTTTTGAAGGTTTACTCCTGTTTTCACGTTACGTTAAGGGGATTTTCCCGGGCACGTCTAGCTGTTTCCGGGACGTTAAACGCGTTCTTGAGGGGTAAAAAGAGAAGTTGAGAAAAGTATCGAGACGATGTCCTATCAGGAGCAACGTGTACCTTCCCATCTTTCGCCTCACCATCCTATGTTTCAGAGCCAGTACCGACAACCTATGAATCAACAAGCCCAACAATCTCAACCTCGTCAACCTCCTATGCGGGCAATGGCTCGACCAATGACTCAGGGACAGGCCATGCAAAGAATGGGAGCCCCTCAACAAAGACATCAGCAACAGCACCCTAGTGGCCTTCAGTACAGACCTAGAAACGTTCCACAGATGCAGTACAATCGGGAACAACCACCTGTAGAAGCCCGTCCTTACACTCAACAACAACGACCTCAGCACAGTCAACAGTACCCCCAAAGACAGTACCAGATGCCACGATCCACAGCTCAGAGAATGCCTCAGGCTCCACAGTACCAACAGAGAGCTCCTCCAATAGCCCAGCAAAGAATGCCAGGGATTATGCCACAAGCTACCAGGTCAGGTAGCTCTCAATCATCTGGTAATCAATCAGGAAACTATGACGGTCTCCCTATGCGCCCTGGATCAGAAGGTCAATACATCCTTTACCACAGCAACTACTGCGTGAACTCGAAGGAGTTTATGAATATTCTGTGTAAGACTCCTTACTATCAGAAGTTCACGAAAATCAACATAACCGCCCCGAACTCACCAAGACCAGGATTCCTGAAATACACTCCTACGATCGTGGTACCAGGTGTGGACAGACCTTTAGAGGGTGATGAGGTTTTCTCATGGCTAGAAACACAGGCTGAACAGAAGGCAAAAAAAGAGCCTGTAGGAATCCAGCCTTATCAGCCGATGGAGATGGGAAGTTCCATGACTGACTCTTACTCCTATCTAGATGTTGATCCCGCGGCTCAACCAATGGAACACTCCTTCTCTTTTATCGGAAAACCGTTAGAGAAGATTAACACGCCAAAAGAAGAGGAGTTTGCGGACACGAATCTGAAAGCTGTAAGGGGAGAGGTTAATATGTCGAACAGGCCTCCTCTGCCTCAAGCTATGCAACAATCTCAGGGAATGCCACACGTTCCACCTGGGATGGCGAAACCAAGTATCCCTCAAAGTAGTGGAAACAGGGGTGAGGACAAAGAGTCTCTTGACAAAGCCTATCAAGACCTTCTCAACAGAAGAAAGATGGATGCGATCCCACCTCCTCGTCAGGGATAACTGATTTAAGGCGTCTAAACTCATTATTATATCTTTCCGCTGAAAACATAACATAGAAATCAGAATGTCAAGCGCAGCAGCAACACGATTTAACAAACAAGTCTCCAACTTTCTGGGAGCGTTACACAAGATCCTTCCATCGCAGAAGGATATCGCCGTATTCCAGACGCAACTGGAGACAATCCAGATGATGAACAAGAAACTACTACTGGAGAGTTTCATCCAGTATGTTTACCCTTTTAAGGATCAGATCATGAACAAAGACGAGGATTTCTTCCTACAAGGTGATAACGTGGGTGTCGATCAGGACTACATGTCTCACGCGATTCATCTGAAAGATCTCTGGCAGACAAAACTTAGACCTGAGAACAAAGAGGTTGTCTGGAAGTACTTCCAGGTGATGATCGTTCTCGCGGAGAAGGCTGTCGTAGAGATGACAGGTGGTGTGGCACAAGAGTCTAAGGTGAAGTGTTAGAATCACGCGGTTAAATCATCCGAACAATATAAGGCCGAAGTGTATCTTGTAGAACAATGGAAAGATTCGAATCCAATCTTGTTCGCTTTTACGAAGACGTCAAAACAATTGTCCCTGAGTTATTTCAAGAGAGCTCCCCGAGTCAAGAGAAAAGTGAGAACAAAGACGACTCTATGTGCTTGGAGGTGACTCTCCCTGAGACATCTGAAGGACGTCTGTTTTTCTTCGTGGACAACTGGTACCCTCATATGGAAGCTGTCTCTTCCGCCAATCTTGAACACTTCGTGACAAAAGAGATCGACCCCGATCTTTTCCCATCTCTTCCTTTCCTGAAGGTGATGTCTGGTGTGAACGCGAGAAACCGTGATATCATCTGGGAGTATCTACACACTCTTTTCGCGCTCTCTATCTCCACCAAGGAGGTGAAGAGCAAGTACGGAAAGATAGAGAAGGACGAGAAAGAGGATGATGAGGCTTTCGCTACTCGCAAGGCTCACTATGAGACTGTACAGAAGACAGTGGAGAACTTCCCTGCTCTTGTCGCGAACATGGTCTCTTGGAAGAGAGAGCGTGGTGATCAGAAAGAACAGGAGCCTTCTCAGGAGGTTCCGCCAGTTGATGAGAAGTTCCTAGAGAACTCCTCTCTGACGAAGCTGGCACAAGAGATCTCTCAGGAGATCAACGCTGACGAGATTCTCAATCTGGAGAGTGGAATTGAGGATCCGTCATCTTTGTTTAAGGCTTTGTTAAGTGGCGATGAGAGCTCTGGTATTGGTAAGCTTATGCGCACCGTCACGGACAAGTTGAAGACGAAGATGGACTCTGGTGAGGTGAACCAGGATGATCTTTTCCGTGATGCGAACGTTCTTCTACAGAACATGGGTCGACAGGCTCAGTCCGCGACTGGTCAGACAGGTGGTGCCTCTGGAGGTGGTGCCCCTCTGCCTAACCTTGGCAATTTCATGAGTATGGCTCAGAATCTCGCCGCTATGGGAGATCTGTTTGGTGGTGCTGGTTTTGGCGGACTTGGTGGTATGGGAGCTGGTGGCTCTCGCGGTGGTCATGGCAGGCGATCTAAGAAGAAGATGAAGAAGCGAATGAAGAAGATGGCTGAGAAGCGTGAGCGCGAGCGCGAGTCAAAGCGCCATGAAGAGTCTCGTGAACAAACTACTAGTGATCATCGTCGAAGAAAGAATAAGAATCGTCATCGACGTGTGAAAAAGAAGGAGCCGGTCTCCAAAGCGGAGTGAACTTCAAACTAGTCCACCATTTCTTAAACACTAGAACACTATGTGCAAGTGATCTTCCAATATCCTTTAACTCCTCCTCATTAAAATGAGCTGAACCCATCTGTTACTACGTATTGACGTTATACAAAGATAACGCGAATACCTTAAGTACACCCTTTTCTCGGATCACCAGTAAAAAGAAATCTGGTGAGAACATATACGCAAACGTAGCGTGTGGTCTAGCTAATGTCTGAGCTATCCGGAAAACCAAGTACATTCGCTAGAAATAGGGACGCACCCTTTGCTTACCGTAACCCAATTCTGACGTCAAAGCTTAACGGTTCGTTGTTCTGGGGGAGTAACCCTAGTGTTCTCTTACAGAGGAACCGTCTCACCTACTTCTTCCCCACATCAAGGTTGTCAATGGCGGAGAATCTGAACTCTGTCGTTCGTCTTCTCATCTATTTAGCAGTGGTTCTTGTTCTTTATACACAGAACGCGCAGTACATTCTTCTGCCGTTAGGTGGTCTCATCGTTACTTACGTGATTTACTATCTGTACCCACACAAGAGAGAACTATTCAGAACACCATCTTGCTCTCCTTGTACTTCATCGGAGGCTCTACAACACAAAAGAGACGCGAAGAAGGAGTATGATGACCAGCTACAGAAGACATGTATCTTGCCAACTGTTGACAACCCCTTCATGAACTTTAACTACATCACTGATGATTATCACAGGGATCCTGCGTGTAAGGCGTTTCTGTACGATGATGAGCAGTCACAAGATGTAAGAGAGGATGTGACAGAGTCTTTTAACCACAATCTTTACAGAGATGTCGGAGATCTATACAGCAAAAATAACTCACAAAGACAATTTTACACAATTGCGTACAACGGAGTTCCAGACCAGACATCATTTGCCAAGTGGTTGTTCCGTACCGGACCTACATGTAAGGAGCTTGGCAACAAGTGTGCTCCTTACTGGAACCCATCTGCCTCTTACTCTGTTCTTGAGAACTGATCTACGAAAATAATCTAAGAGCTATTATATAGCTTATTAATCAGAATGAGCCGTACTTGTGGTCCGCCTTCGAACTGTCCTCCGAGATTCCTTAACAAACAGACAAATCTTAGAGACGACTGTTGTGAGAAAACCTGGCGTGATCGTTCCAACGAGATCATCGCCAACTACTGGCTAGACTGCCCTGCCAAGTGCGAGATCAACCCTGGCTACTTGTGCGAGCCCGGTCTTTACGACCAGCGTCCTCCTCTGCTTTGTGACAAAGCTTGTGAGGGTTCCGAGCTTCGTAACGGTTGCCTTGGTAACGTGATCACGCACACTGGCGCGCGTCAGCAGTTAACAGCCCGTCCCTACAGGACAGTCCCTTACATGGGTAACTGCCGGGCTCCACTAATGAACCCCGACACTTACTCTATTCTTCTGAGCGGTGAAGCTACACGTACAGGCAGAGGTTGTGACTCTCTGTCAGGTGTCACCATCGACCGTTTCGAGCCTCTGGTTCCCTGCCTGAAGTACAACATTCAGAACCCTGAGCACTACATTCCTAAGTACTGGGTGCGTGGTGGTATGGACACTCGTGCTTATATTCGTAACACCGACTACCTGCGTGCTTGCGGTATCAAAAAGTGTGTGACCCCGTGCCAGAAGAACTTCTGTGCTCTTAAAGACTTGCCTCCTGAGATGGCTCTACAGAAGGGTCAGACAGCCAATCTGCCATGCATGCCTAACGCCTGTATGATCAATAGCAGATGTTAATAACTAAGCAGGACACAGCCCGAGCTTAGTACAGATCTCGTTAGTCGGAACGGTACCGTTCACAATCCAGTTGAAGATCTCCTGGATGTCGTCAAGAACTGTCTTACAAGCAGGCTCGACAATCGGGTCGATCACCTTACACAAAAGATCAACGAACTCCTCTATGACATGAAGTGTCTCATTAGCAGACTTGACGTCATGGTCAATCAACTCAACGATAATCTCACAGAACTCACAGCTGGCGTTCCTTGGCACTGTCACGGGGGACTGTTCCCAGGTGACCACCCAGAGTTGGCACGTGTTGTTCTGACATGTTCCGACAGTTGTCAACCCGTTCTCATAAGATGGGGAGTTCTTTGGTGGTTCCGTGGAAGTGTAGGAGGCGTTACAGGACGCCAGTAGTGTGAGAAACAAAAGGAGAGCTACGCGGGTGTTCATGGCAAGTTCTGGACAAGTTCTGAATACCCTGACACTCAGTTCTGTTTATTCCGGGTCTTCCAGGGACATAAGCTTTTAGGAGCGTTTAAATCATAAAAAATCTCTCGAGTGAAGATCATACTTCGAAATGTCGTTGAACCAAAATCTTCTATTCGGTGAACTCAAGAGAAGGCTGAATGTCCTAGAGGTTCAGCATAACACTCTCACATCCATCTGTACCGTTCTTGCTAAACAGATGAAGATCATGCAAAGCAAACTGCGCGATGCTGGTATTGATAGTGGCGATTCCAAGTCTAGGCGACGCACGACTGCGCCTCAGGCGACTGGTGCCTCCAAGACTATGCAGTCTCTTCTACAGGAGAAGATGGCCGAGCGCCAGGCGGAGTACAAAGAGATTGACCTTGAGCGCCGTGTCGCCAAGGCCATGAAGTCAAGGTCTAAGCCCAAGCCTAAGAAGGCAAAGAAGAAAACGACTCGAAAGTCTTCCAAGAAGACCTCGAGTCGCACTAAAAAAAAGATTGAGCCTGAACCTGAGCCAGAGTCCTCATCGGAAGAAGAATCTGAGGTAACATCAGAGGAGGAAGATGAGCCTGAATCCAGACATGTTGAGGAGGAGAGCGAAAGTGATGGAGACAGTGACGAGGAAGAGAGCGGAAGCGATGATGACAGCGACAGCGAGGAGGAGAGTAGTGATGAAGAGGATAGCAGTGATGAGGAGAAGGAGAGCGCTCCCGCGCCCAAGCGTCGTGCCACTACAAGCAAGAAGACCCCGGCAAAGACCACTGCTAAGACCACCGCCAAGACCACCACGCGTAAGACCCCAGCTCGTAAGACCCCCGCGAAGTCCACAAAGACCACCGCCAATAAGGCAAAGACACCAGCAAAGAAGCCAGCAACCACAAGGAGACGTAAGAATGATAACACGAAGGCTAAGTCCGGAGCGCGATCGACGACCACCAACGCCTCCAAGGGAGTTGAGGCCGTAGAGATTGTTGAGTCTATGCGGTCGTAATTACTATGAAATCGTGATTACCTAGAAGAAATCCGTAATCGTTCGATTACCAGACCTCCGGTTATTGTCACGAACCAGTAGTTTCTTCAGCAGGTTCTTACCCTGTGTCTCCTCGATCAGATCGAAGATCTGTTGAACGGGTTTCATCACCTGATGGTCGAGATAGTACCGATAATCGATACGAAGTCCCATCTCCTCGATATAACTCGGAGTCTCCACCAGGTCACCCTGAATAGCCTTCTCTTGGATATTAGAACACTTGTGTTTTCCACGGTGTTTGTTACAGTAGGAACCACCGCATACACCACACTCCGCGATCTTATCGCGTTTCCAACACATCCTACATCGAGGTACGCATTCGTGCGCACGTCGATGTAGATGAGACGCACAATACAGATACATACATGTCTTACATTTGCATCTCTTCACGTTCACTCGCTTGTTACACACCTTACACTTCAACTCCTTCTCGTCGATGAAGACGTACGGAATGCGCTCGTTAGACGCTGGTGCGTTACCAGGATCACGATCGGCGATCTTCTCCGCCAGCACCTTGTGTGTGATCTGAGTCGGGTTCTTGTAAGTCGCCTTCAGCGTCTTTGTCACCACCAGATCAGACATCGGAACGTTGCCATGAAGCAGATCTCGAACAGCTTTCTGATAGAACGCGACAGCCTTCTGAACGTTGCGCTCATCAAACAGAATGTCAATGATCTTCTGAAAGACCACCTTCACGATCGGCGCGTTGTCACGTCGCTTGGTCACAAGACCCATCGATGTGAACTTGAACTTGTTCGGGTCGAACTCATACTTGTGTCCTGCGTACCTCTTCTTCGTGATAATGAGGAACGGCCAGAACGTCTTCTCGTACTCCAGCTCCTGCGGATATCGTAGTTGGGCTGTGATAGCCTCCGCGATGATCTTGCCAAGCTGTATCGTCGCCTCAAGAGCTTCACGACCCTCCTTGCCTTTCACGCTCGGATGACCGGAACAGTTGATGAAGATTGAATCAGTGTTGTGTACAATCATCTGTCCGACACCAGCATGAAAATGATGGTTATCGGTTGTCAGATCATAAACCTCATCACACCAGGTTTCAGGCAACTCGTAGATCTTCTTGATTTTTGTAGAAGACCTCCTCTGAGTGGCTTTCGTGGCGGTCAGTCGAACAATATTCAACTTATCCTTTCTTTCGTTCATACTCACGTTGTACCCAAGTCGACGAAGTAGGAAGAACATTCCCATGGCTCCGACATGACCCTTGATGTCACAACGTGTGTATCCGTTTTCATCATGATCACCGTCTCCGTGATAGTAGCCATCCCAGAAAGCCTGAACAATCTCCAAAGGAGCGTTCAGAATATCCTCAGGAATCCTCTTGTTTCGATGTTCGTCGTAAAACATAGGACGATACTTCTCAATGAGTGGTTTAATCTTACCAACAGGAACAAGCTTGTAAACACGAGAAGATTCCATACAGTCAAGCACTTTTGTCTCGACTCCGTCTTCTTTCAGAACGTTCTGACAGTAGTACAGTACTGACGGATCCTGATGAACAAGTCCCCAGGAGTATTTCGTTCCGTATTTCTCGTTCGGGTAAGCACCACATGTGCCTTCCGCGAAGAAGAACCCGTAAACGAAAGCCATATCTGTTGTCAGATCAGACTTTGTCACAGGAAACTCACTCGGAAACGAATGAAGTAGAGATGTTCCGACAGTCACCTGATTAGGAGTGATCTCCTTGCCGTCATCGCGCAACAGAGAATGATCCTCTGTCACATCGACAAGACCTGTATGAGTCAGAACACGAAACATGCGCTTCTGAACACGATGCTTCATCACGTTCCGAACTCTAGTCCATCCAGACTCTGTCCAAACCTCAAGAGGTTCATCAGGAGATCCATGATACTTTCCCGAAGAATCTGTTACTCCCCACTCAGTGACAAGTGAGTCGATCGTTCTCACAATCGTGCTTCCATCACTCCTACGGAGAAGTAAAGGGGTTCTTGGAGCCACGGAATCACCGTACACTACCTTGACACCCTCGTACTTCTCAGCCTCTTCCTCCGCGAAATGCAATCTTAGTCGACCGGCAGCGGTCGTGGAAGCAGCCAGCAACTGCCAGCGCAGATCAGAGAACTTCGCGCCGAAATACCCGTAAACAGAGTTACAGGTGATCTTGTACGCTAACTGAAGACCGTCATAGACGGACTCCATGAACGTCCCCTTCGCCTTCTTCTTCAGCTTCTTCGCGTGAGAACGCGCAGCCAGAAGATCAATCAGCAGTCGAGGAATGATTCCCTTACATAACGCAGGGTTCTTCTCCTCTTCCGGAGTCCTGGGAAGACGCTCGGCGAAGATCTCGGTGTGTTCACCGATCTTCTCACCCTTGTCGTTCCTGATATCGTAAGTGATGTCGTTGTAACGATACCCAGGAAGGTTCATGTGCTTCTCATCTGTCGGATCCACACGCATCTCATGAGAGATGTTGAACTCGATCTCAGAGGACGGGTACAGAGACTTGTAATCCAGAACCGCTACAGGGTCGAAGTACAGACCTGGAGACGGATCGAAAACGATCGCTCCCTCGTACCCGACACCCACATCCGCTCCGAAAGCAAGACGCTTCAGAGTCGGAAAGCGATGATTCGCCTTACGACACGTCTTGGAGATCAGAGAGAAAACCTTGATCCCTTGTCCTCGCAGGAACAACAGAGACATCGGCACGAAACAGACGTTGGACATACCAACGGCGTTCGCGAAGATGTTCAACTTGTCAAAGAGGTCGTTCACCAGAACACAATCCTGAAGACAGTACTCCGCGATAACACGAATGTCCGCAGGGCTACCTGTCTTGTACCTCTTGAAGATCTGATCAGGAGGTAGGTCGTTCTTGCGAAGATTCAGAAACTTCTTTGCGACGTTGTCCAACTTGTAGCTGGTCAGGTTGTGTTCTCGCTGAACGACCTTGAGAAGATCGATCTGAACACGACCTTTCATGTCCGGATAGTGTAGAAAGTTCTGACCCATCGCGGAGGAGCTGAGTTGCTTGTTTATCAAACGACATTCGGATCCAGTCATACGACCAAGACGCGAGAACTGAGGTAAGCACCTCAACATCTCAGCACGATCATACAGATACTTCCAGTCAAAACCAAAGATGTTGTACCCGATCATGACATCAGGATCAAGTAGCTGGATGTGTTTCGTCCATGCTAGCAGAACCTGACGCTCTGTCGGGTACGACTCAGTGATGACTAACTCGTCACCCTCCTCCTTATGCTCAATATTAGGCAGAGGATCGCACTTCTTCAGACAGACAATGTGTCGTATCTGACAGTACTTCGTACCGAAAGTCCGAGTTGTGGTACCGATCTGTATCACCTCGTCAGAGCGACGCTTCGCCTGAGGGAAAGACCCATCACAGCTAGTACACTCAATATCATAGGATGACACGCGAAACGGGGCGATCTCCTCCTTGTCAACAGCTTGGATAGCCTCCCATCTCGCGGAGTAGCTGAGCTCACACTGAGTCTTGTCCTTAGCAGGACGCAACGCTTTGCGCTCAACCTCAATCCACCCAGTCGGCTTAATGCCAGACACATCGATGAATCGAATGACAGAGTCGACACTCGCCTCGTAGAAAGGGAACCGGTATCGGGCCCCTCCCATCAATCTGAGTTCCTTGGTCATCGCGGGTCTCACATCTGTCGGATCGTCCGTTTGGTTGAACTCCTCGTCATCGAGAGCCTTCCTCATGTCCCATCGTGCTCCGTCTGTCTTGAAGGATATACGCAGGAATGCGTGATCCTCAAAGTCGTCAAAGCCGTAGAAGTCCTTGTGAATGGAAGCTGTCTTGTCAAAGACCACCTCATTCTTCCGATAGAACGGAAGCTCAGACTTCAGCTTCTGACTGAGCATGCGAATCTGGGAAGGGCCCCAAGTCTTTGGGATCTTCAGAAAGAAATAAGGTCGAAACCCGTCAATCTCCAAAGAGACCGACTGACCGTCCTCAGTCACACCGAAAGTGCGAATAAGAAAGCTCTTCTGTCTCGACTTTCTCTGTCTTGGAGCTGAGTGATGATCTTGATCATCCTCGAACGCGGAGTAGTCATACTCCATCTCCTCAGACTCTTCCCCATCTTCCTGAGCTCTGTCCTCTTTCTCCCAGGCCAACGCCTGAAATCGTAAATGGGTCTCTTTCGAGGCCAGCCTTTTGACTTGCCCGCCTCGATAGAGAGCACGTAATCCAGATGGATCTTTCGATTCTGCCATTGTTTTTACAATACTTTTCACAGTACGCTACCGGCTTTAAGCTATTCTGGCAGTCAGAAAAGGGTGTAATTCTGAGCAATTTTTTCATTTTGTCCTTGAATTTTCACACGGTACGTCACCTGTTTCTTACCATTTGACTCCTCCGTAGGATCCTCTAGGGCAACACTTACGGGCGTTCTTCTCAATGATCTTGATCTTCTCGAAAAGCAGGTGAAAACCGGTACCGGCTGTGGAAAGTAGGTGACAGTAGTAGGAAGCCATAGAGCACCAGGAGACCACTAGGGCTCCTTCGGGCATAGCCCAGGGGACTCTGTAGTTATTCCAACAGGAACCCTTCTGTTTCGCCCGATAAGCCCTGTGGGACTGTACGTAGAGCTCTAGGGCTTGGCGGCGAAAAGCCACTGCTAACGCAATATTTCCCTCCAGGATAGCACACTGTTGAGCTGTAGTGAGGCCACGTAGGAAGGTAGGGACAAGTCGAGCGTCCAGCTGGGCGTTAGTAAGTCTTTGTGGAGCGGACATTTCGCTATATTTCTCTGTATTTCTCTATACTTTTCTCTCTCATTTTTTCTAGCATGTACAGTTGGAGCAGTCAGCAAACCCGTTCTGCTGGTTGATCTTACACTTTCTCTGGCGCCTTAGGAATGTGAGAACACATCTAGCGATATAGGCAAAGCCAGCGTTTGAGGTGACCATAAGGTCGTAGTAGTTAGCCAGAGATCTCTGGTTGATAATCAAAGGTGAAGTTGATGTTGTCCAGGGAACACGGTAAGGGCATGTGAAACGTCTTTTTGACAGCTGTCTCTTCGCGTTGGCAGCTTTTCCGATGAAAGTGACAATCTGGTTACGTAAGGTGGTGGCACGTGAGTTACTCATCTCGACATAGGCACATCTTTGTGCCGCTGACATGGACTGAAGATTAGTAGGAACAAGAAGGTTGTTCAGGCTTTGTGCCGATAGGTCAGGTGCGCATGGGTTGGTACAATTAGGAAGTGTGTCACAAATTGACATATTAATACCTCCGAGAGATTCTGCTCTATATACTTATTGCACAACTAGAAAAATTTAGATAAGTGATCTCGGAACTGGAAACGGTCGTTTTGTCATAGGAAACGGAATGAACAACTTTTTCGATCTACGATGCCACGCCTTGAATCCTGATCGATACGCTGTTCTATCCTGTGAGCCGTTCCTGGAGACACCGGATGCTGTCAGAGAGTTAGGCCTGTAAAGAGCGTAGTACATAACCTTACGAATCGTAGCCACTCTGGAGTTTCCGTACATTCTCTTAACACGATCCATAAACTCTGTGTCCGCCCCGAATCTGACAGAGTCGTAGTACCCTATCTCCTTAAGAATAGATCGTCTGAACATAATAGTACTCTCACCGATGTTCTGAACCAAAAGCCTTCTTGACTTGTAATGATACCTTTGATACTCACAGAAAGTAGCGACAAGTTTCGGGTTGTTAATTAACCTCATAGCCTGTACCTCGATCTTATCCGGTGAGAACCTATCATCAGCTCCCAATATCGTGATGAACTCACCCTGACTCTTCATGATTCCGATGTTAATGGAGATGTAAGTTCCCAGATTACGCTTGTTCCTAAAAAGTCGTATCATATCACTCTCTTTAGCAAGTTCCTTGGCGACATTCAGAGTCTTATCACGTGATGCGTCATCCACTAAGATAATCTCGACCGATGGGTATGTCTGTGACAATAAAGAATGAACAGAGTTCTTCACGTACTTGTTCACGTTGTACATTGGGATAATAACAGAGACAAGAGGTACCTTATCCTTGGGAACATCCATCTTCTTACTCAGTTTCTCCAGAGAGAGTCCAAGACGTGGTAACGGAGGCGCTAAAGGTTCACCCATCATGAGATCTCCCTTAGGAGAGAGAGTGGGGTCTGGCTTAGCACCTCTCTGCTTCTGAATGGGTTTCTTAATCTCAGATATTGGTTTCGGGACAGGTTTAGGTGGTATCACCACAGAGGTTTTCATGATCTCAGCTGGTGGAACAACAAGGACATTAGATTTCTCGGGTTGTTTGGGTTTCTCTGTAGGTTTGGGAACTGGGTTGTTCACCTTTTTCTTAGTTCTAGGGCTGTCATGTTTTGTCAGAAGATCATTAATAATAGGGCTTGGATCACTGTTGATGTTTCCTGTGATTAGAGGAATTCTTGACTGACTCGTCATTCCACTGCTCGCACCCATACGGAAAGTAGATGAGTAACCACGATTTACCCTGACATTTGACTCTGGTTGTGACTCCTTTCTTCGAAGTGTTCGTGCTCGTGCTTGAATCGCCATCTCCCTCTGACTCGTTATCTTGGCTTTCAGCTCTTTTGCTTTTCTCTCTCTTTCTCTCTTGTTAAACTCAAGTTGATTCTGATAGATTTCGTCAAAGCGTGATCTCCTTTTAGTCACACCCATCTTCATGAACTCCATGTACAGCCGTTTGTATCTATCCTTACTACTGACAGCGGTGGATTGTTCAGATAGGGCAGAATTTTCTGACTTTACCTCATTTACTATACTATCTTTGTTTCTCGCTTGTGTAACAACTGGTGATATCGAGGGCGGTGCCGTCTCTTGTTTCTTCAGTGTAGGTGGTAAACTAGGATCAGGGGAGTGAGCCTCTTTCATCTCTGTAGTTCTAAGTTGTGTGATGAGATCTTTCGCCTTAGTAACATCTCTTGGTGTGCTTTGTGTGCTTTGTGTGCTTTGTGTGCTTTGAGTGCTCTGCGTAGGTGTTAAGGCTGGTGTCGGATTTGGCGATGGTTTCTTTGTAGAGGGTTTAAAGTAAGTGGTATCTGCCATCTGAAAACCGACAGGTGCGTCCATTGCTCGTTCACCTGGAAGAAAATTAGTAAATGACTTGGATCTTTGAATAGGGTTGTGTTTGGGAACCTTGGGAATATTAGGAGGTTTTAAAGAGTTATAACTTCTGTGTAAGTACGGAAGATTACGAGGTTTATCACGAGTGTGATGTCTTTTCAATTTGGCTCCTCTTGACAGATAATTACGACTGCTTTGTCTTGTTGGAGTCTGTACAGGCATTTGTCTTGGTAGAGAGTTCGGTTTAGAGGTGTTTTGTTGAGAAGGTTGGGTCAAAGGTGATTGTGCTACTGAATCTGGCATTGATGTGTCTGCTTTGAAAGAGTCAAGTCTTATCGGCCTGGTATCTTGAGGAGTAACCTTTGTATCTGATCGATCTACCTTCTCTACTGTCTTGGGGGGATGAGAAGCTTTAGAGACATTTGGTTTATGTAAGCTCTTAGCTCTTGTAACCCCCTGTTTGGAGTAGATCTCGTAGTGGGGGTGAACGTTATTAAAGGTTTTGGCGTTACTACGAGGGTTATACCGAAAGGATGATCGCTTCCGCTTATCGTACCTATTCATCTCGACTTATCGCAGACAAACATTTTTAACTTTCTAACTTCCCGCGTTTTTTGGTAAGATATAACAATTCTCGAATAACATATTCAAAATGAGCGAGAGCGTTTGTGTATGTGGTCTCGGGGTTGTGGGTTCCGCTGTCTTTGAGACGTTTCAAGACAGAAAGGTTAATGTGTTGGGGTACGATAAGTACAAGAACGGTGGTATTGGGAATCCTGGAGATATGTTGGACTGTGATATTGTCTTTCTCTGTCTCCCCACCCCTTACGTATCTGAGTTGAAAGAGTATGACAAGACATCCTTACATGATGTCTGCTCATTTCTATCAACCTCTAATTACGACGGAGTTGTTGTACTGAAGAGCACCGTGGAACCAGGTGTTTCTGCTGGTGTTGCCGATAAGTACGGACTAACAGTTGTTCACAACCCCGAGTTTCTGACAGCAAAGACCGCGAAACAAGACTTTGAGAACCAGACTCATGTTGTGATCGGAGGAGTGAGTAAGGACGCTCCAGAGGTCTTACTTGTTTCCGAGTTCTACAAGAGACACTGGCCTGAAGCGGAACAAAGTCTTTGCGTCCGCGAGGAGTCAGAGATGATGAAACTCGGTGTGAACTGTTTCTACGCGACCAAGATTCAGTTCTTTAACGAGCTTTACGCGTTATCGCAGAAAGTCGGCGCGGAATACCCGAGAGTGATGGAGATGATGCTGAAGAACGGATGGATCGCTCCTCATCACACAGCAGTTCCTGGAACAGACGGCCAGATGTCTTACGGAGGGATGTGTTTCCCGAAAGATACTAACGCCCTATGTCAGGCTATGAAGAAGCAGGGGTCTCCTTGTAAGGTACTAGAGGCTGTTATTGAGGAGAGGAATGAGATGAGGGATGATTGAGGGATGACTGAGGGATGACTGAGTAAGGCTAACATCGTGTATTTACTCATTTTTTTGTCACCTTCTATATAGTGATCAGCAACTATGCTCTCATTTCTTCTCGGAGGAGCTCCCAAAAAGAGGCGCAAGCGTAGAAAAACGCATAGCGTTTCACGGAGGCTAAGTGCGTCTAAATCGCGCAAGACACACAAGACACACAAGACACACAAGACACACAAGTCAAAGAAGCGATCCAAGTCGCACAGATCTCATTCAAGATCCCGCTCTCGTTCCCGCAGAACTAAGCGCAAAGGCGGTCGCGCTTGTCCCCCTGGCGAGATTCTGAGATCCGCTTACCATCGTAAGGGATACCGTAAGGCCAACGGTAAATACGTAAAGGGGATGACAGTAAAGGCGTCATGTATCAAGGATCAAGGCAAACCTGGGAAAGGCCCGAAGATACTTCCACCTATTAAGCACCCCGGATCTCTCAAGAAGTTCGGTTACCGCCTCAACAAGACAGCCAAGGAGCGTGAGAAGGCTCTCCTCAAGGCTGCCAAGGCTGATGGCGCCGATAAGATCATCGATAAGCTCAACTACATTCGTATTCTGAGCAAGTCTCGTCCTGCAGCGCACAAGAAGTACACACGCGACATGAAGTACGTACAGAAACTCTCAAAAGAAGGAAAGGTCGCGAAGAAGGGTGGGGCGCGCAAGAAGCGTAAACGTGTTCTCAAGAGAAAGAGAAAGACCTCCCGTTCTCGTAAGCCCTCGGTCAGTCGCAAAAGAAAGACTAAACGTAAGCGCTCCGTGAGCCGTAAGCGCAAGTCTAAGCTCAAGTCTAAGCGCGGTGGAGCGACAAAGCGTAAATCTCGTTCCAAGCCACGCTCCAAGAGCCGTAAGCGTACCGTGAAGCGCACAGTGCGTCGTAAAACTCGTGCGCGGTCTCGTTCAAGAAGCCGTCGTCGCCTGAAGTCGGCTCTACGCAAGCCTCGTCGTAAGAGACGCAGAATGCGCGGTGGTAAACGCGTTACATTCCGTTTGTAAGCGTTCCTAAATAAGTAAAACTCTCTGAGTTATTGTAAGTTTGTACTTGTCATGCACAATATAGTTGTTCCCGAGGTTTGGGTAACCGCTGTCACAAATCGTGGTCTAGCCTATCTACCTAACGTCGTAAGAAACTTTACAAGACAGAAATATCCGTTGAAAAAGCTCTGTATTATCATCAACTCCGTTGTGAATAAGAGTAAGATCAGAGAGTATGTGGAAAATCAAGGAGTTAATGCTACAATTGTCTTCATGCCTACATCTAGTTTGGGCGAGTGTCTGAATCGGTCTGTTGATCTAATGTTTGAGGAGAAATCTGCTTACGTTTTCTCAAAAATGGACGATGATGATTACTACGGAGAGAACTATCTTTTACACAATGTCGCAGATATGATGAGAATACATGCTGACATTGTCGGTCGCCGTGATCTACAGATCTTTGTTCCTGAAAGAAGACGACTGTACTTTATGAAGAATGGTGGTCATCGTAAGTTTGTTAACTGGGTTCAAGGAAGCTCACTAACTATCAGAAGGGACGTTTTCGCACATGTGAGATTCCCTAATAGAAACACAGGTGAGGACACTCGATTTCAACAAGATGCTAAAAAGAAAGGATTCAGAATTTTCGCGTCTTGTATCTCTGATTACGTAGTTATCAGGCATGTTGACAAAGGAAAACACACATGGAAGATAGAGTTACAATCTCTTCTTAAGAGATGTGTGGATCTGGGATCTAAAAAATCAGCAGAGTTTGAGAAAGAGGATCATTTATGCGATGTGCTTCAAGGACAGAACGTCGACCCATTCCTTCGTCTAAAACCTTATTTATCAGGATCCACAAAGTAATTCGTTTTACACTCTCGGCTATTTGAGGAAAATACCCGAGAAGGTTTAATAATTATTGATAAAAAATAGTACTAACTAGCTGACTTAGCAACTGAGGATAGTCCAGGTGACACAGCTCGGAATAACAGAGCTGATAACCAGAGGAGTATCGTCATCAGAACCTGAGACACGCACCCATCCGTCGAACGGAGGCACTGAGGAGTCAGTGCTGTTGGCGAAGTAAATCACACCAACACCAGCAGTTGTGGATGTACGAAGCTCCCAGCGAGATGAAGCCATGTTGTAACCTAGAATGACCGCACTGTCGATCACACGAGTGTAATCGGGGCAGTTCATCGGGTTCACACATGTCAGGCAGTACGCACCGTTCACAGAAGGAGCACGCACAACGATGTAGTGATCGGAGGTACCGGTGGCCATGCGTGTGGTACCCTCAAAGAGAGACCATGTGCTGGCACCGTTGTCGAAGTAACGGATGCTGTTCGCGGTTCCCGGCTCGAAGTACTCCAGAGGAGTCACCTGAGGGGCGTCACCAGGGGAGCTAGCACAGACCTTCTGCCAATCACAGCAAGGAATACAACTTCCACAGGCGGAGCTACCAGTGGACTGTACGGAAGGAGACTTGTACAGAACGGCAGGAGATCCACCGCTGGCAGCAGCAGACTCATCCTGAATCTGCCAGAAAGCATCAGCAGTTGTCTGGTCGATTGTGTACACCAGGAAGAGCTGAGGGCCATCATCGCTGTTACGAACGTTGGCAAATCGGTTGTTAGCAGCGTCCTTGTAGTAAAGACCGTTGACCTCATCAATTCCACCACAGTTCACCAGGATAAGGTTAGAGGAGCTACCCTCAAAAGGAACACACGCCTTAAGATTCAGATCCACATTGGAGCGACCACAGCGCACGTTACGAAGACTTCCACCGTAAGGAGCCCAATCGTTGAGAGGAACCTCATCAGCCTGTCCTGAGCTCACCTGCTGGAAGAAGATAAGGTTGGAAGGAACACCGTTCGAGATCGTCTGCTTGATGTACCAGCGAGACTGGGGTGCGTAGAAGAAGATGATATACTTGTTTCCGTTAGAGAACTTCTCGTAGATCACGGTGTCAGCCTGGATTACACGACGAGAGTAGAACCCGGCCAGGTCGGCAGAGACGTTGGAACCGGGAGGAAGATACAGACCGTTGCTGGAGTAGATGCTGAGAGTGTCCTGGCCACAGGAAAGGGCGTAAAAGCCCTCAAGACTGCCAGCACCACACACAAGCATGTTAGCGGTACCCTCAACCTCAAGTGTGTTAGAACCGTTTTGTAGAGCGGGCTGGATCTGAGTAAGATCAACAGCAAACTGGTACACACCCTCCTCAATCTTAACCTTGTCGACACGGGAGAGGTTGTTCATCTCGATACCCTGAACCTTCACGATGTAAGTGTTCTTCACCGGAATCTTCTCAGGACACTCCTCCTTCAGCACGAAGCGAAGAATGTTGTTGGTTGAGAGAGAGGCATGTCCGATGCTGATTCGGAAGTCGTTCGGGTTCACGTTTTGCACGGAGTTAATACACGACATACTTTGTCCTAGACGCTATATATTACAACAGAATTTTTCCTAATGTCAGAGCTGTAGAATTTTTTTCGCCATTATTTGGGACGCCTTACCTTCTCCCATGTCCGCCTTAAGAACAGTAAGATCTTCCTTTCTTTTTCCTATCTTATCTGTTATTTCCACCTTCATCTTTTGGAATAAGTTTTTCTCGCCAGGAGATATAATCATGTTCCAGCCCTTGGACACAGTTATTGGTCTTTCTGTCTCTCGGCGAAGTGTTATCGTGGGTACTCCGAGATAAGCAGCCTCCTCTTGTAACCCACCTGAGTCTGTGACAAGTATACCACAGTTGTAAACAAGGTTCATCATCTGTAAGTAACCTTGTGGAGGACACAGTTTTACTCCGAAAGTCTTCAGCCCGTGTCTTTTCATCGCGTTCCTTGTTCTTGGGTGAACTGAGAATAGTATTTTTACTCGTAATTCTGTCGCTAATCTGTCTATACATGTCAGAACTTTACGAAGAAGATGAGGTGAGTCTACGTTCTCTTGACGATGAAACGTGAAGAGAACGTATTTTCCTGGTTTCATTCCTTTTTTCGCAAACTCATTCATCTTCTTGATTCTCGGAAGTGATCTAACAAGTGTGTCAATCATCGTGTTCCCACAATGAACAGCCTTTCCCACTAATCCTTCCCGCATAAGATTGTGTAATGCTCCTTTCTCTGTCACTAAAAGCAAGTGTGACAGAGAGTCTGTGATAACTCTGTTACGTTCCTCGGGCATTAATCTGTTAAATGATCGTAACCCTGCCTCAACATGAACAAGTTGTAGATGTAAGAACGATGCCGCCATAGCACCTGCTAACGTTGAGTTCACATCACCAAACACAACTACTTTCTCAATCTTGTTTCTTGTAAACCACTCTGAAAGTTGAAGGAATATCCAAGAGAATCTTTCCTGAGGAGATCCCGCTTTTGGATATCCCTCGAGAAAACTTATTTGATCTCTAGGAACCTCGAACTGCTCAAGAAATATATCAGATAACTCTCTGCTATAGTGTTGACCTGTGTGTACCAGAAGACAGTACTTATCAGGAGTGTCTGTTAACGCTCCTAACTGTTCGCGAATCTCTCTCCAGACAGGAATCGCCTTCACGAAATTAGGTCTCGTGCCGACAACGAGTGCGACTCTTTTCAGATTCGTTTTTAACTCTTCCATTTTCTCTTACTTGCCCTCGGAAATAAAGCTGAAAGAATCAACGGAGAATGATTTTATCTTTACAGGACTCACATTCTCTCCCAAAGAACCTCTTGCGTGTATAAGAGTGTTCGCACGTTCTCTAAGATCACCTTTCAAGGAGTAGATAAGTGTGTGTGGATGTAAGTTTGTTGTAAAAGCTTGTTCGTTCTCAGGATGAAGCTTTTGTAGACTACTTCTAGCTCTAGTGATCACACTGCCTTTCCCGATGACACGAACATCTGGCAGATACAGATAAGACATCACGGAGTCAAGAATGTAATCCTGTCCGTATCTGTTCCTGGGGTAAACAAAGGCGACAAACCCTAAATTATCAAGAACTCTTCCGTCAATTTTCCTACGAAGAAAAAGATCTTTCAAAGTTTTCAGTACGTTTTCTTCCTCAGTTATCAGTAAAGGGATGTTCGCCAGGATGTGTGGATACGTCTGACCTCTCATCTCTTTGTACAGTTTCGCGTTCTCAGAGTCCGTCATCTCATTAACCTCGTGAATTACACGTAAAATAGCGACACCCTCTCTTCTTTCAGGAATAGGAATCTCTAACATTCTACACATCTGTTGTACTCGGTGAAAGTAAGTATGTCTCTGCCATACTTTTCTTCGAAGGTTATGGTTAATTCTCTCACGTGTCTCTTTGTTACGTATCAGAGATACCACGGTCTGTGTTGTCTCCTCTCTTGATCTCACAAAATGTACACCGTTAAACAAGGATTGTAAGGAGATACTCGGCGAGCTTATAATGGATATTCCACAGGCTATACCCTCAGGAACTCTACGAGAGAACATTGTTGGTGATCCTTTAACAGAGTTCGCGTTAAGCATGATTGGGTATCTTTTGTACTTCTCCACCATCTCTGGATAAGTGATACCTTTTCTAACTCTTGGGAGAAACTTACGTGGGAATATTGACTTCTGTTTCCCTCGATAAGCACGATCATAAATATGTAACCTGATCTGTCTAGGAAGATCTAGTAACTCCTCTAACTCTTTCTTTCTCTCTGGGAAGTTGTACCATCGGCCAGCAAAGAAGATATCTCCTTGATATTTCTCTTTTACTCTTATAGGATTATGCATCAGGGGTTGTGCAGCGAAGATCATCACGTCAATCTTCTTCGCTAACGGACAATCTCTTTGATAATCACGTAAAGTTCTCACATCTGTTGTCAGTACGTAGTCAAACAGTCTCGCGAAGCGTAAGAACTTAGAGTAGTGGACATTGTCCTCCTTGTTCCAGAATATCGTGGGTAAACCTATCGAACGCATGAAGCGAAGAAGAACTTTCATCTCTTGATAACGTCTCTCCTTCTCTTTCTTCACGACATCACCAATATTATACCCTGATCCGTAAGCTCGCCATACTGACTCACAAAGGAAAAAGTCGAACTTCTCCGCTTTAAGAACATCAAACCAACTTTTCGGGCGTAGCGGAACAAGATCTGAGAACTCTGGCTGGAAACAATAGTAGGAGAACTCGTCCAAGAGACAACACGCCTTCGGCTTCTTTATAATTTCCTCCATTCCTCAGTGTATTGTTATCAAGATAAGCGTAACGCTAAATAACCGAGAAATCGGGGAAATTGGGTTTTGTTTTTCTTAGAATGATGCCATCAGATCTTTCAGCTCTCTGTTCACACCTGATGGATAAGAGCATCCGAGAAAGTTAATGTTTGCCCAGACCATGGAAAGCCTGACCGCGTCTAGGTACTTCTTCTGTGTTCTTGGAGACGCTTTCGTAAGAAACTTACGCCTCGCGTAGTACACCTGGTCTGTCTCGTAGGGAAGACGAGGAAACAGATAGATCTTAGACCCGATCTGGATCACCTCTCTGCGTTCTGATTGTGACTCTGCCATCTTGACGCACTACCTTAAGACGTTATACTGTTTAAGTCTAAATTAGTTCGGGTCTAAGTACGATCCTCCGTAAAGTGCGCATCGCTTTCTCTGGTGACAAGGAGAACACTTACATCGGTTCAGCTCGCAAGGGCATGTTGGTGCCAGTCCGTAAAGGTCGAATCGTGGTGTGGGACATGTCCAGAACGGTTGGTTAGGTGGAACAGGTGGACGGTTCCATGGGTAGTACTTAGACTGAACTTGTCCAGTACATTGGTTGTAACTTGTACGTACAATGTTACCAGCACGAGAGTTAAACCAGGTAAAATCCTGGGCTCTCACAGTTCTCGGGTTAGGCATCCCTACTTTTGAAGGATGCATCGGTGCGAAAGGCGCCGGTTGATTCGGTGCTTGACTTGTCATCGTCCTTATATACTATCAGACAATTATTTGTATCTCATACAATGACTACAAGTCTACGAACCACCAGATAGTAAAAAGCGATAGAGACAACAACTTTTGCTAGAGTGTCCGAGAAGGGAGTGTTGAAGACAGAACCGATAAGTCCTGTCGATCTCTGTCCTGACAAAAGAACGTGAAGACAGAGAAGAATAGACAAGGTCGCCAGCAATGTTTGGGCGAAATCCCTGTACTCTGGCGAGACCTTAATTGTGTAGATCGCGTCACTGGAAGACTTCATATTAGACTCCTTATAACATCCTAAACGAATTATTTCTAAGAGCTCCCGCGTTCTCTTGTAAGTAAAGAAAGATACGAAAAATCATACTGATATACCGTTAGAATCATTATGCTCGGATGGATCTCTCAGTTCACGCAAGAAAGTGAGAATCATGAGTTATCTTTAGAAGATCAGGTCGAGTTATGGCAGAGGAACGACATGTCCGCGGACAAACTTGATCAGATTCTGTTCTCTGATCTCACTCCCAGACACGCGTTGGCGACCGTTCCAGCACATGTTTACTCTGATCTCGAGTACTTCCAACCAAATGACGAGAAAGGACGTTCGATCTTACAGTCTATCACGAAAACTCAGACTCCTTACGGAGAGGCTGTTCTTCGCCGTCTTATGCGATCACCTCTGATCTCGCCAGATGCTATCCAGGAGAGACAGTGGATGATTCGTAAACTGATGGACACACCTAATCTGTCTGATCAGTTAGGAGAGATCTGGAAATCTTTTCAGAATCCTCAAGATCTTCTCTGGTTCTGGCGTGAGGAGGACGAGAACTCACAAACCCTGTATGATCTCGTTTATTATCAGACACCGTTAATCGCTCATTACATGAACAGCTCAGAGTCTTTCTTAATGGCGACAAGTATCTATCGAATCTTTGTCTCACCAGGGTTTGCTGTGCTAACTCCGTTACTATGTTTTATCGTCCCGTACGTGATGTTACGGTACATGGGACTTCCTGTCTCTTTCACAGATATCTTCCATCTTCTGAAAGGTCAGGTTTTCTCTGTTAGTTTCCTGTCAAACAAGACGGTTACCATGGCTGTTGTCTCTGCTGTTGTCTGGGCTCTGTTGTACGGGTACAACGTGTACACCATTTATCAGTACGCAGCTCTGACAAACAGAGTCTCTAACATTATTCATACGAAGTTACAGGTGGCCGCCGGTGCTGTACAAGCCTCCCGAGATATTCTGAAACTGACATCGCACTACCCTAAGAACATTCAGGCTCTACTTACTCTACCTAATTGTGATCTCAACACAGAGATTCTGCTTCTAAGACCGACTATTTTCGCTAACCCGTCAGTGTTTCGGAACAAAGGATGTATTCTCTCCACTTTCTGGAAGATCAAGTCATATCTTCCTGATATAGCGAAGAGAGCGAGGTTTATTGGTTATGTTGACGCGTTTCACACGATATCCGGGTATCTACGGTCTGCTGAGCACGCAGGTTTACGATGGTGTTACGCTCTTTACGACGAGAGTGTTAAAACAAGAAAGACAGAGAAGTTATGGCACCCTATTCTTTTCAATGATGACGAGAAGAAAGGGAAGAAGAGAAAGCCTCAGCCAAACTCTCTGAAACTTCGTAAGAAGGTTAGAACAATAGTTCTAACAGGACCTAACGCCGCCGGCAAGTCCACGTTTGTACGTACTTTCTTAGTGAACGCTCTTCTGGCACAGTCTTTAGGAGTCGCTCTCGCTAAATCCTGGAAGATGAAAAACACGTTCTTGTTCCTGGACACGTACCTGAATGTTCCTGATGTGGAAGGTCACGCGTCCTTATTCCAGGCGGAGATGTACCGATGTCTAGAGTTCTTGAAGACGTTAGAGATGATGAAGAAGAAAAGAGGTGGTGAGAGCAGAGCTATTCTGGCGTTAGACGAGGTGTTCTCCTCTACTAATTTCAAAGAGGGTTACTCGGCGGCGTACGCGATTGTTCAGTATCTCTCAACACACTTCCCGTCTTTACTATGCTTTGTCACCACACACTTTCACGGACTAGCAGAGCTTGAGCTAAAGACGAAAGGAAAGGTGAGGAACTACTGTCTGGATGTCTACCGTGATAAGAACGGGAAGATAGCAGGGTACCCTTTTAAGATTCGGAAAGGAGTCTCCAAAGATCACATCGCTCTGGATCTTCTGGAGAAGAACGGATTCTCACACTCTATTCTACAAACCGCTCGTAAGATATACTCTCAACTTGACTAAGATACCGCGTTTTTTCTGATAAGCAAATACCATACCGTAGGTCATATCAGAACGACGCTATGCTTGGTATCTTTCGTTCTAACATGCAGACCGGTATCTTGGTACTCGCGGTTATCCTTCTGATTATCGTGAGTCTTGCTCTGTTCTTCACTCACAAAGAGGTTCGTGATATGCGTATGGCTGTGATCAAGAATCGTCATGACATCCAGGCCGTACAAGGCATTCTGGGAGAGGCAGGAATGGCTGTTCTTGGACCTCCTATGGGAGGTCCTCTAATGGGAGCAGGAGTTGTCGAGTCCCGTAATCGTCCTCCTATCTCAAGACCACCTCCAGGATTACACCCTATCCCGGAGGAGGACTTGCCTCAACCCAATCCTCTTCCTTCGCGCGATCCCGTAATGGCAGAACCAACTCTGGATAGCCAACCTGCCCCAGTGAAGGATGACGAACCGATCGATGTTGTTCCCGTTGAGGATATCGATACCGTTGGACAGACAGGAACCGAGGAGAGCGGACTCGTTGACGATAAGAAGGATGTAGAGAATGTGGATCCAGTAAAGAACACGGAGAAAGTGGCACAACCGGACGGTGCGACAGGTGCTACAGGTGCGGTACAACAGACCGAGCCCGTGAAGAAGGAGGTGGCAGATGTGGAGAACGAGAGCGAGGACGAGAGCAGTAGTGAGGAGGAGACATCTGATGAGGAGTCTGAAAGTGACGAGGAGTAAGTGAAATCCCGTGAGAAAAATCTGGGAGTATAACATAAGGACTCTGACAACAATGTCCCTTTCACCACAGTCTGCACCCACCCCGCAAGGATACGATGTTCAACTGAACGCTCTTGCTGAGTACGCTCCGGCACCTCCTCAGCTTTCTAAGCAGGAGCCTCTGTCATGGGACGAGATGGGAGTTTGCTACAAAGCTAGCAACAACAAATACCCTGACTGTCCAGCTCTGATGGACGATGGTCGCGCATTCACTGATTACAGACCTGCCTGCTACATTAACGACGTGATTCGCGTGATGAATGGTCTTCATTCTTCTTACTCGTACCGTCAGTTCCTACAACACAACGCGACTCAATTGATGGACACTATTCGCTTGTACAACCTGAAGAAGAACGGATGCTCCCCATGTAACGCCACACCTGTTCAGTGCGAGACTCTGTGCTCTGTTGACAACCACGCTGTCTCTTGCGCGCCTTATGACTGTGCTCGTGGAATAGGGCGTTGCCATCAGTTTAACCCATCACCTCAACTTCCTAACCCGAACAACATGTCAGTGAACAAGTCGTGGTGCGATCTCAAAGCCTTTGGTAATTGTTGATCGCAGAGATCTTGATCGACGACCTAGTAGCCTTTGGCAACTGTTAAACCTGCCGGAGGTACAGAAACTTTTTTTTTAATCTTTCGTTATCGCTTGTTCTAATCGCTAACGAAAAATAAACAGATTAAGTATAAGTACGTAGATGTCGGCTCCGAAGAAGTTCGGGACGTTGAGACCTGAGAACACAGGATGCCGTGTACAAGTATGTTGCCGATTTAGGCCGTTAAATAAGAAAGAGAAGGGTGTAAAAGCGGAGATATCTAATCCTTCTCCTATGAACTTTGTTGATGAAGGATCTCTTAAGATTTTCAATCCTCACCGTATTGACACACAGAAAGACAAGGATGCTATTAAGAAGGTTTTAGCCAAGGCGAAGCAGGCTCGTTACAACTTTGATCGCGCATTCCCACCAGAGGCAGATCAGAAAGAGGTTTACAATTACGTAGGAAAGCCGATGATCAAGGAGTTAATGGCGGGTTACAACTGCACTATTTTCGCGTATGGTCAGACATCATGTCTTGATCCTGATCAAGAAGTACTAATGTACGATGGCACTACGAAGAAAGCTAAGAATGTAGTTCTAGGAGACCAACTCATGGGTGATGATTCTACACCACGTAATGTTCTGGAGTTATTCTCAGGTGAAGATGAGATGTACGAGATTGTACCTAAGAAGGGAGATAGTTACATTGTTAATCAGAATCACCTTCTAACATTACGATACTCACCACACTCTTTCGTACAATGGTGTGATAGTATGAGTAGGTACAAAGTTCATTACTGTGAAAACGGGAGATATCGGTGTAAAACGTTCATGGTTCACGGAGAAAATCCTCCGAAAAGAGGGAACAGTGTTAACAAAACAAGAGAAGAAGCCAAGAAAAGAGCTTACGAGTTTCTTGCTAATTTGAAAGAAGAGGACAAGTTGATTGATATTCCGGTACGAGAGTATCTAAAAAAATCAAAAACATGGAAACGATTACACAAAGGAGTAAGAACAGGTGTTGATTTTACGAAGAAAGATGTGAAAATCGATCCTTATCTTTTAGGCTTATGGCTTGGCGATGGTTCAAAATCATCTACAAATATCACGAATGTAGATCAAGAGGTAGTTGAGTATGTAAAATCAATGACAGAATCTCTCGGATGTAGATTTGTACACAAGGATAACAATCTTCGTATCTCTGCCTATTCTCCCTTCTCTCCCTACAAGAGAGAAAACTCAAATCCTTTTCACACATTTCTTAAAACATCAGATCTTTACAATAATAAGCACATTCCTCGTAACTATCTTATTAACTCACGAGAAGTACGTCTGGCTATTTTAGCAGGACTTCTTGATAGTGATGGCTATTATGACAAGAGGAAAAACTCATTCGAAATTACCCAAAAACGAGAGAATTTGCTTGATGATATCATCTTTCTGTCAAGATCTCTTGGCTTTTCATCTTACAAGAAGAAAGTATCAAAAAGTTGTGTTTACAAAGGAGAGAGAAAAACAGGAGTTTATTACAGGTGTTTTATCTCTGGTGAGAATCTTGGTGATATTCCGACTCTTATACCACGAAAAAGAGCTAAGAATTCTTCTTGTTTTAAGTCTACAACATCTGTCGGAATAACAGTAAGAAGTATCGGAAGAGGTAAGTTTAACGGGTTTATGCTTGATGGAAATCATAGATTCTTGCTTAATAGTTTTGATATTACACACAACTCGGGTAAGTCACACTCCATGTTCGGTTTTGACGTGGAGTCTGGTGAGACCGGTGTGTGGAAAGAGGAGAAAGGAATGGGTATCATTCCTCGGGCAATTAACGACATCTTTCGACATATTGAGGAGTCTACTGACGACATCGAGTACACAATTCAAGTCTCGTTCTTGGAAATTTACCTAGAGAAAGTTCGTGATCTTTTGTCACCAAAACATGTCAACATGAAGATTCGCGAGACCAAAGACCATGATATCTACGTGGAAGGTCTCAAGGAGATCTACGTCGGATCCTTTGAGGAGATTCTGGCTCTGATTCGCAAAGGTCAGAAGTACCGTGCTGTTGCGGAGACGAAGATGAATCAGTACTCCTCACGATCACACTCGTTACTACAGATGAAGATCACTCAGAACAACCTGACTAAACACACGAAAACAAAATCAAAGCTTATCATGATCGATCTTGCCGGTTCTGAACGTGTTGGTAAGTCTGGTGCTCAAGGCCTGACACTGGTACAAGTTCAGCATATCAACAAGTCTCTTCTGATGCTTGGTAACGTCATTCACGCGATCACGGAGAAGGATCCACATATTCCGTACCGTGACTCCAAACTGACCAGGTTACTCCAGGACTCACTTGGTGGTAACTCTAAGACATGTTTGCTCATCACGTGCTCACCGTCATGGAACAACCTTAGCGAGACTGTATCGACTCTTAACTTCGGTGCCCGTGCCAAGAGAATCGAGAACAAGCCTCGCGTGAACAAGGAGTTAACCATGGCGGATTACAGAAGAATGATGGATCAGGCCAATCGGAAGATCAACGAACAGGCGGAGAGAATCAAGGTTCTGGAGGCAGAGATCGCGGAGTTACTGGTAAAGGTAAAGGATGGTGGCGACGGAGAGGTGAAACTGGAGGTTGACACTGATTTGATAGAGCAGTTGCGCAGTAAGGTGAACGAGCTTGACAACTTGTTACTGGAGAGCAAGAACACCGAGAATGAGCTCAAGGATCAGATTCAACAACAGAGAGATGATCTTGAGCTGAAAGTGGACGAGATCTCTCGCATGGCTATGCAGTTGGCAGAGTCTGAGATTGAGGTACAAAAGAAAGATCAGAACATTCTGAAAATCAATGAACAGATGAATCAGGCTCTTATGGAGAAAAAGAAGAAAGAGCTGGAGCTGTTCGAGCAGAACTTACAGATTGACGAGTTGAAAAACGAGAGATCGAAGCTAGAGGACGAGAATAAGGAGTTACAAGAGACCTTAGAGGAACTAAAGCATCGTGTGGAGGATCTGGAGACAGAGGATGATCCAGAGCCATCTGAACTACCATCTGCGAACGAGGTGTCACAACCTATCACTATTATTCAAGAGGTGGAGTCTCCGTTTGTCACACCCCAGTTACCGACTCGTTCTGTAGCGCAACCACATCACGCGATTATACAGGAACTTGAGGAGCCTAGTGATTCGCTCGCCGTTGTTATCTCTGGTGAGGACGAGAGAAAGGTGAAAGAGAAAGTGCGCGAGGAGTGTCGTCAGGAGTGTCGTCAGGAGTTTGCCGAAAAAGTGAGAAAGGTACAGGCTGACACCAAGGAGACTATCGGAAAGTATGAGAAAAAGTTCGAGGTTCTGCGCACACGCTACAACGACTTTAGCAAGCAGTATGAGAAGTTGAAGGACAACCTCAAGATCAAGATGGAGGAGAACATGGGGTTACAGACAGAGAAGGAACAGTTGGAGCTTAAGTTACAAGAGAGACAGTTAGAGCACAAGGAGTCTCTTGAGGAGCTACTGACGGAGAAGGCAAGAGAGACGAAGAAAGATGAGGAGATTGTCAGGTTGAAGAAGCAGTTGAAGAGAAAGTCTGACGAGGCTATGCGCGTTAAGATTGACGCGGAGGACACACAGCAACAGTACGAACAAGCCTTAGAAGAACATAAGCATCTAGAGCGTCAGATTCGTCGTTTACGCCTCAAGAACGTGAAACTACTAAAGAAACTTGGTCATCGTGTCTCAGAGAAACCTATCTCTGACGGTGATCTCTCGGAGGCGTCCTCAATGGAGCCACGTGTGGAGAGACAGTTTAACGCTCTTCGTAAGAACCTGAAGAAGATGAGAGAGTACAATCTTTACATTCGTGGTCGTGAGCGTTACTATCTGACTATGATCGAGAACAGAAGACAGCATATTGAGGCTTTGGAGGAGTCTCTGAAAGAGGCCTCACGTATTCTGCTCATGCGCGAGCAGGAACATATGACAACTATAGGCGCGTTACGTGATGATGTTTCACGTTACTGCGCGATTCTGAAAGAGTTGGGTGTACCTGAGGACATCCTAGGTAGTGCCGGACGTCGAAAGGTCGTTGTCCCCCTGAGGAGCGGTGGTGCTCGCTCCTGAGTCATGTATCTCAGGACCTACAACCTCCTCTAAGAGTTTTTTCGCCTCCAACTTCTTCAGTTTTGACTGCAGAAGAAGGGTGAACGCATCGAAGAGCTTTGTCAGGTTCTCCTCAGATAGTTTAGGTCTGTCTGACTTCGCCTCTTCGTAGTTCAATCTTGCATCCAAGAGAATGAAGAAGATGGTTTTTTCAAACATCTCCAAGTTCAGTCCGATCTTGCCGTCGGGACCTCTGGGATGGTAGTGATTGACAGCCTGCATGAAGCACTCATTGGCTACATTCAACTCCGCCACACTCCCTGTACGTTTTCTCTCCATTGCCACAGGTTGATTCTCGAAATGGTTCTCAAACGGGGGAATCTAGTTTTTAGTTACTTATTTACGGAAACCCTGAGAAAATCGCTTCTATTTTTCGCCCGTTGACGCAACGACATTTAAGCCGTTCCGTGAACGAGACCATAACACTATGGATCCTGTACGCAAGGTACACCCCGAGACGTTGGCAGAGATTTACAAGCTGATGCGACAGCAGAAGCCTCCTAGTCTGGACGAGTTACAAAAGCGCTACTCTGTGGACACCTCTGCGTATCAAGGTAAAATCATGGTGCGTCTCTTCTATATCTTCGAGGAAGGTGGTGTTTTTGTTAGTAACGAAGTTCTTCCTGTCTCCAAATTTCGTGATCTGGACTGGGAGGAGAAGTTAGAGCTAGGCTCTGTCAACGGTCCCAACACCGCTGTTAGATTGAGCCTGAACGAGATGGTCGTTGATATTTTCGAGGATCCTTTCAAGATCTACACTTTCGTCGAGACGCATGGCGATCTCGTAGTTGAAGGATGTGGCTATCTTGACAAGGTTCTGAGAGAGAAAGAGAAGGTGACAGCGAAACAAGATGAGGAAGGCTCAGAGGAGGAATCAGGGTCTGACAGTAATACAAGCTCTTCTGGGTCTGAGAGTGACTCTAACACTAGTTCTGAAAGTGATTCCGGTAGTGAGGCAGAGAGTGACTAAGTGACTAAGTGACTAAGTGACTAAGTGACTAAGTGACTAAGTGACTAAGTGACTAAGTGACTAAGTGACTAAGTGACTAAGTGACTAAGTGATTCTCCCTTCATAATTATGATTTTTACCTGAGTACTCAGGTTCTAATGCTTGCGGTTTCCAAAACGCCTGCCACGCTTACCAAAGCGTCGGCGCCTCTTGGGAACTCGCTCCTTCTTGACGACTGTCTGCCAGCCATCATTATCGGGCTCGGTCAGCCCGATTCTGTTGCTTGTCTGTACCTTGCGAGGAGATAGAACATCTGTTTTGGTAGTGGTAGGATCAGAATCTGTGAAATCAGCGTCTAGATCTGCCCAGTTAGTGGCGATGTCGAAGCACTTCAACTTCTCACCAGTAGCTGCGGTCACCTCTGTGACAACAGGCTTTGTCTTCACTAGATCAGAGCCCGAGCTCGCCACATAGTGAAACAACTTTTCGCGAATGGCCTTTTCCATTCCGTCAAGCTCTTTGGAGCCTTCTTTTACCGAGGCGTCAGCCGAATACTCAACCATAGGTCGAGTATTCGGCCGACTCCCGTCCTCCTTTGTAGTTTCCTTTGGGTCTGTACTCTGTTCGGGCTCACAGTAGTTGCTGTCACTGCCTTCGTCAGATGAGGAAGGCGTTTCGTCTGTCTCCTGATCCTCCACCTCCAGGAACTCAATCGGGAACATAGTTGTGCTCGACATCTTGCTCTGAAAGGGTGTGTAGCTTAAGTCGTTTCAACAAACGTCTTGGTTATTTCTCCTTGATAGTAATGGTATGTGAGGAAACCACATCTGACACTATCAATTTTTCTTGAGATTTTTCCGGGAACGTTACTTGAATACATTAAGTAAAAGCTTAAAGCTTTTCCTGGTTTTTTTTAAGCTGATAAGGAAGATGGAGCGTATATCCTATCTTGTAGACAGCGATTCTGAGCATTCTCGGGGGACTCTCAAGCAAAAGACAGGAAAAAAGCAGGATATACCGATTAGCAGACGTTTAGTTATCGCTCTTCGCAATTACGATCTCAATGAGCTAAGGGAGATTCTACCTAAATGTGAGTCAATACATATCGCGGATCTCATTCGTTATCTTAACTTCTATAAGTTACCGATACTAAGAAAGAAGTTGATATGGGATCTCGTTCTTCAGAAGTGCGGTCATGTCAAACTGGAGTTTATACTTTCATCCTTTGATGAGGATCTTTTCCTACTGGTGGAGTCGTCTCTGCTCAATTACGACCTCACAGCACATCCACTTCTTCTGAGAAGCATTGATTATCACAAACCTAGGTTCGTCCTCCTGGCTTTACAACATGGGGCGAATCCGAACGAACCCTTAGGACTGAAGAACCCTCTTGTGATGGCTTTCATGAATAATAACCCGTTGATCACTCACATACTTCTAGATCACGGTGCGGATCCGTTACAGGTTAGAGAGTCGGTATGGTCTGCAGGATTCTCACAATCTCAAGAGTTGGGTAGGAGACGTCCGAGCGCAGAGATTGTGCGTGCCCTTATGGAGCACGGTTGGTGGTGTTTACCGTTAAGAGAGGATTACTCGATAGTTTTCGATGAGTTTAAGAAAGATGTTAGAAAGAAGGTCGAGCCTACGTCGGACATACCCAGTGACTGTTGGGATGTCATTTTTACATTCGTATAAAAACTGGCTTAAACATTCTGGGGTGTAACATATATCTGTAAGTATGAACGACCAAAAAGAAGAAATTAGCACTCAAAACCACTCCCCGGATCCGAGTCAGGATGTTGACTCGGCACCCTCCTCGACGGAGGAATCATCCTACACCGTGGAGGAGGTTGACTCATTTGATGAAATGAAGCTGAACGAGGCTCTCTTACGAGGAGTCTACGCCTTCGGTTTCGAGAAACCATCTCGTATCCAACAGCGGGCGATCGTGCCGATATCCCAAGGACACGACGTGATTGGCCAGTCTCAGTCCGGAACCGGAAAGACTGGTGCCTTCACAATCGGAACTCTACAACGAGTTAATCCGAAAGATCAGTTTACCCAAGCCCTCATTCTGGCTCCCACGCGAGAACTCGCTGACCAGATCCACAAGGTGATCTCCGCTTTCGCGGGAAACATTACTGGTCTTGAGATCGAGTTAGCCATTGGTGGAGTCCGTTCCAAGTCCTTTAACCGTTGGGAGAAGGCGAAGCCGTCCCATGTTGTCATCGGCACACCAGGTCGAGTACTCGACAATCTGAATCGTAAGCGTCTTGATGTCTCTCGTCTGAAGATCATGGTCATGGATGAGGCTGATGAGATGTTGTCTCGTGGATTTCTTGACCAGGTCTACGAGATCTTCAAGTTTGTCCCTCCTGAGGCACAGGTCGCTCTGTTTAGCGCGACTATCCCTCCTGAGGTTTTGGACATCACTAAGAAGTTCATGAAGACCCCGCTTCGCATTCTTGTGAAGCAAGAGGATCTGACACTGGACGGTATCAAGCAGTTTTACGTCGCTCTTGAGAGACGTAATCACAAGATGGAGTGTCTGTTCGATCTGTTCGAGATGATCTCGATCACCCAGACCATTATCTACGTGAACACGAAGAGAATGGCTGAGGAACTACACTACAATCTCTCACGAGAGGGGTTCTCTGTGGGTATCATCACAGGAAACATGCAACAGGACGAGCGTAACGGTGTCATGCAGGACTTCCGTGGTGGTAAGACACGTGTTCTTATCTCCACAGACATGTTAGCTCGTGGTATTGACGTACAACAAGTCTCTCTGGTTTTGAACTACGACCTTCCTCGTGAGAAGGAGACCTATATCCACCGTATTGGCCGTTCAGGCCGATTCGGTCGAAAGGGTGTGGCGATTAACCTAATCACCGCCGAGGAGTACGAGGGGTTACAACAACTTGAGAGGTTTTACAACACTGTTGTGGAGGAGATGCCTGCGGATATCTCGGAGTTTCTGTAAGGAAACTACGAGTCGCCACGGAGTTTCTGTAAGGAAACTACGAGTCGCCACGGAGTTTCTGTAAGGAAACTTACTCGTCACGTTCACCAGGTTTACCTTTCGCGTAAACAAGTAGCTCAGGCCACAGCTTAACAATCTCACCAATAATATTCTCAATTACTTTCTTACAATGTTCTTTCTGAATAGCGGATGTCCTTGCTCCAACAAGGAACCCGTCCTTATTTATTCTGACGGTTACTCCGTCTCTTAAAGAGAAGAAGTAGAGAACGTCTTTCCATTGTGTCTTCCAATCTTTCGGAAGACGGCGAGAGGCACTGTTTAGTTCTTTCTCTGTAAGGTTCTTATTGTCAGGTAGTCCCAGAATAAAACTCAGAACCTTCTTTTTCAGATTGTCAGAGTGATGAAGTTCTAATAAAAAGGCGAAGTCCCAACTATCACGATTAACATTCTTCTTGTACAAAGGAGGTTGTTTTCGATAATTCGCGTTAATTTTCTCTCCAGGTTCACCGGAAAACTTCTCTGGTAACATCTCACGAACAAACATACCGTCGTGATTTCGCTTATGAAGAGTTCTAAGGAACACACCCCAAAACACCTCTGCCATTCTTGGTTTGCTGGGAAACTTCAGGTCTAACGCCTTCTCCAGTTTTCTTATGTAACCAGCAGGTAACTCCGCGCGCCATCCTAACTTCATTACAGCATGCATAGCGCCTATCCAGTCTTTGTCTTGATACACAAACATCTTGTTAGGAGTTCGCCTCGCGTTCTCCGCGATAAAGATAAGAATACGCAACATAGACGGCATGTATCTAGCTGGGAAGTAATCAAGGATTCTCATCTCGACACCGAACAACTTGTCTGGTGGCAAGTCACGAGATCCCCAAATCTCCTCTGTAGTAAGTTTCAGAATCTTCCCGACAAATCTCCACTGGTCGTCTCTGGTCTCCATCTCATTCAGTTCTTCCAGCTCTCCCTTAGTCAGTTTCTTAAGATACTCTTTAGGGATTGGTCTGGTGATAGGTGTACGAAAGTCGGCACCCATGTCATAAACATTACGTCGGGGATCGACGTACTTTAACGGGTACTTTCTTTTAGGATCCGCACAAGCTCTCTCTAACTTATTCTGTCCAAGAAAGTTAAGACCTTTTCTCCAGTACAGCTCAATATTCGCCTTACGATTAAGACCCTCTTCGAACTTTCTCACGTCTGACCCACCTGGATTACCCCATCCGACTAGCATGATACGATAAGATGCCCGTGGGTATCTTTTTGTCGATCCGACAGCGCGCATATCACCTGTTGAGTACATCGCTAGAATCAGAGGCTCTATCCACTGGAATTGATTGATATATCTCTTGTACTGTTCAAGATACTGTGGGATGGATGTACGTGAGTAAGAGAACGGAAGTGTTAGGGTGATATGGTAAGATCCTGTGTAGTTAGTCTTTGGAGTCTCACGTTTTCTGTTCTTGAGAACGATATCAGCGTTAAGCATTCGATTTGTCATGGCGAACGGGTAAGGAACAATAGAGAAGTATTTCTTCTTCTTTTTCCACAGAGTCTCCTCGTTGTAGAACTGATTTAAATCTCTAATAAGATTCTGTTGTAGATCAGCGATACGGATCGCGTACCAGAGAATGTCAGAAGCACGTCTTAACGGACGAAAAACCTGGTAAGGTGTCTGTGTCGCGATCTCAAACATAGAGTTTCTAGGATCCGGATCAACAACAGTGATACCGGCACATGCTCTGCCAGAAGCCTCCGCCTCAATCAACATAGGGTACTTCTCCGACTTACTGTACCCTTTCTTCTCGATATGATCGATGATATCGTCAGAGTTAGGCACGTAGAACTGCTTGAACGAGTTGTTCCAAGATACAGTTGTGTCCAGAGGGTTAAGAACGTATGTAGCCTCCATCTCGATACCTGCCGCCCACGTGACATCATGTGTCGCAGATCGGAAAGGTCCTGTCTCCGTAGTAAGAGACTTAAACCTCTTGTCCAAAGTGGACTCAACTTTGCGAATGAGAGATAACGGAGCGTCCATCTTCTTATCATTGACTAGATTAGTTTCTGTACACGGAAACTAGGCTTGTTCTTCTGCCTAAAATCTCCCTCCTCGTCATCATTGTCCCTTCTTGGTGGATATCTTGCCGCCATCTGCCAGAAGACAGGTGCGCCTAACCGGAAGTTCTCATGTGGGCTTGCCTTGTACCAGTAAACAATATCCTCAATCTTGTTGGACTTTACAGTGTTATCAATAACAAGACATTCATAGTTCTCAGTACATTGTTCAAGTACTGAACAGAAAGTCTTGAAGTCAGGAAACATACCTGCCCAGTGCTCGTAGATACGTTTTCTGTTAGAGTGTAGGTTGTCTCTCAGTAAGAACACGAAGTCTACGTTTGTTCGCAGAACAGGTGGAATACCAAGGGGGAATTGCATAGTGATAAGAAACAACATCTTGTAATGACGACCGTTCATGAAAAGAAGACGCACGTTTTTGTCCGACTTCCACGAGTTATCGAACATACAATCATCGAAAACAAGAAAGGATCTAGGATCTAAAGACTTGTCCTTCTGCCAAGCCTTGACCGCTTTCTTCTGTCGTTTCACGACACGGTCTACCAATCCAGGTGAGTACTCATCATGAATAAAAAACTTAGGGGCCAAGGGTGTGAAGAACTGATTCGCCTCTTCTGACGGTGAGATGATAGTTCCTAACGGAATATTTTTATGGTGATAAAGAATGTCTCTCACCAAGAAACTCTTACCAGTGTTTCGTTTGCCCATAAGCACGACAACACTGTCGTAACGTAACCTTTTCATATCAAACTTTTTGAGTCTTAGCGCCATTTCGACGGTACACCACTAATTAAGTGTATATCCCTCGAAAAGGAAAGAAAAGACTACAGAAAACGCGAGCAAAGTGTATTAATGTCTGCGTGAATGGCGAGACGATCGATACTTTTTCCCAGAATGCCTGGATGAACGATGACTGGATTTTCGGCCTTTACCACTATGTCTTGCTGAGCTAACACGACTCACAGACATTGAGACCTGTGGTGGCTCCGTGAATAAAGAAGGAGCAGGCATCTCTGGCGCACCAGCCATTGTCGCAGAGGGTTCCAGAGACGACATCATCTCCTGTAAGTTCTCCGCGGGTCCGCGCAGATTAGGTTGGAAAGGTTCTGAGGTCTCGAACCCACCATGACGACGTGGCATCATTGATCCACGTAACTCGGTCTCGTAAGTCTGATTCAGGAACTCATCTGTCTTTGTGAACTCCTCGCCAACAAGATACACAACTGTCGCCATGATAAGAGCGGATACAATACCTAACTTCCAGTATGTATCTTTCTCTCTTTTAACATCGCGAAGTTTGGCGTCAAGATAAGCGAGAAACGCGACCAGAAGACCAGCAAGAGGCCCAGCAATAAGAGGATTGGTAAGTGCTGAACGTAATGTTCCCCACATTGATATTTTACGCAGAATACCTTCGGACAGTTTTTCTTACGCTGTTTTGAACGCTCATTCTAATGTTCTAATCACTCTTCGTCAGACTCAAGATCCTCGACATCGTTCTCCTCAGAAGGGTTCATTCTGTCAACTGCGTCATCAATCTCATCGTCATAAGAATCCTTGGCTTTTGCCTTGGATTTACTCTTTGACTTTGAACCACGTGAGGTCTTTTTGGATGTTTCCTTCTCGCTTCGTGACACTGTCTTTTCATCATCCACGTTCTCCTCATCCTGTCCATCATCAACTTCGTCCTCGGCTCCACCAAGGTAACGACGCGCCTCTCTTTGTAGGACGTTCCAGAAACTGTCGTTGTCGCCATCCTCCTCACGATCATCGGCGTCATCATAATCGGAGTTCTCATCGGTATCTCCATCTCCACCGTAATCATCCTCCTCAGTGTCAGTATCACCTCCGTACTTCTCTTGTTTATCCTTATGGTTAATCTCATCTCGCAAAGATCTCCAGTATTCGTCCTCTTCAAGACCATCAGGGTCTAACTCATCCGCGTCACGTTCATCCTCGTAATCAGTGTCAAAACCCTCTGTGTACTCAGCCTCGTCAACAACTTCAATCTCTTTGTTCTCCTCATTCTGGCTATCTGTCTTTATCTCTGACTCTAATTCCGGTTCTTCTTTCTCCACCTTCACAACTTTCCTTTCGACAGGATCTTTCTTACGAGATCTTTGAGATTTACGTGGACTTTTCGCGACCTTGGAAGATCTAGACTTAGTGGAACTACGTGTTTTGTTACTCTTGTGCGCTTCGCTCAAATCTCCGACCAGGTGCGATGCCCCTGTCATCTTCTTATTGTAAACAAGCTCAGGGACATCGGAATCTTCAGATTCACTCTTGTGGCGCCTACGGGATTTCTTGGAGGATTTTGATTTCTGAGATTTACGTGATTTGCGCGGGTGTTCGTACTCACTGTACTCAGACTCAGTCTCTGTCTGGTCATCATAGTACTCGGGCTCATCGGGCTCATCGGGCTCATCCGACTCGCTGTAATCAGAGTACTCGGGCTCGTCCGACTCGCTGTAATCACTCTCGGACTCCTCATAACGAGATCGAGGTTTGGAACGAGATCGAGGTTTGGAACGAGATCGAGGTTTGGAACGAGATCGAGGTTTAGAACGAGATTGACGTTTGGAACGACTTTTTGTCTCTTTCTTTCCTCTCTTTGTGTTCTTAGATCCACCAGCCTTTGATCTCTTCCTATTGGATGTCAGGTCTGCCAAACTGGGAAGAACTGGTATGGGTTCGTCCTCCTCAGACTCCTCTTCTTGATAGTCTCTCTTCCGGCGAAGTTTAGGAGCCTTGGACTTTTTACCACCCTTCTTCTTCTCACGTGGAGACGGTTCGTTATCCTCCTTCTCAACTTTCACCAGATCACTCTTGGAGGATTTTGAGTTGTTATCCTCCACATCGACATCATTAAGTTCTTTCTCACCGATCTCGCTCTCTGACATCAGTTCAACTTCCGGTTCTGGATCAGGATCTGCCTTCTTCGCCTTCTTCGCCTTCTTCGCCTTCTTCTTGGACTTATTAGACTTTTCCTTCTCAACTGTGACGTCTTCATCTTCATCTTCATCTTCATCTTCATCTTCATCTTCAACATTCTCTTCAACATGCTCTTCTTCCTCAGATTCCGAGAGTTCGGACTCAGAGTCATTATACTTGCCACCTTGTACGTAGTTGATCGCGGTCTGAATCAGGTAATTCGCGTTGTTACGGTTGTACATCTCCTCAGAGATCGCCTGATTGATAATCTCACGTGCCTCCTTCTTGTTCTTGTTCTTCTTGCGTGTAGACAGTGAGGATCTGTTGTCAAACAGATACGGATGAGGGTAAATCTCCATCACAGCACGACAACAGCACCAATGTAAAAAGTCCTCTGTAGAAGGAATAGATCGAGATAGAGAGATTGCTTGTAGAACTCTATCACGGTCACGACGAGTCACACCCTTCGTTCGTGACACCCAGAGATAACGGAGTTGTGCGACACCAACAATGGAGGAACGCACAAGATTGTTAAGATCACGAAGTGACTTGCGCGCCTTCCTCGCGAAAAGCTTTCTGGTTTTAGAGTCCCAGTCCTTATAATCTTTCAAAAGTCCCTGGAAAGTGGAGAACAGATTAGTCGGATGGTCTTTTGAGATCTCTGAGGAGAGCTCGTACGTCTCTGCCATCTTCTTGTACACGTGTTCGGTAAGAACACGCGATATGTCAGAGATATCGGCAGAGACAGCCTGCCCAAGATCAGATGAGTCAAAGATCTGCTCAAGTTCGTCAGCCTCCTCATGAGTGTTCAACTCAGCATACTCCCAACCAAGATTACGAAGACTTTGCGAGCGACGCGAGCGACGAGAGCGCACACGAGATGTCGCTTTGGATTTTCCACCTTTTGCGTTTCTCGTGTTCTTTCTCTTAGATTTGTTCTTTCGAGATACCGACGTAGACATTATGTTACAGCCAGTCGTTCGCTATGACCATGGAAGCTAGTTTTTTAGTTTGTAGGAAACGCGCCCCTCTTTTTACTTCTGTTAAGGTATACGGACAAGATGAGTGTCATAACATTTGCTGTTGTACTTACTATCTTCACAGTTCTTCTGCTTTTGTTCGGGTTTAGCAGAGTAGACCCGAAGATCGGCGTATGGATGGTTATCATATTCCTGTTCGCTTGGGTGCTATCCGCCTCAACAACATCATCCGCACATTGGCAACCTCCCCGAACACATCCCTCTTACGTTCTTGCTCAGTACACTCCACACTCAGGCAGAGTCTGAGTGAGTCAAACACACTCCACACTCAGGCAGGATTTAAGGAAAGATCTAAGCAAAAGTAATCAGAACAGCTTCTCTAATGTCATTATCAACAGTTGTATCTTTTGTTTTCTACTTTCTAGCAGGCGCTGAGATCTTCATTAACCTTCCTATAAATCTGAAAGCACCGATCGGTAAGGACACTGTTGTTACTTACGGTAGTCTCCTTACAGTTGCTTTCGCTGTTTTAATGACTTGGATGTACACCCTTCCGATGTGGAAGGCTTTATCTGTTATCCTAATTTATTTCGTTGTTCTCTCTTACGTTATCCCATCTAGTTAAACACGTACGCCTGTAAAGTCTGTGTGTACGGGTTGCTCTTGAATGCGTCCAGGATTCTTCCGTCGAGACGGTTGCGTAGAGGATCGTTAGGAACGGTCTTCTTAATCTTGGTCTCACCACATCTGTTAGCCTGTGGCAACGAGTTGTACACCTTTGTGGACATTCTTGGTCGTTGCGAGAGAGCTAAGTTGTAAAGATCACCAGCACGTTTCGTTGTCGCGGTGACCATTGACGGATCGACATGATCCTTCGGACCCTCACGCGCGGGCACACGACCACGAGACAAAGTCTCACGATACGAATGAGTTGTTACGTTACTCATCATACATTGGGTTTCTCGAGGTTTTGTGTTCTCAGAATTTCCTGCTCCACCAGTATAGTCATGGACGGAAGTGTACTGCCTGTTAGTAGCACGGGGATCGATGCTACGAATCTGGTAAGCACCCTCGTCGTCGCCTACCGCGTTGCCAAAGTGCTCGTTAAGGGATGTAAACTGCCTGTTCGTGTTGCGAGCATCATAGCAGTTAGCCTCACGTCTGCTCTCGGTGGGCATGTAAGCGTCGCCGGCATAATCCGTCATAGTGGTCTCCTTATTCGTTGTGCGTGGGACATCGGAGGGGTCGTAAGTGCGTGGCCTGAGATTGTCGCCTGCATGTGCGCCGCCCAGTACGCCACTAGAAAGGGTGGTCTCCTTGACCGTGGTACGAGGGATATCGTTAGGATCGTAGACTCTCTGGTTAGGAGGTCTCTGGATTCCGACGTTAGCAGCGGGGGCGGACTGGAGCGTTGTCTCCTTGACGGTGGTTCTTGGAATGTCATTGGGATCCCAGACCACACCTCTGTTATGAGGTCCCTCGACATTACCACCCCAGCGGGGGTTACCGACGACGTTCTGTCTTCTGGATGGACGGAGGTCTTGAGTGATGGGAATGTAATTGGCCTTGTCAATACCAGTGAGGTTGATAGCGGGGAGACATGAAGTGTCCTCCCGGTTATTAGGCTTCTGGGACCATCCTGACCTACCGTAATCATGAAGAGAGTTACAAGGATTTAATCTTCGATCCATATAAGGATTAACTTTAGACTCAGGATCTGTCAAAGCGTTAATCTGCGGGTAGTTCTCTTGCCCTGGGCAAGGTTTCATAGGAACGTAGTTCTGCATTGGTTCCTCGCAGTTCTCAGGAATTGTCCACTGACCAGCACCGTCAACGTTACGAGGGCCACCTGGTGTGTACTGACACTTCTCAGAGATACGAATATTAGCACGAATACCTTCCTTAGACTCACCAGCGGGACCAGCAGGACCCATGGCTCTACGAACGTCTGTTGTCGCACGATTCGAGTGCTTGAGAACGATCTCTGCGCGTTGTTTCGGCTTAACACGATCACCTGTCGTGATAAAGTAACGATCAGGTGTCCAGACAGCGAATGTGTCAGGACGATTCTTCTGTACAACACCGATCTTAGGTGTTCCTGTGTTCGGATGTGATCCAGGAATGACAGGTAGGTAGTAAGTGACCTTCGGGTTTGTCTTCACACGAAGCTCGTCGACGGTCTTAGGTAGAATATAGTCACGTGTGTTCGCCTGCTGGAAACCTCCAGAAGGTTGAGCAGTGTAACCCTTATTCAGACCAGGTCCTACGTACACACGTTCCAACGGAGACTCGTTGTTACGTTTGTTAGAGACTATGTATCGATCCTTACCAAGAGCAAGTGTCAGAGGCGCGGAACCGTTAGGAAGATCGACATTTGCTTGAGGATCAAACAAGTTAGGGATCTCGTCCTTCTTCCTACAGAACTTAGATGTTCCTGTGAAGGTCTCTACAATAGCAACATTCTGTACATCGTCCACGTTCTGACGAACATGAGATCCGAAGAACGGAACCATATTATTATGAGCGAAGTTACGAGGATCAATTGGCCTTCCCGCTAGATCAACACCTTGATGACCACCTGCGACCGGTTTGCTCGCAGGATGTGCCATACCATGGTACTTTCTGGAGGCGAAATTGGATGAAGCAGGCTCAATATGTACGTTGTTAGACGTGTTCGGGTCTGGTGTGAACTCAACAGGTAATGTGTTATCTGCGTAATCCACCTTCTTGTAATAAGTCTCCCAAGGACCTGGAATAATTAGGTTTGATTTGGAGTCGTTCAGAGCCCTGTGGTAACGGTCGTCAGAGATCGACTGTTCCTGTAAGCGAATATCCTGGACACGATTCGAGTCGAAGATATTATCACCGTTCGGCTTGGACTTACCAGGAATGGAGGCTACAGGAAGAGAACGATCCTTCTGTTTCTTGTCAGACATCAGGTATCCTAACCCGATAATCGCGGAGGCAATGTAAAACTCCATGACCTCTATATGTAACCACAACAAAACAAAACGAGCAGATGCGCGTTCAATATCTGTAACGAACTCTACGAACCTCTGGCGCACCCAAAGGAGTGTCCACGTTCTCCAGAACTAAACGACCACGATGATCACGTCTGTATCTACCTTGTGGATGAGAAGCTATGATAACAAGAAGAAAGACTATCAGAATGATCACCAGAACTAAAGGAAGTAGAAGGACAACCCAAGCAGCGGTGTACTGACAGCTTGAGCACAACCACCAGAGAACACCAGTCCAGATAAGTCCCATGATCAGGTGAACAAGAAAGATCTCCGCCTTGTTCATTCCTCCTGCGAATCTCTGGTCGAACTTATCAGATGTAAACAAAGAGAAAAGAGTTCCTGCTACAGCGAACCCGATATAGATAATGGTTGGGGCACACCATCCAGAGCATTTTCTAGATGTATTCACACGATTAGTCATTTTAATTATCAGTATAAATACCGTGAGAAATTCATTTTCTTTTATTAAGATATATTAAGATAGTATCTTAGAGTGATGAACACTAAAATAATCTTATGTATTGTTATTCTTGTAGGTGTTATTATTCTAGGAACAACTGAGAACTTTATTGTAGGAAACTCTCCTTACAAAGTTGTGTTAACACCAGATAAGGTTCCGATTACTCCTTCTGATCTTGGAAAGAAATGGTACATACCTGGATATCAAATTCATTTTGAGAAAGATCAACCAATTACACCACCCACACCACCCACACCACCTACACCTCCTGAAAATCAGTGTGGTACCCCTTCTCAGGACTGTCAAAATAGGAAAGCCTGGGTGAAACAACATCTTGATCTTTACAAACAGTTCGGACTAACATCCTCAGATGATGCTATGGTTCAACAGTATCTTTACTGTTGTGAGAAAAACTGCGTCTGTGATAACAAATATGATAAGAACTGTTCAATGTTTAACTGTGGTGGAAGTAAACCTGTTAATCCCACTGGAGGTTACACATTAAGACATAGTTGGAGTGGGAATAAGTTTACAGAAAGTGGAGACTGGGTATTTTACAAGAATCCTGTCTGTAATAACGGAAAAGGATGTAGATGGACAACAGCTGGGCCTAACTGTGGTGATCTTTGGGAAAATCGAGTTGATAACTCAGGATCAACTGTTTGCTGTGCGGAACCTACCGGTGGATCAGTCTGTTACGGACAGTGGAATAATCTTATCACTTACCCACAGAACAACATTCGTATTGATGTAGGAAAGTATCAGTCTCCGACAGGTAACAGAGATTCTATTCGATTAGAGACAGAAACTCTTCGGTTTAACGGTGGTCTTTTCATATTAGATGTTGAGCACATGCCTACTGGTATGGGTACATGGCCGTCTATTTGGTTAGTTGGTGATGACTGGCCAAATAACGGTGAGATTGATATCATAGAAGGTGTTAATCAGAACACACAAAACACAACAACATTACATACAAAAGCGGGATGTGTACAGAATATTCCTAATATTCTAGAGCCTAACTGTAACGCAGGAAATAACGGAACAACCGGATGCGGAATCAAAGGTCCTACTAATAGTTTCGGGGCACCTTTTAACAGTAATGGAGGTGGTGTTTTTGTTTGTGAATGGGTTTTAAACGGCTCTATTAAGGTATGGTTTTTTCCACGTAACAGTATACCTACAGATATTTTATCAGGAACACCTAACCCTTCTTCTTGGTCATCTCCGTACGTTAGTTTTAATCCATGTCCGAACTACTTTAATAACTTAAAAATTATCATAAACACAACACTGTGTGGTCAATGGGCAGGTGCTGTCTTCCCAGGTGGTATTTCCGCTTGTATTAACTCACTAAAAAATCCTAATAATAATCTTGATGAGGCTTACTGGTTAATAAGATCTGTAAAAGTGTATCAGAAAAACTAGATTAAGAACAATTTCCGTACCACAACTGCCCTTTTCTTTCTCTTTCTCTTGGTTGTTGAGAATACGTAGTAGCATGAGGTGGCTTTAACGGCGCACCTGATGGATAACCTTGCCAAGGATACTGATCAACTACCTCGCTCTCTCTGTTCCGGTTAGGATCTAACTCCGTATCAGACGCGACAGGATTCAGATGAGAGATAACGACCATTGGCTCACGCATTTGCGCACGTTCTGGTTGGTAACGTCTCTCAAACTCGTTCACAAAAATGATAACCAGAAAGGCGAGGAGTAGACATGAAATAATAAATCCGATACGCGCCCTGTTCTTCATCTTACCGTATACAATCATAAGGATATTAACCAATTAACCAATTAACCAATTATCCTCTGTCCAACAGCACGACCAACACCAAGCTCTGTGTAATCGGTGACAGGCATAGAGTTAATACTCGCTCTTTCCCACGGGAACGTGTCCTCGTATCCCTGGATTTTAGACCAAGGATCTCTCTGTGAGAACATCTTTCCGAAGATGGAGAGAACAGGAGTGGGCACGTTCTGTTCTTGTTCGAACGTACGTGGCACGTATCTGAACTCAACGCGTGGTGGTGGACACTTATTCGCTGATTTCATGTATCCTATAATCACGAGAACCAACCCCGCGAACAGAAGAAAGAACGCGATTGACTTAATCGAGCTCCAACCACTTCCGTTACCTCCGCTAACGGGGAAGGCAGGAACGGGTGTTAACATAATACCTGACATCTTGAAGAGCACGCGTTCGCGTATACTTTTACTGTCGGAAAAGTATAGGAGGTCTTTAACGGAAATGCCTCGTACAAGAAAGAGATCCAAGAGATCCAAGAGATCCAAGAGAACTCGAGGAAAAAACAAGGATAAGATTGTTCTTTGGGGTGTTGGTATTGAGGCCGAGTTCGCGTTATTTCATGATCCTCGCGTCTCACTAAACCCTAAGAAACCTCGTTTTCTTTTCTTCGATCCTCAGAAGAGTTTTGATAAACCGATGCAGAGATTTTACTATTACTTCTACACAAGACCTCCTCCACGTGATAAGAAACTTGTGTTTTTCCCACCAAGAGTACAGAATGCTCTGACAAAGTCACAGAACATAGATGTAGAGCACGCAGGAAAACTCTGTAAAGGAAAAGTTGTCGTTGGGCAGAACTATGATTACGTTTACTACTTGTTAGAAGCACGTACAGACACACCATTCTCTGGTAAGGATTACGGCCCTAAATATTTGGAGAACTACGTCGGACAGTTACAGAAAAATGTGAATGATTTCGTTACTGCGTACAAACGTTTCAGGCCTGAGTATCAAAAGAAAGAGAACAAAACAAGAGGACCTCCCACTATTTACCCTTACGGAATGTCATCTCGAATTAATCTTCGTAACTTGAACACCAACAAGTTCTCAAACGGACCTGTTATCGAGAATTACACAGGATCTTATCACTTCACTTTCACCCTTCCTCATACTTACCCCGGTTCTTGCGAGGTTCTCTCAAAGAATCATAGATACTTCGCCAATCTTATTCAGTGGGTCGAGCCTTTGATAGCGACCGCGTTTCACTCATGTGACGACAGATCAATCGGTCAGTCTGATCGTTACACTAAGGGGTCTTTCCGTGTTGTTATGGCTGCTTGGGGTGATTTCGGAGGATCTGATGTCAGACGTATTCGCTGTGTCAAAGGAAGAAAACGCAAAGGCCCTGTACCAGAGGCTGAGAAAGAGTCATTAGCGTTATCACGTTACGCCACACACAAGGTGAGATGGAGAGATGATTTACCATTTAAGAATATCGAGTTGTTAGATCCTTGTCGAGAGGAGAAACATCTGAAAGACGCGCAGAACTCACTAGGCGCGGACTTTCGAACTCCTTACATGCGTTATCAGGAGAAACGTAAGGAGTACGACTTACAAGCTCTTGAGGTTCGTATCTTTGATTGGTTTCACCCGAAACATCTGACTGTTTTGTCAAGATTGTTAGTTATGTTGGCTGAAAGGTCGAGAACACATAGAGAGCGTAAGTATGTTTATCGTAATAAGTACTGGAACGACTCCGTCCGTCAAGTGATGATTCACGGATGGAACGCTAAGTTAACACAGAAGTACGTAGACGAGTTAGAGAAGGTGTTCGGGTTTGAGATTAACCCGAGAAATCTACAGGCTTACTCGGTTCTACAGGCTTTTGTCAAGGCTCTGTTCAAGAGTACAAAATCCGGGGAGTGGACTAAGATGTTACTAAAGAAGCGTTACAAAACAGCCCCGACAATGCCTAAGGTTAATCGCAGAAGTTGGGAGTACGGATACGCCACGTATCTTCTGGAGAATAGAGATGCTCTTTCTAAATTAAGACGTTTTGCCAGAGAGATTTGTAAGAAGAAAGAATGGCAACACGCGGAACTTCGTAAGTTATACAGGAGGATTATTGGTGGGTCAAACTGGGCAGATAACTTCGTTGATGTTCTGGGATTCCTACAGACACATAAAATTATCTCTTGGAAGTTTAACTACGAAGGAGATCTTGAGTCTGTTCGTTCTTATCCTGTTAAACTTCGAAAATTAACGAACATGCGTAAGCTATGGCTTTACTACATGTCTGGTTGATCTAATTATTTCTTTTTCTTTTTCTCCTTCTTACTCTGCTCCGCTTTTCGTTGGAGCCAGGGATCCGGAGCGTTAAACACGTTCCGAATCTCCTCGGTTCTTTCCTGATCGTTGTCCTCATCCTGAGTGTGTGATGCTGCCACGGCAGCTGTACTCACCTCAGACTTCTTGGGCTTTCCCTTCTTCCTTCCCTTTCTTTTTCCTGATTTCTTAGCCTTGACAGAACTTAGCAACTCCTCGTCTTCAGCTACCAACTTCTGATCGTCATTCTTACTCTTACTGGCTTTCTCTTTCTCTTTCTGCTTTTGCATAATCTTGTTCTTCTCCTGTACGATATGACGAACACGTTCCAGATCCTCCATGGTCTGCTTTCGATCAGGAACAGGAGCAACCTTGACCTCCTCGCCATCACCGTTTTCGGCACTCGCTACCGCCGCCTCTCTCTCCTCCTTCTTCTTTCTGTTACGCTCGATAGCTTCACGCAACTTCTCCTGCTTACGCTCCTCGTAGAAGCGATCTCTGTATGACAGGTTCTCCTCGTACTTCTTCATCAACATGTTCAACTGCTTGTTCTGGTACTCCTGTTCAGGAACCTCTGCAGGGTTAGGATCCCAGGGAAGCCAGTAACCGACCTGACCGATGTACACGTGATGGTTCTTGTCGATCTCTGCCAATCTGTCGGACTGGTGCTTGGCCTCTTGGTAGGTCGCGTAAGACCCACGGATCTTCAGACCACGAACAGATGTGCGCCCTCCGGACTCTTCCTCGTACACCTGGCTCAGTTTCTCGTTGTTCATCTCCAGGAAGGTCTCCCACGCGTCCTTGACCTTCGCGTAACTGACATCTCCCTTAAGCAACTCGTCAAACTTAGACTTGGGGACGTCAAAGTCTGGTGACATATTCTCAGGAACATCAAGCTTCTGCGTGATCGTCTTCAGGAACTTCTCAAAGTAGAAAAGATGGCGTTGTTTGATGAACTCCTCGGGGGAGACGAATGATAGACATACCCATGTCTGTCCTGGGATGGTGCGGTCAACTCCCAGGAAGTCCACATCCTTAAAATCCTCGGCATCCTCCTCAAACTTTCTTTTCGCCTCAGCGCTAACATCTGTCGGGGTCATTCTGTTTGCGACGCTCATTTTTCTGTATTTACCTAATACTTTCTGATCTTATTTCGTTTTCGCGATTTGGGCGCGTTAAACTGATCCGATGCTAAGTAACCCAGAGAAAACTCCCCAAGATCAGGGATCCAATTTTTTTCTGGGGGAGTATATATTACCTTCTGGTCTCAGAAAAGATGTACGACAACGGACTTGATCTTATGGAAATCCTGCGCCGCGCGGCAAAATATCTTGTGGAGGGTGGCGCTGTCGCCCTTGCCGCTCACCTTGTCCCTCAAGGACACAAGCTGAAGCTTGGCGAGATCGTTATGATCGCTGTGACCGCTGCCGCCACATTTGCCATCTTGGAGATGTACTCCCCCGCTATCGGTGCCTCCGCTAAGACGGGCGCAGGTTTGGGCGTTGGCTTTAATCTCATTGGTTTTCCAAACTAATTCTAGTGTAAATCCCGACTATTTTTAGATAAAACGTTTATTTATTATTTTTATAGAAATGCTTAAAGAATAGCCGATATTGGAAAAATACCGAGTATTCTTCATGGAAGATATTCTAAAAAATTGGGACTATCAAGAGAATAAAATTGATCCTAAATCCGTTTCACATGGATCACATAAATTAATTCATTGGATCTGTAACGAGTCAAAATGTGGACATACACATAAATGGATTACACAAATGAATGATAGATTTAAAAGTAAATCAGGATGTCCTTACTGTTCTAGGTATAAAGTCTGTCCATGTGAATCCTTTGCTAATATTATTCCTGGGTTTGTCAAATATTGGGACTGGGAAAAAAATAAGAAAATTAATCCTTGGACTATTTCTCCGAAAAGTGATAAACAAATTCACTTAATTTGTAAAGAATCAAAATGCGAACATGTACATCGATGGAAAACAAGAGTATTTCACTTCACCAAAAAACCGATCTGCCCCTACTGTACTTCTGGCTTTAAGGTCTGTCCCTGTAACTCTTTCGCGGCGAGGCATCCGATACTGTTAAAGCAGTGGGATTTCGAACGTAACAAGATATCTCCCTGGGAGATTACAGAGAGAAGCTCATCCAGAGTTTTCTGGGTGTGTCCTGAGAGGAACTGTGAGCACCCTGAGCATATTCATAAGTGGGATGCCACAGTGACGTCAAGAGTACAAGGTCTTCTAAAAAATGGTAATTACACAGGGTGTCCTTGGTGTACAGGAAAAGGGATGGCGTTACAGTTCTGTGAGTGTAACTCTGTTGCTAAGCTTTACCCTGATCTAATAAAAGAGTGGAATCCTGATAACAAAGAAGATCCTATAAACATTCCACCGTTTTCAGATACAAAAGTAAGTTGGATATGCTCAGATCTTACTTGTAAGAAGAAGTGGAAAGCGAGAGTCTCTCATCGTACTCGAAATCAGACAGGATGTCCTAAATGCTCTGCCTCCAAAGGTGAGAAAGAGGTTAGACGAGTGCTTGATAAGATCTATGATGAGAAGTACATTGAGCAGAAGAGTGGGTTTAAGACTCTTGGGAACTGTTCTTTTGATTTCTACCTGATTAACAAGAGCATAGAGTGCGTTATCGAGTATGATGGAGAACAACATTTCATGCCTATCGAAGGTTGGGGTGGTAAAGCTAAGTTCCTGAGAACATTCAAAAGTGATCAAAGGAAGAATGATTTCTGTATTAAGAACGGAATTAGAGTTTTACGAATTCCGTACACAATGAAAAATCAGACAGAGGAATTAATTACTGACTTTCTCAGTAAAAAACAACCAGGTGTTACTTACGGAGATGAGGATATGTACAAAACAGTTAAGAAGCGATATGATCGCTTAAAGGCTTAACCTACATATTTCTTACTAAAGTAGTCCACTACGAGAACTATGTAGAAGGCTGGGTAGATCAATGAAAGATGTGAGAAGTATGAGGCGATAAGAGCGACAACAGCGCTATGGATAGACGATCGTCGAATAGGATCATCCTGTCTTAGCCCCCAAATAGTTATGATAAGTGTTATTATTAACATTCCCCAGAATACAGGGTCATGTAGGTCTCTCTTTATCTGTGAAAGGACATTCGTCTTTTTTGTAGTGTAAAGAAGGACTAGAAAGAAGATAATAATTCCTATGATAGCTAGAACTTCGTCAGTAAACACAGAGTCTTTACTCACTGGGTCTTTCATTTCAGTATTACTGTATGATATTACAGAAGAAATTACCATCTTGTGAAAATGACTTAAAAGGAGACATGAATACTATTGGGTAGGAGCTAGTGTAACGGAAACATTCCTGATCGGTAAAACAGGAGATGAGGGTTCGACTCCCTCGCTCCACCCAAGAATCACTCCAATGAACGATTGTATTGAGTCGTTGATTGGAGGGGTGTCGTGTAGCGAAAAGTGGTTAAGGCGGCGATAATTCAGAATCCTAACCGGGGGCACAGTTCACGAAGGTTCGAATCCTTCACCTCCCACCTCAGATGTGATTACGATTACATGTGAGATGAGTAAAAATTATTTGGAATGATAACAGGTTGTGTTAATGATAATAGATGCGGTGATCAAAGGTATCGATACACCCAAAATTAGCCCTACCATACCGTATGTTCCCGAGCTACCATGTGACTCTCCGTACATGTACCCACCCCCTCCTCCGAGAAGAGCCCCCAATGCCAGAGGAAGCCATAACCAGAGCCATGTGTGATCGTCGCACCATGCTGGTGGGTAGTGTTTCTTCTTCTTTTTCTTTTTCGGGTGATCCTCACTGTAATCATGATGTTCGCATCGAAAAGTCTGTACTAACGCCGTGATAAGACCTAGGATAGATCCTACAAGAGCCCCGTACATGAGAATAGTAGTGGCTTTCACTGTTCTAGTGCTTCCTGCTAGCCATGCGACCAAAGTGGAGAAGAACGCGACAGATGTTGTAGCCATAAATATTATGAGCATGGAACCACCAAATCCTGGCTTCTTACATGTATCTTTACGATCAACGCCCATGTCTAATACTGTATGAAAGGTAATTTATTACGGGTATTCACACACTTAAAAGAAAGGAGTTTTCTGTATATTCTTTACAGAGGGATAATGCTACCAGCATACAAATATCTTCAAGCGATTGAGCTCACACAGGTAGTCTCTATCGATCTTATCTGTAAGGATCAGCAAGGAAGAGTTCTGGTGGGAAAGCGTAAGAACGAGCCTGCTCGAGGAACCTGGTTCGTGCCAGGTGGCAGAGTTTATAAAGGTGAGACCCCAATTGAGGCGATCCCGAGGCTATCTATGAACGAGATCGGCTTTCTTATTTACAAGTCTGAATGTAAGTTCATCGGAGTGAATGATCATATCTACAACACTAACTTTCAGGAAGAGGTGGATGAGCACAAATCTCTAATTCCGACTCATTACGTCTGTCTGGCGTATGAGGTGACAGTAGACCCAGAAAAACTAAACCTACAACAGTTTGATATTCAACATGACGGTATGAGGTGGATGACCCATGAAGAGATAATGGATCACCCTAAAGTTCATCCTTACACTCGCAAGTACTTCACAGGAGAGTTTAACTGGGCTCAGTAATAGGTGATTGACTTACTCTATTAAAAATAATCGGTGGAGAGAAAGGAAATCACATGTATTGATAGTATCAAATAAAAAATAGAACTACTAACACTAGGCTCTTCAGAAACAAGGCAATTTAAGCAATATGGGACGACGTGGTGGTAAAAAAGACGCGCGTAAGCGCAACCAACGAAGATCCCGACGACGTCGTGAGAGACGTGAGGAAATCCTGAAGAAAACAAGGGAGATTCTCTCTCAGAAACTGGTGAACAGACCCGGGTCGCCACACACGCCGACGCCTGGTGATATCACGCCGGTAGAGAAGAAAGCCAGAGAACTCTCTGTTTTTCTGGAACCCATCAGTGGAAACATCCCGACGTCTGCTGATGTACTCCTGCAGGAGTTCCAACATGAGGAGGAGATGAGACAACGACTTTCTCCGAAAAAGGGAGCATCGGATCAGACATCAGAGATTCTTAAACAGCTCTCCGATCCCGAGTATCACGATGTTCTCCAGGCCTGGTTCGTCTGGGTGGAGGATCAAAAAGGGGATCGTTACCCTATCGAGGTAGACCCAGAAGAGTACTACCCGGAAGACTACTGGATCTGAATGAATCCTACATAGTAAATAGTTAAAGAGCTCTTAGAGTATAGCAAAGGATGGCTGAGGAGAAAAAAGAGAGTATCAAGGCACAGGAAGATCGTATTCGTGCGCTTCTACAGAAGCACGTCCATCGTGTTATCCCAAGAGACCATGAGGCTTTTGTCGACCTGTTGGAGATCATGATGGCTCAGCCTCAGTGGCTAGATAAGTTGGACACTATTCATGCGTTCAAGATCACACGATCTAGATTGAATAAGGCTCTTATTCTTCAGGTTCGTGTAGGTACGAGAACAAGGTATAACACAGTCTCCTGGCGCAAAGGTGGTACTCGTACTCGCAAGGAACAAGATCCTTTACAGTCGGCTTTCCGTCAGGCTGTGTATCGTCAGATCATGGCTTGGAAGAAGGCGAACGCCTGGGGCGCTCACTGCGCGGAGTGTGAGGACACCCCTCATCTTCACAAGAAGTTACAAGCAGATCACAAGAACCCTCAGTTTTTGGAGATCACGCAGAACTTTCTGGCTATTCCGATGAACTCGAACCCTCCTACAGAGTTCGAGTTTCATTACAAGACAAAAGGCAAGAAGTTTCGTAAACAGGACAATAGGTACAAGATTCGCTGGCAGAACTACCATCGCAAACATGCTGTGCTTCAATGGCTCTGTAGGGACTGTAATCTCAAGAAGAAGAAGACGAAGAGGGTCGGCGCAAGCGCCTCGACGTCGCGAAGCTCCGGAGCAAGTCACAAGAAGAAAACGACTTGAAAGGAAGGCTGATATTTAGCACGGAGGAACCATGGCTGAGGTCAAGACGATATCTCAGTTCACTGAACATGAGTTCAAAAAGGGTGATTTCACTGAACGTGAGTTCACTTACAGACACGAGGGGTACACCATCACCGCGACTGTCTGGAACGAGGCGTCTGCCCCTGACCCTCGTGTACTCTTTGATTTTAACAACATTGACGTCAGGAAATCAAGATTCCCATCAGGAAATCTTAATTGACGTCAGGAAATCAAGATTCTGATAAAGTAAAACGGCTTAAAAAGAACAGGGTATCAGGTTGCCTGTATACCCCGAGTGGTCAGTAGAACACAGTTCTACGTGTCTCCTACAGGCATTAAAGAAAGCTGTACCCATTAATGCGCATTAATTAAAACTTCCTCGCGAGAGAGTTGGTCTAAGCTTTCACACAGCATAACATAATAAAGAATATTAAAAAGTCCCGACCCCTTTAGGGGAAGGGCGAGTGATCCTCACAAGGGATCGCTGAGATAATAGCCATTGTAAACGAAGTTTGTAATGTCTACTGTCGCTAAAATTGAGAATTACCGACAATATTTCTTAGTTACTAAGATTTATTACTCGGAAATCTTTTCACAGCAACACAAACAACAACTAAGCAGTAATTGTTATCATAAGAAGGTTGTGATTCTCAATTTTAGGGACAGTAGCTCAGTTGGTTGACCCAACGAGTAAATTTTACTCGTTGAGCCAAGCATTGGCTCTAAAGCACAAGTGTAACCGTATGGGTTTGATTCCCACCGGGTCTGATCACTATGATGATAAAACTCAACGGAGTTTTATGATTGTTTGTGCCATTCCAACATGTAGAAGATGATCGGGAACAATGTCAGTTCACACGTGTCCCAGAGAAGCTCGTAGCCTATCTGTGTGAGAGTGAGCTGAAAACGAGTCTCGGTATCTCCTGTCCAGTACACGTCCTTCATGTACATGTATCCGAAGAGACATGTCACATTTAATAAGTTAGCCCACCATTGGCACGTGATGTCCGTGCTCACGATCATGATCCATTTCTGCCATGTGCGAATATCCTTTAGCTTCTTGTTGTGAAGAGCTCTGTCCAGCATGATCATTAGACACATGGTCAGCGTGATCTCCAACCACACGATAGCTGTCTCGTTAACCGTCTCGGAACAAAGAATCTCTCCTGGTTCCAGGTTAAGAGACCCACCATGCGAGGTGGTGATCGGAAGCAGAAAGTAAAATGAACACATGCTGGCGAAAAAGTATCGAAAAAACATTGGAATTTTAAGCTTCGTGTCCAAGCCGTTCTTTGTGTTTGCTTTTCACACCTTTTCGAGAATTGTGCCAGAACGTATTGACATCTCAAGTATTTCGATCGATTTTTCTCGAGTATATTGTGTAGTATGCTATGCCGAGTCCTTCGATCTCCTAGCCTGGCTTTCCGCTTTTTTAGGGAGGTCGGTGCCGACATAGGGGTGACTAGGGGTGACTAGGGCTCGAGATAGGATAGTACTTCAGAAGGGAAGCTATTTCAAGATTATGTAGACGATACTGCCTGATTACTCCGTTAGCTCAATATACAGCTGATAGAGAGCCTCGATTTGTCCTCTAGCTGTCTCAGCGATCACCTCGTGAGTGTTCGTCTCATGAGATAAGGTCTCTGTCATCGGGTAAGTGAGAGACGCCATACGCTTGTGAATACGGTCTGCAGACTGTTTTGCTGACTCTGTGTTAAGATCATCAACAAGAAACTCCAAGACGATATCCACGTGGACGTCAGCCATTAAAAACGGTAACATCTGATTTCTCGGTGTCATCATCTTGAGATCTCTCATTCTCTTCAGAGCTGGTAACAGCACACGTTGAAAGAATCTGTCACCATTGTACTGAAAAAGCTCGTCCGGATCCGGACGAGTTGGTACAAAATACTTGTCAAATCGGGCACGTAGGGGGGTTACCCATTTAGCCTCGTCGGGACTGACATGTTTAGATTCCGCCTTGCGTTCCATCGAAATATAGTGATCATAACAGAACCCGTTTATTAAAAAATGATCAATTTCTTCAATAAATAGTCTGTAGAAGGAAGCAACAAATCAAAGCATTCAAAGACAGACGAACACACCAGACGTTCCAGAAATGGAAACCAAGAATAACCTAGCACCCAACAAGGTGATCAGTGTGTTCGCGAGCATCGCGGACAACTCGCAGGAGCTCTGGAAGAAAGGAGGGTTCAAGTATAACGTGTACCACGTGATTTACCGAGACACGATCGCGTACAACCTTCTGACCAACGAGGCTACTAAGGCGCGCTTCAAACAAGCATGTGCTGAGGCAAAGGTCAACCATGACGTGGTGGACGTGCGCGGACTCAATCGGTACGACTTCCTTGACTTCCTGGATAAGCTGGATCGTAAGAAGTTCGGTTTGACAAGTCTGTACAACTTAGCGTTTAACTGTCGTCCGCACCAGGGTCTCTGGGGAGGTGAGAACATATGGTCAGCCTTGCGTTACTCTTTGACCAAGGACAAAGGCTGGCTTCACCGTGACATGCGCTACGACCTGTTCACGGAGACAGCTGTACGAGAGGCAAATGTCTAGGCGGCTGACTGGGACAGTGAGTTCTGGAAGCCACAAACTTCAGCATCTCGCTAAGCTTACAAGCTTACAAGCTTACATAGTATCTTAAATAATTATGATGTAGAGTAATTACTCTTTACTCCAGAGGGAAACTCTCACGCAACATGCGCAGAAAGTAACCCTCCATTGTCGCCTCACCCTGGGAGAACACCTCAAGCAAGCTCGAGCTGTACCCTGAGATCACATAGATCCCTTCCGCCAAGTCCTTGGGGCGCCTTATGAGAATCTTGTTCTCATCGGATGCCAGGTTGAGGACAACCACGACACACTTTGAGTTACGTGCCTCACGCACACGATCAATCCTGTTGAGCTCCCACTGGGAGACACGGAGATCCGTGAGCACGAAGAACGTGTGCAGTTCCGGATCAGCGTCCAGCGCCTTTGAGAGCGCGTCCGCGATCGGAAGACCAGGTGGTGAGCGCACGTTGAGCAGATGGCGAACCTTCTGCTCCAGTGTCTCACCCTTCACCTCTACCCACTCGTTTCCTGTGGTGAGGAAGCGGTCATTACCCAGCAGAAGCTGAATGTAGATCGCTGTCACCAGAGGCATCGGCTCACCTAGCACCATAGATCCTGAAAGATCCACCATGAACTGAGTGTTCCGCAGTTGCTTGCTCTGCTTCCTGAAGTGATCAACCCATTGGGCCTCCACAACAGCAGCCTCAAGCTCCTGTACTTCATCCTCATGTACCTTCTGGCGAAGCACGTGCTCAACAAAGTGAGCAACCATGCTTGTGCCAGACAGTGTGGTCGCCTTGATGGCACCTTTCTTGGTGACACGCTCGACCTCGGACGGGATGTGACGAGAAAACGCCTTCTTGTACTTCTGAGTCGCCCCAGAGGTCACCTTCTCTAGGTTGATCAGCTCCCACTGGCGCGCGCACATCAGGTTCTCCACAGGGGGAGCCGCCTGACGACGCAACCATGAGAGCATGAGACGATACAGTTGCATCGCCTTCTTGTTAGTACGTGGCTTCTTGGCCACGAACTCCATCGCCAAAGCGGTCACATCGCCTCCTGCGGACATGGCGTCCGAGACAGACTCATGTGTTCTCGCGTCACGGAAGTCGATGAAGATCAACTTCGCGATCTGGCGAGCGTACGCGTCGTACTTGGACTTCTCCCTTGGAGCCCACTTCGCGAGGAAGTAGGGCGGGACGTCCATGTATGTCCTCTCACTGACCTGACGAATCAGGTTGGGATCAATACAGTTGCGCACGGTAGCGTGTCCACGATCCTTACACTCTGGGAGTGCCAGGTACGCCTTCGCCAGAGAACCGGCGAGGTACTTGAGCGCGAACGGAGTCTTCTGCTTGTTCTCAGCCACTTCAACGTCTGCGAAATGGAGAAGATCCATAACACACCCAGCGTCACGCACGTAAGTGTTCAGATGACGGAAAGACTGTTGATCCTTCGCCATCAACCACTGCCACGCACGTCGACCGAGGTTCTTTCTCTTGATAGTTCCGTCGCGCTTGCGCACGAAAAGAACTAGCCGAACGGTGTCGACAGGGGAGGCTACCCAGCACTTCTCCAGAACTGGAGTCAGCACATCCATGGTCGTGTTCTCGTTGATCACTGAGATCGCCGTTGTGAACGGACCCGACTCGGTCTCCAGAAGGTACTTCTTCTCGTCCTCCTCGGAGACAGCCATGGTCTTGCCCAGAAGAGCGTCGACCTGATCCGTGATCATGAAGGCTGCTTTCCAGGAGTCACACGAAAGCAACATCTGACCATGGCAGGTCAGACAGTACTTGGTGAACGCCTCCATTGTGGTCGTCAGATCGTCACGGACGTGAAGCCCGAAGATCTGTACCTTCATATCCGCGAGGGTTCCGAGAACCGTCTTCGGGATCGGACCGCCCTTCACAACTGGGTAGTCCGGGTAACTGTCGCCGTAGCGGGATGCGCCGAACTCAGCGCCGTGGGGCGGAGCGTCGGCGATCCAGACGATCACCTTGCGAGCGTTCGGACGCCAGTCCAGTCGAGAAATCTCGTCCAGGGCGCCTATCACGTCCTCAGGAGCGTCTCCACCACCCGAGGCGTAAATCGTCTTCGTGAACTCGGCCGCGACCTTCGAGTCGGTGGTGAATCCAGAGGATCCGTACCATCGAGGACGGTCGCACACGTCGCGGTACCAGGTCACACAGAGACGGACGTCTCCGTGATGCTGGAACATCTCGATTAGGGATCGAGTGTAGTTCTTCGCGTGTTCGATCTCCGAACCCATGGATGCTGTAGCGTCCATCGCGATGACGAGATCAAGGATCTCACCAACTTCGTTGACCGTCTCGGACATGTTGTGTTGTTTCTGCTCGCTTGCCATGTTGTTTTCTTGATGGAAACAGTGAGCGTTCTGGTGTGTTTGCTTTTTATTCTTTATGTCATTGAGGCGACGCTATTCTATCAATTTTTTCTAGGTGTACTGTGTGGGTTGGTTGAAAAAAAATTGATTGCCGGTTTTGGGAGACCCACAACAATAAGTATTGAATTATGATGATACCAGGTTAACATTTCTGTCCTGAGGAGGACGTTAATCTACCTCTTAATCTGTTATCAATTTAATTTTAACCTTGGTGGACTGTAGGTCAAACCACCAAATAGGTGTACGCACAGCAAACTCTGATTTTATCTTGAGAAACTTGTACACCGTCGGCTGATATCCCGAACTATCAAAGACCCCTTACCGCGAGGTTCGCGGGAATCGTACGCCCTTTCGGGTAACGTTCTGGAAAACCCCAGAGACCTTAAGGAGGTTATTAGACGGTGAAACCTCCCCCAACCAAAGAAAAGAAGGAGACGTCAACTAAGGTACCCTTAGATCTCCTGGGATAAACAGCATCCTGTCGTAGCGTGTGACCGCTCAAGGATGCGAACAGCAACTTGAATATGATTAGCTGATGAGGTTGGTCTCTACTCTCCAATTGAGACCTCAGGCTGGTGGTATCCCCGCCCCGTCAGGCTGGTATCCCCGCCCTGAAAGGGAAGGGGCTATATCCAGAAGGATTCGAACAGCAATCCGATTTCTGAATTAGAATGCTTGTCCTCATGGGCAAATCCTGAATCCTGTAGCGCTTAGGCGCCCTGATAGTATGTTTTTCAAGCGGAAGCTGAATGTAAATAGTGTAAATAGTGTAAATTAGAAATTGAAGTGGAAATAAAGAAAGTTTTGAACTCATAGTATTAATCGCAGAATGACGAATTTCGACGGCTCAATTGAGCTCATCACAGGGTGTATGTTCAGTGGTAAGTCGAGTTACCTGATCTCTCGTATCGAGAGGTACCTCTTAGCAAAGAAGCGAGTGATCGCACTCAAGTGGAAAGGAGACACGAGATACACCAAGGAGCCCCTTATCAAGACCCATAACGGGCTGACATGTGAGTGTGTGGTGGCGGACAATGACGACCTCAAAGAGGTTTACGAGACGAAATTGAGTTCGCATGATGTCATCTGTATTGACGAAGGTTCGTTCTTCCGCAAGATTGTCCAGTTCTGCGAGATGTTAGCGAACAATGGACATCGAGTCATCGTCGCCTCTCTGGTCGGTAATTACAATCGAGAGGGTTTTAACGATATTCTCAATCTGATTCCGAAGGCAGAGAAGGTGACGATGCTGACCGCCGTCTGTATGAGTTGTCACGAAGACGGAGCGACATTTACCAAGCTGATAAGAAATGATGTCACCCCGGACGGCACAGAACTGGTTGGTGGAAAAGAGTCATACATGGCAGTATGTCGAAAATGTTATTTTAAGATGTAGGCTTAAAGGTAACAACATAGTTAAGTACTATTAACTTCATCATGGTACAGTTAGTGCGCTTCTCCAAGGGCAAGAAGCGATTTGAGGTCATGACCAAAGATGGGTCAGTCCGCAAGTTCAGAAACGGAAAACTCGGTTGGGGCAACGTATTAGTTGCTGACCAGATATTCACGGATTCCAAGAAAGGCAATGTGGCAAAGTCCAAGGATCTTCACGAGGTCTTTGGCACCGATGATCTACAAACATGTCTTAGGACAATAGTTACCGATGGTGACCTCCAAATCAGCGCTGAGGAGCGTAAGGAGGATTTCGCAGCTCATCGCCGGAAGGTGATCGCGTACATCCACAAGACGTACGTTGATGGGGGTAACCTCCCTCATCCGATCTCTCGCTTGGAAGCTGTCATAGACGAAGCTAAGGTTCGTCTAGACCCCCGAGAAAACCCTGAGAAACATGGTGAGGACATCGTGTCGAAACTCCGAGGTACCTTGGTGTTTAAGAAGAACACGGTGGAGTACACTATCATAGTCGGTCACGCGTACGCGAAGAAGGCTCAAGGTGTTGTGTACAAGCTTGCGGATGTCCGTAAAGAGTCATGGGATGCGGAGGGTTGTACGTGGATTTTAAACGTGCCGAACTCTCAGTTTGACGGTTTTCTGTCAGCTTTGAATAAGTTAACACAAGGGGATTTCACCCTGTTAGCTGACGGTCAGAAACCACCAAGTAAACAAGAGAAAGACGTTGACGGAGAGAAAGCGCGTCAACGCAAGAAAGATAGACGCAAAAAGAAAAGAGAACGGCTAAATCGATCCTAAGCGCCGTTCAATCGCGAAGCTAAAGAGAACGGCTAAATCGATCCTAAGCGCCGTTCAATCGCGAAGCTAAAGAGAACGGCTAAATCGATCCTAAGCGCCGTTCAATCGCGAAGCTAAAGAGAAAAACGGGAGCGTCGTAAGATGTAAATTATGATTGACTGTTTTGTTTTTGTTAGTAGATATCAATACTCCTCCACGCCTTGTTGGTGGGTCCTCGTGATGTGGTAGCCATATTAGGTTCAACTCTTTCAACTCTTTCAACTCTTTCAACTCTTTCAACTCTTTCACCTGTGAGATCCGCTCGGATCTTCCACTCACCATGGCCTCTGTAGCCCCTAGGAACCCAGACGTACTTCTCATTCCATTTGCTCTCCAGTCGTCTCAGCCAAACAAAGAGAGCGGTGATCAAAAACAGACACGTCGGGATAAAAAGATTCATCTTAGTAAACCTGTTTATTCTGATTAATACTCTGATAATGGGTTCCCTAGTAAAATCGTATCAATTTTTGACAATACTCGATGGACGTACCGTGAAAAATCCCTTCAATAGTATGTCCGACAAACAGTATGTAGAACTAGAGCCTGGATCTCCTCAGAAAAAGACGGGGAGTAGGCTGTTTCCCTGTGGCTGTAAGCTCACTTTTGAGTTCCTTATTAACGATGACGGGAGGCGATTTAACGAGGCGACAAACAAGCAGTACTGCTACTGGCACAAAAGAGAGAAGTTGAAGAGCAGAATAGAGGTTCTACAGAAGAAACTGAGAGATGAGAAAAGAAAACTAGCCGATCTGGATGCTGTTCAGAAGATATCCGCGATTATTCATGGACAGGTAGAACCGATTGGTGATCAATAGGTAAATGACTTTAGGTATCGTCGTTTCCAATGGAAACTGAAACGACTTAAAGCAAACAAGGATACATAACGGGGATGTGTTCAGGTGAACAAATGGTGACGATGGTTGGACTCCATCCAGGTCTTTCTGAACTTGCGTGTAGCACAATGCCATAAAGGGCAGCTTGAGTTGTCCAAGCGCTGCCCGCTCGCGAAGCTCATCGGTGCGGTTCGATTCCCACCATCTCCATTTAACTCATGCTCGTCGCTTTGGTGTAAATAGACTTTTCCCCAGCCTTATGGTATGGGACGATGCCGTTGGGAGCATACCCGTCTGATTAACGGGGGATCTAGGTTCAAGTCCTAGGGGCGACGCGGATGAGTTATCACTCAAAACGTTCTCTGAATAGAGAACGTTTTTGGCGGAAGCCGATGAGTTAACAATATCCCTTAACAGGCTTCGCCTGTTAAGACGGGGCTAAACCCGTCATGTGTCACACTATAGCTCAATGGATCCGAGTAATAGGTGAGTGAGCAAAAGCCACGGTATTTTGTTCTCTGATCTACGGAGTAGAGCACCCGCTTTTTCATTACGGGAGACATGTGGTTCGATTCCCATTAGTGTGACAGATGACGGGGCTAAACCCGTCATGCCGGGGCTATGTGAGGGCGTATAGCATAATTGGAAGTGCGTCGGTTTTCTAAACCGGATTGTCTGGGATCGTGACCCAGTACGCCCTCAGATAGCCTATGTGAGGGACTGTAGCTCAGCTGGAAGAGCGCAACACTCTTAATGTTGTGGCCGAGAGATCAAAACTCTCCAGTCCCTCAGATAGGTTATCAAGGTAAATCATACAATGTGAGGAGCTGTAGCTTACTTAAAATGGCTTAAAGGGAACAGGAAAATATATTGACAGCGTGGCAGAATGGTTATTGCGCCGGTGTGCTACACCGTGTGGGCTTTGTCCCTTGCAGGTTCGAGTCCTGTCGCTGTCGTTCGTAAACTCACGACTCCGATACAAGTGTCGCTGTCGTTAAAACATGATTGAACTCATGAGAGCCTTCGTAGCATAATGGTAGTGCACGGCTGTCTTTGGGGGACGTATACCGGGGTACCTGTTCAACTCAGGTCGAGGGCTCTGATGAGTTTGATCATAAAAGGTTCCGTAGGGTTTTCTACGGTCGCGTTAATGGGTTTACCATTAACGGGGTCGTAGTGTCAATGGTTTTAACATTACGTGCTGTCTCCACGTAGCTCCCGGTTCGAGTCCGGGCGATCCCGCAGAATGGCTTACGAGCGATTGTGCGGGGGTGTGGTCTAGTGGTAAGACGCCAGGCTGTTAACCTGTGAGGTCACTCGTTCGAATCAAGTCATCCCCGCCATTATCAAAATTTATTGTTTTGATAATGGCTTAAAGAATTGACCTAACGATTATAGGATAACATGATATGTAAATTTTGTAATAAGTTTTCTAAAGGACAATACTGTTCAAGAAGCTGTAGATTAAAACAGAGAAATATCGAAAAGGCTCGGAAGAATCTACTTGACGAAATTAATACCATATTAGGATTGTCCCCAGCTGAAATTGTTACTTACAATGAAACTACAATTCAATGTTCCGTCTGTTCAAAGATTTTATCAATTAGAAATTTTTACTATGCAAAAAGAAACAATGGGCGTTATAGGCGAAGAACAGAATGCAAAAACTGTTCAAAAAATTCTGTCCAGCATACGTACCATAGTATTGACCATTACATTATTAATCTATTGCAATCAGCAAAACAATCAGCAAATGGAAGAAAAAACCGAGGCAGGATAGATTGTGGGGAGTTTTCCTTAACTAAAAAAGACATTTTAGATCTAAAAAAGAACCAAAATAATAAATGCTGTTTGTCGGGAATGAATCTATTATGGTATACTAACGCTGGTTGGCAAAAAGCTTCAATAGATAGAATTGATAATTCAAAAGGGTACACCAGAGATAATATTCAACTAGTGGCATGGTGTATTAATCAAGCGAGAAGCGATATGATAATTAAGGATTTTTTGACGATGTGCCGTATGGTTGTGGATAAAAACAATGTACCTATTGGTCAAATACTACCTGAACGAAAACCCCCAATGCGCAAACTACGTAAATGTCCTAAATGCAATATGTTCATGGAACCATATAAAAGGAAATGCACTACATGCGTCCCTCAAAAACACTGTCCGATATGTGATAAACCAATACAACAAGAATCAACAAAATGCATTAAATGTGCTGCTATTGAATTCGGAAAAACTAAACGTAAGGTTGAACGTCCTACAGTGCAATCACTTATTGAAGATATTCGAGCAACAGGTTATGTACAAACAGGTAAAAAATACGGTGTTCGTGATAATACCATTCGCAAGTGGATAAAATCTTACGGTATTGATTATAAAACAATTAGAAAACTCAAAAAAACAACAAGTTAAAAAAAACGTTTACCAAGCATTTTTCAGTCTCGGGTTAGTGAGACGTATTGTTGCGATGAAACCTTTCTGACCTTTGTACAGTCGAATTCTGGTTATCTTAGTCTGCTTGATGATGGCAGCCGCCTTGGTGATGATATCAAGTGTCTTACAAAGAGATGTCTCGTCCGTACCAACAGCTTTACCACAGTCATGAACACCTAGCATGTACAGAGCCTTACCAGCCCCTTCACGCATACGAAAGCTCAGTTGTGTGGCAAGTTTCTCACACTTCCACTTGTGCTCATCGGGTGTTCTCGGAGTGATTCTCCACTTGTACTCACGGTTTCCCTCGTCATCTTCTGGTGGTTGATCAGGCATAATCATCTCTGTGTGAAAAACTTCAACATCAATGTTGACGTTCTCCAGAAAAGACAGAACTTTGTTCGCAACAGTCATAAACTTGCAGGATATACTATCTCTATAATGAAATTGTAACCTAGTAGATTTAAGCCGTTAAATGAAAACTATGATTTTCTGGGTTCTCTCAGTCAAGATTCAACTGAGAATTGACCCATTGGCGCCCATCATAGGTCATCCTGAACTCGTTCGCAGAGTCAGGGATAAACTCGTCCCAATTCAGACAGATCTCGTCTGTGTACGTCACGATGACCAAGACTTTTGAGTCCTCGTACGGCACCCTCTTCAGTAACGTCTTCAGAGTCAGGTAGACCTCGTTGTCGAACTCGTAAGTGTGATCCACCATGTTCCCTCTCGAGATCTTTCTCACCTTCAGAGGAACGTCCACATCGTCAAGAATGATGATGCTTCTAGGTGATCTGTACGCGTTCTCGAACGTCTCTCGCAGAGTGCGAACGATTCCGTGCGTAGAGGATCCCATAAACTCGTAAGCCTCCAGGAACTTCACGAAAGGAACCTTGGCTTCTAACGCGAAATGTGATGCCAGAGCGGTCTTGCCATATCCTTCGTTTCCCACCACTTTCAGAACGGAGATGTCAGATGTGGCTTTCGACTCGAAGAACTTAGTGATGTTTTGCTGAGTAGCCGTCAGAGTCTGAGTGAAATCCTCTGTGAAGTGATGAATACCCCAAGTGAGGTTACTCCTTAATTTCTCCTCATCAGAACCGAAAACAGGTTTAATCTCCTCGATAGCCTCCTGGAAATGCCTCTGACAGACCACGATCTCTTTCGACTTCTCCATCTTCAGATCACCTTGATCAACTCTCAAAAAGTCTGACGCTGCGTAAGACTGTGCCGATCGCACAAGACCTGCTATCTCAGCCCCTGAGTAATTAGTGGTCTCGTGTGCTATCGCGACAAGATCCACGTCGTCTGCGAGTCTTTTGTTCTCCGCCATAGTCTTCGTATGAATCTGAAGAATGTCATGACGCCCCGCCTCTGTAGGTAGAGGGATAAACATCTGAATCTCCAACCTACCCGGTCTTAAAAGAGCAGGGTCGATGATGTCCTTGCGATTAGTCGTACCGATGATAAGAATATTAGGTAAGTCCTCTACACCGTCGATCTTTGACAAAAGCTGGTTCACAGCCGTGTTCTTCACGTTCGTGCCCGCGCTACTGCCTCCTGATCTCGCAGGTGCGATGGAGTCGATCTCGTCAAAGATGATGACATGTGTCTTCGCACGGTCACCGTTCTTTCTGTAATCCGCCTCAGCGTCCGCGAAGATATCACGAATCGCCTCTTCTGTCGCACCAACGTACCTGTTCAGTAACTCGGGTCCTGAGACAATCTTAGGCTTCTGAATGTCTGACAGCAGAGAGTTTATCGCACGAGCAATCGTGGTCTTTCCCACTCCTGGTGGACCATACAGAAGCAGACCACGAATGTGAGTGATACCCATCTTTCTCTGCTCTCGCAAAGGTAGTAGGCGTGAGGAGAAAGCACGTCGAAAGATCGTGGCAAACTCCTCGTTCAGACCACCCACACCCATAGAGACACCGTCCCATGTCTGTGCCAGTAACTTCTTACGAAAGTGTGAGTGACCCTTCTTGATGATCACGTCCTTGCTGGAGATGTTGAACAGAGTCTCTCTGCTGACTACACCTTGATCCTGTACAGCTACCACCCTGAACATGTAGCGCTTGCCAGAGACCATAAGAACGAACTTGTCCTGAGGATGTAAAAACTGCCCCTCCATCGCTGTCTGAAGAATCTCGAAGAGATCATCCTCCAGAAACTCCTCGATCTTAATCTTTGGTTTTATGGAGAACAGTTGGGATCGTGATGAGCGCTTGTCCTCAGACTTTCTCTCACGTGGATCACACATGATCAGAGTACAAGCGGTCATCTTGTTATCAACCTTGACGAACTTCTCTATCTTGAGGACACCACCTTCGTCGGGAAGTCTCAGAAGCTCTCTGGTGGGACGTCCTGCGTAGAACTCATTCATCTGTACGTCTTTTGAGCCCGTCAGTTTAACGATACGTCCGTTGATCTCTCCGTGAGTCGCTTGTGTCAGGTGGAATCCTGAGACAACGACCTGAATCCCGTCCAGGAACTCCTGGGGGACAGTAGTGAGGGTCTGAAAACGTAAAGATGTCATATTTCACTTGTACGTCTCCTGGTTTTTCTTATATTGATTTAACACTTAATCTCTCTTCAAATCTATTTTTCCAACAGTGACTTCCAGTCCACGACATAATGATGCTTCGCATTATCACCCTCTTCTGTCACTGTGTACCCTCTCTCCCGTAGCAGACCCTGATACTTCTTGGAGAGACCATCGCAGGTGACACATGAGAAACCCTGTTTGTTCGCCTTGCGAATTCTGTCGCAGCAGATAATAGCTTGCACATACCCCCTCTCAAACTGAAAATCCTCCGTCAGCTCTTCCGAGTCAGGTATAAGCTGGTTTATCGCTTGTTTCTTAAGGTAATCCATTACTATATCATAGAGTTTGGCTTATGTCAACTATCACTCAAGTTGTTGAGGAGAAATTAGAAGAAGTTGTAACGATGATTCTAAGACTACGTGTTCAAAAACGAGTGAGCTGGTCACCTGACACGATAGACAACGAGCACATGAATAAGAAGAAATCAAAGTGCTGTTGCATCTACGTGCCACCCGACAAGAGATTAGACGCAAGTGACTCAGAAAGTGACATAAGCGATGACGAGATAAGTAATTAGGCCACTCGTGGTGTAGGTACAACACACGTCCATAACACGGACGAGATCCTGGGGGTAGTTCCCAGGCGGGGGCAACGATCCTGTCCTTCATTCCTATGGTGATAGTGGTTAACATACTTGCCTTTTACGCAATAGACCCGGGTTCGAATCCCGGTAGGAGTACCATTGGGGACATTGTGACACTTTGTGTTGGCCGGCACGAAGCGTTGCTATGGGATCAACAAATGGATTTGTTTTTCATTTGCTGATTACATAGAAATGCCTATTCATCGTGGTAAAGACAAGAAAGGTCCGTATTACCAGTACGGATCTCAGAAGAAGTACTATTATAAGTCAGGATCAAAGCGATCCCGTGAGGCAGCCTACAAGAAGGCACACGCGCAGAAAGTGGCTATTCTGGCGACAGGATGGCGTGAACCCCATGGGGGAGGCGCCACCCGTGCGCCAGGATGGCGTGAACCCCATGGGGGAGGTAGGCGTAAAAAGAGAAGGTAACAATATACAGGATGTCAAAAAGAAACAAAACACCTAAGCTCCCCAAAGGTTGGTACCCTGGTGATTACGACACTCATGAGTACGTGATCTACAAGTGCGGATGCTCGTTCCACAAAGTGACTAGTGACGGAGACGGTACAGCCAGACTGAAGTGGGGACATTGTAAAGTCCACAAACAGAGACTTGATGAGGCGAAAAAGGCTATGGATCAAGTATGGAATGATCTCATGAAAGAGACAGTCGTGAAATCATTTCGTAAAAGATCGGAGCAAACTGAAGTGAAAACAAATGGAAACGGTACACCCAGATTACCATCAATAACTGAACAAAAAACGGCTTAAAGGGAATAACGTTATAGATTGCCCGCGTAGTGCAATGGATAGCATGGGAGTTTACGAAACTTTCGATCCAGGTTCAAATCCTGGCGTGGGCTTAAGAACATGATTCACATCATGAGTGTCGGTATGGGGTAAGTGGTAGCCTACCGAGCTCTCACCTCGGAGGCAGTCTGATCGTTACGGATCACCTCCATTTAACATAATAGATGTGTGCACGTGTAACTCAACGGTAGAGTTTCCGTCTTATCAACGGAAGGCAATTGGTTCGACTCCAATCATGTGCACAGATCTGTTAAACTCTTCCTTCCCATTTTGCCTCATCATCTAACCTTCGTCGTCCATTTGTCTAACACGTTCGCGTTCTTATGTATTGATTCTTTACCCACCTGAGAGTAACAATGGAGAAATTACGAAAGATTAGAGAGGATCTCAAAGACAGTAAGATCGGAGTGGTGTTCTCCTGCTTTGACCTTCTACACGCAGGGCATATTCTCATGTTGGAGGACGCTAAGAATCAGTGTGATTTCCTAATGGTTGGTTTACAGACAGATCCCACGGTAGACAGACCGGAAAAGAACCAACCAGTTCTTGACTACAAGGAGAGATTCATCGCTCTTAGTGCTGTGCGCTACGTGGACGGCATACTGAGGTACACAACTGAGGAGCAACTACTGGAGATCCTTGATAACCTGAAACCTGATGTACGCATTCTTGGTAACGACTACATCGACAAGGACTTCACTGGGAAGGACAGGAACATACCCATTCATTACCATGACCGCTCAGTACATAACTTCAGCACAACATCTATCAGGGAGAGAGTTGCTGAAGCGGAGGCTAAACGTGTCGAGTAAATCAATAGGTAAACGACTTAAACAAAACACAATGATAATACGGGGATGTAGCATAATGGTTAATGCATTCGATTGCAGATCGAACGATTCCTGGTTCAAGTCCAGGCGTCCCCTTTAGTAATTATGAGAGGTCCTATGGTGTAATTGGTGAGCACGTGGCACTATACCGAGACCCCCGTTCAAATCGGGGTAGGACCTCTGATAGTTACAAACTCACCTCGTGATGAACGTGAATATCGCTCCCCCAAATATCGCTCCCCCAGAACGCAGGAGCGTTGTCAGCGACAGCTGCCGCGAACTTGTCTCGGGAGAACACAGTAATCTCTCTCAAGTTAGGATACTCTGATGGCATGGTCATGATGTCCATCGCCATGTAGATATCACACCCGTCGGCTCGAGTACAAGGCGACACACGTTTGATCACGTGTCTTTTGTACTTTGTCCGTGCGAGATGATGATGCTTTGAGAAGTAGACAATCAGTTGTACACCCTCAGTGGGTCGAATCTCGTGTACAAGTGTTTGTAGATTCTCACCGTCTATCATCATCACGTGGGTTATGCTCTCTACATCCTGCTGGTCTACATCCTCTCTCTTCAGCTCTTGCTCTTCCGAGTCGTATTCGGGATCACTGATCTCGTTCGAAGAAAGGTAGGACGCGCCAAAAGCGCTGTCCATGTACTCGAACATCCTTTTGGCGGCGTTCTGCTCAGACTCCTTCTTGCTTCCACCTGTCTCCTTGAAGACACACCCGTAGAACTTCAGTTCTGTCCGAAAGACAGGGCGATGATCCTCACCATCGACTCTTGATGTGATGTACTTTGGCAGTTGCCAGCCTCTTTGCTGACCGAACTCTTGAAGCTTTCCTTTCCAATTCTTAGCCATTGTGATTCTGCCTATACATCTCACTCGTTCTTTCCTTTAATCGATTTTTTCCAGGAGAGTAACAATCATGGATCAGGAAATCGCTCAGGAAGGTGGAAAAACACTAGACGGATTGGCTAGACGTATGTGGCAGTACAAGGCTGTTCGTTACGTAGTTTACTTTCTATTACTGGCGATAGCAGTACTCTTTTTCGGAAGAGAGTACGCCGCTAACATTCTGATGTTTCACCCTGTCAAAGGTGGTTCTCTCAACTTCGCTCAAGAAGTCAGATTCAACGGTCTCCACGGGTACTACGTGAAATGTAATGATGAACTCAAGGAAAACCCGAAGACTCTTCTGTACTTTCACGGCAACGCCGGCAACGCCTCCTTTAGGGAACACCCTCTGAAGATGTTGAGGCCACATTTCAACGTGTTAATATTTGACTACTCAGGTTACGGACACTCTGGTGGCAAGCCGACAGAGGCTCAGTTGTACCAGGACGGTCAAAACGCTTACGACTTTCTGCGCAAGACGACTAAGCCTGAGGACATTATTCTTTACGGTGTCTCACTAGGTGGAGGTGTCGCCTCACATGTAGCGACAAAGAACGAGTGCTCTGGACTTATTCTTCAGTCAACATTCTCAGGTGTTGACGACTTTGTTCCTAGTTTACTCAAGCCTTTCGCCCCTTGGTTTCCCAACAGGTCAAATCTTGAGAAAGTAAACTGTCCTGTGCTTATCATGCACGGGCGCCAGGACGAGATCATACCTTACAGATCCGCTCGCCTGTTACACGCTCACAAGCCTACCGCAGAGTTCTTTGATCTTCAGGGTGGTCATAACAATACGTATTACTCAGAGAAGATGATTAATACTATGGTAAGATTCGCTTATGATGGCGAATCAAGTGGCAGTGATGCCTAGAGCCAATCCGAAGAGGAACCCTCCGCGTCCTCGTGGGCGGGATCTCAGCTCTTCTAGGTTGCGCTTAACAGCTGCGTGATACTCAGGTTTATTCACTCTACCGAACCACATGTCAAACCCATCTGGTCGACAGCATCCACACACCCCACACATGTCGATCATGATCATGAAATAGTTGAACAGAAATCCCGCGAGAGCGATCGCCCATTGGGCGGTGAAAGGCATGTCGTCAGGATTAGAGTGCCCCCAGTAGTAAATACAAGGGAAGAGCGCACAGTAGAAGCGCAGGTAGCAGTTGTACCAAATTGGCCCCAACTCGGTGTGCCACCAGCGGTGTTTCTCCTCATACTTTTGATAAACAGTAGAAGCTATCAAAAGATAGAGAACTGTCTCCCAGATAGGGAAGACGAAGACCACGAAGGGTAGCCATGGGTTGTAGAACATCACCATAATACCCACAATCAGGTATGCTGTCCAAAACGGCAGGTAGAATCTGAGGAAATACCCCAGTTTCTCCTGCCAGGAAGGATCCTCATAAGATTCATCAGTCACCACAATTTCTGGCGTCGGGAGAGTCACAGAGATTTCCTGATCAGACGAGTTACCAGAGGACGTCTGTGGTATCTCAATGTTCACACTGCCGGGCAGGGAATCCATTGAAATCTTGGTGATTTAGCTTACGTGCCCCGAATTGTTCTAATCTATTTTTAGAGATCTCGGGAAACGGGATCGATTTTTAAGTGACGGAATGTTCCGTCACTGATTAGTTGGAGTTCTTCTGAAGCGCTTGCTGGATTTCGGCTGTCGTTGAGGCTAACCACGCCTGGTACGCCTCCTCGTCACCATCAGGACGCTCCAGATCCTTCTCTGTCAGAATATTTCGCCCGTGATCCCATGGTGAGAACTGTGTTACCAGGAATCTCTCTTTTCCGTCCTTAATAACTTGCTCAAAACGCTTTCTATCAGGAGATCCCCAGGCTAAACGTCGTATCTCATCCGACAAATACATTCGAATGTCCTCCAGCCGTGGCTTGTTAAACGCGATAGCCCTCTCGTTCAACTCCTTCTGTAGGATCGCGGGAGACTTTTGGCCTAGGTCTGTCACCGCCCATCCGACACCTGGTCGCACAGCCAGAGTGTCCTTCACCTGTTCCACACCAAGAAACCCTCCGACGAACTTCATCCTATAATCAGTTTTGTAATAGTGCCAGATGAACGGTGCTGCCGAGAGTCCTGCCGGCATATCATCAATATTGGCACCACCTCCACCCCATCCTGAGTTGTCCTTCCAGTTCACAGACGCGTTGTAAGGACGATCGGACAAGTACGGGAAGAACGTGTTGATCCATCCGTTAATGAAAGGACCACCGGATCCACCACCAAGCTTGAAGAAGGAACGCCAGTGTTCCAGATCAGGCTTTCCATGCGCAGAGTCAACAAGTTTCTGAGTGATCTCTGACAAAGAGTTCGTCCACCCGGTGAAATGTTGGTCTTGGGGGTCCAGTTTCCTCAGTCTCTGTACACGTGCGTGTAGTTCCTCCCAGTCCTGTACAGTCCCCTCCATGTAGATCTTGGGAAAACCACAACATGTGCGACATGAGTACTCGAAGTAATCCTTCATCGCGTCCATCAGAGTGATCTCCAGACAGGCCTTCTCCACAGCAGAAGTAGTGCTGTACGTGTTCACGATATCACTCACGTAAGGTCCTGGCTTCACTAGTTTCTGAATACACGAAGAAAACTCATCGAAAGCACCTGGCCAGTCGTTATCAGGGGATCCCTTCACAAACTCATCACGGCGAATCTCGATCTTTTCACGGCCTTGATGTGAGACGAACGTGTCACGAAGGCGTTCCGCGTTCAGCTCGATATGCTTAGCAACCCCTTGTGCGATTAGCAACCAGAAATGTGATGGTGCCAAACTCAGAGGGTAATGCTTGTCAAAAGCCATGCCGACAGCGGCGATGAACCCGTGTTGCTTTCTCAGGCTCACAATAGGGTTATCACCGAAGCCTGTCGCCTCAACAACCTCGTTGTTGATACGCAGACGAGTCGCGTTAAGCGCGTTAACTGGTTCCAGTTTCGTCGCTTTGTTCTCAACATTATCGACAACAAAAGGTACAATCATTGATCCCTTGCTTTCTGGTTCTGTTGCCTTTGACTTTACTGGAGATGTGGGAGATGTGGGAGATGTGGGAATCTTAGACTCCCCACCAAGGAAGCTTGCCATAGAGTAGGTTTGAAAATCGGTCATTGTTATTGATACTATATTTGATTTTGTGCTTATACCGACACAAAATTCTGTGAGCGCTTGTTGGTTTATCTTAAATGTACCCTCGTCTACAAGTTTCTGACGTGATTCATTTCAATTTTCTATGATGAGGGTACCCCCTCAGTAGCCACACTGCCCACAGTATCCACAATCGGTTCCACAAGCAGTGTATTCCAGACCCTCGTCTCCGTCGTCCCACTGAGACCAGCGAGTTCGTCGGGATTTCTGCCTTTCTCGGCGCACCCCCACGTTGTAGCAGGTGATACACTGAGCCTTGGTGTACTGCTGTTCTCTGAGCTCGTCAAAACAGTGATGAACCCAACGGCACTTTTTGCCGCAATAGCTGTGGTCTGTGTGCTTTTTCTTACACGTTGGACACCCGTTCGCGATTAGATCACGAACCAGATCGGCGTCGTAGCAGGTAGGGCACTGAACGTACTCTGTGTATTCGTGTTCTGACTTTTGATCGGGTCGGTAGTGAAGCCACTGGCAGTCTCCCCCACACTTCTCACAGGAGTGCTTCGTCAGGCAGTCGGGACACGTCAGCTGTCTGGGTACGTGTACCCATTTCTCCTCCCGAATATCGGCTGTTTTCGCCATCTTTGTTGGTGCTCTCTATAGAGAGAACAAGTAGATTCTGATCGATTTTTACGGCTTACGCGATAAGCCCAATCTGTAGTTCAGTGTCGTGTTCGTCCCTGCCAGAATATGAGCGACTATACCGATAGGAATAAACAGCGCTAAAGCTGCCCAGGCGAAGTTCTGCCAGGGAATCTGCGGGAAGTGATAACGCCGAGCCATCTCGAAGATTATCAGAGTGCCTAGAAAAGCGGTGATAAGGTCAAACCAGGCTAGTCCCCCGATGCGAAAGCTACGAAGGTACTTGAGGGACATACTATGTAATACTGAGCAAAACTCAGTGTGACTCAGTGTGACTCAGGGCATCATACCCAGAGTCAATCTCTGGTATGCCTGTGTGTGTTCCAACCACTGTTCTGGTGTACAGTAGCAGTGGTGTGGCGTGTTTTTCTGATCAGTCTTGGCGATGATTGATCCAACCTCCAACTGAGTGTTGAGCCACGATCCAATGCTCGTCATAGGAGGAGCGATTGTCCACTTTTCTAAGGTGACCCCTTGATCACAAGAATAAGTGTGAATCAGCTTGGCGTGTTTCACTCCTGTGACTTTCCGCACAACTGAGAAGAAACCAGACTGTTTCGCCTTGAAATCAACCTTGAGTTCGACAAGGACACCTTCGTGCTCAGGCTTGGGAAAGGACTGTAAAAGAGCCTTCCCTTCACCAGCACGAAGTAACAACTCCGACGCAGTCTGGTCTTTCTTCCCGAAGTTCTTCATGTTGAACTGCGTGAGTTTCGTCGAGATCTCCATGTCCATTGTTTGCTGTTGGAACTTCCTCTCACGTTCCTCGGCTTTCGCCTTCTTCGTAGCACAGTTTCCCATCAGAACGGCTTGGACAATTCAGTGCCGTTCGCTCGCGAAGCTTTTCAGATCGTCGGATTGAATGATAAAGGAAATTACAGTCACGACCTTTGATTTTGCTAATATGTCTGGAAAGGAGAATATATCTAATCAATTTTTGTTTATTGACAACGTCGTCGGAAAATAGCTAAAAGCTTACGATAAAACGAAAATCGATCAGAAATCCTAAGAAACAAGATTTTTATGGGTATTCTATCAACATTCTGTTAGATCGACAAACGTACCGACGAAAAATCTAAGTTCGTTCACGTTCCTCGTGGCGTAAGCCCGAAAACCTCACTTACCACTACAATCACCTTGCTAACATGGCTTCCGAAGGAAAATCCGGTCTGACCCGCCTAAGAAACTTAGGCGTGTCGAGCTCTGCGAGCCTCGACTGTCTGACGAAAGAGAAGAGAATCGAGAAAGCGATCGACACCCTGGCGGTAGATCAGGCGATCGAGCTGATGTTCGCCATGATGAGGAAGGACATTCTCCGTCAGATGAAGGAGAAGGAGACGAAAGACTGGGAGGGCAAGTTGTGGTCCACTGAGGACGATCTCGCCATTACCGAGGAGACAAAGAAAATCACAGCTCTTCTACCTTCCGGTGTCACCGAGGAGGATATGTGGGGGCAGAAACAATATCTTTTCTCCAAGGTTCCTGAAGAAGCTATGGACGAGGATCAAGCAGAGGCTGCTCTTCGTCCGATCATGGAGAAGTACCACCCGATGGTGCGACTGGCTCTCGCTTTAGAGAAAGGATTCATCACAGAATACGCCGCTCAAGGCATCGCCCTGTCGTTGAACGCGAACGCCATGTTGTTTTGAAGGAAGTACGTGAAAAAACGTAGATTATCATAGCTTAAAAAATATCTCACTCCAAATCAGCAATGAGTTCCGTTGCCCATCCTTTCACCCCCAAACAACCACTTCCTAAAACCCTCTCTGAAGAGGAGTTCAGGAAACTGTCCCTTGATCATGCCCTCAAGAGTGACTCACATCTTTATGACTGGTTAAAAACACCCCAGGTGTCAGACATGAATCTTGACAACTTCGGTGAGATAGAGTTCAAGAGGGTGAAAGAATACACGGATCTCTACGATTGCGAACGCAATCTCGAGGCCAATTCTACGTCATTGGACATCATTGTCCGGAACAAGGCGAAACATCCAGAGTACCACCTTAAACGAATTATGTTCTCATCACCGAATGATGAATACCAGAGTTTCTTTCATGTAACCCCTGCGAACTCGTACATGTTCGGACTGGGGTGGCACAACGAGAGGATAGAGGTTGTAGCAGAGGTTGTCTCTAAGAAGCCAGAGTTGTTGGATCTTGAGTTGAGTAAGACTTACGTTTTGTCGTAAATACCTATCTCGCGGAGAGCACTGTGAAAGTTCTCTTCCTCGAGAATACCAACCATCTCCTGATCAATAGGATACCCTATTCTCTTCCATTTCTTGAGTATCCTCTCTATCTGCCAACGACATCCTGTTCCTGAGCATCCCAGAGAGATGTTCTCGTGCTTGTTCCAGTGACGAAAGACAGACTTGATGAGATCCCCTTCCTTGAACGGGTTCATCTGGTAAATAACGAATGTCATCATGTCTTGCCCGTCAGAGTACCGCATCTTACACTTCTCCAAAAACGCTGCTTTCCCAAGTTCACCGTACAAAGGAAGAACGCCGAACATGTGCCAGTCGATGTAGCTAGTCCCTAAATCTCTCCCCTTCTTCGTACAGTGATCACAGTTGTTATCACCGAATCTACCACACTGTAAGCATCGCGTACTCAGCCTTTTCAGCTCCTGTTTAACAGAGTAGATCGCCTCGAAGAGCAGATTGTGTGGGTAAGCTTTCGGCTTGTCCTGATACTTGATATGCCCGTACTTAGGCCATAGCAGGTAAATTAGCTTGGCTGTGTCATCGAACAGACCGGAGAAACTCGTTTTCTGATTGACAAAGAACCCTATCGCTCTAATCTGCTCTGCGAGTGGCAGATGCTGAAGAATACATGTGTCAAGCTCCCAGTACTCCTCGTCTTTCAGCTCTTGTATCTTGATGGCTACAAAATGGTCTAACTTGTTATCCTCATCTGTCCAGTCATCTCGTGGCCATCCTTTGTATGGAGGAGCCTTCCACTCTTGGAACTCTGTGGATAAATCCATAATAGCATGGGACGTTTTCCGATAATGTTTATGTTGAGATTATGACGAGTTATTGTTAGAGGAATCATTTTTTGAGTTAAGGTAGGGTTGGTAAGACCAATAATGGATAAGTGGGTTATTCTTGATTATGAGTCCTTTGTGGACGAGGACGACTTTAACGTGATCAACATCACTTTGAAAGATGATAGTAATGACGAGTTCAAGTACCTTGAGTCGGTGCGATCTTTTCTTTACGGTATACGACAGTCATACCCTGACTCTGAGTGTGTGGAGAAACAAGCAAGTGTAGACATCCCACGGCAGTTATGTTTCATTAATAACCAGGAGGTGAGCTCTTACTCAGAGTTCATCAAGAACATCGGGTACACCGATCTTCTTAAGGAGGCTTTGCTTCTTAGTACACAAGCGTCTATGTTCCCTGTAACGGCTAAACTGTTTGAACAGTATCACGATCATGAAGAGGGTGTTCACGTCTCTGATTTTACGGATGACAATCCTCTAACTTTTCGCTTTTGGGTTCTTGATAAAAGTAAGTTGAAAGTGGAGATATCAAAACAGTTTCGTGTTATTAAGGTTGATAAACATGCAGAAAAGAAGATACTGAAGACGCTAAGAGTGAACATAGTTCTCGAGGTTTCTGACACAGAAAACGATGTAATGTACTCAGTTGTGAACACGTATAAATAACATAAGTGTAGCAATAAACAGTGATATAATGACAGCTCCTACGACAAAACTCGTCCTTTGCATCTGCAAAGACCTTAAGATGTCCAAGGGAAAGGTTCTCGCACAGTGCACACACGCCTCTCTTGGTGCTACCAGGAGCGCGAGAACCGAGTTACAACTTCAGAGATTAAAGGAGTGGGAGTCTAACCCAGCTCGTAGAGTTGTCTCTCTTAAAGTGGAGCAGAAGGAGCTTCTGAAGATTGAGGAGATTCTTGCTTCTAAAGACATCAATTTCTACACACAAGTAGATCTTGGTCTGACACAGGTTCCTCCTAACACAAAAACAGTTTTGGCGATAGGTCCTGATCAAGACGAAATCCTGCAACCGATTATCGGACACTTAAAACTGTACTAGAATCTAAGAAAGATCTCTGCTAAAGAAAAGCATGGCGGAACCAGCATCGACTGAAAAGCTGGTAATTACTGTATCTCACGACGAAGACAGTGTGGTAGATGAGATGGAGCAGTCTGTCTCAGACGCAGACTTCGCGCCGACAGAGGAGGAGCTGAAGGTGATGCAGGAGGAGGCTGACAGATTACGCAAAAAGTTTATCTGTCTGGCGGATATCAAGAGGTTTACCGAACATATCCGAGAGATAGAGCAATGGCTAAAAGAGAACGGAAAATCTGTGCCTACGGACGAGGAGATTGAGGCGTTACAGCATCAAGCTCACCAGCTCACCAGGAAGTTCTCGCAGTTACATGAGATTAAGAAACACACGAACTTCCTCTCCAATATCGAGGAGTATGACGAACTTGGGGATGTTGAGGATGTTGAGGAGGTGAATGAGATAGATGAGGTGGATGAGACAGATGTAGAAAATACAAAAGGACGCTTTGCGTCTCGCAAAACCCTAGATAAAGAGAGTGAGGTGTTGTGATATTGTGCGAACAATGATGCGAACAGCTAACCTCATTTGTGAGATTCTTTTTTACAACAGCGTAGCCTTCATGACCTTTCTTCTCCTGAACCTTACATTGGAGAAGGAGGTTGAGATGGTCATACAGAACACGAAGATTTTATCAGTTATCATTTTCCCGATACTGACAGGAAGTATTGTCATGTATCGGGAAATGTTGAGACCAAGACCGATTCTGTTAGGGTTACGACGACCTGGATCCGATGTTGGTGAGTGGAACGGTGCGTGGGTAGGTATCGTTGACAAAACAGGGAAAGTTACGGGAGCATTTTTCGAAGAGTGTAAAGATTATATCGGTCACCCCACGGACTGGGTTGATCTGATTCGAGTATACCACGTTCTAAAGACCTTAAAGTGGCGGGAAATGTCTGTAGAGGATGTTCAGAAAACTGCTGGGGTGTCGGGAGCTGACTTAGGACAAAGCCCAGGATCAGCCCCGATAGTTTCCAGTATAGATCCGTCAGCTTTTGGTATCCCAGACCGTAAGACAGAAGAAATTGCCAGAGAATTTCTCCGATCAGCAAGTAATGTAGGTAAGCGGGGGCAGACCACCCGATCAGAACACGAGACCAAAACGATATCCACTCAAACTTCGTCATCCCCCAGTAAACGACCTTGTCTAAACCATGGTGACGATACTGACCGTAACGAAGGATCAGGAGGAGAACGAACGTAGCTGTGTAAATAATACCAGCATTAGCCCATTGAGGTGTTTTATCTATCATGTTAACCACTTATATAATACCACTTATCTTATCCTCTCAACTTCTGTAGGGGATAACATAAGCGAAAAAAAATAACTATTCATGTCAACCATGGGAAACACATGTATGAACACTCGCCAAGAACTGGCGCCACAAGTAACTGCTGTACGTACTACGTGTCACCATCGGCCACCACCTTCTCAGACAAAATCTCCCAGGAAAAAACCAAAGAGTAAAAAACAAAGAAAACCAATACCTTCCCCACCAAGAGTACTCTCAGAGGAGCAGAAAAATATGGAACGAGTGCGAGCATTTATAGAGAACAACAATGAGTGGCCAGAGTGTAATCAGACCATTCTGGAGACTTTACGCAAAGGAAGTACTCCATCTCCTTCGTTAAATCCACCTGTTGATGAAGTTTCAATAACTACGAACGACACGTAGGTACTCCACGAGAGACATGTTGAATAACAGCCTGATATCGCCTATCAAGGTCATTAAAGTCAGGATCCTTTTTCATCATCTCGTTCATGATATCCTTTAGCTCTCTGTGAACACGAGTGTTTTTGTGGACAGCACGCCTTGTCACGCAGTCCAGAGCCTTCCGAATGTCGTAATGACGTTTCATCATCACGTAAACAATCTCTTTCTGTCTCTGAATCTCGTCCCAATGAGTTTTTAGGTGTACCACTAGAGCTTCCACCTCTTGGTCGTTCTTACGTTTGCTCATACGACCGTTGTACTTTGACGCAGATCCTCCGATTATCTGTCGTAAATAACAAGAGAACCCGTTATCCAGTACTTTCGATGATCCAGAACGTAAACGTTTCCTTGTGTTACTCTCTGCTGTTGGTGGGAAAAGGTAACGAGCCATGTGATAGAACGAGTTAAGAAGATCGGTCTTCCACCCGTGAAGTTGGTACATGAACAGCTTATCATAGGAGACAGCCTCGATGAGCGACTGATCTCCTGTCACGAAAACAGGCTCCTCGGATGTCTTGATACAGTACTTCATCACTTGGTGTGGAAGATAGTCGAAGAAAACGAACGATATCTTTCTGCCTTCGTACTCAAAAGAGAACTCATCAGTAAGACCCATAATACTCTCTTTTTTAAACTCGTCATTCATGTAGTCCCATCCTTCCGACCTCGCAATATGCTCATCGTTAAAAGAATCATCACTATCTTCTGATGTTACTGTGTCGTCACTGTCAGTCTCAGTCTCAGTCTCAGTACTTTCCTCTTTTATTTTTCTTCTTTTCCTTGGCAACATTCTGTGACCTAATAAAGCCTCCTTGATACCCATATGTTTGAAAGCAGTGAAACGAACACCAAGAAGAACGAAACGAATCGGATTGTCATTGCTTTCGTTCATCTTGATAATTGTCAGGATGTACCTGCGTAGATGCTCAAAGGTTGACTGATTTGGATTGTCAACCATCAGACCTTTGTCAGAGTCCGAGTTGTACGCGAAGTACACCTTTTGAGAGTACCCCCTGTGTTCCCTCCAATACTCAGAAGGCATGACAAAATGCTCGATCAGCCAGTCTGGACACACGAAGTCCATCTCTTTCTCTGTCAGAAAGTGAAACCCACACGCAGGAAAAAGATGTCCGTTCAGACCTGCTCCTCCTGTCATAAGGATAAGACTCTGATGAAGTTTACGATTCATAGACTTCTTACACGCCTCACACTGACATCCTTTCTTCTCCTTCTCTAACTTCGCCAACTGCTTCTTCGTCATAGGTCTTGTACGAAACCTTGACCCGTTGTACTCATCGATACAGACGTACGTCGATCGTTTAATGTACATCCTCTGATCAGGTATCGCGATCTGAAATACGATAGGCTCATCACTTTTCTTAGTTCCGAAAATAACTTCTTCACGTGGGTAAACACGATCTGACTCCCCGAACTGCTCGCCAATCTCCTTGATGTATTCAACGTCTCTATCAGCAGATATGATAAGATTTGGGTGCTTCTCTCTGAGGATCTTCGCTGTCTTGAACGCGTTCATTATGTCTCCGAACCCTTGTGAATGGAATAGTTCGATGACAATTTTGTGTCTCTCATGATCGATCGGGAACTTCTCCATCAGGTAGAAGAAGAAATGATCCAGAAACTCCTCTGGAGTGTACTTTTTCGACCATGATCTGATGTAGTTCCACTTGAACTTCAGCTCCTCCGCGAGCTCTCGTAAAAAGCGAATGTACATGGTTAACGTACAAGTTACCTAGATAACCTCCTTTTCTTTATTCCAACCTTGTCCTATGTAGTGCTGTTTAGTCTTCATAACAGGCATATCGGGATCCATCCCCCAGTTTACCTCAAGAGATCGCACTTGTTTGGCGTCCCAAGTGTAGTAGATCAGAGCGCCACCCATGATGAACGCTGCGAACCATATGTCAAGATGACCAAAATAAGCCGCGATAGCTGTCAGAAGAGCGTGCTTGTTCGCCTCCTGTGAACGAATCGGGTTATCATCCTTGGTCATGAACATAAGAACCAGAGTCATACCAAGAGTCGCGTAAAACATTGGGTTTCTAAAGTCCTCCTTAATCAGCTTGAACTTCCCTGACTTGTAAATCACCACGAACAACCATACTACACCGAGAAGAACAGCCAGCCACATAGGGATCAGCTGAAACATCGTGTTAAACTTGATGTCATCTGGTGCGTAATGAAAAAAGTTTGAGCTCATGATGAACCTTTACTATGAAATGGGATAGATATTCGAGCCGAAGGCTCGAATAGTCCGTTAAGGGATAAATCAATAACAACATACGCAGTCATTTCCGATAAACGCGAAGTACGGCTCTCCAGCGTGTTCTCCGAAGAACCGTTTTAACTCGTTCTTCACCATCTGCTTGTCGAACCTCTCATCCACAGACTTTCCGAAAATACCAAGTTCCTCTGTCACCCCAATGACCTGCCCGATAAAGTGACCATCATGTTCCCCTTCCACACAATCGTGTGGAATATTAAGAATATTAAGTTTTCCTAACCTTTTCCCGCGAATGGAATACATGAACTCCCATATATTGTCAGAGAACATCTCTTCGAAATCCTCAGGTGTCTCACCGAAAGAACGAATAAGAGAGCACATGTCTGAGGAGAAATGCGACTCTAACGGGATTAGTTTCGGAAAGTAAACTCCCATCGCCCAGCCTTTCATTCCTCCTTTCTCACGCATCCAGTCCCCCGCGGGACCAGATATACAAGTCTTAATATCCCTCTCATCTCCTTGCTTACGACAGAAAGAACATGACTCAGATCTTCCTCTCATCACAGGAGCGAGATCATTAATGTTGATCTTGAGCTCCTCGTCGATAAGAAGTATGTGCTTGAAGCATATCGCTACTCCGAACCCTAATTTAAGGGTGTAATCAGAAGCGTACTTTACCATCGAGATTGGTGATTAAAGAACCAGGAAAACGTTAGCTTATCTGTCGATTTTTCATAAAATCGAGGCTTCGCTGTCGATTTTTCATAAAATCGAGGCTTCGCTGTCGATTTTCACCCTTGGTAATCGGAAAGCGTTATGTAAAACGTGTAATAAAGGGAAGACCATCTTACAGTAAATGGAGGTTGGTGCCGCTATTTTCCTTTGGGCGTTTATCGCCCTCGCTATCGGAGTTATGTTCTGGTTAACGTGGTACGCCTGCTCGGGTATCTGCGAGCATTGCTGGCGTAGTTGTTGGGGACGTAGGCAGGATAGACAAGCTCGTCGACATCGTCCACTTTTACATGTTGATGATCAAGAAGATCTAGAGAATCCTGTGATAGCTGAGACGTCAGCTGGTGATGAGCAAGGTTGATCAAAAACTAAAGAAAATTGATCTGATTGGCTGAGGAGCCATGAAGGATCCGTCAGCTCATGGCAAGTATGGAGGAAACCCCAAACTTACGCACAATGTCCAAACGACAAAAGCAATCAACGCGACGTAGCCCGAAGACTTACTGTGCACTTACCCGGCGAGGCCGGCGTAGGATGAACAGTAGCGCAAGGGGATACCTACGAAATCGCTGCTCTAACTTGAGCAAACACTTTCAGTTCATGGTGCCCGAGAAGTACCCTGCGCTTGACATCCACGACGAGGAACTTGAATGGGAACTCTTTCTTCGGAGAGAAGAGGAGGAAGAGGAAGAAGAGAAGCGAAAGTACGAGGCAGAGATGGAGCGACAGATAGACTGCTTGTACGACTATGATCCGTTCGGGTGGGACTATCCCTCCTCGTATGGTGGCTCACATTCGACCTACTACGATGAGAAGGAGGAGTACCCTCTTAAGAAGGTACTTGGAATACCTGAGGTAGTCGATGTCGAATGGCGCTCACTAAATGATCGGTGGATCTTTCTGCCCCATGATGTCCTTGGTCTGGTGGCTGATTTTCAGCCAGGATTTACCCTGCACAACAATGCATATCCCGACGCGGTGGAGGAAGGAGTTTATTCTCCCGACCTCTCCGAACTAGTGTCAGGGTACTTCCTAGGCCAGAAACGGGTTCAGGAGGCGAAGACCGCTTACATCATTCACGTTTCTGTCTCAAACTACAGCCTCAACAAGAAGAAGCAACAGTACGAGGGCATCTTGAGAATCATCGTGATCACCCATCAAGGGTTGCGCCAGTTCAACATGCCGTACTCTTTCTGGTTCGAGAGAAACAAACAGACCAAGAATCTCTTGTTCAAGAGAGGCAAGCCGAAGAGAAGACTTCCCAATGTTGTCCTTGACAGCACCTTTCAGAGGTTGCTGAGGATCACGAACTAACGCCATGACAGGAGCCAATGGCTCCACCATAGTAAATCAATGTAAAAACGACTTAAAGCGAGAAAGGAGATATATTGCGGGCGTAGTGTAATGGATTATCATCCTGGTTAGCCATGTCAGGGATCCTGGTTCGATTCCAGGCGTTCGCATTGAAAGTATGATACCATTAGTGCGGGTATAGTGTAGTGGTTAGCATCTGTGATTTCCAATCATAGGACCCCAGTTCGATTCTGGGTACTCGCACTAATGGTATCAGTGACGCTATGTCACGCTTGAATGACAAAGCTCCGAACAGCAAGACACTTACAAATGACTGTTAATCATTTAACGTAATGGAGGTTGTTAAATCATTCAAGGGTGGTTTAGTGTAATGGAAGCATGACTCGTTGTGGGCGAGTCGGTCCCGGTTCGGCTCCGGGAGTCACCCCTAAATTACCATGTTAACTCATGTGTGGGATCGTAGTGTAACGCGAGCACGCTGTACTGAAAATGCAATAGTCCCTGTTGAAGTCAGGGCGATCCCATAGCCCAGTGCCATGCTGGGCTCAACGGACATCGTCCGTTGGGTCCCACAGATGGGTTAATAGGAAAACGGCTTATCCTTTAAAACCCTGATCAGGGCTTTAAGGGATAAGCTCCGCGACCGCCGTTTCCTGGCGGATCATCGAGAAATGGCTTAAAGGGAACGATGAAAGTATCATGAGGCAGTAGTTCAAAAGTAGAATGTGAGATTCCAACCCTCAAGACACCGGAGCATTACCGGTCTGCCTCCTTCAAAAAACCCGACTTACATAGTCTCTGAGAGCTTTAAGAAGTTCTGAGAGCCTATGTAACTCAGTGGTAGAGTAACGGTAACGGAAGGTTTGATTCCTTCCTCGCCCGTTGTAAATCTCGTGCGACTTACAAGGGAGCGGTGTTGGTACATCGCCGTCAGCGTTGGTTCGACTCCAGCCATAGGCATTAAACGCTCCGCAAGGGGTCAGATGTACTTATGAGTTTATGAGTTCATGTGATCCCCTGTGTAGCTCACCGGTAGAGCAGTTCGCTGTAGACGAATGTGTAGAGTGTTCGACTCACTTCCGGGGGACTCTTTAGATTCGCTGTGTCAGCGTATGTAAAGTGTTATTAAGGGATACACAGAGTGTAATTTATTTTTGGGTAATTTGACGCTACTTCAGCCGAGTGGGAGATTTTCGTGTTTCCAGAACGCCTAACGTAAAGTTAAACTGATCTAAAAGAGTCAAAATAGAAACGTTTTACACCCAATAACCCGATACATAGAGTGTGTTTACACAATGTCTGACCGTGCTAGTTTTTCCGCTTTTATTCTCATGATCTGCTGGATAGCGTTTAACGACGATTCATCAAGCTTTGAGATTAACTGGACTCTTCCTCTTCAGGCGCTGTTCTGGGCAGTAATGGTCTATGTGAAAATGCTTCTTTGCATATGTGGACTTACTATCTTCTGTGCAGTTTTGGTTACCATCTACTACTACAAAGACACTGTAAAGGAGAAGGTGGTTGAGGGCATATCTCGTTGCTTTCCACGGAAGAATAAGACGACTTTTGCGGATGTTGTCTTTACCGTCATGATGCATAAGAGGCTCGGAAAGTAGAGTGTTTAGAGATGGAAGAATGAATGGACATAAAAAACAAAAAAAACAAAAAATAGTTAGTCAAAGGACAATAGCAAAAGAATGCGTACAACGTTATCTGAAGTAAACCAAGTAATACTAAAGAAGAGATGCCGTTTTTACTGAGTTACATTCTGTCAGCTCTATTCATCGTAACGTGCGTCTTTTTGTGGTTCTGGAACAACAATCCTGGTGAGATTCTGGAGATTGCTCAGAAAGCAGAGACGAAGTATCCAGATAAGTTTTCAGACTGGAGGAATAGATGCGAGAGACTGTACGAGATTTCAGGAATTCCCCTACCTTTACGCGTTGAGGCGAGTAACAAGATAGGAAAAGACAAGCAGAACACACATCGTTACAGCGTGTACCTACCGAAAATCCTGAAATCTTCCATACCAGAGGCTCTACAACTTATGCAGGTTCCTGAGTCTGCCAGAGAGGAGATCCGGAAGGATATCGAGGAGCATAATTTGGAGATCATCTACGGTGTTGATCTGTCTTGCCCATGTGGACGTATCTACCTTAATCGCTCCTCGGAGGAGGTGCTGGCGTGGGAATGGTTGGATAAGAAAGTAGCACAGAAGAAGTACTTAGTGGTCACACCAAGTATAGCCACGGAGAAACTGAACTCAATGTTCTCGAAAGAGATCGTGACGAGGTTTTTAGAGGTGATCCCTGAGTCTCAGTGGGAGCACTGTTGTGTTAAGTATGACACAAGAGAGAGACAGGATGTGCCATGTGCTCTCTACTTCTCACCGTTACACGCGCCGTCCCTGGAACAGATCTTTTCTAAGCTCACTCTGCTGATTAAGGAGATTGGGAATCAAGATGATCTTGACTCATGGCTCAATCAGTACAGGAGCTGTTCTGTGAGTTGGTTTGTCCTGACGAACAAAAAAGGGGCTGTGGAGTTATCCGTGTATTTCAACACGAACGGTCGTCTGGTGGATCTGATAGAGAGGAGATTGTACGCATACACGTGTTAGCGTACGCGCCCTAATCATCCCCGAACAAATCCATGAAACCATCATCAGGATCCGAGTCCGGATCGTCAGGAGGGTCAGGAACCTCGATGACCTTCTTAGGTTTGTTCACGGATTTCGCCTGGCTGAGGCGACCCTGAATAAAGTTCTGCCACATATGTTCCTGAATTCTTGAGAACAAGGACTGAAAACCGGGATTGACGATCCAACGAACTTGGTCGTCCTCCGAGTAAGTGGCAAGTCGAGCACGCGCTACGGAGCTCAAGACTTTACCTCGCTTTTTCAGTTCTGCTTCGGCAGCAGGACATATTTTCACTTCAGTCATCGTTAATCACGATACATCGATTAACCTGTTCCCTTTATCTCGTTTACACCACTACACAAAACTGTGATTGTGCCTCTTGGTCTTCCCGCCAGGCGGAGTACCTCTCAACGGCTTGACGGTACCCATCACGAATCTCCTGAGTGGGTCCATGAACCGCGATGTAAGCACAGTTACCGACAGCTGTAGTGTTCCAGACATGAAACTTCTCTTTTCCCTCCACAGGCATCTGTTGTTTACAGAACTCCTCGTTTGTGGCGTTCTGCTTACAGACACCGTCAGCGAAAAGAGCTTGTTGTTCGAGAGGCAGTTTGTGTACGTACGCACGAGCCTCCACAAGCCTGTCCAGAGGTACGGACAGACCGTAATTAGGTAGGTTGGTAGCAGGGTGTTGTTTGGTATCCTCCATGGTTACACAGTTTCACTGCTTATTTTATACCGATAACATGTCAACACCAGCGATGTTTATCTGCAAAAGATGCAGAGGTGTACGCAAGAGAATCCCTTTTTACTTATTAGCTCGTAAGGAAGACCGAGATAGTTTCGGGCATGAGAAACACGAGTACTGTTTCTCATGTAACTCAGGAAAGCATCACAGGAAGATATTCGTCAGCGCCGCTCAAGGCATACTAGCGATGAGAGAGATTCCTAAAAAGGAGAGGAAGGAGCACAAGTTGTTTTTCATGTTCTCTGACACTTGTGTCTTCGAGTGTCTGTGTCAGAATGAGGAGAAAATCAGAAGTCCATCCTCAAAATCATCAGACTCCAACAAGGGATGTTGTCTCTGACCTCTCGTTTTTACTTTCAGAATCAGATCATGGATCTTTTATGGAGCGTTTTCAGATTAAACCACTAAGTGAAGGCGACTTTAGACGCGGTTATCCTGAGGTGATCGCACAACTGTCCGACTTAGAAAATGTCACAGAGATCAAGTTCTGGAATCTCTGTCATTATCTCTCATGTACTGTTTATCATGACATATACGTCATCATAGACAGTAAAAACAGAAAAGTTGTCGGAGCAGGAACCATTCTTGTTGAGCCGAAATTCTCTCATGGGTGTTCTTACCTGGCTCATCTGGAGGATATTGTTATTGACAAGAAGTATCGTAAGTTAGGTTTAGGGTCTATGATGCTCAACCATCTGATTAACGAGGCGATGAAACGAAGGTGTTACAAGGTTCGTCTCATCTCTAAACCAGAGGCTGAAGGTTTCTATGGGAGACACGGTTTTACGTGCGACCAACAGGGGTTCTCACTCTGTCTTTGATCGGTGTCTGTACTGACGGAGCCATCGGAGTTTTCGCACTGTTAGCACTGTCTTCCTCACTGTATGAAGCTATTCGCTTCAGTGGAGGGGGTCGTGGTTTTGTGTAGCGCTCGTCCAAGATGTGGAGAGCGACCATCGAGGCTGCTCGATTTCGTCGGGGTTTCAGATACTTGGGAAACCAAGGCTTCTTTCCTTGGTATCTCGAGTCTACTTCGTCAATAACAAGATTGCTGACGAAGTTGATACTGTTGGAATCGAACAGTTTTCGTGTTGGTAACGGCTCCGACAACGAAGACGCTCCATGCGTCGAATGTCGAAAAGGAGCGGAGTATGTGTTCCTTCGTCGATTTCGTAATCGTCTCTTTGCCAACAGAAAGGTGGAGTTTGGCGACACTCTCTTTTTACTCACTTCTTTCTCACCTATCTTTCCTTCTCCTTCCTTCTTCTCTTGGAGAATAGGAGAATCGTGAGATTTACTGTCAGTCATCTCCTCGATTGTCAAAGGTATTTCTAAATGATCCATATATCCTAGCCTGAGGGAATCATTTTTGTTTTAACGGCACGTCTATTGAATAACTATTTATCTTTTTGAATCACCTGACCGTTTGGCGAGAGAGATAGAATCTTACGGTGGCCGATTTTTCGAATCACTCAGATCCCATAAAGAGAATTCGGAAGATTCTGGCTGTTCTTGGTCTTAGCTCACCGACACATTTGTTCATATTAGAGACAGAACAAGGCTTATTAATCCTGTTCTCATCAAGCGCTTTCTTAATTGATTTAAGGGTGATGTGTTGCGCCTCAGATGTCTCAATGTACGACTTAGGAGCACCGCGTCTGAGCAGAGCATTATGTGCCTCACGCATGCGTCGTGTGTTAAACAGATCGGTGCTGTAGTTATCCCCTACATCGAAGACGAACACACGGTACACCTTGTTTCCTCGGTGTCCGTAAGTATCCAGAATAATAGCAGGATGATCTGTCAGATCTAGCCTCTCGTTCAGAATGAGATGACCGTCCTTAGTCACGCCTATTTTCAGAGTAGTCGCACTCTCCTCGTACACTTCGTCTTGTAGAACCTCGATGGAGTTCTTGTGATGAGGGTCGTATCTTCCTCCCATATCCGCGAGTTTACCAGTATCAGCCTCTCTTATCATGAAGGTGACAACAGGCTTGTTCCTGCCAGGTGGTGATCCGAGAAAGATCGCGCCTACACCGTCAAGAATCTGACCGCGCCTCAGAAGAGTGTTACGACCGCCTTTCAGTAACTTACGCACTAACGCAGGAGTAAGTACGTAGTAGTCTGCCTTCAGTCCTGACATATCTAGGATCATAAATGCGTCTGTTACTCTAGAGGAGATAGTTTATCCTTTAAAACCCTGTTCAGGGTTTTAAAGATGGAGCATCGCTCCATTCGGAGCTTAGGGCTTAAGGGATACCCTTTCTGTGTGTCCACCAGAACTTTCCTCGCGTTTACGTCTAGGGATGCCCTTAACGTTCCCACTTTTTTCGTCACCCGAACCTGTATCCTCAAGGAGGTGAATTTTGAGGATCTTGTCCTGGGTGTGACCGGAAAAACACTTGTATATTCCACGGACGTGTACGTGATCGCCTACCAGACCCTCGTACGTCTCAGTTAGTTTAGCCTTGAACGTACACTTGTTACACGGTATCTTCTTCTTAGGCTTACCGTCCAGCACAAACTTGAATCCTCCCTTTGCTGCCATTGTATATTCTTCCCCTGTTTTTTCCATAACGTAACCCGATTCTTCCTTGGAGCGCACAGGAAAAATCGCTTTTCCACAACTTCTATCTTGGATCCCCTCGGCAACAGTCTGTATTTTGACCAATTTAAGGGTTAAAGGGACGACCGTCTCTAATTATCTTGGCAATCGTAAGTACTGATCATGAGTACACATCAATGCGTTGCAGCCCCACAAACATCGATTCGTCGATGTCGAAACAAAGCAAAGCACGGGCTTTACTGTGGTGTCCACGGAAAGCTCAACAAGAAAGGAACGACTAGTATCCGTCATTATGACGGATCAGTCGTTCGTTACGAGAACGGAGACATTCACAATCCTCGTACAGTCGTGAAGACGATTTCTTACTGGGTCGAGCTGAATAAGCTGTACGGGAAGAAAAAGAAGATAAGTGAGGAGGTGAAGAAGATCACCAGAATCGTTCGTGCTGGTACTGTAGGACAGGTGACAGAGGCTTTTGTCTCTGAAAAGTTCTTTCTCAGCGATGAGGCAGTCTGCCAGTTCTTCACAGGACGTGGAGACACCACTCATTTCTACGGTGAGGTCTTGGTAAAAGCACGTGCCTTTCTCGGAGTCTGTCTAACTTTGAAACGGAGAGCTGATATCATTACTCGCCTACAGGCGATCGCGCGAGGAACTCTCTCACGTCGTGAGACAGGTGTGACGCCGGAACTGATTAAGATCCGTGTTCGCTACAACAAACACACAAAGAAAATCACGAAGATTCAACGTTGGTGGCGACACTGGAACTGGCTGAAAAACCTTCCTGTCTCTCCGAAGGAGATGGTGAAAAGGTACATTCCGAACACTCACAAGATCGTCTTCCTACAAAACTTCATGAGTTACTACATCAAGCGTAAGATTCACAGGTCTCATGGATGTCCTTACTCAGGAGAGAACTACTGGGACATTCCGAAAGAAGATCGCATGGTTTACTGCTACAAGGCAGGAAATGCGACTCACTGGCGTTATTACGATATTCAGTGGCTTCATGAGGACTTTCTTCATCAGACACGCGATAAGCGTTTCGTAGTGGAGCCTACCACAAAGGAGGAGCTTCCTGAGGAGTTCGTTGTCGAGGTGGCTCGTGCCGCCTGGAGGCGCACTCGTCTGGACAACTGTTATTTACACAAGGAGGAGATTGAGGCGAAAGAAGTGAAAGAGGCGAAAGAGGCGAAAGAGGCGAAAGAAGGTGAGGAGAAAGCTGAGATCATGTACAATCGGTACCGTGACTGGGACTCTCAGTTCGCGCGTAGATCTTTGTACTGTTTCTCGCTCATGCTCTTCGACATCGCTGACAAGTTCGATATTCCTATCGATGAGGTGGATCCACTGGCTTGGCGTTCACCTGACATGCGTAAGAAGTTCCAATGGTTCTACCTTGAAAACTCGAACATCCTCTTTCAGATGGCACGTAGTTCAGGGATGTTTGATCTTGAGAACGACATCTTCTATCGCACTGGAGAGATTCTCTCCATGCCGATGGTTCTCGTCGAAGAGGACAATATGGACATTCTGTCTGGTGAGGCCGTGTTCGGCGCTCACATCTTCATGCTTCGTTCTAAGAATATGAATGAGGACGCACGTGATGTCTTCCTGAGTATCATCAAGAATGGATTTAAGGAGATGTTCCCTTGAATGGTGTAAACACCCTATTTAAGGCACATAGTGTATTAAGTTACTCAGAAACATATAAACATATAATCATGGGTTGTTGTAACTCCAAAGCTATTGATCTTCCTGATCATCAGGTGAAAGCGCTACGCGACTGTGATGATGAGAAAGTACCTGACTTTTCTCTGGATGGAGTTAACACGTGGGCGAAAGTGGTGGACGTTTATGACGGTGACACATTTAGACTATCCTTCTTTCTTGACAAAAAGGACACGAAACCCGTTAAGTTTAAGATACGTGGAGACGGGTACAACGCACCAGAGATGTACCCTCCGAAGGCACATCTTGACAGAGAGACTGAGATGAGCAAGGCGATCCTGTCCAGGAATCGCTTTATTCAGTTAGCGACAGACTGTGACGTCGAGATTGGCGCTCGATACTCACGTAAGGACGTGAAAGCTATCCTACAAAGAAACAAGAAATTAATATATGTGCGTTTTCACGGTTTCGAGAAGTTCGGAAGAGTCCTGGCTCATGTGTACCAGGACTCAGACTCAAAAAAATCGATCAACCAGATACTGATAGACGAAGGTCATGCTGTTGAATATCACGGTGAACGAAGAGACAAAAACGCGTTAACGGTAGCCGAAAAATGAAGGATATCGAGTCTTTCTTCTGTCTGATTATCGCTTTTGCTGTAATTCTGACGATTTCTCTCGCGATGTCACGTCGTTATGCCAGTAGGAAAAGAAAGAGGGAGGCTATAGAGCCTGAACCTTCCAAACCGAACATGACAAACAATCTGACAAGCAAGTACCTCGTTTTTGACACCGAGACAACGAACGTGATCAAGAACATGCACGCCCATCCCTCCTGTGGACCTGCCTATCCACACATCGTACAGTTAGCGTGGAAGATTCAAGATGAGTCCGGGTGGATGGTGCGCAATCATATCGTGAAACCGGATGGTTTCGTCATACCCGATGAGAGCGTGGAGTTTCACGGCATCACTCAGGAGATAGCCGAGTCTATGGGTTCTCCTATGAAGGAGATTCTGGAGGAGTTTCGAAAGGATGTCGAGAGTGTTGACTATCTGGTCGCTCATAACGCAGAGTTTGACGCTCGTATGGTCGCGTCAGAGTGTTACCGTTATGGTATACCCGACTTTCTTCTGGGAAAGACAATGTACTGTACGATGAAGTCGACCACACAAATATGCAAGCTTCCTGGTCAGTACGGGTACAAGTATCCTCAGTTAAAAGAGCTGTATTTTCATCTCTTCAGGAAGCAACCTACAGGAAAGCTTCATGACGCCTCGGTGGATATAGAGGTGACAGACAAGTGCTGGCGTAAGCTCCAACGTCGTCACCCAGATCTTTCCTGGGTGCTCTCCTACCAAAGGCCAAAAGTGAAAATCCCACACCGGGTAAAAACTGGCGGGTCAAAAGTCCCGCGCGGGACTCACCAGTTAAAAACTGGCGGGTTAAAAGTCGGTTTAAAACCACCCAGGAAGAAGTTTAGAGCTGTGAAAACGCAAAAGAAAGTCAAGTGATGGAGAAAGAAACGAGAAACGTTCTTTTGGTGATTTATTTCATCTACATAATCGGAATGTCCATAGTTGCTATCACCGTTCCAGAAAAGGTGGATACAAAAGGCGGTTGGATAGGCATTGGTGTGATTTTAGGAATCACGTTAGTTGTTCTCATCGTGGATGCTTGTGTCGGACGACATAGGCGTCATGAGACAATTTACGACTCAGAAGAGCCGTTTCTGCGTGTTTAATAACTAAATGAATTGATTAGATAAATATCCTTAAAAAATGTCCAGTCATTCTGAAAGAGTCAAGATCTTTATCAAAGGGAACACAGAGTACAACGTCTTCACGAAACAGTTGTATATTTACAACGGTCTCGTGACCACGCCAGTTGTCAGAAAGATGATGTTGGGTAACTACCAAGTATCAAAGACACAGTCTGGATCCATTTACGTGACTGTTCCTCCTACAAGCATTCTACTTAAATCCGATGTGTCAAAGGATAGATGTAATTAATAAAGAATAGTCCTGCGATAACAGATCCGTATTTCTTTTTCACTTTGAGAGACTGTACAATAAAGTGAGTTGTTGTAAAATATCTTTTGGAATCCTTGGATTTCACCTTTTTCTTCCACGCTAGTTTGACAGTACCGTATCCACGTCTTTTGATCATGTTCTGAGAGTCCTCAAAAAGAGCCTGCTTGGCATCATCCGCAGAACCCTCACCCATGTATTCAGTACAAAATGAACCGACTATTTTTCCTTTTTGGTCATGCATACGTGTAATCATAAGAGCTGCTGTGATTCTCTGTCCTTTGACACCGTTCATTGAGGCGTAAATACCTTCCATAACAGACCCGAACTCAGCACGTTTTAGAGCGGCTGTTCTCGAGATCTCCTTGGCTTGTTTAGGAAGAATAGAGCTGTATTTCATCATATTAAAGTCTTCAACACCTGCCATGGCTAAAGCAGCGTCGTAAGACGAGGCTTCCCATGGATCTGAACCACCACCAGCGTCAGACTGACCGTGTCCTTTTGAGAGAAAGTACTGAAAAGGAATGCGATTACCTGTTACAAACGCGGAAGGAACGTTCTCAATAGATGCCATATTATGATGCTGATATACTATGTGTTAGGTAAAACCTAACGAGCTCAGGTGCGCTTAGGCGCGTCCGGCATCTGCCAGCACAACTCATACCACTGCTTCGCCCGCGGATCCTTCTTTGCGTGAGCCATCACGTAGATCTCTGTACAGAGAGCGAAGTTGTCCACTAGCACAGTCCCCTTGATCGGGTGTTGGTAGTAGACCTCTGGTAACGCCTTCTTGCGCTCCAGAACGTCACGTTGCTTGGCAAGTTCCTCCTTTCTCTCCTGAGTGTCATCCTTCATCTCCTCCTCTGTGAGAGAGATCGGATGGTTGTAGTCCAGGATCATGACACACCGTTTGTACTTACGGCACTCGTCACGAAGACGTTGTACATGGTACGTGAACACACGCATGTCAGGAGTCCAACCATCCATCTTCTTCTCTGTCATCTTACCGTCCATATCTTGAGTCTCCCAAGTCTCTTCCGGAATCTCGGGGGTGAACCCTTCGCCCATGAGAAGCTCCAGAAGATCCGAGAGTTTCTCAGCCAGAACATCCGTGCTCTGCCCGGCGATGTCCGGCAGGTACATGTACTCCGTGAACTTGCGTCCACAGAGCGACTTGTTGGAGAAGTTGTAGCTGAGATAGCTCGTTGCTAAAGCATCTTCTTGAAGATCTGAGTACGTGTCGGTCGCGTCGTACCCGTCTTGCTCCTCCACGGTCTTCAGCTTGTTGCGCACGATGCCCAGAGGCACGTAGATGATGCCGTAACCCATGATGTAACGTGTTGTTAGATACTAAACTCTGTTTAACCCATGGCGAATCGATTTTTTTACTTTTCTAGAAAGGGCCAATGCCCGAAAAATACAGGAAAAGTGACCCCACACACCACAGGGCGATAGACGCCATAATAGCCCATAACGTCCCGTTTTTCATACTCTGAAAGTAAGGCATCTGGACGAAATACGCTAACGATACGACAAAAACCATCAGATTAATCAGTGCGTAAACAGTCTGGTAGGAGAATGTGGCGATTTTCTTGGACGGAAGACGCTCATGCCACATAAAGAACAAAGTGGGCAGAAGCGTGATAGGGGCTGACCACAGAATCGCTGCCAGAGCCGTACTCACACTACTCGCCAGAGACGCGGTAGTAGCCACGACAAAGCCTCCAACAAGAAAACGGAACCAGTACTGGTCAAAGAAAGGTTGCTCTTTCTTTTTAGCACCACCAGATGACATGACTGTATACCATTACTGATAAAAACTAACTATGTGCTCATGAATGAGCAGGTTGAAGAGTCTAGCTCCTCTTTTGCGCCTTGCGACGCCCCTCCAGAGCCGTCTTGCGACGGATGTAACGCTTGACCGCCCAGTCGTAGTCCCGAAGGAACCGCTCGACCTGGTGGAACGCGTTGTATCCGATCGCGGTGTTCTTGCGATGCTGGAAGTTCCAGTAGTTGACGCTCTTCTGCTTCCTCTTCTGCTTCCAGTGCTCGAGCTCTTCCAGCGCGCGCTGAACCTCCTCGAAAGCCAGAATCGCCTCGTTGGCACGCTCCAGCGCCCAGACCTTGTCGGCGATGATGTCGTCGAGAGAGTTGGCAGCGTCCTGGAGATCCATGTGGACGCGCGCCTCCGGTGTGATCATCTTGCGGATCTGTGCCTTGGCGGCCATCATCTTGGTGATGTTGGTCGCGATCGGGTCATCCTTCTCGGACGTGACACCGATCGGCTGTGCGGGCACCGCCTTGGTGTCAACAGACACAGCCTTGGTGTCCCCCGTCTCGAGAACGACCAGAGCGGCTTCCACCGCGACGACCTCCGCCAGAGCCTTCTCCTCTCGAGCCTCCTGCTTCTGGCGACGGCGCGTCTTCTTGTCGACCACCGGAACCCACTTCTCGCTGTCCTCTACCACCGCAGTGGCAGAAGTGTCGGGAACGTCAGACGGATCCTCGATCTGGTCGAGGATGGCGAAGCGGTTCTGGCTGGCCATCGTGTTGTTGCTTGGGAAGACTGGGACGTTGGTTGTTTTTGTTGCTTTTACTACTCATTATAGTAACAGACTTAAAAGAAAAGATCAGTTTTTCATCTGTTAACGTCTAGGAAGAAGAATGAAAAGCATGGAAAAATCGATATAAATACAGCTTCTATAGAGATTACGTATTAACTATCATCAAGATGTCGAGACGTGGTAAGGCCAAGACGTATCCTGGTTTCGACCAGGTGCCTTGTGTGGAGTACAAGGATGATTTTCTGCCACCCGAGATTCATGAGGGAGCGATGGAGAGATTGCTCTCAGAAGTACAGTTCTGTACAGATGAGGAGTCCGCGATCATGATGATGGGCAAACGTGTAAACGTGCCTCGCAAGCAGGTTGGTTACGGTGACATAGACACTGCTTACAGGTTCACCGGAGTCGATGTGGAGGCGAAAGACTGGTCAGAAGAGAAGACCCCAACTCTTCACGCGATTAAGGAGTTCGTTGTGAAGACTTTAGGTTTTCCTGTTAGTTACGTCCTGCTGAACTTGTACAGGGACGGATCTGACTACATCGGGTGGCACTCGGATGACGAGAAAGATCTCGATCCGAAGTTCCCCATTATCTCTCTAACACTGGGTGCGGCAAGACCTTTTAGGTTCCGTCATAAGGTGTCAGGACAGGTTTACGAGGGGATTCTGAAGGACAACTCTCTGGTACTCATGAACCCTCCTTGTCAGAGAATGTACAAGCACTCTCTGCCAAAAAAGGACGGCAAGACGAACGGTGTGAAAAAGCCAAGGCTGAATCTGACATTTAGAGTGATGAGATAGATGTGTAACGAAGTGAGAGTGACCTTTTTAACCATAGTTAATGTATAATCCCATAATTACATTTTCTCATGAATCAGGTGTTGAAAGCTAGGGAACTTGCGAAGAAAAAAAGGGCTCATTTACTTGCTACCGTGTTAAAAAAGAAAACTGTCGCCAAAAAAGTTGTTGTAAGAAAGCCCGTGAAGAAAACATCTAAGAAAACAGCTACGAAAACAGTAAAATTGAGAGAACAAGTTAGAAAGAGTTTGATTAAGAAGAGTGTTGTGAAGGCAAAAAGAAAGAGAAAGAGGAGAGGGAAGAAAAAGACTGGGTTACCCAGTCCGACAAAAACCATCAGTATGGTGATTTTCCCGGATCATACCTTTCCTAAATACGTGAAAGGAAGCGATTATCTCCTCGCTTACGATCGGATAGGTGATCGTCCCTACCAGAAGCTTCCGGAGCAGATGATGGAGAAAGAGCCACCGTTTGACATGATTCCAATCAGATATCTCAATATCAAGACTCTTAGAAAGTACAAAGTTGTTTGCCTGGAAATGGTCTCCAAAAACTACATCTCAGACGCCTCTTTTAAGGAGCTCATGGGGTACTGTAAGGCTGCTGGGTGTTCTACTATTTTATCTCTTTGTGATTTACATGAATCTACTTTTACAACCAGGGTGCCTCGACGTCGTGAGCGTAAATACAAGTATCGTCCTCCTAAAAAAGCAGGTATTGGTTGTAAAATATTTCTTGATTACTTGAAAGAAGGTTCTTGTAAGTATCTCATATCTTTCTGTGAGTGTCCGGAGTTTAACACTCTTAAAGCTTATTGTAAGTCATATATCAAGGATTCATTCGTCATCCCATTTCACGTAAGTCCTTCACTGTTTAAGGATTATGGTCTTGAAAAAGAGTATGATGTCTGTCTTACCGGAAAAATAACAATAAGGTATCGATTTCGAAAGAGACTGTACCAGATTGTTAGGAAAATGAAGGAGACACACGGACTTCGCGTACTCGAAGGACCTTTTCCCTACGGTGAGAAACTCTCACAAGCTTACAATAAGTCCTGGTTATCCGTGGCGACATTATCAAACTACTCTTATCTTGTCAGAAAGTATCCTGAAATAGCAGCATCAGGTAGTGTTATCCTTGGGAATATCAATGATCAAGGAAGAAGAATATGGGAGGATAATCTAGTTGAGTTAAACAACAGTATGACAGATGAGGAAATTCAGAATGCCATTATGGCAGCTCTTGAGAACAAGGATAGATTAAAAGAGATGAGCCGTAGGATGACAGAAAAGCTTCATCGAGATTACAACATTGAGATGTACAACAGAAAATTACACAGTATTATACAAAGGGTAGCTATCGAGCAAAATATCTAGCTAATTAGTAACGCTACTTGAGAATGTCGAATGACATGTTTAAACAAAGGATCGCTACTAAAGAAGCGAGAAGGAAGATCATAGCAAAAAATCTTCCTAAACCGCGAGTTATTCGCAAAGCAGTTAAGGTGAATCAACCGAATCCAAAATCAAAACAAAAACCTGTTCTATCAATTCGAAGAATCGCAAGAGCAAATGCTAAAAAAATAACTACTCCTGTACCGAAAAGAAGAGCGTCTAAGAAGAGGGGAGTGAGATCCAGAAGTGGAAGGCTGTACCCTGTTTATAAGAAAGGCAGTAAGTACGCGTATGTCTACCACTCTGTAAAAGCACGTGCTTCTACACAGGGTCCATTTCAGATGGTCAAAACAAATCCTGATTTCGATATTATTCCCTTGAAAGATTTCACTGTAGAAGTAGCAAAGAACTACGATGTAGTCTGTATATACATGCTTATCCAAACAGAACTTCTGAATAGGGAGTTTAACAAACTATTGAGAGATCTTAAAGGTGTGACAAACATAGTTCTACATCTTCATGACATTCATGATTACACTTTCGTGGATAAAACATCCAAATACAACACATCCCCTCTTAAAGAGGCGTCTGTAGGTTTTAGGAACTTTAGACAGTATCTTCTCTCCGGTGGTGTGAAACATATATTCTCTCATTGTGAGTGTCCAGAGTACTCTTTACTAAGGAAATACTGTAGCCCTCTTCTGAGTACCACAAGAGTTATCCCATTCCATGTTGACACAACTATTTTCCGCGATTACAAACAGCCGAAAAGGTACGATGTCGGATTTTTCGGAGCCGCAAGCGCGGCTTACAGATTTCGAAAAAGGATGTTGAAAATCTTGATCGCGATGGGCAGAACAAGAAAGATACGTTTTAAACATATCAAGACTCCATACGGTATACCTCTTGCGAAAGAGATAAATAGCTGTTGGATGTGTATCGCTACAACATCTAACTTCGACTATCTTGTCAAGAAGTACTTCGAGATCTCAGCATCAAAAACAGTTGTATTAGGAAACATGAACAGACAAGGTGCCCCTATCTGGGGATCGAACTATGTTCATATTGATAACAGTATGAAAGACGGTGTGATCATGAATAAGATCCTTACAGCTCTTAAGGACAAGAAATTGTTAGCTAAGAAAGCGAGTGTTATGTACGATAAGATAAGTACAGATTACTCTAATACTAAGTATGTTGAGAAACTCAACAATTACTTTAAGGAGATTGATCATCAAGAAAATGATAAAAAGGCTGAAATTATCGAAGTTACGGAGGAGAAATCAAAAAATGATCTTTAAATCTTTCTCTTTTATGTCAGAGAAAAACAGAATACAGACACCAATAAAGATGAACACAACACCAATTATGTCTTGAGGAGGGATCTTCTCATTAAAAAGAACAATTCCCACGGATATCATAGTGATAATGCTAAGAGCAGACCACATTGAGTTAGCTATACCCATTCCTGTCCTACGATAGGTGACAACAAGAAAGACACATACCATCGCGTACCCGAAAACTCCTGACATGAAGTAAAGAGGGTTGTCTGTTTCATGAAAATACTTTAGTGATATCTGCGCCACTGCCTCTGACAGAATAATAAGGAACACAATAGGAATAATCTTAAGACGACTACCACTTTCTGCCATAAGGTTCTATCTTGATACCTTAGGGGAGAAAAGAGTAATAATGGCTTCCGTTAAGGGATGTACACGTTAATACCATTGTTTTTTTTAAGTTTGTATATTAACAACGTTGGACGTGCTGATGAGCTCCAATATTACTGACAAACGGAAAGCACTCTTAGAAAGGAGGAGAGTTTTAATGGAACAACGAAAAAAGAACTTTTCTAAAAGTCAAAAACAGAAAAAGAATATTCGATCTGCGCCTGTAAAAGCTGGTGTCGTAGCGTCAAAGCCTGTTATGCCTTCTCCTGCTTCCTCTACTTCTGCTCGATATCAGAGGAGATTTCCTAGAGAGAATCTTCAAGGAACAACAAAAGATTTTAGTAGCACTAGTGTTAAACAAGTCTATGTGAGTTCAGCTTTGCGTTATTTCAGGGAGAAGTTCAGAAAAACATATAATCTGAAAAATTACCACAATCATTACGCACCGTGTTTCTTCCTTGGTATTTACAACACAAATGATATTAGTATAATCAAGAATCACCGTGGGTATAAGATTGTATGTTTTGGTGGATCAGATATTTTGAAGTTTTCACAGAAGCAGTTGGACATACGAGAACTAACGAGATGTAAAAATATTACTTTCGTAGCAGAGTCTAATTACATAGCTAAACACCTAAAAAAGATGAAAGTTCCTTACACATTCATTCCTATCTCTCCCGCTATCACAAACCCAAATACATTTAAAGCTGTTGAGAAGGGCCCGAATGTCTGTATCTACAGTGGAATCGTCTCTCCTGACTTCTATAATATTAAATTATGTATGCAGATTATCTCACGAATCGAAGGACTAAATGCCATAGTTGTGACGAATCCACAAAGATACAAATACATCCAGAACAACAAAAGAGTGAAACTCGACTATCCCCGCAATAAGGTCAAGTCGTATAATACATTGGGAGAACTAATTAAAAACTGTTACTCTAAGTCCTTCTTATGTTTAAGGCTGACAAAGAACGACGGAAACTCCGCGACAGTTAACGAGCTCGGTCTTCTAGGAATTCGCACTGTTCACAACGGCTCACAACCAAGTGCGATATCGTACAAAAACGCTGCCGATGTAGAGCGAATCATCCGTGAGGAGATGAAAACAATAGGAACTACCGATACTGAGTTATCAGACAAGATGAAAGAGTTCAACACACCGAAAAAAGAGTGGTTTACAACCTCATATTACAACTTTCTAAATCATACAAAAACACCTACGCATTCACAAGAACGAAATTACGGTTCTAGGAGATTCTACAACAGAAGAAATTTTTAATCAACGGAATACATACAACAAACATGGTCGAGCCAATTTTAATTATATTGTCATGTGTTTCTTTGTTCACTGTTATCCTTGGTATCGGTGTTAACTATCAATGCTCGCAGAATCAAGAACGACATCTGCGAGACATTGCTACGTTACAACGTCAAGGTGGAATGAGAAATCTGATGGAAGGACTTTCTGACGCCAAGGGCGGGGGCGATTGGGAGTCGGGGGATGAGATGGAGCCAGGGTGGATCAATCCACAAGCTGAAGGAACTCCTCATAATTCGGGGAATATTCCAGTTGCTATCTGGTAAGTGTAAATTATGATATTGTATGCTTTCAACTCTTTTGATTCCTCAAAACGGAGGAGTAACTTGGACAGGTAATTGTTAACACCTTCAGTTGACTCTCGAGTCCCTCGATTCTTCCTTCTAGGTAAACATTCTCAGGATGACCCTCATATACTCTCCTGTATGATAGTAAAAGGTTGTACGTCTTCTTGTAAATGGCAGAGGCGTGTGGTGGCATCAAGGGAATTGTCATATTCTTTATTGCTGATCGAGTACTAAAACACAGATCTGGTGGTTTGTTCTTCACTTTGTCTGTGCGAAGAACCCATTCACAACAATTGACAAGAAATGTAACGATAAGTTTCCCCTCTTGGGAAAACTCGTCAATGTCTTCGTAATAGCCTCTACTTTTCTTTTCTATCTCGGGTCTTGAGCGAAGCGAACACATTCCGTCGATTTTTTCTAGTTTTGACTGAATCTTTCTTTTCGGGAGAAAGCTGTACTCAATCGGGTCAACTTTCATCATCCATGAAACCAGTTGAATTCCGTGAGATAAGCAACTTTTCGTAGGATAGTCTTCACATTCCAAGTGATACGCATCATCCATAGCCAGTTTGTAGAGGCGAATCAAGAAGGAGTAAACAGATGTAACCTCTTGAAGATCTCCTTTCTTCAAAACCTTCACAATACATCTCTCACCTGGTTCTATCATGGTGTTTGACTCGTCGGAGATTGTGTCATCATTTTCAGAGCACGACTCTGTGTCAGACTCACTAGAGCTGGTCTCGCTTTCAGAGTCTGATTCGCTGTCAGACTCCTCAGAGTCGGAATCACTTTCCGACTCATCTGAGCTCGAGCTGACGACTTTCTGTCGTTTTTGTTCACGGTCAATCTCTTCCGCTTTTGCCAAGACCTTACATTTCGTACACAAACTCTTCGAGTACTTCGTCCTCACCTTTGGGAAAAGCTCTGACTTTCGAGCACGAACAGTCAGTGGGTTCGTCTTTTTGCCACATAGAGGAAAACTCCCTTTCACCAAATGACCAACCTTTCCGGATTTCGTGAAATAGACTTTGTAACCTCGATGTAGGTACTCCATGATAAACGTACTTGATGTGCGAAAAACATCTATCTGAGACAATCAATTTCTAAAGCAAAAATGGATTAAGGAGTGCTCCGAAAGGAGGTATTCAGCAACAGATAATCGGAGAACGTTCTCACTATGGAGTGGTACGGTCTTCATCTCAACAAAGGAAGTCTGAAGAAGGGAGTGTTACAAGACACACCCCTGAACGCTCTCGCGTTTTTCCTGGGCGGGCCCCAGGCTTGGCGTACACGGAAGTGCTCTGACAAAGAAGCGGCTCTTTTTCGGAGCACGTTAGCGACATGTAAGACACTCTCACCTGAGCAAGTAGTGGTTCACGGGTGTTACCTGATGAACCCTGCCTCAGAACGTGAGGATGTCGTGCTCAAGACAGGTCCTATGTTCCTCAACGAGCTCGCTGTCTGTGAGAAGATGGGTGTGGGCAAGTATGTCTTTCACCCTGGATGCTCCAAGAAGACCCAAGAAGGGTTACAGTGTACTGTTGATCTTATCAAGGCTGGTCTTCAAGAGACCAAAAACGTACAGATCCTGGTGGAGAACATGACACAGACCAATCGGTTGTGTCAGACCTGGGAGGAGTGCCGTTGGGTGTTAGACCATGTGAACGACCCCAGACTGGGTTTCTGTATGGACACCGCTCACTGTTGGGGCGCAGGTCCCAAAAAGCGAATGTTCATGGACACCCTACTAGACGACTTCGATCGTGTGGTCGGGATAGAGCATCTTGGTGCTATTCACCTGAACGACTCCAAGGTCGCTTACGGTTCTAACAAGGATCGCCATGAGGACATCCTGGTTGGGCAGATCCCACACAGCTTCTGGAATAAGTTCGTGTTTGACGAACGTGTCAGACGCATTCCTGCGATTCTTGAGACTCCGACGAACTGTATGGACACACTCAAGATGATCATTGAGAACGGTGGTGTTCCGAACACAGAACCAAAAGAGCCTGTCACGGTGACCATCGTGGAGAAAGAGTCTAAGCAGACTTCATTGGATGCCTTCTTCGTTCCTCATATGGGCGGAAAGAGAAGTGCCGATGACAGAACGGCAACTATGGAGGAGAACAATCAGCAAGCGCAGAGAAAGCTGGACAAGGTTGCCTTAAGATCAGAACAGGTCTCACAAGCTCTTGAACAAGACATTAAGGAAGAGGTGATGGGGTTCCTCTCACCCCTTGAGAAACTTGAGGAGCTCATGTCTCTTGAATGGCAGGAAGTTCTGGCACCTGAGTTCGAGAAGAAGTACTTTCTACAGCTCAAGGAGAAGTTGCTGGAGGAAGAGAAAGCTGGGAAAACAATCTTTCCGCCAACCAAGCGGATCTTTCGTGCTCTTAACTGCTGTAAACCCAGCGAGGTTAAAGTAATTTTGTGTGGGCAAGATTGTTACATCAGGAAAGGACAGGCAGAAGGGTTGAGTTTCTCAGTGCCAAAGGGGATGAAAGTACCTCCTTCACTAAAGAGAATTTACAAAGAGCTGGAGACTGATATCCCTGGTTTCAAGGCACCCTACCATGGACACTTGGGAAAATGGGCGGAACAAGGAGTTCTTCTGTTGAATGCTAGCCTAACAGTGAGAGAAGGCAAATCAAACTCTCATGCTGGTTTTGGATGGCAGGAGTTCACAGACGCTGTTCTTCGTTACATCAACGACAACTGCCAAAATGTTGTTTTTATTTTGATGGGCAAGTTCGCCCAAAGGAAGTGTGATTTCATTAACACACGTCGCCACTATGTTGTTAAAACAGCGCACCCCTCTCCAATGGCAGGAAATGCTTTTTTCGGATCAAAACCCTTCTCGAAATGTAATGAGTTTTTGCGATCAAAAGGAATCAATGAGATTGATTGGCGCAATTACTAGGGCTTTATCCTACATAGTTTTCTTGAGCGCTATGCTTTTCGATCCTCGGGGCACAGCCTCGTACGTGCCATGAAGTCTATCAAGAACGTTCCACGTGCCAAAGTTCACGTTGAACTTCTCGTGGTGGAGATCATGCTCCTCGGAGCCCCACCCCAGAAAACCTGAGTGAGCTTTCACCAGGTTCAAAGTGGCAAGAACTAGCCACAGAGAGATCTGCGAGTCGTTCATGCGCATGAGAATCGGCGGAAGCAAACCTGCCGTCATGTTCGTCATGTAGTACTCCACAGGATGACAGTAGAACGCTCGTACGGCGACTGGCATAGTCCACTCATGGTGTATCTTATGTACGTGGCCGTACCACCATGACCTGTGAAGAAACATATGAGTGTAAAAGAAGATCAGCTCGTTAAGTGCGAAGGTTCCGAGCATCTGGTACGTGTACTCGTACCAACCAGGATTCTCCACCACACCTAAGTACCCTCTTAGAGGTGAGAAGGAGTACCAAGCCAACGGAGAGATAAAGATCTGGTTCGCTAGCACGACACGAATCGCGTGATGGTACTTCTTCCAGTCGATGCCTCCTTGTCTCTCTAAACGTTCTCCCTGAATCTTAAACGCTTTGTGTATTTTCAGCATGTCAACCAACCAGTCACAGACGTAGTAGAATATGGAGAGTGACCAGTATGCCAACATGTGCCAGAAGAAAAGAGTGTTAACGTTACCAAGCATGGTGTGATACAATACTATGATATTTGCGTACTAGGTCTGTCTTAAACCTAGTTACCTCGCCCAGGCGCTGTCTGGGTCGCCTGCGATAACTTGGTCAACAATGGGAGCAACGCTCCCATCATCTGAGTCATCATCGCTGTGATGTCCTTAGTTTGTTGAGGTGGTTGAGGTTGTGCCACCGATGGTGGTGTCTCTGTAGGCTTTGGTGCCACAGGCTCCTTCTTACTGTCAGCCCTCTGAATATTCAGAGAGACTGACGCCTTTTTGGGCGACACCTTGGAATCCTCCTTAGGTTCCAGATCCTCCTTGGACACAACAACAGTGTCATCCACAGATCGAACAGACTCTGTCTCCTCCTTATCCGAGGAGACACCATCCTCCTGGTCACCCTTCTGGTCACGGTCACTCTCCTTGACAGGAACAATAGTACCAGCGGCGATGACCTTCATAGGAATACCTCCCATGTTGATGATATCACCTTTCTTCGCCTTGTTGACATCCTCCTGTAAAGGGATCTTGGGTAGCTTATCAGCCACTTTCTCAAAATATTGAGATCCTGCGTCGATATTGGCGGGAGGTGCTCGCAGAGCCTGGCGCTGTACACGCAGTGACTGCTCGACCTTGGCGATCAGAGGCTCCATCATAGCCAGAATCTCATCCCTGTAAGGAATCGGCTGATCACATTGTGCCATCCCTCCCGCGTGAGCGTTGAGATGGTGTAAAAGTCCGTTCATCGCTTTGAAGTTCGCTTTCTGTTCGCGCTTCTGGTCTTGCTTTTTACGTTCTTGTCGAATGTCAGTGATCATCTTGGTTAACTTGGTTAACTTGGTAATGAAACAGGTTAAGCAAGATAGTTAGATGATAGTAAACTAAAGAGGAATTGACGTAGAGATCAATTTTTATTATGAATATTGGGTGACGTTGTTCTAATCACAACAGAATAGCAGAACAATCAGCAGAAAACCTGCCAGAGTCACTCCGACAGCCCCGAAAAATAAGAGAGCGATACCCGACGCCTCGTTACAGTCTCTTTCAGCATCAGTACATATCTGGCAAGAGTCACACCTCGTCGGGGTAATTGCTACTGTACAGTTATTGGTTTGGTGGATCTCACAGACCTGGCAGAAAAGCTCGGTACGTCCCTTGTTACACTCACTTCTCGCTTTATCACAAGGACTGTCGATATACGCTATCAGACACGGAATGCCGACAGCGGCAGCGCAAAGAAAGGCGATGAAGAGCCATATTTTATTACACTGGTCTCTACTTGATCTAGCCATTGGAAATAATGCCCTTATCGCTAATTAGGTGAAAATAGGATCAATTTTTCAAGCTTAAACAGAACGTGGTCGGTTATTAACTCCTAAATTATGATTGGTAGATTCCTTCGTCAACCTTCTAGACTACCTAAGCACTCTCTACATCGGAAAAACGTTCGTTACTACACCAACCACCGTTTCATTCGAAGAGACGGAGTTGACCGGTATTATGGTTTTCGCCAGGTGCTACCGAAAGCTATCTGCTCACACGTTCGCAGAGTGAAAGGTGTTGTCTTTGATCTGGCAGGAACCCTGGTTGATCCAGGTGTGAAGGCGCCGACACGAGTCTTTCGCGATGTCTTTGCGAATGCTGGTGTTGTTATCTCCGAGGAGGAGGCTCGTGTTCCCATGGGTTCTGACAAAAGAGATCATATCAAGGAGATTGGAGAGATGAATCGTGTGAAAGCAGAGTGGCGAAGAGTTCATGGACGTGAGTTCGCTTTAGAAGATGTTGAGCATCTTTACTCAGAGTTCATTCCTGCTCAGTTGGAGGTCATTCCCCAGCATTCTTACCTGGTACCAGGTGCTTTGAACACAGTGCGTTACAGCAGGGAGTTCTTTGATCTTGTACTTGGGTGTACATCCGGGTACAACCGTGATATGATCAACCTGGTCACACAACAGATGACTGACGCTGGTCTTGAACTCGATGTCACTGTCGCCTCGAACGAGGTGAAACGTCCTAGACCTTACAAGGACGGGTGTTACGCGAACATGGACATGATGAACATTCATGATCCGTCAGAGATGGTCAAAGTGGGTGACACTCCGATCGATGTAGCCGAGGGGAAAGACGCGAGAATGTGGACTGTCGCTATTCTGAAGTACTCGAATGAGGTAGGTCTTGATCCTAATGAGATCGAGTACTTGGAGAAGGAGGATGTCTCGCGCTTGTGGCAGAAATACGAGAAAGCAGCGGATAAACTTTTTAAGGTAGAACCTGATTATCTCGCTTTTGATATCAACTCTCTCCCTTTTGTTATTCATGACATCAACATGAGACTGGGACATGGAGACTCTCCAAGAGTATTTCTTGAGAAGAACAAGAGTAAAACCAAATCGGAGGATATAATCCTACCGGGTGATTATCAGCATAAAGACCTTTTTCTACTGTGATTATACTTACATTCATTTATCATGGGTCGCAAAGCGTTAGAGAAAATAGCGAGAGACCTCGCACCTGTTGTATTTCTTCATCCCGAAGAGAGTTATTTCCCGTGTACAGTTGAGTACTACGTGAGAAACTGTTCCCTTTGGGATGGAAAAAAAGAGATGGTACCTGAAGGAAGAATGTCTGTACGCAAACTTCCTACTAATCCACAAGACACATCCTGGACTCTGAACGTTCCACCAGAGTACCGTGAGGGAGAGAGCACGGATATTAACGACGTACCTTTCTACGTGAATATCGTGGAGAAGGAGGATGTGTATCAGATCTTTTACATATTCATGTACGCGTACAACGGTCCGTTCTGGCTTTGTGGTATTCCTGAGAAATGTAAGTGCTGCTCTGTGGGTGCTCATCAGGCTGATATTGAGCACATCACTGTTGAGGTGAAGAAGGATATGACCTGTCACTCAGATGAAGAGAGAAAGATAAGCGATTACGTGACAAGAGTCTACTTCGCCGCGCACGGTTCACATGACGGCCAGTGGATCGCTGCGAAAGACCTGAAGTGGAAACACGGAAAGATCTTGGTATACTCTGCTAAACACTCCCACGCATCTTACCAGATTCATGGGACTATCTGTCGTTGTCTTGGTTGTATCTCCGATCACACCGGAGAGGGTTACGTGTGGAACCCGAAGAACATAGCTATTATTGATGACACAACAAGATGGAATCAGTATGTGGGTCATCTAGGAGCACCAGATCACGTGCCTACCCCTAAGTATCACTCATGGTGGGGTAATGAGTCAGAGACTAGCACGAACTGGTTCTGTCGGTTCTTCTGCGCTTGCTATTAAAGCAGGCGTACGTAGTATACTTGTTATTAAGACGCGGAGACAGTCGGGTTGTTGGCGTCCTGATCTTTCACCCATATCATACCGTACATCGCTCTTAACTGTTGACCCCATCCTGCGTGAGGTGCGTCTGTTCTCTGTTTCTTCACCCGAAAGTTACAGGGTGATGTCTGCTGAATACTCGCAGAGAAGTTATCAGGCCATTCTGGGGCGTTGTTCTGGTAGAAGGCTTGTGTGAACACGAACGGTGAGAGGTTTTTAGCGCAGTTCGTGTTACTAGTGTTGTGATCATGATAGTATGTTCCTCTTCCGTTAAACGTGAGCTCTCCGGAACTACCCAACTGGATCGTTCCTAATTCCATGTCCGATATAGGAGGCATATCTTGGTACCCCTCACGTACCTTGGTTTTCTCCAAGTTTCTCTTACAGTGAGTCATCACAAGAAGAAGCCAGAAGACCAGAAGGATCAGAAGGATGTTCTGTGTACGGCAAGCCATCGGTATCTGTCTGCCCTATGTATTATCCAGGATTTTTAGCTTTTACGCTCTTGTTGGTGTCACGGTGGCGTTGATCGCTTGGTAAGGAGTTCCCTCCTGTATTGAGATAGCCGCGTACATCATCTTCAGGTTCTGACCCCAAGAGGTTTTAGGAAGGTCGACTCTTTGGAGGTTGAATCTACATGATGAAGGTGAGGTGAACTGAATCGTTGTCTGAAAGACATCAGTCCATGTCACGTTTGATCCGTACAAAGGAGAGAAGAACACGAACGGCGCTCTGGAAAATCCCTTTTGAAAGTTGAAAGACTTAGTCATGTTTGGCCCTCCGGGACCTATATGAATAGTTCCTAACTCAACCTTATCCACAATCGGAGTGAACGCCTCACGAACGTGTTTAGGCGCTGTCCATGCGATAACGATGTACAGAACTAGAAGAGCTAAAAAGAATGTCTGACAGTTGTCCATTCTGCCTTCGTATAAACTAACGGAGGGTTTTTTACGTACTTGACTTTGAAGGATCTTCCATCGCGATGTACTGAATAAGGAACTGTTTGTCCAAAGGCGCGTTAAACTGACCCTCATCCACACGATTGACACGTAGCTCGCATCCTGACGTTGTCACTCTCTTCACAGCGATACTGTAAATATTCTTCCCGAACATGTCTTGTTCACCGTTCATCGCCTCAAGTTTTATGAACGGGTTTCTCGTAAATCTTCCGCGAAAGTTGAACTTCACGTCGTTCGCTCCTCTGCCGGCAGGGCGAACACGCACAGTTCCGATCTCCACATCGGGCGCGGCGGAAGGATCGAACCCTTCTGTTGTGTTCGGACATGGTCGAAACAGGGCGTACGCCAGATAGAGCACTAACAGACCAAGAAGAAGTGTGTTGATCTGGTTCATCTCGACAGTTTAACCACCGATCTTATACATTAGGATATCAAAAAACGAGATCTGGAAGAAAATCTGAAGATCAGACTGTTTTTCATCTTAGAGATTTCAAAATCAAAGTTTCCGACTTTGATTTTATCCCTTACCATAAACACAGTTGTATTATCAGGATATTTGTTAAGAAGATAAGAGTTATAGTAAGAAAAACGGTTTAAACACATCTGAGATTACAGATATCACAAACACAATGTCTCGTCGCTCAACCGCTGTTGCCGCTACATCTTCCAACAACGTCAGCCTTGCGCTGACAAAGGCTCTTCAGGGAGTCACCAAGGCTGAGGAGGGCTTTAACAAGTCCGTGGGCAAACTGTCCGAACTCCTCACCGAGACTTTCTCCGATCTTGAGACTCGTATTGAGTCGAAGCAGAAGGAACTTGATGACCTGAAGCTTCGTTTTGAGCAAGAGGAGAAAAACCGAAAGATCGAGGTTGATCAGAACGTCCGAGAGTACGCGTACGACGCTGCCAAGAAGATCCTTGCTGATCGCAAGGAGGTGGCTGTACGCGAGGAGGACTATGAGCAACTTCGTGAGGATTACTCCGAGCTACGAGCTACCAAGGAGCAAGAGATTCGTGACGCTGTATCGGCTGAGCGCAAGCGCAACGACCAGCACAACGACGCTCTCAAGCGTACCCTTGAGCTACAGAAGCAGGCGGAGGTCGCACAGGTCGAGGCCAAGTTGGAGACTCAAATTCAACATATCGATGTTCTGAAGAGTACGATAGAGGCTCTGAAGTCTGATCTGGATGAACAGCGTAAGCTGACCAAGGATGTCGCACAGGCTGCTGCCAAGCAGATGCCTGTGTACATGCCTCAGCAGTCAGGTCGTGCGTAAACCTGTCTATCACTAACCTCCCGGACGTACGTCCTTAATAAACACAAAATAAAGCTCTCAATAAGGCTTGATTACCAAGCTTGTTAAAAGGAAAACTTCCTAACACCAAAACGGTTACAACATAATCTTTTTGGTGTTAGTTAAGTAAATCAACGAATAACGTAGTCATCAAGGTCATCACATGTGTCCCATGTGCCAAAATCATCACGAATAGCGACCTTAATATTAGCAAGTGCTCCGACCATCCCTAACGGCACAAGTTTTACCATCTCAATGTCTGCCTTGGTGGAATCCGACTTAACCCAGTTGTCAAAGGTCTCTTTTCCCATAGAGTAAAGCTCTCTTCCACCTACGTACAGAACCATTCCTAAGCCTACAGTGTAGTAAACCACGATAGAGCCTATCATAATTGACTTTAACATCCTGCCTGATGATTCCTAAATTGTCTTGCTCTATACCTTAAAAACCTAAAGTTTTTAATTTGTTGTTTGTACAAACGACAAAGATGTTCGACCCTTGTCAACCTAAGTCGAAACAGGTTCAGAGTCTATCTCCAGGTAATCTGAGAGCTCGGCAGGGATCTCCACAGCAGGGATGTTCATGGTCACACCTCTCACGTTTGGTAGTTTTTCCACCTCAACCAACTCGGGTTCATTGGAGACCGCTGATGTAGATCCGTATGGCGGCACATGAGGGTTAGGACCTAGGGAGACACCTTGGTACATGAACGGCTTCTTGTACGGTTTCACAGGACGATTGGCCGCGTAATGAGAAGCGTCTGGCTCTGCCGGCATGGTCGGACGACGAGGCTTGTCCTTGGTTAGCCCTCTGTCAAACTTGCGTTTATCCTCAAGGTACTTCGACATTAGCCTCTCGTAGTTCCTGTAGTGGTTCAGGTATCGCTCCCATGCGGACGCCTCCTCGTAGAAGCCGTACGTCTTGCCAAGAAGGTTGATAATACGGGGGATCTCATGAATCGCGTAACGCGGTTCGTGATGTTTATTGCTAAAATCACCACCACCCTTCGTGTTGGCGGTGTTGTTACGATCATTGCGCGGGCGGAACCCGAACTTCTTTCTTTTCTCAGCAACGGAGTCACCGTTACGGCTTTGCTCTTGGTTTTGCGTCTTGGACTTGAAAACGTAAGACATACTGGAGGTTTGTTGAGTACTAAGTCGTGTGTACGATGTATGTAGTGTATACACGCTTGTTTTAAGTCTCAGTTAGACTGCTGTAGGATTTTTCTGACTCGAAATAACATAGAGAGATGACGTCATACGGAGTAAACTGTAAGAAGTGTTGCTTTCCATGTTTCTCCTCTTGTGAGAATGACCACGAAGAATCACACCAACCATTGCCTCCTCCCCTGGCAACACCGCCTCATTCCAACCAAAGAGCTCTCATTATCGGGATAAATTACGTTGGTCAGATGGGTGAGCTACAAGGATGTGTAAACGACGCAAAACACATGCGTTCATATCTCAAGAATCACCATGGTTTCAAAGACGAGGAGATTCTAATGCTTATCGACGAGGATCTTGATCCGAAAGCTCTCACTATTCTGGACAAGGCACGATTCATGAAGAATCGTCAGCTTAGTTCCAAGAAAAATCGTCTGCCCACAACGGAGAACATTCTGGCAGGTATCGCTTGGTTAGTAGACAACGTGAAAAGCAACTCGCATCTCTTCCTTCATTACTCAGGACACGGAAGCTATCTTACAGATCATACCGGTGACGAGGTAGATCGTAAGGACGAGACTATTATCCCGATGGATTACGAGCAGAAGGGTCAGATTAAGGATGACTATCTACGTGCTGTTCTGGTTGATGTTCTTCCGAAAAACGCCACCCTTTTCTGTATCTTCGACTGTTGTCACTCTGGAACTATGTTGGATCTTAGATATCGTTACAAGATTAATCAAGATGAGAAAAGAGATGATGATTATGATGTACACGTGAAGAACATTCATGGATCTACTCAGGCTAACGTAGCTATGATCTCAGGGTGTCGTGACGACCAAGTTTCCATGGATGCTTTTGAGGCTGGAAAGAATCAAGGTGCGATGACCTACGCGTTCTTGGAGACTGTGAAGATACAAGAGGCTTTGACATCACAACCAAAAGGTGCGCGAGTGAAGAAGAACTTTAGTTATTGGAATCTTATGACATATCTTTTACAGTTTCTTAAGGAGAAAGGATATCGACAAGTTCCACAGTTAACCACTGGTAAACTCATAGATTTAGAAGAAAAATGGGGCATATAAGTATAAAGAAAGCAAAGCGTGACGATGGGAAAACGAAAAGCTTTAATCATCGGTATTAACTACATTGGTACGCCTAACGCGTTAGCAGGATGTATCTACGACGCTGAGAATATTCTCAAACTTCTTCGCGGTCTTTACGGTGATACTTTTGAGGTTCATTTTCTGAAAGAGACGGATAAAAACAGAGCGAATCACCCTACTCGTGCGAACATCCTTCGTGAGATCGACTGGTTGGTCTCCGGTAACACAGCGGGTGACTCTTTGTTTATCCATTACTCTGGACATGGTGGAAGCATCCCGGATGATGATCACAACGAGGAGGCAGATCGTAAGGATGAGACTATCTTCCCGTTAGATGGTCATATTCGTGATGACGACTTAAGAGCGCGTCTGATTGATAAGGTACAACCTGGTGTGAAGCTGATGTGCCTTTTTGACTGTTGTCACTCTGGAACAATTCTTGACCTGAAGTACGGTTACAAGCAACCTCAGACAGGAAAACTCCAAGATTTCACGAATAACGTACCAGAGACGAAAACCGACGTTGTTCTCTTCTCAGGGTGTAAGGATAACCAGTACAGCTGGGAGGTCTATGACGAGAGACAGATTCAAGGTGCCATGACGAACTCGTTAGTAAAGGCTTTTGCCATACTATCTAAATCTTCCACGAAAAGAGGCCCTTCTAAGAAGACACCTAATCCCGCTAGAGCGAAAGTCGGAGCGACTATTAGAAATCTACAAAGGCAGATAGCCACACAATCAAAAATAATCAGAAAGAACAAGAGTAATCCTCGTCTTGTCGCTATCTGTAAACGAAAAATAATGAAAATCAAAGAGAGTCTACAGAGTTATCAGAAAAAACAGAAGGCCATCCCACCGTTTCTCATCTCGAAAGGGCGCGCCATCACAGTACCTGCGTCCAAACCCACGTATGCCACCCTTATGAGAACTCTCTTATCTCTTCTACAAAAGGGTGGAAATCGCCAAGACCCTCAGATATCCTCCGGGAAAGTCCTCGATCTTAACTCAGAGTTCTCCTTTTTTTAATCAGTGATCGTACCGTGAAAATACGACTTAAAAAATGATCAATAACAGTAGATATAGTGGCAGTCCGAGAAGGAAAACAATGGACTCCCAGTACATCTCAGGGGTCTCACTACATCCGTCGACCTGGCTGAAGCAGTATGAGGGGATGCCGGGGTATCCCGAAAGACTACTCCCGGTAGTGGTCATTAGGAGAAAAAATCACCCCGGATCTACTCTTCAGTATTATGACACGGAGATGATTCAGCTTCTCAACACTGCTTTACCTCATCACAGAGACACGTTCGAGCTCACTTTCAAACTCCCTTTTCTAAGCTCTTTACACTCACTCAAGCTATTCCGAACAGATGTTGAAAGAGAGTTTGTGAAGGAGCGTGCGAGAATGATGGATGAAAGAATGCCGTTCTCTGAGGACGTGAGAAGTGTTATCGCGGAGTTCCAGAAAGAGGATGAAAGAAGGAAGATTCAGTGGGGAATAGCTCCTGGTGTAAATTATCAAGAGATGAATTGCTCTGGCTACATGAGCTACAAGATTCATGTTTTCGATGAGACAAAAGAGCCAAAAAGAGAGATGAAAGTTGTTGAGTCACGAGAGAGGTTTCGACGTCTTATTTTCGGGTTCTTCAAGAACGGTGTTTTACAGAAAGACCCCTCATTGGAAGGAGACTGGTCAGGTTTCTTTCAGCACCCTGTCGACTGGTCAGGTTTCTTTCAGCGCCCTGTCGAGTGTTCAAGGGGTGTTTACACCGTCTGGTACAATCGTGATCCGTTGAGACCCTCAGACTTCCCTCAGCGGAGATACTTAAAGCCGTACCCTGAGTACATTCCCATTCCTTACAAAACAGGGATGAAAACCGTTCTTCTGGAGGAGGTTCCTCAGAGATATATTTCTACTTATCAAAATCCGATGTTTAGTAGAGAAACATCTGAGAGAAACGAGTATGAACATGACATCATGCGAGAGGAGCAAGATGGTATTCATCTAGGTTACGCTTAAGGTGAGTAAGTAAGTAGGTCAGAATCGTTAACATAGTTGTAAATAAAGATCTGATGTTCTCTGGATTTTCACGCTCAAGAGTATGGGAGAGTGAGAGACCCGTACCGTACGAGATAGGTGCGTCCATGAGTGAAAACACACGAGTTTACACATCTGATAGCTACATGATGAAGAAGAGAGACACGTTATCATTATGTCTGCCCGACTACGTAATAAGACCTTGTAGTGTCACCCTACAGTTTAACGACCCTGCCATTCGATGGGCTCTCACACACAAACTATTAAGAGGGATATCCCGTCCATTCTCACCTAGTATTAGTAACATTGAGATCAGTAACATCTACTCAAGACTGAAAGCAGATGTGCGTCTGATGGAAAACGGATGTATTCGACTTCTGTCGTCAGAAGGGTACGAACCACCTATTCCTCCACAGCGTTTTCAACCGTTATACACTCTAAGACACGACCTTAACGAACATCATGGACACGCCGGATATGTTCAGATAGATCCTGTCCAAAGACATGTAAATCGTGGATTTAACAGGTTTCCCAGAATCAACTCGTTTAATTATCACGTGGTACCACGAGTTAAAGTCGAGATTGATATGACAACCGTGCTAGATGATATCAACCAACTTCACCAGAAAGCTATAGATAGACCTAATTTCCCAAAGGAGTTAAACGAGTTTATCACTGAGTTCTCCCCTGATATCTCCTCGAAGGAGTACTACTTTGTATCGGCTATCGTTCTCCATAAACCTGCTCCTCAAGAGGAAAAAACTGATTATCACAGGAATCTTTACGGAGGATTCAGGCATTTAGATGGTCAGAATGGTATCAGGCCAACTAGAGGATTTCCCTTCAGAGATTTCTGAGTTGATCGGCGGTTTTATCGACGATTACTGGTTGAAGGTGAGAGCCAGAGACTGGTGGAACATACCTTTTAAAAAGGGGTATTCAGTTGCTGTAGTGTGCCACTCGAAGGAGTATATTGAGTGGTTACGTGAACGCGGAGTCCCTTGGAACAAAGAGGTTCTGTGGTGCGCGGCAGTCAGAAACCCTGAGATTCTCTGGTGGCTTTTGGCACGAGATGACTCTCCGAGAGCTGTAAAAACTCTGGCTGGCCCTCTGGCATTTGCGAATCGCATCGACTGTTTAGAGAGACTATCCTCCGACGAGTTCGGATACTACTGGTTCGAACCTTCTGCTTATGGGTGGGCTATTGAGGGGAAAGCTATTGATGCGATTCGATGGCTTTATGATCCTAAAACAGGGTTAAAACACGGTGGTGCGCCACAAACAGGAAGCGGAAGAGTTCCTATTCCGAGAAATCTAGACACCCTTCTCGGAATATGGGCGACTCCTGAGATCTTTCGAGTTTTCTACGACGAGTTCGACATGAAGTTCATATCAGTGATGAAGGTGATATTGGCTGCTAAACGTTTTCGTGGCAATAGGGATGTTCTAATCAAGTATCTTGAGGAGCGCTTCGAGATGAATTGTACTCCTCACGAAGAACCTCGTTACACACCACGTACCGAGAAGACTATGGAGGAGCAGTACGAGGAACTACGAAAAGAGAACAAGGTAAACCACTTCTTCTTCTGGAAGTGTCTCACAAATAACGAGCTACGTCTCGCCCAAAGAGTTCACAAGGATTTTAAAGGAAACCCACCTGGATGGTCATCACACTGTTACGGACACGCCAGAATAAATGATTGCGTGGACGTATTCCGATGGCTAGAAAAAGAGGGGTGTCCAAGATCAAGTATTTAACGGGACGCCCCTACATAGAAAAATTGATCGCTTTTCGCGTGAACTTATCATTAAGACCAGCATACCGACATCCTGTAATTTTGAGTGACAAGCAAACAAGCAACAACAAACAAGATGTCAAACAACAAGACGGGAGCTGAGAGCAAGGTGTACATCGCCTACAACAATCTCTACAAGCGATACAACGGCGAGGCTGGCTCCACATTCCCGACGGATCTTCAGGCGTTTTTCGCCAAGGTCAACTACGGAACCAACCGTGGCAAGCTGATCACCTTCAAGGAGGTGATCACCCTGGTTCGTGCAATCGTGTCCCACATCAAGAGTCCTTCACAGGCTCTTGGATTCGTACACTACGTGTACACCAAGGTGGACTGGCTGTTCACTCCTGTGGACAAGGCGCACGAGAGGCACCGAGACTTCCAGGAGGGTCAGCTGAACGCGCGTGACGTTCTCATGACGCAGTTGATGCGCGAGTTCCGTCCGTTCCTCATGGACATGGATGAGCTCAAGCACAACGACAAGGTGCGACTCTTGAGAGTGACTCAGTCATTCTTCCGCAAGTTCGCCAAGGCGTTCAACACCCGCGAGAGCCAAGTCTGGTTCATCGACGAGATGGTGACGCGAGCGAGCAACTTCGCTGAGGCGATGCGAACATGCCGTGTCGAGTACATCGCATCGTTCTTCAAGTGGTGGGGAAGCAAGACCATACAACATTTCACTGAGGTGAAGGTGGGCGGCTTGACGGAGTTCCCTATCGACCTGGTACACTCTACTACGTGTAACAACAGTCGCAAGAACTACTTCACGCGTGCTTTGGCTAGAGGCATTGAGGCGCGCAGACGCTTCCAGGAGGATCTGCCGATTATGTCGGCCGTTTTCCTTCCTCTTACACTGAAAATGCTGATGGTGCTACAAGTACCGAACCAGCTGATCGTGGAGAGCGCTGAAGGCGCGAGCAACGGGGAGTTTACCATCATGTCCATGACCATGCGCTACTCCCACGAGATGGCGCAAGAGATGTTGGACGAGATCAAGAAGATGATCACGTTCCCACCTATCGAGGTGACACGCGAGTGCGTGAGAATGGGCATCACAACATGCCAGGGCTAAACGCCTACCAGGGTCTTTGACCCACTATCCCTTAAAGCCCTAAGTACGATATATCGTACAGGTGATGGTTGAAAAGTCTGTAGACTTTTCAACCATCATCCCATAGATATTCGAACTTTTAGGGCTTTAAGATGAGTCCGTAAAAACCCTGTTCAGGGTTTTAAAGGATAGTTTTTAAAGTTAAGGTATAGGACATAACTAAGATGTCACGTCGTAATGCGAAGAAAACGTACTGGATTCTCGCTCTTGATGGGGGTGGTATCCGTGGTCTATTCACATCAATGATTCTTACGAAGATTCAAGGACTTATGGGAAAACCTTTACACAGACAGTTTGATATGTTCGTCGGAACAAGTATTGGTGGTCTTATCTCTTTGACACTCGCGCAAGCTCATCGCAAGGATGTAAAACAGAATCTGATATCTCTGTTCTCTCAGAAGAACATGCATCGCATTTTTGACGTCTCACTTTGGGACGAGATTATGCCTGTCCAGTTTAAACCGAAGTATGACGGAAAAGGAAAAAGAGAGGTAATAGGAGAACATTTGTACGTGGAGACACTTGGAGAGCTATGCGGAAAAACTGCGGTGGTGACATACAACATAGAGAAAGAGAAGACAAGAGTGTTCCGATCTTGGGCGGATGAGGACAGTAAAGTAAACTTACTTTCCGTGGGGGATGCGACCAGCGCGGCTCCGATCTATTTCCCCGCTGTTAATGTTAGCGGGGAGTGGTACATAGACGGAGGTATAGCTGCGAATAACCCTTGTTTAGTGGCGTTACGAGAGGGAATGAAACTTTGGGGTCATGATGCTGATATTCGTGTTCTCTCCATAGGTACAGGTCAGGCGGGTGTGAAGAGAATTGGTAAGGAAGCCAAGGACTGGGGCGCTGTCGAGTGGGTTTTGAAAGGTCAGATCATTGATAAAGCTATGGACGCTCCTCGAGACGTAATGTGGAAGTGTTGTCGTGATATTCTACCAGAAGGTCGTTTTCTTCGCGTGAACGGGATAGTTCCAGAGGAAGCAATGGATGATACTACTCCTGAGTTTAGAGATGCTCTAGAAAAATGTGCGCGACGTGTATTTGAGGAGAATAAGCACACGATTCAGATGTTCCTGAACGGAAACACCAGAACGTCTCCTGTTTGTCCACAACGTAGTATCACTCCGAGGGCTGATGAGCCACTTGTGGAGGATACATCGGTCACAAAAGACGTGGCAAAACAAAGAACGTCTAGATGTATTATCACGTAAAAAATCGATCTTGTTGATAAACGGGTTCTCTTATCACAATTACATAACATTTCGACAACAATCGAAAATGGCTGAGGAGAAGACAGTGACAAACCGCAAGCGTAAACGAGATTTTGATCCCGTTGACGAGAGTTTCCAGGAAGATTCAGACAGGCATGACAAACGTGCGCGTACGAGTAGTCCTAAAATGGCGACCTTTCACGACTTGACAGCCGACAACGTAGACGACATGTCTGAGTTAGATGAGGAATCAGAGGACTCTGAGGACTCTGAGGACTCTGATTCAGAATACGAGCCAAGTGAAGACGAGGAAGAGGAACACGAGGCCTGTAAGCCTCATGTTCCTGTTCACCGTATTCACAACCTGACCGATGACGAGGTCTGGGCGTACCTTCTTGGGGCTTACCAGACCATGCGTGTGCGTATGCGAGCCTTGGCTCGTCTGCGTCAACGCACCATCAATCAGGAGAAAGAGTTCCAGAGAGGCATGGGTGTCGCGGAAGCGTACAGTTACCTCTGGAAGACAAAGGAGCGCACTCGCTCTCCGCGTCATCCGAACGGTATTCTGATGCCCTCGATTACATTCGAGCAGAAGGGAACGTATCATCGCTCTTTACCGACCAAGGGTGACATCATGATCCGCTGGCTACAAGAGTTTTCTCTTTTTGCCAGCAACTCCCGACGGTTCACCCTTCGAGACCGCGCTATCTGTGCCGGTAAGATGCATGGGTACTGGTGGTTTCTCTCGCAGATCTACGACAGACACGCACGAGAGAACGTGATGCCGATACTCACACGAGAACGCGTCTGTGTTATACCGTGGAAATTGGTCAAGAGAGAGATTCGCGAACGTGGACTACAGTACATCGGTAGTTCTAGAGAGATGATCCACTTCCGTGATCAGGTTCTGAGACCCGTTTACAAGGCGGTGTACATGTACATACATGCCAATCGTGTCATTCCGGCTCCAGTGACCACACGGCTTAGCAACACATTGGCCTTTTTGGGAGCACGTCGCGTACAGCGTAGTTAGTGGGATAATATCATTCCTACTAAAAATCATAGTTACAGTAAGATTAGTAAAATATTTAAAGGTGCGTTTGTATTTTGCTAATGATCGAGATGGATCTTGACTCGCAACAAGCCGAGTGTATAGCCCGTCAGATAACGAGCATGAAGTTCAACTCCAAGCAGGCGACGATGGTGTTACAACATCTCATGTCAAGACTGAAAATCACGGAAGGACCCAAACTATCCGTAAGTAAATCAAGTAATCCAAGAAAACCACAGAAAGCTCGTACGGTACGTAAGTCGGTACCTAAGTCTCTCAAAGACCTTTTATGGGACACAAGTTTCGGACCCGAGGTTGGACAAGCGAACTGCTACGTCTGTGGCACGATTATCAACTCGAAGAAGTTCGAGGCTGGTCATGTCGTAGCTGTGGCGAAAGGTGGGAGAACTATTCTGTCTAACTTACGATGTATCTGTGGAACTTGTAACAAATCTATGGGAACAGAGAACCTTGATGAGTTCAAGGCAAAGTACTTTGGTAATCATGACATTACACTTCCTGATCCTGATCCTGATTCTGATCCTGATCCTAATCCTGATCTTCCACCAGAAGAGTCTGATATGGAGGTCGAGATGGATCCTCCTATACACATTATTGAGCCTTGTTGGCTATGTCATGAGGAGACTATGATGGAGTTTATCCATAATAAGAAGTACATTGATTGTCCTGATAATCCAAAGCTCGTCTGTCATTACGAGTGTTGGAAAGAGTATCTAAAAGTCGCGACACAACGTCTCGGTCGTCGCGCGACATTTATGAGAACAACTGACTGTCCTCATTGCTTGGACAAAGAATGGTGTATCATCAGCTCATTTACAACATAATACACGATTGAGCGTGTGTCGGTGGAGTGTCTCCGGTAGGCTCCAACCAGAACTCACCCTCATCGGCAGGTCCCTCTGTACGGTACGTGCCGGCGATCCTTGTTGGTGTGAATGAGGTGACTGTGTACTTAATAGACTGTACTGACGAGACAGAGCCTGCTTTGAAGTTCACGATAGGAGCGAGTTGTGCGCCATGACCTGAGCTTGAGATCTCACCATCAGGCAAGGAGAGAAAGACGTCCAGAATAAAGTCAGAGACCTGTCCGTATCTGTAAAGACCATCATATCGAAGGTAGACTCTTGTCTTGTACTGATAGTCATTTTGTGCCTCCTGGAGCATCAGAAGGAATGGTTGTAGAGCAACCCACATTCCACCATGAACAATACCTTGCGATGTGGAGCGGAATCCACCCGACCAGTTCACAGTGTTAATCTCGGGAAAATCTCCAGAGTCTGTCCGATGAATCAATAGCTTCTCCTCGTTGGTCAAGTGAGACTCTCTTTGTTTATCTGATAGTTCTGTTGCCATGATTGAATACTATGTAATTTGTCAGTCTTTATGTAGATGATTTTAGCGCTTAATCGAACCAAGAGGTTCCTGAGTCATCTGTCTCAGATCCTGATGATCGAACTTGTTTGGCGCGTTTTATCATTCCACCTTTCGCTGAGTAGGTGTACTTCGGGCCGTCACCATCCTGAATCATGAACGTGAAGTTCGCGTCAGTCTTCTTGATTTTGGTCTTTCTCAGAATACCGTTGAAGGCTGATTCAGCGGCTTCCATCGGGGAGTTCTTGTTCTTGTACTTGGACGAGGGATACTGAAGATTCCCACTCACCCAGATGATTTTGTACCCGGATGACCCACTGGAACTGCCGGATTTTGTCTTCACCTTCGCCTTCTTGCCATTACTGGACTTCTTCGTGCCAGGAGAACTGGACTTGGCCTTTCTTATTTTCGCCACTTTCTTCTCATCTCCTGCGTCGAACACACCTGGAAAGTACTTTGAGAAAGCAGTTTCCACCTGTGACTTGGAGGTAGCTCCACAGACCTGCTTGAACAGGTTCTTTACACGTCGCTCGGTTAGCTCAAAAGTAGCCATTTTCTCTTGGGGTTCTCTTGGGGTTCTCTTGGATTTAGTAAAAGACTTTAGAATACTGTTAGCTTCTAACGGTTCCGGATTAGTAATCAATTTTGTCCTTCAAAAACACCAAGACGTTCCCTGATATAATCCTGAAAAATTGACTTAGGGGATATGATGAGATGAAAGATAAGTAATTGTTAACGATGAGCGATCCTGTGATGTTTACCCGCGAGTACTGGCGAGAAATGCGTAGACGTCTAGGGGATCAATTCTCTGAGGATGTCGTCGAGGAGGGGATTTTACCTTTCTTCTACTTCTCACTGGATGAGTACAGGTGGAAAACACATCAACACGTTATGGGATGTTTCCGCAAAAGCGCACGTCAGCGGACGAAATACTACTTGGAACTTGTGGAGAGAGTATGGCACCCTCTTGTTCTTCATAACATGAAGAATGAAGGCCAGGTCAGACTCGCCTTGTTCGACAATCGGTCATCACCTGCGAAAAGTGTGGCTTACTGGTCAAAGATTATCGATAAATGGGTGAGTCTCCTCACGTTGGAGGAGATGGAGATGGTGATGAACGAGCCTTTGGTATCCCCTGCTCCGTTGTATATCCTACATTTCTTTGCTTGGAAACATATGAAGTTCGTCTCAGGTAAGCACCCTTTCCCTGTGATCCGGTACCCACTGGATCAAGACACGAGCAAACTCAAAGAGACTTGGGGAGCTGAGGAGACATCTTTCGAGAAGGTTGGTCTACTGACAGATGTCGTCATGACCTACTCAGACGGGAAGAACCAATGCGTTGTTCCTGACTGTAAGATCGTCTTCTCTGACGGGAAGTTTCCTGGACAGGCGCGTTCTATGCTACTGGTTCGGTACAAGAACCTTTTACGCACGTACATGTTAGACAAACTACCACCTGATCTACGTGTGTTCATCAAGCCAGAAGTAGACCGTTCTACTGAGTCTTTCGAGTGTGAGTGGGAGGAGAACCAAGTGAGTTTCAATCTGAAACAACACAATCAACACGCTCATCGCTGTTTCCCATGGGATACAGAAGTGATGGATCTCATTCTGATGACATATCGTGATCCAGACAAGCAGTACAACACGAGAAACATACGAGTTTTTCGACTTCTTAGCAAGGAGAATGAGATCTGGAGGGTGAGGAACCCTGATCACAAAGAGGAAAACATCAATATCTATGACTACGTTCACCCGACTTTCTACAAGGTGGATGTACAGTCTCTAGAGGATCAAAAGAACGAGTTTCTCAAGTTAACATGTACTGCTATTCCTGGTAGAAACGAGTCTGCGCAGTTTATTCATCAGTTTGAGATCGAGATGGATATACCGATGGAGAAACTGCTGATGCCAAAACTAATTGAATGCTCACAGATGGGATGGTTAGGAAGAGATCTCATCTGTGACCATGGAAAAGTCAGTATTTTTTCCTTTCAGATTCCTATCGAGGGGAGAAGGAGGTTGATTCGAAGAATCGCTTTGAAACTATCGTCTTTGGTTCCACCTGGTTTCGGCGTGTCGTCACGTGATGAAGGTCATGCCAAGACAGTTCTGATCGTGAAATCTTTAGGGTAGGTTGGATGTCTTACAGCTTACCATTATCCATAGCTAATCTAACAGAGAACATTGACGACTGATGAACAAGAGGTGTCACCAGAAAGAGGGCGTCCACTAGCTCTCCGAAGTTTCTCTGAATCGTGTAGTCGATAACAGGGTCTTTGAAAGAGTTCACCGCGTTGATCATGTTTCTCAATGAGGAGATGCGTACCACGTAGCCCCAGAAACCACAGTTTGTGTTAACCTCTGGTTCTTTCTTGCTAGGTGGTCTTAGAAGTAAAGGAGTGATTCTTGTTCCGGAGAGTTTAGGAGAGTGTCCGATATACAGAATATCGAACTCAGCCTCTTCTAAATCTTGCATCACTCTCTCCAGGTTTTGTACACCGTACGGATCAAACCTGGCGTCATCCTCCAAAATAAGAGCGAACTCCTCGTTCTCTTGACGCGTGTTACTCAGATAGTCCCATGCCATCATATGCGAGAGATATGACCCTGTTGAACCAGGGGCTCTCGCACGTGCTGATATGACACGCTCTGCCATCTCCTCATCATCTGGCAGAAGAGTGGCGATAGCCCCGTCAACCTCACTAGGACTTCTACCATCAACTCCCATGAACTTCAGACAGTCATACCCTTGTAAGAAAGGAAGAGTATGTTTCTGAAAGCTTGACCATCGTGACTTGGCACCAGCCTTTAAAGTTAGGACTAAAACTCTCTGAATAAACCTCTTGAAACGAGACTGTGACCTCATCACAGTAGATACAGACGCCTCTGGTTGTACGAGACTACAGTTCGGACAGTCTCCTTTCGAGCTTACTGGGGTGTACTTACAGTACTTACAACTTGTTATCATCGAGTAGTTCGCTTGTAACTGTGTTGGGAGAATGGGTGGGTACTGTTGTTGTGGACTAGAAGGGTTTGATGAAAAAACAAAGGCACTTGGTGCTCTCTGAACTTTCTTCTGATTTCTCTTCTTAAACGAGGACATCCTTAAGTTGTCATTAGGAGCTTAGTTTTTTACTTGAACTAACGCACAAGCTACAAATACTCAACAGTCATATCGACAATCTCCTTAGGAAAGTCTGATTTCTTGTATATTCGTGATCTGATAGATCTTTTATGAGACGCACAGACAGTTCTACCTTTTATGGGGTAGTTCAGACACGGATATCCACTCTTTGTTAGCGAACAACATCTATCACATATATCCTCATCACCATATACTCCGTAATCCCAGGGACATAGAAACTCACAACATGATTGTACTATCCCCATCTATCTCTTACTTTATCTTTTACTCTATCCCTTAATCTTTCCTTGAGTATGCTTAAGCTAACCATACTCAATACGCAAGTGATAAAATGACGTCAATGCGTGATTTGTATTTCCCCACAAGATGGGTCAAGCGCGTTATCGTTGAATCGCCTTACGCCTCACATATCGAGAGAACTACAGAGGAACACAAAAAGTACGCGATCGAGTGTATGAGCGACTGTTTTCTTCGTAACGAGGCGCCCTTCGCCTCACATGTCTTGTACCCACAGGTTCTGAACAAGATGACAAAGGTGGCTCGATCAGCAGGCATTTTAGCAGGGATATCATGGGGTAGATACGCACATGCGCGTGTTATTTACACGGATCTGGGTATCACCCAAGGAATGAAAAACGGTATTCAAGACTCTCTGATAAACGGAATACCTATTATTTACAGGTCTCTGAAGAAAGGAGACTACTGGATGTCAGGTGGTTGGATAAAGAACGTAAGACCCTCAACTCAGTTCCTGATGATGCAAAGATTAGCTTAGTTGGCTCAGTTACTCTCAATGTTGTCAACAGGATTACCGTTGATTTGATCAATATCCATATCCTGTGATGGTTGTGGATTTTCACCGGCTTGCCCCTCGTATTGATCCTCAAACATCAGATTGTTCATCATACATGTAACACGATTAATCGTGTTTGGTTGCTGAATACGATCAAGGTAGCTTCTGTAGGTCTCGTAGATTGAGCCTTGGTACAAAACGATGTCCGTGATCGGCAGGGCGACAGGACGTGAGATCAGAGTTTGACGAAGACGTGATGTCATATACCCGCACTCCATCGTGAGAAAACTCTGTGAGTTAATCATGTTCTGAAGTCCTGTTGGGTCAAGAACCAACTCGATAACAAGGTTGTACCCACGAAGAGAGACGAGAGGAAACGCCTCGTTCTCAAAGATAACAGACATCCCTGGTGCGTTAGCAACTCCGAAAATATGCTGTGTCTCAATCTCTTGACTTTCACCTGTCTCCGAGTCCTGAAGATACACACGAACTCGTGTGACACCAACAGGAGCGTTCACCCTGATATTACGAACAACATCACAGTCATTATCGATGACGTACAGAGCTCGCGCGTACTCTGCCTGATTCGCTACTGCTCCAGCTGACTGTTGTCTATTGGTGTTCAAAAGGATATGAGACCCTTGTCTCTCCTGGCGATACATCGCGATAATATCATCGTTCTTGTCCTCAGCCTCTGCCACCAGTCCGAAAGCGGACTTCTGATCGCCCTGAAAGTTGACATCAACTTTGTTGAAGAAACTGTTGATCTGAAGAGGAGGTTCTGTTGGTGATAACACGTTGCCCATAGTTATGCGCTTTCGTGCTTCTCTCTTTATGTCACAAAATATTCCTCTAGAAATATTCCTGTTGAATGTATAGTACGATGGTTGATCAGATCACGTTTCAAAGACTCAAGAAGTTACGGGAGGCTCGCGCGGCAGCCCTGGTGAAAAGACGACAACTTGCTAACGCCTCAAGAAAGACGACACATGTCAAATCAGGAGGATCTCACTACTCACGCCGTGTATTCACAGTTAAGAACCTTCATGCCAGACTAAGTAGAACTGTTTTACCCAGGAACTTTCCTGGATATTACCGTCTACACAACAAATCAAGAGGTGGATGTAAATCTTGCGGAAAGAAGATCAAGTAATTTTAAACGCGTTTTCGTTTTGTTTCGAGAAAAACGAAAAATCGTTACAAGTTATTAAAATGTCGTTAACTATCGTCGCCTACTTCGAGATCGAGAGCGAGCGCGACGTTTGACCTTACGCTTTGTCTTGCGCTTGCGTGTAGTCTTGCGCTTCACCTTGCGAGGCTTACCAGCGTCCGAACGGCGCTTGCGCCTGCGTCGACGCTTCGGTTTTTCCGTACTCATAGCTCCACCCATGTTGACTGATCGATTATGTATTACCCAAGATTTTTCCTCAAGTTCCTCAAGTTCTCCAAGACTGCGCTCTGCGCCTCTTACAAACAGAACAAAGATGTCCAAACTCAGGTTTCAGACGCACTCTCCTTCTTACTTTCCTGGAGTGATCCCTGCTTAAACGAAAGGAATATCCGGTTGTCGTCTCAAATACTCCCTCCGCAACACCCTTCTTCAGAGCATCTCGAAGAGATCGCTGAAAAGCTTTCTGATTAAGCGTGTAGTTCCCCTGTAACCATCGAGCAATAGCCACTCTGGACAAACCTTTGCGACCACGTTTCATCGATTTGATAGCCTCAACCACCATCTCCTGATAAGTCGGCATCTTGGCACCGATGTGATAATGTTTCAGCTGTGTTTATCCCTAATCTATTTTTGTAACAGAACACTTAAACGCCAGACGTTCACTGGTTAGTTAGCTATCTTGTCGAGTTGATGGGTGTGGTACAAAGCGAGCAAGTACAAGATACGTCTGTGGAGGAGAAGGAGAGCTACACTAGGATCCTACGTGTACGCCTACAAGACCTGGAACGTCTCCATATTTTCTTCGAGAAACACGGAACCAGAGTGAGCGCAGAGGACAGATATCTCTGGTTCTTCTTCTTGTGTCAGTCTCCAGACGCGACCAACGTGGAGATTGAGAACTTTCAGATCACGCAAGTAGTTCAGGAAAAGCTGGAATCTCCGTATCGATTCGTCAACTACATGTATGATATCGGTTGGGCTGAGAGTTTTGACCAGGAAAGCACAGAGAACGCGAAAGATTTCGTTCGTTTCTGGATAACAGGTGAGCTCTGTGATGTCTGGGAGGCTTTGAAGAAGATTGTGCCTTGATCTTAAAAATGCTGACGACATTTAGGCATTAGTTTCTTTCTTATTTTTCTGTACTCTTGTGCTATCATATGTGGATCCTCACCATCATATCTTTTTTTCTGTAATTTTCTACACTCTTCCGCAAGGTCACCTAATATATCTCTATACTCTCCTTTTTTATCAAGTGTACAGGCCTCCTCTGCTAAAGCCTCTAGAGTTAATTCATGCTTAGAACAGCAATCGAGACATAATTTCCTTGGATGTGTCAGATGATCTTCAAGTAAAACACACTGTTTACACCATTCTCGTGCGTTGTACAGAGGATCCATCACAGGCAGTAATCTACCTTTTTCGTCATGTGTCATTCCATTATCCGAGGAACATGACTGACATTTACCATCTTCGAACCCTTCACGAAGGAAGGACGGTTGCCAGATAAGACCTAGCAGAACAACAAGTAGAAACGCGCAGATAAGCCAGTTGTTCCACGAGCTTCTTACTTTTACTCTTCGAGCCATCGCTCTTCTAATATGTTAAGCCTACATTTTTCTCTCTGACAAGGCCTTCGCCTTGATAGCGTAGTTTAGAGCTTCCCTGTCTGCCTTGATGGAGTTAGGGGTGTACCTTAATAAGTACACCCCACGAATGGTACGCACTCGTGATAACGCCACGTACGCCTGTGAGTCCGCGAACACCTTCGGTCCCAGATCCATCACTGCCTTAGAAAGTGTCGCTCCTTGTACGCGATGAATAGTGGTCGCCCATGAGAGCATCAGAGGGAGCTGGAAACGAGTGTAGAACTTGCGACCTGCTAAAATATAGTGTGGAGCGTAACATATCTTCATCATTCTGCCAGGTTGAGACGCGAACTCGATAACTGCGTGATCATCCTGTAGATCTCTCACAATACCTTGTGAGCCGTTCGCAAGCCCATCATCCGGCATGTTCTGTGTCAACATAACAGTCGCCCCTATCTTGAGCCTCAACTTACGCCCACACTCCTTGTCCAGACGCTTTCTAACGGCGTCCTGTTTCTTCTGGTCGAACTGAAGCTCTATCGCGTTAATCTTAAGAAAGTAGGGAGCGGGGTTGTAGTACCTCGTGATAGACATCCCTGCCTGTTTCACGAACGCGGTGTCATGACACTCATAAAGCCTCGCCTCACCCTTTAACTTTGCCATCTCCTTGTCGTTATGTTTCTGCGCCTGCCAGCGTAGAGGGTACATTCGTGGTGGCATCACCAGAGGGTTTTCCGCCTTGATATCCTCCTCTGTCATCACACGCTCTGCCAAAGCCTTATGGTCATCCTCGTCGGGAACAGCGTAGCGAATACGCATGAGCATACGATGCCACGCCCTGTCAGGATGGCGAAACGCCTTGTTCAACTCGACGAATCGCATGGTAGGCACCAACTTCTCCCAGACAGACGCCTTGAAGAAGTAATCAGTAGGGTCATCCAACTCCTTCTCAGGTTCCACCGGAGGCAACTGAAGAACATCTCCGGAAAAGATCATCTGCTTTCCCCCGAAAGGCTTGTTAATGCGCAACAAGCACCGAAAGATCTCATCAATCTTATCAAGAAGTACTCCGTGAAGCATGGATACCTCATCAATGACCACGATCGGGTGAGATCGTAGACGCTCGATCAGAGAGTTCTTGTACACACGACCCATCCGTCGCACGATCTCTCTCCCAGAGTTCTTCCCGTATCCAAGTCCTGACCACGAATGGATTGTTACACCACCTATATTAATCGCGGAGACACCAGTAGTGCTTGTCAGAGCGACCTCAACGCCGTCGCGCTCTGCCAACTTCTTGATGAACTTGATTCTCGTACTCTTGCCGGTACCGGCAAAGCCGTGAAAGAAAACATGACGCTTGTACTTGAAAATATCATCAAGAATCGGTTTGATTCCTTCAGGATATTCCAATGCTCCATCTTCTTGTCTCTTTTGTTCCATTCTCTGGGCGATCTCTTTTGACTCTTCGGTTCTCTTTACCCAGTGAATCATCATATTTCTTGGTGCGCTCATGATGTGTGTAGCAAGAAAGGTAAATGAGTCACAATCTCTTAGTACACCCTGGTTATTTTAAGTCAGTTATCCCTGAAAACACGAGAATTGAGACGCGATTTCTACTTAAACCGCACGAAATTTAAGAGCAATGGAGTCTGTTGACGATCCTTTGAGTCAAGAGAGGGAGTCTCTGGAGATCGCAGTAGGTACAGATCCAGGAAGAATTGTCTGTGGCTTCCTCAGCGATTACTACCACGATATTCTTTACGAGAGATTGGATCACGTTCCTTTTGTCTTTCTTCTGAAGTTCGCTCTAGATAAAAGGTTTTTCAAGATGGTTGAGAACGTTTGGTTCACCTGTTTCTCAGATGATGAGAGAGCAGGAAATCTGGGAAAAGCGGCGATGGTTCACTGCGCGCATGAGGGGAACTTCCTAGCTGTGCGTTGGTTACTTATACACGGAGCCTCCTGGGATCCTCGTGTATTTCGTATTTTTCAGATGAAAGATGACTTCTTGGCACTACACTGGTTCTCTATAAACGGGTATGTACCTAGGACGGGGTCAAGTCCTCCCACCACTATGAACTACCAGATACCGTCTTGGAGGAAAAAACGGAAACGTTAGTTGATTATCTCCGCCAGATTAAGGAGAAAATTGATGAACTTTTGGGGGTATAACGACTTCGCTCCTATGGACATTGACGTACAACCTCTTTTCCAGAGACGTATCAGAAAAAATAAGTCAAGCAAGCTTAGAAACAGGCAAGGAAAACTAATGCAGAAGTACGGCCGTTCAAGCTCCGAAGGGAAATGGCACTGTCTGACTGATGATGGGAGATCAAGATGTTCCACAGCAATCACCATACGTCAACGTCAAAACATGCTAGCGCCTCCGAAGAATCTGTGTGAGCGTTGCGCTCTACAGAAGAAAGCGTCAGTATCTGTTGATCCCAATCCTGATGGACTGGGTCTCGGTTTTCTGTACAGAGGGACTCCTTCTCAGACAAACAAGTCTGAATCCCTGAAGACGAAAGAGGGGAATATGCGCAGGGAGCTTTGGCTTCGCTACTACTACACTCTGTCGGCGATAGGCGTCTGCTACGTCTGTCACAAGGGCATCAAGTACGCGGAGTATAAGCCTGGAAAGGTTTGGGCTGACGGAGTGAACTCTTTCACCAACAACCGACCACTCTGTACTCGTTGTCATTCAGCCATGGGCAAGACTCCTATGGATGAGTTTAAGGAGAAAAACCACCCGCACTTGTTATCAGCATGTCCTTGTCCGATCGCTGTCGAGTGGGATAATGACTATATCATCCGCGACGCCGGTGTACAACTTTACGCCAGACGAACAACTGCTACATCCAAATGGGACAGTGTAAGACTTTCCGACCCACTGTTTTAACAGTGAGATAAAGAGTCAGACTTTCTGAATCATAGTAACAATGTCCGCCATGGAGTCTGTCTGTTACGGATGTCAAGAGTCTTGGAACGGTAAATCATGTTTGTTTTGTATCACACCGGAGACGGTTCGGTTATTTTGGGCTTCTACTGTTCTCTCTGTTCTCTTCTGTTGTACTCTCATTGTGGCCATGAATGTCGTACGTCAGTTCTACTACTGCTGTAATCAGACAACGACCTGGACATCCGGAGTTCTCACTCGGGTTCTTTGTCCTTGTTGTAAGAAAAAACCGATCCGCAGACGGGGAAGACAACAAGGGCAAAATATAAGACACTACGAGTACGTGGTTATGCGCCCACCCCCTTCACAGGGACAACAGAGATAGCGTTTTTTCACTCAAAGAAATTGAGATCATACAGTAATCCCATGGACTTGAAACTTCAGAAACTTCCCGACGCACCAGTTGGTGAGATGGCTGTTATTTACGACAAAGCCTTTGAGGATTTCGTCTCAAAGTGTTACGCCAACAAGAGACCACTGGGAGCTTACAACTTGTTCTCACAAGTTATTTACCCCGCCATGGTGGCAAGACAGTGTAAGGAGAAAGAGTTCGTACGACGCCAACGAGAGTACTTTCAGAAGCGTTGTGACGAAGGATACTCCAGTATAAAAGACAGAGATGCCTGGAACGTCATATCTGACTTCTGTCCCGAAGATCTCTGTTTCACAGACGAGTACTTCTCGAAAAGCCTGGCGGAGACGTTAGAGTGCTACCGAGACATGTTCGAGCAGGATTTCGCCATTTACCTTTGGAATAGACTCGCGAGTTACATGAAGGCGGACTCACTGCGTGATTTACAGTGTGACATCGTGGAGATAACACCACTTATTAACAGAGTTTATCTAAACACCTTTCCCAGAGAGAAGAAGGAGGAAACTTGGTCATTCTGACTTTTTTTACTTCTTACATCATAGTGAACATGTTAGTGAGAGTTCTTCTTGTCCTCATCGCTCTGGGACTTCTCTGGCTTGTCCTGGGTCCTAAGCCCCATCACAAGAAAGTGATGTTGCCACATGATCAGTTACAACAGCATACTGGTATTGCCGGTGTTTATGATGACGGTCAACTTTACAACGCTGGTAAGTTGGGACCTCCTCCTGGAAACAAGCTTCCTATCTCCCATACAGGACAGGCTAACCTGCCTCCTGATGTTCCCTCAACGGAGATGCAACTGCTTTTACAACCTTCCCCACCAGCTCTGAGGGTGGGTGCGTAGGTGCTTAAGCGCAGAAATGTGTAATAAATAATAGACTAAGGCTAAGTAACAATGACCACCTTTGCCAGGAACTTGTACCTAAACTTTGACCCAGGAGTTATGGAGCTACTTTGTAGCTTCGTTCGCCCGACTTACTGTGACTACATGTTTCGCAGATGGGAAAAACTCAAAATTGAGGAATGCCTGTTCTACGCTGATGAGTACGGTGATACAGAGATTCTTCGTTATGTTTGGAACAAGATGAAATCTAATGTACGATACATTCCTTATCTCATGGATAAATGGAATGAGTTCATTATTATCGGTGTTTATCAAAGAAGAATGGAACTTCTAGAGTTTCTTATGTCTGTTCACAACGAGACGTTTCAAAAAACAAAATACTCAACAGGACTTACTAACGCGATAGAGTTATCTCGGGATATAAAGTTTAGAGAAGCCGAGGTGTTTCTTAAGAAGTACCATCTCCTTATTGTGAAACAAGAGTCATCTTTCTCAGTATGGAGGAAAAATAATAGGAAAAAAGAGAAAGCTAGGCGTGTTCTGTTCCGTCGATGACAGTGAGACAAAATCTACGCTATGGTAAGTGACACGTAGTGACAGTTTAGTCTTAGGCTAAATGGCTAATGTGTTTATTCTGACTAAGTCCAGCAGGTACCTTCCTGAAAGAGTCATGCGAAAGATAGGATATTGTGCTATCGACCATGAGTTCTTATGGATAGGAGGAAACAGGATAGGAAAGTATCAGATTGATCAGTATCGTGGAGCAAAATCGAGAAAACGTGCTTTCGTGAAATCGTTACAGAAAACTCTGAAACACTCTCACGAAAGAGGTCACGGGGTACGAGCGTTCTCGATACTTCCTGGAAAAGAGACAGATCCACCAGGAGAGAACGAGTTAATGGTTCATTCTGAGTTACGTCCACCGTCCTCGTTACCAAAGAAACATTACAAAACAAAATTAAGAACAAAATTAGACATGAGAAAATCTAGTCTCTTCGGCTCTCTGAAGAAGACAAAGAACGGCTTGTACTTGCCGTTACTTCTAAACACGATGAAAGGAGACCATCCGACTAAGAAGTTCGGGTTTGTCTATCTTCTTGTTGAGAAAAGCCAGATCACGCTACTCTCAGGGCAGAAGAGATTCTCGCATTCGTGTACTTTGTGGCTCAGAAGGTTGTTAAAACTTTACGCTCTCACGTAGGTATTCGTTGCCAGTAACCACCTGAGTGAAAGTCACATGCCACACATCTGTACTCCCACTTCGGAATACAGAAAGATGGACAAGACTCACATTTCACTGGGGCTAATCTCTTCTTTCTATGATGTTTCGGACATTCTGGAGCGCATAGATTTCCCATCACTAGAACACAGACTTAATAGGTACGTATAATTTAAGTCAGTCAGAAAAACTCGATGTCTAAACCCACCTACTCACCAGAACTGACAAAAGGAAAGCTTGAGTTGTCCAAGCGCTGTCCTAACGCAGAGCTTAAAGATTTTGTCTGGAAAAACTTTTGTGAGTGTCAGTCCGCTTATTTACGATGTAAACAGAGATCAAAAGAGAAAGGGTATGATAGAATTGACGCTAACTACAATATGTGTGGACGATGGTTGGGCCAGTGTATGGTAAGAATGGGAGACCTCATTCAAGCACAGTCTGAAAAAACACTTAAACCTACGGAAAAGAAAGAGTAAAGGAGTAAAGGAGCAATAGTGTAACACTCATGTCTAACACTAATACAATGTTAAGAAGTCTGAGAGGTCAAGGAGGTTATACTACCTCAATGTCATTTGACCCGATCGCCGACGATCTGTTCGGGGTACCGCCATATGCGAGACCTCAAAGGCCTAGACCTCAAGTGCCTAGATCGACAACTGCCCTCACCGTGAACGAGGCTTACATTAATAGATCTCATGATGATTCTGGCATAGATCATAATCTTGTTCTCGCGGAGAATGAAGGTGACCATGTGGTTGATGTCTATCAGAGTTTACTTCAGTTAAGTAGGAAGGTGACAGATCTGGAGAAGTACGTTAACACTCATATTCTGAAGAAACAGTTCTCCAGTGATGTCACGTCAGAAATCACAAAGTTTCTTTGATCTTAAGCTTAAAGCGACAGACTTTCCAGTACATTGACAATGTTCGACACCTTACTAGCCTTTGTGGAGAAGAACTACGCAGCTCTTCTCGATATCTACGTGAAAGAGTTACAGAAACAAGTGGAGGAGGAGAAGGAGGAAAAAGCGGGGATTCTCACTATCATGAAATCTCGTAACTCTGCTGATGTCAGATTCTACAAACCAGAGGACCTGCCGTACGACGATCTGAAAGAGGAGTACATCACTAAGAAGCTCTGGTTAGAGGAGAGTAAGCAGACATCGATTCTGATGAAGGACAAATGGATCGTGAACATGCCCTTATTAGACAAGGAGATTCTACAAGAGATCGGCGACACACCTGCTTTGTACATCATTCTAGACGCAGGTGACAAACAGGTTCTTTTTGTCGGTGTTCCACAGAAGGTGAACGAGGATGATGTACAGTACGTTCTTGTCGCGGAAAGCAAGGAGATTCTGGTTTCCAAACACTTCTGGTGTGACGAGACGACAACACTAGGGCAGAAATACATGGGAACTTGTCAGGCAGCCTCTAAGTTTCAGCTTAACTACCTAGTTTTCCGATCAGACCGTAAGTTCTGTGATATGATCTGTAAAGGAGACAGACAGTACGGAGAGAACGTACTTCGTAAGTTACAGATGGAGAACTCAGCCTTTCTCGCTCATCTTCCGAAAGTCAGAATGATAGACTGTGTCGGAGCGCCGGTCACTCATGATTACAAATTAGGTCGGTTCTCCGTGGAGACTCTGAGACACATGCGTACAGCACATCTTGCGAAGCAGAACTTTGGTAAGCTGAAAGGCTGGAGAGTTTGTGAGCTCGGTGGCTCTTATGGCGCTCTCTGTTACCTGATGAACCTTGTCGCTAATCTCGAGAGTTACGACTTCATTGAGATCTCTTACTGTGTAGACCTGGCGATGAACGTTCTCAAGGAGCTGAAGAAGGACAACAAGGTCAGATTTATCGACACGATGAACCTGATCGAACCAGATGAGAAGTCTGATGATAAAAATGCTGTAACTATCGAGAGAATCGATCTTTTTATCTCAGAGTACGCTCTCGAAGGTCTGACAGAGGACGGAATCAGAAAGTATGACTGGTTACTGAGGTCTGCTAAGAACGGTCTTCTTGTCACGAAGTTAGAGCACGAGCAGGATATGTCGGAAAGACTAAGAAATTACTTCACAGATGTGATAACCGAGAAAGACCCGATGTTTCCTAACGAAATTGTTCTAATATGTCGTGATATTAGCACGCTTAAAGAGAACAATGAAAACTAAAAGATAACTAAAAGATAACTAAAAGATAACTGTAAAAAATCATCATGCCGGATGATCTTGAGAGAGCCGGAGCTCTTATTGTTAACAAGTCAATGAGTCACTGTCTAATGGTACACCAGAAGAGGTCACAACTGTGGGGTGTTCCTAAAGGCCGAAAGGACTTTAAGGAGGAGACATTTGAAGATTGTATGCGTCGTGAGATTAAGGAAGAGGTAGATCTAAAAATAAATGAGATACCTCATGACGTCCTGGATGTAATGTCTATTTACTCCAAGACAAAAATATATCTTATACAGCTAAAGTCAGATGATCTTTTCGAGTGTCACGCTCCTTTGGAGGACGGAAAGGAGAATCATGAGATCGATGTTGTAGAGTGGGTACCAGTAGAAGAGGCTCTGGCACGTAAAACAAACTCTATCACGAAACGGTCACTAAGGCGTCTTGCTCGTAGATTAGGTATGAACATAGTGAATATGCCAAGGATTAACCATCCTAGTTATGATGATCAGATGAAGAACTACGATGATATTCTCAAGCATGCTTACGCAACCGAGAGTGGAGAGTCGGAGACCGAGTAACTACCAGATAGCTGGTCTGTCCTTAACAGGAGTGAACATAGGATCACCTGGTCTAATACAGTACGCGCGGTGAAAGGGCTCGAACTGTTTCAGAACGACGTTCACACGAACGAACTCTGGCGAGTGATTATCAGTCGCGAGAGATCTGAGAAGTGCCTTCGGGCGATACTTCTGTCTTTTCGATCGAGCGTACGCCAGGAAGAACTCCTGATCCGGTGAGAGAGAACCTTGTTTCTCAGCAGGGTTTCTACCAGGGAACTGTCTACAGAACGTTCTTAGAAACGCCATCCAGGCTAGTTTAATTCCTCCCAGGTCTGCGATGTTCTCACCCATTGTTAACTGTGTGTTTAGAGGACTGCCATTGATTTTCATGTCGTACAGTCTGGTGACAGCTCTGGTGCGAGAACGGAAACGTCTCTCATCGGACTTTGACCACCACTCTCTTAGTTTTCCGTTAGCGTCAAACTTTCTTCCTTGATCATCAAACCCGTGCGTGAGTTCATGTCCAATCATTCTGCCTAACGCTCCGTAGTTTCTGGCTAAATTAACAAATGTCTTCTTGTCGCCAAAGTAGAAAGGTTTCTGTAGGATACCAGCAGGAATAGTTATAACATTTAGGAAAGGTTCGTAGAAACCATTCACCGTGAAACACGCGCCGTCCCACTCTTTTCTGTTCACTTTCTTGCCAAGCTTCCTTATCTGGCGGAAGTAGAGAAAACGATTCACGTTCACTAAGTTAAGTAAGAAGGAGTGTTCTGGATGAAGTCCTGGTACTGAGTTAATCAGATCCCATTTGTCAGGATAAGCGACACGAAAGATAACTTTGTTTAGTTTGTGTAGACAAGCTTTTTTTGTTCTCTCGGACATCCAAGTCACGTTCTCTCTGAGATTCACACGAAAAGCCTCTCTGATACTCTCCGCCATCTGTTGTACGTCCTTCTTGTAACGTCTTTTGAAGTACTTTCTGATGTACGCCTTCCCAACGTTATCACGAAACGCCGATGAGATCATTTTCACGAGAGACTTCCACTCAGGAACTTGTTTCTTCACACCGTTCAGATAGTTTGAGTAGAACCTCCATTTCTCTCTGCGAATCTTCTCAGAACAGTACTTCCCGTAAGAGTTGATCGCTCTCCAAGAGAGATACGCCTTAAGATCCTCAAGAGGAGCCTGTCGAATAAGAGTGCCAACGTGGTTGTAATATGACGGAGAGTCAAGAACGACCTTCTTCACTCTTGGTATCTGCTCCCAGTAAACTCTCCAAGGAAATCTTGATCTTTGTAACTGCTTTCTTGTCATCACGTTGTTGATCTTACACGGATCACGTCTTTTCTCTAACGAGAGTGCCTTACGAGCCAGACCTCTTTCTAAACGAAAGACGCGTTTCGCGATGATATCGCTGTCTGTTTTAGATTCACCAATATTCTGAAACTGCCTGGAAACGTACTTTAAGTACTGTTTCCTTATTCTGGCATGTTCCCTTTTAATATAGAGATCGCGTGTCATACCAAGACCAGCGATGTCTATATGCATAACCTCTTCCTCCGGTTTTTTCGGGTTAGAGTAGACCGTTGTTGTAAAGAAAGGTGTGACAGATTTCGTGTGATAGGAGAAACAAAGGCGGACAATATCATCACGTGATCCAACACTATTCACACTGTTCAGAAACTCACAACGTAAAGGCGTGATCCCGTCTTTACGTCGTAGAGACTTGTTCATAGCAGACTCATACAGAATATGTTGTGGAGAGTCTTTGGGAGAGGAGTTAAGTAACACTTTTAATCTCTCCATGACTTCCAATCGAAGGCATGTCACAGAGCTCCATATGGGAAGGTTCTTCGGAATAGGATTCTTTGCGTACCACTCCTCATTCGCGATCTGGTCGAAGTTTTTCCTCTCCATGTCCGATCTTATACTTTCTCTCAGGTTAATCACACTGGCATACCGCGTTCACACCAGAAATGCTGATAATAGTTGGCGGAGTTGTAGAACACTCGTTTACAGACATCACACCTTTTACCTTCCGAATAGTCAATATCTGATGAGCTGGTAGGAGTCTCCTTATGACCTTTCGGACTGGGAGGTGTGTTCACTTTATCTATCTTGACCTTGCCTTTCCGAGGAACCTTGATACGTAGGCTCTTTACTTTTGAGACTTTTTTCTCAGGCTCCGTTTGTACGGAGGCCTGATTTATCTCAACTCTTCGGACAGGAGAGGGCTCTCTTTCCCTAAAACGAATATTATGGCGAACTTGCGGTAGACGACGATAGGTGTAGGCCGTGTGTGTTTCATGAGCACTACGGATGTCACGGGTGGTTTTCGCACGTCTGAAGAAGTACTCCATTACAGAAGCTTCGGGAATTGTTTAAGCAGAATCCCCGCTCAAGTTCTAAACAAATGTTCCCTGAAGTAAGGCTAAGATCCTTCTTTTTTTTGTAGGTTTCATTATTACTCTAGTCCATTATTATGACCGATCATAAAAGAGCTGAAGAGTTAACTGAGATCGCTCGAACCAATATCGAGAAGGCACAGCAGGAGATTAAGGAGTACACCCTTAATCTACTGGAGGATCACTGGTACGATAATCTAGCATCTCTCATTGAAAACGCCACATCTCGTGGATACGTCGCTGCCGAATGGATAGACTTCTGGGGTGTAGGCTCCGTCGATCCCCAGACAACTACACGGTGGGCTTACGACGTTATTCAAAACCAAGGACTAAAAGGAGTGATTGAGCCCTATTACAACAACGTCAATCACAGATTAGGTATCGTGCTTAATCGTACCATTCTTGAAGAAAGGAACATGTTACAGCCCGGATGTTTCCTCACTTTACCGATGGAGCTGAAAGCCAAGAAGTAAATCGCTTAAAGAAATTTGTTGATAACATCATAACTACCAACAACTTGAACAACTTAGTTTTCTCCTCGGCTTCTGGCATCCCGAGCATCGCTGACGTTGATAACACTTTCGATCAAGTGGTGTCACTCTGCCATATTCGCGTTCAACAGCGTAAAAAGCGGAAGTACATCACTATTATTGAGTCACTCCCTGACGACCTTGATCTGAAAAGAGTTCTGAAGGCTCTCAAGAAGACCTTACAGTGTAACGGTCATTTAAGAGAGGATAAAGACGGTCTTACTGTGATATGTCTACAGGGAGATCAGCGCGAAAAATCGAAGGATTTTTTGATCAAATATAATATCTTCACCAACGAGGAGATAAAGGTACACGGGTTCTGAATTAGGATGATGAGTATTAAGACACTTCACCTTCAAAACACCTCACGTGGAGCCCAACTGATCTACGGACAGTCCCAGACAGGCATGTGGCATATTCTGCGAGACGGTGTCTGTTTCTGTGGTTCCCCGAAGCTGATGAGGTGGACTTTCGAGCCGCCTAAGCAGACGAATATCTGGACTACTACATGTTACCCGTGCTTTCGTGCGATCTACAACATGACACCGATGGTGGGTTGGGGCGAGCCTTACACATCACTCCCGGAGAATCAACAAGGTGGATACATTCCACACCTGAACTGCCACACGGTGGTACGTAAGGGGAAAAAGAGGAAACGTTGCGGGAACTCTGTGGACGACCCTCAGGAGAGAGACTGTAAGTTACATCGAAGAAACTGGGTGAACAAGCAGTTTCGTCATTTTTCGGAGGACGTGGCGCGGTTAATCTACCGTTTTAACGCCGAAAATTGATCGTTTTTCGTAAAACATAGTTAATCTCAGTAACACGCTACTTGTTATGGAGAAGAAATACTACCCAGACGAATCAGATCTTGATATCTGGTACACTATCACAGAGACAGGGAACATCTGCCATGTGTCTGTGAACGGTGTGACTTGCGCTACAGGTTGTCATGCCTTTCGCTGGTCAAAAGGCAATCCGGTGTACAAAGGAAGAAGTGAAAGAATTTTGCCACGATGGATAGTTTTGCCACGATGGATGGTGCGAGGGCAAGATCACTACGATCTCGAGGGTAGAGCTTGTGAGATGTGTTATACATGTCGCTCTATTCTCTCTCAAATATTGGGAACCATGCATTGTTGGATAAAGCTCTACGAGACACAGTTTCGCTGTTGTCAGTTCATTGAGTACGGGAAGAAGTCCAGAAAAACAGGAAAGCGTAAGACCCGACGGTGTAAGCACAGTACAGGAGACCCTGACTACCCCTGGTGCTCTATTCACAGAAAGAAAAACGTGGAGAGATTGGAGAACGCCGGTTTCTGCGGAGACGTCGCCCGACATATCTGTGGATTTCAAGGCGTATCTTTCTGAAAAATCGATCGGAAAACCAACATAGTTTTAACATATCATTATCATTCACCCACCATGGCTCTTTCTAGTGACGACAGACCGATGGTTATCCAACCATGGACAAAACTAGAGGCTGAGGGAAGGGGTCCCTGCTACCTCATACCGAAGGATGGGTTAATATGGAATGTCCATCTGTGCGTAGACGAGGAGACCCCTTGTTATCAAGCAAGAACACCGTGGCAGTTCACCAACCAGATGGATCTGAGAGACGAGATAGAACTCTGGAAAAGCGCCGATAGCGAGAGAAATAACAGAGTTCAGATTTGCTCTCACTGTCTTGCCTGGTTTTGCAGAAAGGCATGTTTACCACTCCCCGATGGACTTCGGAGTCATGGCTGGAATAAAACATCTAAAACACACCCTGTGCTTTTTAGCTGTAGAGAGAAAGTGACTCGGGAGTACACAGAGCCTCTGAGCTCTGGGTACCTGGGAAGCAAGATGAAGGTTCTGCGTGAGACGAGTTTCTGTAAACGTCCCACGATGAATCACCGCTCACACCGCTGTGAACTTCATCGACAGGCTTGGGAGAAGACAGCCACTATGTTCTCAAAGAACGTCGCAGATATTGTTGTTGCGTTTAAGAGTTAAACGTCTGTGGAATTACATAGTCAATAGTAAAAAAATCGATCATTGTCAGGGACTATCAGTAATAGTCCACCATAACGTGCTATTTAGCGATGTCTTTCAGTGTGGAAAACGTCATACACGCGAACGACAGAGCGATAGCACAAGGAAAAGATGTCTATCTTCTTCATCCGAAAAGGATCACTCGAACATCGGTGACACACTACTCGATTGACGGTGTCGCAGCATGTAAGTCTGCTATGACCCCGTACTACTGGACAAAATATCCTAGAATCTCGAACAAGATTTACGGAAGATCCAATCATCTGTGTTTTAAGTGTGTTCATTACCTGTTTCAGGTGACGAACACACCTCTTCCCGCCGGTGTTCGTGAGAGAAAAATCGCCAAGACTCACCCTGTTCTCTGGACGTGCGTTCATCACGTCGTCGAGACAACAGAGGAGAAGGTGAAATCACAAGGGTACTACAAAAACCCCCACGAGATCACGACGTACTATCACATGGTGATTCGACCATGTGGTCTTCCTGCTCTCTCACCAGAGGATCACTACTGTGTGAAACACCGAGAAATCTGGAAGATGATTTACAAGTACCTTGGTAAGAAGAAAGAGCTGAAGTGCTTAGTGGAGCAGTACCTGGGGTTTCACACCCCAAGGCAGTTAATCGAAGCATAAAGGCTGTCACACACATTCATAGGACCCAAATGAGTAAGTAAAAGCGATCTTAATGACGTTAAACAGAACACCAGCACACGTGCTACATGCGTTACGTGTGAAGAATCTGAGCTCTTATCTTCTGTTCACGAAGACCGGGAGCAACATTCACGTGTCTATTCGAGGAAAGACTGTCTGTAAACCAGCGGAGACCCCTCACTACTGGACAGATGATATCAACTGTAAGTACTTGAAGTGGAGTGTTGGCACAACATACAACAGGTATCAGTACACGATATGTGAGCGATGTTTTCACTACGCTTGTAAGATTCTGGAGACAGTGCCAAATATAGACCGCCCTTGGTCGACTCCGAAAACCCTGAATACTCGTGAAGTACGTTGGGGGTGTGTCTTTCTGATCACGGAGCACAAGATCGAGCGTGGGGAAGGGGTGGGATCCATGACAAAGGTCGTCACATCGGTCACCAAAAGATGTGGAAAACCCACGTTGGATCCGAAAGGCTTCTGTAAAGGACATAACAAGATGGTTCAGAGAATAATCAAGGTTCTGGATCCGGACTCCGCCAGACTGGTGGTGACGTTTCTGGATTCGATGTGAGATTCCGCGTCAAACCAAAAAATTCTGGGGGTCAATGAATTTTTCTCGGCAGGCTCAAAAAATTCTAAGGGGTCAAAGAATCTTTCTCGGCAGGCTCAAAAAATTCTTTTGCTATTCTATAGAGACATACTCCGCAGGATGAAGAAATACACCGCATACTGCGTTTCAAAACGAAAGAAGGTCACTATCAAGAAGATCAAGCAGGTGTGGAAGGCGAAGAGCCGTAACCACTACCTGTATCTTCTGGAGGGCGAGGCCCCTGGTTGTGATACCAGCGTGTGGCGCGCCGTCGGTGAGGACGAGGCTCACAAGGTCGCCAAGCATATCGGCAAGCCCATCAAGTTGAGGAAGTCAAGTGGCAAGAAGAAGAGGGCTGCCTCTAAGAAGCGCAAGAGCACTCGCAAGGGTATGGTTCGTAAGACCGCTCGCCGTGCCTACATGGGTCTGAAGAAAAAGAAGAAGAAGAGGGCGACTTCCAAGTCTCGCAAGCGCAAGGCTCCTAAGCGCAAGAAGAGCCGTGCTCGCTCCAAATCCCGTCGTCGTCGTTAAGCTACAACGATTTAACAACTTTTATCCTAACAATTATTACACAATCACGAAATCGGATTACTATTTCGTGTTTGTGTTAATCATTTAGTAAGGTGGAGGAGGTACTGCTTCTGGCCATGTGTACCCGTAACCACGTTTGTCGTAGCTGGTGTACCAGTAAGGCGTACCCTCGTTCCATGGGTACGCCCCTTGTAAATAGTTCCAGGTGGTCTGTGCTCCACCCCTATGGTAAAGGTTAGAGCTAAATGGGTTACCAGGACCCATATATGGTGCTCCGTACGCGTAACCTGCGTAGGACTCCCCCACCTCATTCATCGCGAGCTGGCTCAGGAGCCCCAGTAGGACCAGTCCCACCAGTAGCACCAGTAGACTTGTCATCCTTCTCTATACTATCTTCCTTGGTTTTTCTAGTCTTTTGCGCCTTGGCGGCCTTTCTGTTTTTCCTTAACATTTTCATCATGATCTCGTCTATTCTTCGGTCTTGAGCTTTTTTAGCATCCACTTTGCTGACCTCATCTTGTGTGATCTCGTTAGTGATCTTGGCGCCTTTGAGCATCAGGTACGCCCCCAGGATACTCGCGAAAAGCTTCGGAATGAGAAGTAACCAGGCTCTCCCAATGCTTCCTGTCGTTCCCAACTTGTAAAGAGTGTACACCCAAGGAATGACAGAGACACCTGTGATGAAGACCATCAACATCGCATTCTCCAAGTTGTCCTGTTTTATGAACATCCACATGTCGTAAATTAGGAGAGCAAGGTAGACGAACGTGGGATAAAGACCAGCCTTTCCCACACCGCTTTTTATCTGAACTTCGACGTTCATAGACTCTGTGAAACGCTTTGCGTTTTTGTATTAGGATCGATTCCTCCTGTAGGATCTGAGCGCACTTCAGTTATCTCGTCTGTACCTGTCGGCCCGGTAACCCCCGTGGGGGCGGTCACAGTTATTTCTAAAGGAGGAGGTTGATCATCAGGCTCTGGTTGTGGCTCCGCGCTAGGAGTGACCGGTGCTGATTCCTTATTCTTAGGAGCCAGGTTCATAGTTTTTAGCTGGTGCTCTAAGTTGATGATCTGCTCCCACAACTCGACAGCTCTTGTGTCCTTCCCTTCTTCCTGACATCGATACGCCTCCTCACGCATCTCGTAGATTCTCTTTCTGATATCCGAGTTTCTGAACTTCTTACACTCGTACATCACGTCCGTGCGCATAATGTACTTCTCCGCCTTGTAAACATTGTCATCCACGTTACGAATCTCCTCACCGTCGTGAAGCAGATCATCTGTTAGGAAAACAACAGCATTTCCTGCTCTGGGACGCACGTACATACCGTATCCCAAGAACCTTGTCGAACCTCCGATCTCGTCATCAACATTATTAAGATAGATCATCAGAGTGGCGAAAGACCGGCGTCGATATGATGACTGCCAGTACCCGTCACAGTGAGCCTTGAAATCGTCACCTTTTCCGTAAGAACAGAAGCGGAATCTCTCGTTTAGCCCAGAGAGATGCCAGATGTCACCAAAATCATCCCTAACCTCACGAAATGGGATATGAGGCTCAACTCTTTTCCATACAGCTTCTGCCAACTCACCAGAGTCGATAACTATGCGTCTGGTTTTCCGTAGAGGGAACTGTGAGCGCAGAGGTTTCATACCCATACGTTCGACAGAGTGAATAACCTTCTCACACTCCTCCTCAGAGAGAACCTTGCGCATCACTGCGAGATCTTTCAAGGTGGATATCTCTGAGGCGTCACGTTCCTGAAAAGCGCTCAGAAGCTCACATGTTGCCGTTGGTTCCTCAACTTTTTCATCTGGTTTTGTTGATCCAGTTGCTCCGGTTTCTCCGGTTGTACCGGCGTCAGTTTTACGAAGGTCTTTTGATGATGCCATGATGCCTGTAGATTCAAACGCAGTACCCTTTAAGCTAAACTAAATAAAAACACCTGTTCGGAGGTAAACACCGAGAATAAAGCCCAAAGCGGACGCCACGGAGAACATGATGAGGTGCTCCCCTGACGCTATCTTTTTCATGAAGAGATACTCACCCACATCAAGAGCCAGAATCAGAGTGAGAAAGAAAGGAAAGTCGTTTGGATACAAGTAACCTAACATCATAGAAACCACAAATGTGATAGCTGTCCATCTGTCAATTGGTTCCCAAGGTTTCTTCCCGTCTTTCCCCACAATCTTCTCAGAGAACGCTAGTTCTGCAAGTCTCTGAGAGACTTTCACAGTGAAAATCACCACTTTGGGAAGAATAGCTGTGTGAGAGTACCACAATCTACCCATTGTATAAAATCACCAACATAGTATACCGGGACAAGCTAAGAATGTCAACTCAGATTAATCTCGTACGAAAGATGTTTGGGAGACCCGTTGTTCAGCCCGACAACGGAAGCTTCTACTCCCATCTCACCTTTGTCTTTCTCACCGCGTTAACTTTGTACATCCCCGCGTACATATCAATATGGACACAACCGTTTCCGATCACCCTGATTATCCTTGCCGCAGCCACATGGTCATCTCTGTATCACTACCATCGAGAGTTGGAGTTCCAAGAGATGGACGTGATCTGGGCGAACTTAACATCTCTTTTCATCGGTCTCATGCTGATTCTCGTCTCCATGCAGTACGGGTTCTTCTCTCAGCAAGTTATCTGGCCTCTTATTATCGCTATTGTGGCGATGATTATTTATATTAACAAGGCTTCTGTACGTCCAGGAGAGTCTGTAAGCACCGTTCCCAACTACGATTACTGGCACGGTCTCTGGCATCTTCTGACATCTCTCACAGCTTTCTTGCTGGTGAACCACAGAACGAACTACAAATACATTCTGAAGCCTTTCATCTACTTATTCCGAGAACGTATGAAGGTTCCTTGGGGGAAGTTGAACCCAAAGGCGTTCGTGAGAGACTGAGATTACTGACTTAAAAAATCGATAGTACTATCATATCCAACAACAAACAACAAAAGAATTACATCAAGATGCCCCGATCTAAGACCCCTAACACAAAGCGAAAGACCAAGAAGGGAAAGCGCAAGGATAAGCAGGCTCGCACCGGTAAGTTCAGCTCGAAGACTATTCGCCGTTACCTCGCTCGCACCGGCGCTTTTCCGATCAGCTCTCCCTCTGAGGACACGGTACGTAGACATTACGCGTGTTTTTTACCTGGGCAACAAGAGTGGTGGGAAAAACGAGATTTATCCCATTGAGTGGCGTGGGCTCCGAGGTTTCAAGTCATGGAGTACACACGCAGAGATGAGGGCGCTCGCCCTTTATCTTTCACGCACCAAGCAGAACCGTGGTCGGCGAAAGAGGCATGGGCGCAAACCTTTTGACGGCAAGGTACCTCGTACGATGTACGTTGTCTCGATGTACAAGAACAAGTGGCGAAACTCTCGTCCTTGTGACGACTGTATTCGTCTTTTGCGGTATTACGGAGTGAAGAGAGTGGTGTACACAACGGGGTCGGACGATCCGTCCCAGTTCTACTGTTGTGAGAGAGTGAACGAGATGGAGCTACACGGACGATCCTCCGGGAACCGCCGTCTGAATGAGGGATGTGTGATTACTTGACGTTAAACTCTGTCACCAAGAACGCTCCAAGCCTGCCTATTTTAGGAACAAGATTCTCCATGAGCATATCCTGTGATATCGCTACATAGTCTATGAAAACTCGATGTGTGACACCTTGAATACACGTCCCACCGATCCAGTCTAAGGTCTCCTTGAAATGCTTTCTTCCATCTTCTGAGCCTTTGATAAGCTTCCAAAGCTCTAGTAACATCACGGCTGTGTTAAGACCAGGAAGCTGTGGGTCTTGAATAAACCCGTTACGAAAAACACGACGCATGTTCATTATTGCCTTGTGGTTTCCGTAATGGTGATGAAGTTGGGCAACTAGCCCCTCCCACTCTGTCAGCTCTAACTTCTCCTTGACTAGTTTCTGGAGATAATGAGGGAGCAAAGAGTGAATCTGCCTGGTGTACGCATGAACGTTGTTTCCATGATAGATCGACATTCGCTTCTGGGTTAATCTAGAAGAGAAATAAGGAGATCAGTTTATACCAGCAGTAGTATCTCAAAACTTAAAGCTGAGTTTTATGTCCGATAAAAGTGAGTACGGAACAGTGAGTTACAGAGATCATAGTGGTGTTATTCTTGATGATGGACGATCTATCAAGGATGATTGTACAGGAATGATATACGAATCACCTTTGTTCTGGGTGTACTTCTGGGATATTGAGGAAGGAAGAAAGCCTCCTAATCTACATTTTGAGGTTCCAGTAGCACGACCTGTACAGATAAGAGCAATGACACCACCTCCTCTTGTCTCTCTTTTTGACGAAGGGAATGATGAAATTGATGAAAATATGAGTTTACTACCTCCTTTATTTCCACCACAACCATCCAGACAACACCGTCGCCAAAGATCTATCTCTATAAGGGATGATGATGAGGACGATGTCATATTTCAGTTGGATCTTAATGAGAACGAGGTTACAGAAGAGAGAAACTTCATTCTTGAGACTCCTATCGACGATCTTCTGACAGAGATGGATAGTCAGATGAAGGCTCTTAAGGTGATCTCCAAGTCACCATCTATGGATAAGTTCCCGGTCACTTTACACTAACTAGTACAAGCGAACACCACCCAGTCCTGGGTACTGTGGATAGTAGTAATTGTTAAGTAGTGACCAACGCAGGGGATCCCAACGACCACGTCCTAACGCTGCTCTACGCATGTAACGGTAGTCAGGACCAGGTACGAATCTCCCTCCACGCAAGCGGTACCCACCTCCCCAACCTGATCCTACAGGATAGTAAGCAGGGTTCACGCTCGCACGGCCGAAAGAGTCCACCAGTAACCTGCCACCATCTCTCACCTTGAGTTTCATAGCGTCCGCCCACCAAGGATTACCCTTGAGGCGGTAATGTTCAATAACGTCAGGGTTTCTGTAGTTCTCATGAGGTATTTCAGGGAACCCGTACTTGTCGTATCCATCATAATCTTCATAATCATCAAATCCCTCATGATGCGAATGATGTTTTCTGTACCACAGCCTCGCGAACCAGACAAAGACCGCGGCTAAAATCGCATAAAGGAGAAACGGGTGATTCATATCCGTATAAACTTCCCTCGGTTTTTTCCTTAGCTACTACACAATGGAACTTGGATCAGGAGCATCAGAAGACGTGGGAGCTGGAGTAAACGAGGGATACATGTTCTCAAACATGGGTATCGAGGCTAAACAGATGAGTCATACAGTAAAGACTGTTTATCGGTATGGTGAGAAGAAACATCTAGTTGAGATGTTAATCAGAGATCAGGCGTACTGGGTGGTTGTTAACTTGAAGAAACAACTGGTTGATGTTCTGGAGGTGGAGTCAGACTCCACTAATAAGAAAAACACCTGTCGGAAGATCAAGTTCACGAACAAGAAGGTTCTAAGAATCCCTTACCCGGATCCTGACAATCAGAAACCACAAGAGATGCCGTCTTACGCCAAGAAGCCTCTGAATATAGAGTTCGCTTTTGACGCAAGATCACAGATAGAGGCTCTTCTAGCGAACGCCTTAAAGGCATAAAGGATACATGTCGCGTAGCTATCAACATGCCGAGCGGATACTGTGTTAAGTGTAAAGCAAAAAGGGAGTTCGACGACGGAGTGGAGAAAACCACGAAGAATGGTCGTCGTATGCTCCAAGGTCACTGTAGTCAGTGCGGGACGAAGGTGAACGTCTTCCTGAAGGGGGACGGCTCTAGCTCTAAGACAACGTCTTCTAAGAAGAAAGCGACAAGTCGTAAACCGAGAACAAAAAAGTCCAGTTCCGACGAGTCGTCGAGTTCGTCCCGTAGAGTCGCAACTCCTTCCGCCCGTAAGGCGCGCGCGAGCAAGAAGACGACTGGAGGCGCTAAGAAATCAGCTACGCGCAAGAAAGCCCCTGCCAAGAAGCCGGCGAGCAAGGCTCCCACACGTCGTAAGAAGAAGCAGCAGGAGAGTGAGTCAGAGTATTCTGACGATCCTGACTCTGATGCGATGTCTCGTGCTGAAATGTCAGAGTACTCCTCGTATGATGAGGAAGAGAGCTCAGAATGAGCGCATCAAACGACGTGAGCGGAAGCCCGTCGTTCTTATCCCTTAAAGCCCTAAGTTAGATTTATCTTATAGGTGATGGATCGAAAGTCGAATGACTTTTCAACCATCATCCCATAGATATTCGAACTTTTAGGGCTTTTCGGAAGCCACGGGCTTCCCGTCGGCTGACGCCTTCGCGGAGTCCGTAAAAACCCTGTTCAGGGTTTTAAAGGATAGCTCGGAGTAGAACTCCAAACGATCGCCCGGCTTGGATGGATCCTGCCGGTCTTAAAGCTCAGAGTAATATGTACACGTTCCCTGATATTGAAAATTGATCTAATTACACTTGTTTTTGGTAATTTAAGGCAATTACCAAAAACAACTGACGTCAACACTAAATAAAGGACATTTTGACTATGGCTACTCAAGAGAATAAATGTGGACACTGTGAGAGTACCTTCCCGGTGATCTACGTGGACGAGAAGTCCGGGGAGAATTACTTTTTTCATTCCGACGTGTGCCGAGTGGCCTTCTTGGAAGGAAAGGAACCGGCAAGAAAAGCTCCGAAGGGGTACAGGCATTTTACTCCTCTGTGTCACCAGTGTAAGACCCCGATGGACCTCACTCAGTTTAACAAGAAGTTCTGCTCTCTGAAGTGCCTGAGGGTGATAAGAGAGGAGGTTCGGGCGATCCAGAGGGAGTACGAGAAGGAACAAAGCAGGAAAATGTCCCAGAGTGGCGGAAGCTACAACAGTGGAGCGGGTAACTGCCATTAGGCACATAAAAGGGATTTACTCCCTAAACCATAGTTACGATGAGCGGGTACGCTGATTACGACAATATCGATCTTGATACAGAGAAGGTGATTAACCTGCCGTTGGTTATCGCCACAGAGGAAAGCTTAGCAGGTCTAGGACGCTTAGTGCCTAACTTCGAGGATGAGGAGGTGGATCTGGTACAGTGGCCGAAAAAGGGGTTTCGTGACCTTGAGAGAAAAACAGGGTTCACTCCTATCACTGAGGGGACTTTTCGAACTTGGTGGGACGGCCAAATGGCACACGCGGAGAACCACTCTGTAGAAAGCGGGAAGTACAACGTCGCGATCGACATCTCCACGGAGAACGCGAATGAACAGCTGTCTCTTCTCACAAGAGAGATGAACTATCATCCTGACGGAGGCCAGGTCATCTTTCCTAAAGAAAAGAAACCGTTTCTCGTCTTTCTAGGTGTTCCTGGTGATATGATTCAGATAGGAAAGAAGGTTGAGGGGTACATGTGTGTGAAGTTCGCTGCTTTCTACTTTGACGGGTTTCACGGTCTACACATCAACCCTAACGTATGGCATCAGCCTCCTGTGCCTCTCGCGAACTCTTTAGAGTTTCACGACAAACAGGGAGCTGTTCATGGGTGTGTAGCTTATGATTCTGTTAAGGAGAACAAGGTGTGGTTGAGCGTGAAAGTACCAAGGTATTTGACAATCTTCAATGACAGCGAAACCTAAGCTTTTGACTTTGATGTATTCTTGGATAAGTTTTAATACATAATTAGGTTTTCACAATCCATGTGTTACCAGCAGCGTAGTAAACAAGAATAAAGACTGTGTTATTAGGAACAGCTAAAGGAGATGGTATTTGAGCGTTGTTAAAGGTAGCACCACCTGCTGTAGCTAGTGACAATCCGCCAACAGGAGCATCCTTAAAAAGAGTAATCTGTGTACCGTCTTGAAGACCTACAGATGTAGGATCAGGTAAAGTAAGAACATCTGCTCCACCAGAAGGTGACTGAACAGCTAGCTGTGACTCGGCAGAGATAGTATCTGATCCTGAGTAACTTCTTGTTACCATATAAGGTGCTGACGGAAGCCTGTTCAGTTGTGCTACTGTGATCGTACCTGTACTTAGGTTTGGTGTTGAAACAGATCCAGCACGAAAGCTACAATCTCCAGTGTTTATGGTTACATCACCTGTTGAGGCGACCAACCAAGCAGCACCAGCTTGTTGAAAGATTGAGCAGTTCTGTAGGTTAACAATACACGGAAACCCACCAGAACTACTTGTTGTCACCAAAGGTGCTGTGTTATTCTGAGAGTCATTTGTCAGATCACAGTTAAGACACTGTAAAACTGTTAGACCACCTCCCAAAGAGTTGTCAAACTCGAAATTACACTGTGTACGACAGTGTTGTAACTGTGGTACGATAGATCCTGAGGAGGATACACCTAGAATCCTTCCGAAAAAGAAGTCTGATTCTAAGGCGGAGAGAACCGTATGAGTGTTAAGATTAATCAACTGAGATCCTGCCACACCAACCGGGCCTACCACGACCGACCTGTAGAACTGAACCGTGTTGAAAGACGTAGGCAGACAGCTCACTGTAGGAACTGTAGTCATACTTGTGGTGTTCTCCAATGTACAGTATCTCACGTAAGTAGTTCCTATAGTCACAGCTGTACTAATCTCAAGGGCAGGTTGATCATTAGATCCAACAATCTTGAGAGAGTTTAGCTTAAGATTACCCGCGGATACACGAACACGTCCGTTAATAACCACTCCTTGATCACCTCCTCCTGAACCTTGCGGGGTAGTTCCACGAATTGTAAGATTATCTGTTGTCACATCTACATCCTCATTGTAAACACCATCAACAATAGTAACAACTTGGTTAGAAGCAACACCTGGAGCCCCTGCTGCTTCTACAGCCTCTTGAATGGTCTGGTAGATATTCTCACCTGCTTGTCCTGGTGCTACAACATATCTTCCGAGCAAAGGTTCTGATTTTAGATCTACAGTTGTTCTTAAACTAATCCCACCAGTAACACCTGTAGAAGAAAATGCTTCAAATCCGCAGTTATTATATGTTATAGTATTACCACTTGGTCCAGATGCCCAATTATTCGGATCTACAGAAGATGCTACTACAATAGTACAATCATTTAGTCTAACATCATTTCCAGAAAGTCCAGACACAAGTTGAAGAGGAGGTCCTGTACCTGCTAAACCAGATAGACGTACATTACGAAGCTGAATAGATGCATCATCACTACTCTGAATAATAGGACCTATTAAGAACCCACCTGTTTGTGAAAAGAACCCTCCTTGAAGATCAACAGGTGAAATGACACTATTTCCTATAACATTAAGACCTGCTCCTGCACCAGGTGGAGCTGTGTTCTGTAAAATAGAGTTACTAGGTTGTGTTGAAGATACAGAACAATTCTGAAGAACTACGTTTGATTGATCTAATACTTGTAAACAATGAGGTGACGTGGGAAAATCAGGTAAAGTAGGAGATCCATAAAAATTAGAAGAAAGGCGTATAGAGCAGTTAATAAACGTGTATCTTTGTTTACTTGCTAATTCTGCAGGATTTGTTGGTGTGATAATAGATGGTGTTGAGTTATTTAGCAAAACCACACCTGTAAAAATAATATTAGAAGCATTAAATGGACCAGATACACTACACGTAAAATTTCCTACAATCTCAACTGGATTTGATTTTATTCCTAATTCAGCTCCTCTATTTCGATCATATAACCCATTCAAAAAGATACCGTTACAAGGAACTATCACATTCTCTGTGTACTGTCCTGCTGCCACAATAATAATCACAGGATTCGTCTCAGACGCGCCAGCAGCACATGCAGCGTCCATGGCTGCCTGAATTGTGTTGTACACATCACCACCCTCAGGAATATTAGGGTTTACAATAAAGTCACTGAGCGCACTTGCCTGTGTGGTTCCCGGAGTTTTGTAATCAAATAAGGAGGAACCTCCATTGTTGCCACCAACAAGTGATGTTACTGTGAATGACATTTTGTCTATATTATTACAAATTATTTTCGTTAGATCTTTTTTAAGGGACAAATAACATAATATTGTATTATTACGTTATTCGTTTTATTTATTAATTATCATTTTTTATGTTTACAACATAGCAACTGTTACTCCCGTTGCGCTTCCACCTGTGTAATTATTATCAAACGTAATAGTTCCAGCTCCAGCACCACCTGTAACATTTCCTAAACCTAATCGTGATATCAAAGGTGTTGTTTGTGTTGTAGCTACATTACCTTGTGTTGTGATTGTAAGATTACCACCAACTACAGATGATACAATAAAATTATTTCCACCAGCACCTCCACCACCATCTAACTCAAGAACAGAGTTAATTAGTTCAACTTGTTGTGGTACAGTACCTGAATAATAAATAAGGTTTTGATTTGATCCACCAACTGTGTCTGTAAATGTTGATATTTTTGAGTTTTCCAAAAGAATTCTTCTGTTCATAACACCGTTAAATTGTAAGAGACCTACACCTGGTCCGTCTGCTGTATCAGATTTTACAATCTGAGAGTTCTTTACCTCGAAATTAACAGGTACGCTTCCTAAATCAATTCTACTTGTTCCGATATTTGAGTTTGTTATATCAATTCTAGCATCTGGAGCAACACCTACTGCTAATGCAGGATTAAACAACATATTGTTAATACGCGTGTTATGTATATTCACCTTTGAACTACCTGTAACAAGTCCTATTGTCGTTGTAGCAAAATTACAAGAATCAATATTAGCAGTTGATCCACCTACAAAGCGAATATCAGAACTCGCACCCAATCCTACATCATTTTGTAATTCTAATACTGAATTATTCAGATTAACTAAGTTCTGACCCGCACCAGTCAGTCCAGCGCCTGGAACAAAGTTTCCGTGTGTTAATGCTAAACTTGTGTTTGTAATATCAATTGGTCCATTCAAAGTTCCTAATCGAATATTGTTACGTCCTCCGTTGCCGTTAGCAGTAAATCCTCGTATATCAACATCAACACCTGCAAATACAGAAGTACCACCAGATACATTAACATCAGCAAAATACTTAGATCTTCTTGATCCAAGCAAACTATTATTACGAACAAAGACAGTTCCTGAGGTAGTAGTCAGATCTTGTCGAAAAGCTCTATCTCCAAATACAGAGTTCTCCACATTAACAAAATGGTTATCTAAATCAAGCATTCTAGCTCCGGTAGTACTGTTAATAAAGTTACAATTCTCAACCTGTGTTCTTCCTCTCTGTCCTGGCGATATAAGAGCCAATGTTGATTCGCTAAAGTTAAGATTAATCAAGGCAAGATCAACATAATCTGTAACATCAGGAAGAGCTGTATCAAAAGAACCTGTATGAGATCCAACAATGTTAACACAATTAGCAGAAGCATCACCAACACCATAAAGATTTACGTTACGAACAAGACGAAGATTCTCATTGTAAGTGCCTGGTGCGATAAATACATTTTGACAACCTGTGCTCCCTGCTAATTTACTTTCACCGTAATCAATCGCCTCTTGGATAGTAGAGAAAACTCTCTCACCAGCTTGAGCTGGATTAACAACTATCTCACCTTTCACTGGATTAGAATTAAGATCATTCTGAGCACTCAAAGCAATTCCACCAGTTACTCCTTGAACAGAGAAACGCTCGAAAGAACAGTCTGTGTAAAAGATAGTGTTTCCTGCGTCACCCGATGCCCAATTTTCAGGATCATCTGGAGTTCCTACTGCGATAGTACAGTTGTATAAGGAAACAGTCTGTCCAGTAACACCAGGTGCTATCTGAATCGCAGGTCCTAATCCGTCAGAACTTGATAAACGAATTCTACGTAGAGTGGTAGAACCAGATGAATTAAGAACAAGTGGTCCTACCATTGACCCCCCATTCATAAAAAATCCTCCACTGTTAACCGTCGTAAACACGAGAACAGAATCTTCTGCAGAAAGAGCTCCAAGAGGTGATAGTGGTGTATCTACCAAAACACCGTTACCTAACCCCGTAGCCTGAACACGACATCTTTCCAGCTGTACTCTTGATGATCCTAACACTTGAAGACATTGTGGAGATGTTGGATAATCTGGAAATGTCGGAGGATCGTAAATGTTTGGTGAAAGACGGAATGTACAGTTAGATAGTTGATAAACAGAGTAATTGTTTAGCTCTTCTGGTGTTGTAGAAGGAAAAGTAGGAACTGTGGTGTTGTTAAAAGTACAAACACCAGTGAAAACTATATTATCTGCAGAGAACGGACCAGATACATCACAAGTTAGATCACCCACGATTTCAACAGGATTCATCTTTAATCCACCAAGAGGGTTAAATCCATCTTCCGGAAAAGTTGTTAGGAATATGCCATTACAAGGAACTGTTAGATCCTCAATATACTGTCCGGCAGTAATGAAAACTTGAACAGGGTTTTCAACACCTGCTCCAGCAGCACATGCAGCGTCCATGGCAGCCTGAATTGTGTTATACACATCACCACCCTCAGGAATATTAGGGTTTACAATAAAATCACTGAGAGCACTTGCCTGTGTGGTTCCCGGAGTTTTGTAATCAAATAAGGAGGAACCTCCGTTACTGCCACCAACGAGTGATGTTACTGTGAATGACATTTTGTCTATATATCTTTAGAAGATAATTGTTTTGTACTCAGATATCTCCTGCTATTCTCCCCAGATATTTGTTCACATCACCAACGTACTGCGGACATGCCTTCGCGATCTCACGACTCACCTCATCCTGTATCTTTAGAGCCTCCGCCTCAAACCTTTCCCAGTCCTGACCTGTCGCCGCCTTAAAAGAGGCAGGGGTCGTGATATCTGAGAGCGCCCAGAGATAACCCATTCCGTACTGACCGTGTAACGCGGCGATCATTGGTGACTCGTCCTGTTGCGCGGCGACGAGCCAACGAGCGGTCTGTCGAGTTAGTTTCTGAATGACCTCTGGGGGGACACCGTCGTAAACGTCGTTATGATGATAGAGAGATACACCTATCACGATAGCGAGTAGAAGTACGGATAAAAGAAAAAGAAGACGTGTGTAATCCATTATGGATTATGAGTGATAAAAGATTAGTAGAAACCAGAGTTAAGATAGTACTGCTGTCCTGTAGCTCCTGGAAGAACTGTAGCAATATCCAGGTTAGGTAACGCGTTAGCAACGGGCATAGCGGTCGGGTCAAAGTGACAGTTAGAGATAATTGTTCCTGTATTCCCTGAAGCAACAACAATGTCACCAGTTCCACCTGCTATATTGGGACTGCCAATATGACATCCGATAACCTTACAGTTTCTCGCAGAGAATCCACCAATAGAAAGTCTATGACCATCTCTGTTAAGCCTACAGTTAGATATCTGTACATTACGATTTTGTACACTCGTTACACGATTTGGTGGAACAGAAGAAACAGTCTCAATAGAACACCCAGTTAGGCGATTATCTTGTGCTCCTATCGTAACAGACTGGTTAAAGCGACAGTCTGAGAAGACGTTGTTCGTCGCGTCTCCAAGAGGAAATGAACCTGTACGACCTATGATAATATCTCCTTGGAAGAATGAACCAGATACCTGGTTACCACCACCTGAGTTATTTGTAACATTATCTCCAAACACAACTGATCCTTCTCTGAACCAACATCCTGCGATATTGGAGGCGGTACAGTTAATCTGATGAGATGTTGTTGGACCAGATGATCCTGCCTGAAACTGATTTCCTGTAAAAACATTACTGAGTCCATCCAGAGTGACAGCTTGATTCGTAGAACTTCTTACGAAACAGTTACCGATCGTACATCCTGTACAACCTCTATTCATTGTTAACCGATCTTGCATTCTTGATCCCACAATTGTGTTATCAGACGAGTTCATAAGTGTTAGAAGACCGACAAATCTATTATTCGAGTAGTTATTAGAGTTAGAGCTGTTAAGAGTTGTTGTGCTGTTAAAGCGACAGTTATCGATCTGGTGACCATCACCTGTAAAGGTTTGTGCTCCGTCAAAAATACAGTTGGAGAACTCACAGTTGGTAGAGGTAGTATCAGTTAGTATATTAAACTGACAGTTCGTAAACTGACACTCGTTTTGTCCTGTGATATCAATGTTGTAAGCATTTGATGATGTTTCTAAATCAGAGACGTTACAGTTCGAAACAAAGATTATTGTCGGATTAGATGATCCAGAGTTACGAAGACCGTCCACGTTAACAACAGACCCCCCAAGCTGAAGAGCTGGTGTACCGAACGTCGTCGCGGTACCACACTGTGTAACGCGAACTGAACCTGTGTTAGCAGCACCACATGAGATAATGCGCGTGCTATTGTTACCTTGTAAAGAAGATCGGTAAATCTCCATCGATCCGTGTGTTGATGTTGTTAAAGCACCAATAAATCCACGATCAAGACCAGAGTTTGTGAACGATATTGAGCAGTTATCCAAGTTCCAGTTTAGTCCATCAGAAGCGAATGGTGAACTGCTTACGTTAGTATTGTTAATAAAACTGACACTACGTCCGACTATCTGTCCTCCACCTCCCATTGTTACAAATGGGCCTGCTGTTGTTGTTCCGTCACCATACTGCCAGGTTCCTTCTTCTATCCACAAGCGAGTCACGTTACTAAGAGTCCACTTTCGATTAGCAGGTGTTGAGTAAGTAACTCCACGGTCAATCCAAAGACGAACAGTTGTTCCTGCCGCTAAAACCCCGTCGGTGACAGTAGATGGCTCTGTAAATGTAGAACCTTGTGCGCCGATAATACGAATACGATACTCTCCTGCGTTAAAAGCTGCTTGTACAGATGCGTAATTAGCTCCTGCTGTTCCGACTGTAACATCTGGTAAACCAGCTCCCGTACTTCCACCAGAGCTCTCGAACGTGTCCCAAGTTGTGCCTCCACGGCAGATCTTGAGAGCGTTAAACCCTGTAGCTCCGTTAACCAGACAGATATCACCAGCGTTTCCTGTCAAGTTTCCGTTAGGGTCTGTTCCGTCGGACACGAACTGATCAAGAGTTGCGGAGCTTGTGTCTGTAAATCTTAAGTCACGACGGAAGTTTGTATCAACAGCATCTTGATTATCGATTGTAAGTAAACCGTTATTATCAATCTGTAATTTCGTTGATTGTGTGTTTAATGTTGTTCCTGATCCACTGCTGTTAGCAGTTTGGAAGAATAGATTGGATTCGCCAAGACCAGTACCAGCACCAGCTCTTAGAGTAAGTGGTGTACCGTTAGCGTTTAGCTGACCAGCAGATAAAGGCTGTGATGATTGAATTACTACACCACCAGCAGGTGTAGTACCACGAAGACCGTTATTATCATCAGTACCTGTTCCGATAATTACTTGATTAATATAGCGGTTACCAGCATCTGGGTTGGCACCAATGGCCATCTGATTCGTTGTATCTGTTGTAGCACCATCACCAAGAGCTATAGAACCAAGCGCTGGGGCACTCGCATCGTGTCCAATAGCGATGGCATATGTGGAACCAGCCGATGCGCTATATCCTAACGCTGTACCTCTATTTCCAGTAACCGTCGTAGAACTTCCTAGTGCTGTTCCACGTTGACCAGATACATTAGATTGATAACCGATAGCACAGCCATCACCACTAGAAGCATTAGCTTGGTAACCAATACTAACATTATTTGGAGACGTTATATTACCCGCTTGAAAACCCACTGTAGTTGAGTTAGTAAAAGCACTTGCCGAATATCCTAGTACAGTTGCACTTTGTCCGGCTCTTGCTTGGAACCCAAAACGTTCGCACTGATTGTATCCAGGAGAAGGAAGCTCGGTTCGATAATTAGAACTAATATACATTCCTTGTCTAACTTCCAGAGCGCCCCAGGTAGTTGCCGCACCAAAAGACGATTTGTTTGCTGATGAGACAGTTCTGAACACAGACTCGAAATCACCAGTTCCCTTATCGTGCATCATATAGTACATCTCTCCTGGGTTGGTAGCAGGATTATCCTGATTAGCAGCGATAAGACCGTATGTTGGGTTAGTTGCGGTAGGTCCTGACTGAATCATAACAGAAGAGATAACATTTGTACCACCCGCTGTATTTCTAGATTGTAAAGCCGAGTTAGTTGTAGCTAAAGATAGAGAAAGATCATCTAATGTTTCAAGATTACGCGCGTATGACCCGTTATTAATATCCATAACTGCCTGATCACCACTTAGATTACTAATAATTCCTGTTTCTCCAACAATAGTTCCGAAATTACCTGTCTGCCCTGTGATTCCTGCCACCGTGAGAATATTGGTTGTCGGATTAAAAGTGAATGTGGAGTCTCCTGTCAGACCTCCAGATCCATCACCGAACTGTACCTCGTTACCCGTAGTGGTAATCGATGTAGCCAACGGGCCTGTTGTGATCTGTCCAGTTGACGGATCATAAGATAATCCGGTCACACCAATAGATGTGTCCAGATTAGGAACAATCAGTCTCTGTTCTGTGTGACCTGTGTTCAGAAGAATATCACCTTGGTTAGAACCAGAGGCTCCCGCACCGATAATAATGACGTTACCGGTTGATCCGAACGCGTCTCTGCCGATAATGACAGAGTCTGATCCAGATGATTTAGCGTTCGATCCGATAACCACAGTACCGGTACCACCTGTAATAGCATTACCAGTCGTTCCTGCGTTAGTACCCACAAAAACGTTATTTATTCCGTCTACTAAAGAGATTCCTGCGTTAGATCCTAAAGAAGTATTGTTGCCACCAAGATCTCCTCTAAAAACCTGTAGACTATTAGCTCCAATAGCGGTGTTGTTAATACCAAACTGATTTTGTATAGATGACAATGAACTGTGCCCCACAGCTGTGTTATTCATCCCAGCATCACCAAACATCGCTCCAGACATTGATTCATATCCAATAGCTACGGCGTTTGATCCTCTTCCAATATTTCGTAAACTGTTGTGGCCAACAGCAACTGACTGAATAGTAATACCGTTATTCTCACCTGAGTTAACACCAATAAAGACGTTATCTGTTCCAAGTGTCTGATTTGATAGTGCGTTGTCACCAATAGCAATATTGTTGTCAGTACCATTTGCTGATGTAGACATTGTGTTTCGACCAATCGCAATATTTCTTCCACCACCTGTTAAACCAGTAAATCCACCAGGATCACGTCCTATGTACATATTACCAGTTGTACCTCTGTTAACTGTGTAAGCCTCTAGCGGATCACTTCCATCTGTTGGGGCTATGTTGTTACCAGGTGCTCCTGTGAATAACGCAAGAGCATTAGCAGGACCAGAGACACCAGCTCCGCCACCACCTAGTGGACCTGTACTAATCTGTCCAGTTGCCGGATCGTAAGATAACCCGGTCACACCAGTCGTTGTCTCAAGATTAGGAACAATCAGACGTTGTGTCGTTCCACCTGTGTTCAACAAGATATCACCTTGATTAGACCCGGAGGCACCAGCACCGATAATAATCACGTTGCCAGTTGATCCGAACGCGTCTCTACCGATGACAACACAGTCAGACCCTGCAGACTGTGCGCCAGCCCCAACAAGAACAGCACCTGTTCCTCCTGTGCGTGCGCCTCCGGTTAGACCAGCAGAAGCGCCAATAACAGTATTTCTAGAACCGTTAATAAGCTCATCAGATGCTCCTGCTCCTACCGCTACGTTCTCAGTTCCTCCAGCACCACCAGCTCCTGTTAATGTTTGTAAAGCACTGTGTCCTAAAGCTGTGTTATCTGTAGACCCAAGTGTTTGACTAGCAGATAACGATGAGAATCCTAACGCAGTGTTACGACTACCTACAGATCCACCACTACCTGACATTGCGTTGTGACCCACAGCTACATTCTCCGTAGCATTACCACAAGTTCGTAAAGCGTTAAATCCAACAGCTGTGTTATTAACACCAAAAGATGTTGTGTTTTGTAAAGCTCTGTATCCTACAGCAACACCAACTCCACCAGAATAGTTCTGCATAGATTCAGAGCCTACAGCAACAGAAAATCCAGGGTTAGTTGAGTTTTGACCAGAGTTTGTACCTATAAATGTGTTATCTGTGTTAGCACCAGAGAAACTACTTAGTGCATTAGAACCGATAATGACGTTAGAACTAGAGGTAGTAACAGAAGAAAGTGTGTTGTTTCCAATAGCAATGTTATTTCCAGTAGGAGAAGAAGCTGGAAAAGATCCAGGGGTACGTCCGATAAACATACTACCAGATACTCCATCTCCTGTTGTGTACGCCTCTAAAGGATTAGAAGAATCAGTAACTTTTAAAGATGGTGTAGATCCACCAGTGAAGAGTACGACAGCGTTATTAGGACCTGTCTCACCAACACCAGTAGGTCCAGTAGCACCAGTAGCACCAGTAGCTCCAGTTACTCCCGCTCCCGTAGCACCAGTAGCACCAGTAGCACCAGTAGCACCAGTAGCACCAGTAGCACCAGTAGCTCCAGTTACTCCCGCTCCCGTAGCACCAGTAGCACCAGTAGCACCAGTTACTCCCGCTCCAGTAGCACCTGTGGGTCCGGTAGCACCAGTTACTCCCGCTCCAGTAGCACCTGTGGGTCCGGTAGAGCCTGTGGTACCTGTAGACCCAACACCTGTTGGACCGGAAGGCCCTTGTACACCCATAGGTCCTTGTGCGCCTGTAGCACCAGTGGCTCCAGTGGCTCCAGTGACACCTACTCCAGTAGGACCAGGGGATCCTGATGGACCGGTTGTGCCATCGCTACCTGGAGTACCAGTTGGTCCGATAGGGCCTTGTTGTCCAGTCGCGCCTGTGGCACCTGTCGCCCCTGTACTACCTGTAGGCCCTGTCACACCAGTGGGTCCACCAGGTGGTCCTGTTGGACCAGCCGATCCCATGGGACCTGTGTCACCATCAGGACCGGTTAGACCAGTAGGACCAGTGGGACCTGTAACGCCAGTGGGACCTGTAGAACCACCACCTGGTCCTGCAGGTCCTGTTACCCCAGCAGGACCTGTAGCGCCTGTTGGTCCTGTTGTTCCGAAGGATGTGTTGTAATCAAAGGTTGTCTCCTCGTTTGGAAAAGAAGATACAGAAACACCAAAGAAAGCCATCCTGGTAGTATAAAATCACTAGGAAAATACAATTACAGATTCTCACAAAGGTTCACAAGGAATACCTTTTGCGCGCAAGAAGTCTCTACCACGCGTGTCTCTACGATAGTTGTGTCGATAGTAAACCTTCTTGATTCCGGCCGTGATAATTACTTTCGCGCAGTTAATACACGGTGAGTAAAGAGAGTACATCTCTGTGTTCTCCGTAGAGATCCCTTGTTTAGCAGCGTACAGAATCGCGTTCTGTTCACCGTGAATCTCGTTCACTGTAGCCCAGTCATGGTGTGCCTGCGGAAAGACATTCTCTAAGAACTCTTTAGAGGACATACGACTGGCGTACCCGTTGGTGTAAACAGATGTCCAGTAGTCACAACAGTGTTTCGCACCAGGAATAGTTCCGTTATAACCCATTGAGATAACTCTATTATCACGTACAAGTAGAGCACCTGTCTTCATTTTAGAACATGTGGAACGTCTCGCTACAGTCTCTGCCATCGTCATAAACGTCTCTTGCCACGACGGACGTGTTAGATCAATAATCTCCTTTGTTTCAGTCATATTCGATCTTCGATCTTCGTATAAACTAAGTAAGGAGTTTGCTTAAATATTAGAAACCCCTCAGTTAGATCATCTTTTCTGGAACTGGTTTTAACTATTTAGGAACGGATATGTTCACTTTGACATCAATGTCGATATCCTCGAGTTTGATAATGTCTTTGTTATCAATCCTCTCTATGGTCATCACAGAGTTGCTTGAGCTCTTGTCATGTGTTACGTAAACAACCTTCGAGATTACACCTCTGTTCATCAACGCAAAATCAATAAAGTCTTTAGTGAACGGGAAGAAGTATAGATTTTCTTTCTGGATAAACTCGTACATAATATACAACTTGTTCACTAGATCAATTATTCTTTGATCATTAATATCAATCTTCTTGTTAGATCCTCTTTCAACATAAAGAGCTTGATCTATGATCTCGTATTTTTCTTGATACGACTTTCCTTCAATATCAGTTAAGTCTTTCACAATAAAATCGATGGCAATGTTCATAAACTTCTTCTCTTTCTCTGTCATGTCTTTCACCCACTCACTAGCCCAGTAGAACGGAAAGGTGATTCTGTAGGAGTATTTAACAGTGAATGGGTTCTCATGTTTGATCATGTACTTAACCAGATCAGAGTTAAGAAAGTACTCGTCGGCGCCAAATATGAAAGTCTTGTTTAACGTCTTCTTCTGAGTATGTCCACCATCGTAGAATGTCAAAGGTTTGTTAACCTTGTTTGCTGACGTGATAAAGTTAGTTAGAACCTCTGGGTTGATACGTTTCAAAGAGACTGTCTTACTAGAAAGTGCGTAAGGAACTACTTTATTCTCAATCATAAACTTTCCTTTGATCCCAACATGATACATTCGTGTCGATGCGTAATAATAGATTTTGTCATAAACACCAATCTCTTTCAACTTTTCTAGATCTTTCTTAATTTCGTCTTGACGGTAAATATCTACTTCCTCAAAATCAATATCCACGTTACGAACAACACCTGCGTCGTTATTAGGGAAGTCAAACATGGGAAAGTACCTAACAAACGTTCCGAAAATACCTCGATGATGAACCTTGTTCACAACAAACTCCTCACAATGATACAGCACTAACTGAACATTTCTCAGTCTTTTCAGTATGCGCATGATCTTTCTGTCATTGAATATAGATCTGTCAATGAACAGTCGGATCTTATAGCTAGGTTGTTTCTGATGTACGTATCTTGATAATAACTTGATTCCTCGCACATAAAGTCCGAAGTTCTTGTAAGATCCACCGTGTAATTTGAAGAAAGAAGCTGTGAAGATATCTTGTTTCCTCGTGGGGTTAATCTTGAAGAGCGGTGTGAACTTACAAATATCATTCTCAAGGTACTTCTGTACATCTTCCATGACTAATTGTCACGTATACATTACTTATCGAAATTATGATTTGAGTTTTATCGTTTTACTCATGTTAATCTACTCGAGGAGTAGAGTGTATAAGTCAGTTACTACTCTGTCCTTGGACTCGATCAGTTGGGTAACTGTCTGCTTTCCGAACGGTTGTGCGGTCATGACAAGACGTCGCAACCATTCCGCCGGTGCTTTCTCAGGATCCACCTTGTACTCCGCCTCAATGATAGCGCGAGCCTTGGGCAGAAACTGCTTAGAGCACGCGTTGATGTACATGCGCTTCAGCACTTCTGGGCTGTACTTCGCGAACTTCGCCTGTGCTTTCACAGAGAGTCCGTTGTAGTACTGAGAGTACTCACCCTTCTTGATCTCAGCGTCCAGATGCGCGTGTACTGTCTCCACCATACGAGGAACCTTCTCCTCCAGAGTGCCGTAGAACGTCTTCAGTTTTGAGACTGTCGGGTAGTACTGGTTCACAGCGTCCGGCAGAGCTAGAAGCGCCGGAATGTTGCTTTCTCGCACCTTATGAGCGTAGTAGTACAAGGTCGTCTTGATCTTTGAGTAGTCATAGCTTCCGTCCAGCTTGGGTGCCAGAAGGACGAACCCCTCGAAGTCGATCTCACAGATGTCTGGACAATGGCTCTTATAAAGAACTTCTTTCTCTTCCATCTCACCCTTAACCACACTGTCCAGTTTATTCATTAAATCAAAAACCTGATCTGTGTGTGTGATCTTCAACCACATTGGTACCATTCGATTCAAAGAATTGTAGCTAAAATCAATGTCAAAATGCGGAATGTAACGCTCTGTACTAGTACCGATGTCCACAGTCACTCCTAAAAAGTCGAAGTGTGCTTGTTTGTAAGAGACAGTAAGCTCTGTATGTACAACACCGTCGTATGTCGTTCTGTTAGGACACACTGCCTCGAATGACATAGACATTACGTTATTCGTTGACCCCGGAGCCACCTTCTGTTCCTCAAGGAAATAATAGATATTCTCAATAAACTTGATAAAATCATCACATTCACTTTGCCACATCTCTAATGGCGTCGGATATTTTGACTCCTGAATGTTGTAAAAAGCCGTCAAAAAGTAAGACCACATGTTCTCTGTGATCATGAGTGTACCTTGTGTACAGACAACAGGAATAAACGGCAGTTTCTGCTCGTCCGCCACTGTCAGAAGAACCCGAGCGAACGGATCCTGTTCTGCCAACTTACGCATCAAACTTACCTCCTTGGACTCCCTCGGGTACAGGTTGACACCGATCAACGAACCGTCTCGTTTCGATGTCAGGTACGCGTTGATCGGTCCGCCTGTTGCGAACGTTCGTGCGAGTTGCTGTTGAGTGTCATCAAGACGCTCCAGCGTGCTCGCAGAGTAGTCCTGCGTCTCATCGATCTTCGCGTCCAGATGAGACTTGCCAAGAAGCTCTACACCCCTCTGTAGCAACATCTTGAGACAGTGAACCCTGCCATCGATCAGACCGAAGAAACTGCCTCTGGCTTGTCGCGCCCACTTGGGACGCCAGATGAAGTTCATGCCGTCGAGATACTTAATCCCGATAACGAGTGGGTCTTCCGAGACCGTCTTGATGTGGTAACCAAGAGGCTTCAGAAAGTCCTCAATAGCGGTCATACCGTCTCCGTCGTACAGAGACTGAACGAGCTCACGTAGCGTTAGCTTCTCTGTCTCCTCAATAGAAGGCAGAGTCCAGACGTTCGCGCCCATCGCGTACCGCTCGATCAGATGATCAAGATAGTACAGAAGAACAGGACGCATAATACCTGTCCAGCCGTACGCCAACGAGATATGTGGCTGAAAGTGGGGAGGTGGTGCCTTCCCACGAAGCTCCTGGTCAGAGACCAGAGTCTTCCACTTGACATGTTTGACGTACGGTTGAGTCATCACGTTCGTGTTTCCATATAAACTCACTTGCTTCTCTACGGTGATACCAAGGCGCTCAGCGTCTTTCTCCTTGAACGGTTGTCCACGACGGCAGAAGATCGCCATCTTGTACGCGTGACGCGCCTCGTTGCCGACCAGCTCGTAGATAGACCCGAAAAGGTTCGCGACGCTGTCTAGCACCACGATCTTACCCAGTCGGAGAGCGTTACTCAGTTGAGCCTTAATGCGCCCGTTGATAATAGGTCGCGCGACCTTCTTCTCTCTCTGGTAAGCCTGGTACGCCTCCACGTAGAGAGATCCGCCCTTCGCCTCGGTTTTTAGCTCCGCGAGACCCGTTGGGTTCTTGTTCTCAGCCAGATACCACTCCAGTAGAAACTGGTCTCGTTCCAGATGGACGATGTCCTTCTCCGGCACGAAACTGGAGAGGTACCTGGTGATGAGCTTAGACAAGGTAGACTTGCCAGACCCACTCATCCCGTTCACCATAATGAGACATCCTTTGGTCTCCCCGATTTTGTGCTCACCCTCAGTCATCGTCCGATGATACTCAGGCTGAGTCTCGATGACATGCTTGCGATCCACCTCTAAGTCCTTACACATCCTACCCATCTTGTCGCCGAAGCGCAGGTAGGAAATGAACGGCTTAGACTGGTCAGGTAGCGTCGAGAGCAGACCCGTGCGCCACTGACACATGTGAAAGTTCGTCGCCACCATGATGTTCTGCCAGTGATCAGGCGTGACCCCTAGCTTTTTCGCGTCAGGTGGGTACATCGTGTCCAGCATGAGCGCGCCTACAACAGAGTGACCCCAGTAAGAGGGCTGGCTGTGCTGGTTCACATGGTTAGTACCAGGTTTCGCGATGTCATGGAGTAGTCCACAGAGAAACATCACAAGAACCATCTCAGGTTTTTCCTTTCGGTCAGTCGCCAACCTGGCGCAGATTGCTCCTGCTAACAACAGGTGCTCCAGAAGGGTCTCCTCGTGAAAGGAGCAGTGCTCGTGCCAGTTCTGGCAAGCAATCACCTCCTGAAAGAACTGACCGAATGTCAGTTTGTCGATAACGGACTGTCTACCTCCCTCGATTTTCAACTGAGGAGGCAACCTCAGCTGTAAAAAGCGGTCGACCTTCTCCCAGAGCTCGTCCGGAAGCTTGGTTTCATCGAGACGTCTGTTAACTGCCTCACAGCACTGCGATCGTAGAACAGGGATCCAACGCATGTTAGACATCAATCGACTCTTAGACATCAATCGACTCTTAGACATCAATCGACTCTTAGACATCAATCGACTCTTAGACATCAATCGACTCTTTATACAAAGATGTACTTGCACTTCTTATGCGATTTAATGATCACTTCTCCCACAGACGTTCCGAGTTTCAGATTGCTTTTTCGGCAGTAAACAACCTTTACTTTATTCGATTTTTTAGCCTTACTTGTGCTCTTCACCAGCGTAGCCGCCTCAATCACCTGCTCCTTTGTTAGTTCGTCAGGTGATTTCAGAAAGACGTGTCCAGAGGGTTGGTTATCCAGATGAAACCACCAGTCTTTTTGAGAGGCTTTGCGAAAAAGCGCCCGATTGTCAGCCGCGTTTTTGCCTAGCTCCATTCTACTTAGTTATACTGGAGAGTTTAAGTGAGTAATTTCTTCATAATTCCGTTCACCTCACGAATGTTTCGAGGCTTCTTGTACTTCTTGGTGTTCTCATGATCGTTAGTGTAGTAAACGAAAGGGATCGTGCTGATGTGCTTACCGCCCTGAGCGTGCCCGAACCCTTTACCACCGTGATCAGCTATTAAAATCATCTGGAACTTCTTTTTCTTCTTCTGAAGCTTCAGAACCATGTTCACGACATCCTTGTAAATCTTACGAACGCGCTTGTCATACTCTTGGGATCCCCATCCGTACGAATGACCTGTCTCGTCCAACTGCTTAACGAACACCAGAGAGAAATCAGGTTTCTCCCTGAGGAAGTACTTAGTGAACTTACGAACGGTATCTCTCTCCCATATCTTCTTAGGATGCTTGTTCGGGATCAGTTTCACCAGAGAGTCCCATGAGTAGTAAACGACAGACTTGCGTCTCTTTCCGTACTTCTTGTCATACCAGTCGAAGATAGTAGGTGTTTTCAGCTTGAAACACTTGTCCTCCTTAATCGTGTTATCAATCACTCTGTGTTTTTTGGGAAGAACACCTGTAAGTAGAGTTGACCAGTTGGGGCATGTCATAGTGGGGTAGATGTCCTGAATTGGGATACCGTTAATCTGCCAGAAGTAACAGTTGTTCTTGACGACGTAGTTCCAGCCTAAGCCATCAACGCACACGAGAATCAAAGGAACTTTTTTTCCCATTGTTCTAACTGTGTATGAAATACCTTGGAAAATATCCAGAAAGCTTTTCATTAGTAAGATACAATGGAGCTACCAACCGTCTCTGTCGTCATGAACACGTATCAAGAGAACCCGCAATATCTAAAAGACGCGGTTCTCTCTTACATGAACCAGAGAAACGTGAATGTTCAACTGATTATATCAACTGTTGAGGGAGATCCATCTATTAAGTTTGTTCCTAAGGAGTTCCCGGAAGAGAAATGGCAGAATGGCTCAACCATAGAGTTTTGTATTGAGAAAAAGGGTGATGCTTTCAGTAGATTTAACAAAGCCACTGAACTTCTGAAAGGAGAATGGTTCTGTTACGCGACCAGTTACGACGTTGCCGTTATAACGAAGTTGGAGACTGAGATTCGAGTGTGTAAGAAAGCTAAAAAGGCTGTCTGCTACTCCTCTTACGCTATCACGAATGACAGGCTGAAACATATCAAGCCGACTACTTTCCACCAGTTCTCTTATCAGAAGTTGCTTAAAAAGAACTTCATCTCTTCATCCTCTCTTGTGAGAGCAGATGTTCTTCGACAGTTTCTTCCTTTCTCGACAGAGTTTCGAACATGTGAGTTTTGGGATTTATGGCTTCGTGTGTATCTACGTCTTGGAAACGTCTTTGTTTACTCGAAAGATATGTCATTTCTTCGAAGAATGACTCAGATTAACAGAGACGCGATAGACCAGGCAGTAAGAACCAAGATGATAAAAGATTGCCTTAAGATCAGGCCTATCTTCAAAAGAGTCACTGTGAAAGTCACAGACCCTTGTCGTAGAGAGTTAGCGGGTCGTTATCTCCTTCAAGACACACCTCATCCCACATGGAAGAAAGCGACATTTATCCTTCATCGTAAACCTAATGGGTCTTTTCTCATTAAGAAAGACAGAAAGACAGTAGCGACTGATAAGACCAGAGGAGTGAGAGCTCTGTGGGAGTTATGTGTGACAGATGCCACTCAGTTATGACGGAACGTCAGAGGTAATAGAAAAAACTGATCGCCAAGAAAAGTATCATCATCAATCATCATTACTTGAAACCATGTCACGTTTCACTGTTTTTCTCGCTTTTTTTGCCCTACAAAACATCGTAACGTCACCTGTTTCTGCCGTAGATGTAACTGTCTACACAAAGGATTTCCCACCATTCTCTCTAGACGGAGAGGGTTTTTCCATTGACTATGTCAAGCAAGTTCTTGTTGACATTTACGGTCAAGCCGTGAATGTCAACGTGACCAAGCTTCCTGGTAACCAGGAGATCTTTGATTCTCTTGTGAACACCAACGACACGACTAGCGATTTCTCGCTAGGCACTGCTGGTATCTCTATCACAGCCACTCGAGACGCGAACACGCCGTTCTTGCCACCGTTCTTTCAGTCCGGTTTTCAGGTGATGGCACATTCGAACACATCTCTGAACGAGTTAGTGAAGAGAGTTGTTCGTAATTTTTTTATCGTGTTCGGTATTTTCATGTTAGTGCTATTCCTGATCGTCTACATCGTGGGCGGTCTGGCGTGGTTCTTCGAGTTCGCGTTCCCTGGAGAGGGGAACATTCCGATCTTCATTGATTACGAGGCGAGAGCGCGCGGGCGAAAGCCTGTGGTATGCTGTGGCTACGTCTGCTTGTGGATCTCACCCACGCTGAAAGTGATGATGAAAGAGATCTGGAACGCCTATTACTGGACAGCGTTAACTCTTGGAGGTGTTCAGACAGGGTACCCTGTCTCCAAGGTGACTTACAATATCCACTCGATCCTAAAAGGACTTAGGATAGCGTTCTTCATTATCGCGACTGCTTCATTCACTACGGTGATGCAAGCGTCAAGCACGACAACGAAGATCGACTCTTACGCCGATCTGCGCGAGAACACTGTGTGTACTGTGTCAGGTTCTACATCAGAAGCTTATCTGAACCAGAACAACATCGGGTTCGGTATCCTGGAGGCTCCGGACGTGGAGACAATGTTCGATAACTTCTGGGCTGTAAGCTGTGACGCCGTTGTTTATGACTTCCCAGCTCTACAGGCAGCGATCGTGGAGAGAGACAATGAGCACGGGTCTGCCGACGCGATTATCGTCGGGGAGATCTTCAACAGAGAGTACTACGGTATCGCGACATCACAGTCGATGCCAGACTCTCTTTTCGCCACTCTGAAACAGGCCGTGATCACACTGAACAACAACCCTCAAGAGTACGAGGCTCTTGAAGGGAAGTGGTTCAACGACATCAAAAATGTATCTGGAGACCAAAAGGTAGACATACCTATCGCGGTGTACGTTGTTCCCTCTGTTCTAGGAATCGGTATCCTTCTGATGGCTATGGCTTGGTTGTACCGTCGGTACGACGAGAAGTCAGAGCTGTACAGAGACCTGCGTAAGCAGAAGTACGATCGCGACTACAGAGACGACCTACAAGACGTTCTGCGTCAGGAGTCCGATATTGAGCCTATCTACAGAGGTTCTGACTGGTTGTTAGACCAGATCGCAATTCCGTACATCATTCGCATTCTGCGTGTACAGTACGAGCGTGAGCTTCGTGAGAAAGGTGTTGATATCATTCAGTTGGAACAAGGACTCGCACCAATGACACGATCAGATACGTATCGTACGAAGGAACAAATTCATCAGATTCGACATCCGTCATCTGACGTGGAGATGGGTCATATCGAGGATCCTCATTATGATCAGAAACAGTAATAAGCTTACACCTACATAGAAAATAACAGAAATAAAGAAACTTAGACTGTTCAAGTAAGGATTTTGCTTTCACTATGAGCCCATGTTTCAGGAAATGTAAGAATCTCGGGAAAAGACTGTTAATGGTCTTTATCCCTACCCCTGCGTTCGCGTTCGTCCCGGAATGGGACTGGGCACAGTCTATCTACTACGTGACAGCCTCTGTCATTCTCTCCACCGGTGCCATTCTTCTGAACTTTCCGAAGATCATCCACTTTCTACACGGTAAATCAGTTAGTTACGAAGACCTTGAGGATGAACACGCTGTGGAAGTACGTATGAAACGTAGATTCCAGAGAGCTTTCGAGGTGACGATAACAGCGACTCTGGCTATACTAATGGCAGCCCTGATAGACTACTATTTGGATCGCTTCGACAACACGGAGTTATCAACACTTGAGATTCTTGGTGTGATAGGGGGGTTTATCTCGCTTTTACACAAGATAGAGGATATCATAGGAAAGATGTTGCTGGTTGGGTTACACTGTTACAAGACAGAGTTCTCTCCAAGACCATCTGTGGCAGGTTCGACCCCTCCTGAAGATGTCACTCTTACAATACCAGATATCGAGTTAGGTCAACCAGCCTACCCTTTTGATCGTCAACACGAGATTAGGTAATAAAAACTGATTTAAGAAACCTCACCTTTCGCAAGTACGTGTTATTAAAACACAAAGACGTCTAGCGAAATGTCTAGGAAAATCCCGATGATGAAAGCTCTTCTGGTAGGAGACTCCGGAACAGGCAAAACAGCCTACATGGACAGAGTAGTGAGCGGTGAGTTCGGCAACCCTACCGTGACGATCGGAGTTAACGTCTGTGAGTACAACGTTCGACTCTCCGGAAAGCCTTCTGTGTGTATCCAGTTCTGGGACTGTGGAGGAGGTTTTAACGAGCTTCACAAGTCTTACTACCAAGGCGCGAAAGGCGCCATCGTCATGTTCGACGTACATGATCCGACGAGCTTTCAGAACGTTCCCACTTGGATCAGAAAGATTCGTGAGCATTGTGGTTCCATCCCAATTGTGGTCTGCGGGAACAAGATCGATCTCTTAGATCGTCAGGTGAGCGTACAGGAGTGTAAGGAGCTCGCACGTCAAGAGAAGTATTTTGATCTATCAGTGCGTTCGTGTTACAACTGGGAGAAGCCTCTGTTGTGGCTTGCGCAAGAGTATTTGGAGACAATAGGAGAACCCTCTTTCTCCAGTACTGGGTCAGATGTGCCACCAACAAGCAAGCTTTGCCCGATTTGTGCCAAGTGAAAATCTTGGTAACATCATAGTAACATCATAGTAATAATGGAGAAACGATGTTTCGCTTCCGCTGTGACCTTCTTGGTTCTCTCACTGGCTGTTATGGACGGTGTGTTCCTAGGCTATATTCGCAAGGGTTTCTGGGATGATCAAGTGAGAAAAATTCAAGGATCACCACCTAAATATCGTATGGGTGTAGCTATGTTCGCCTATACTGTTATGGTAGTAGTCATTTTTGGACTCGCTGTGACAAGAGTACGAAAGGATCACCTGCTAAGAGACTCCCTGTTATGGGGTGGTCTCACCGGGCTCGCGATGTACGGTGTGTTCAACGGGACAAACCGAGCTATTTTCAAGAATTACAGCCTAGAGGCGTTCTGGACTGACATGGCTTGGGGTGTGTTCCTGACTATCACTTGTACCTATGTGGCGGCCTACGCATCATACTACATAAAAATCTGCTAAGTGGTTCAAGCGCAGATACATCGCTACGCTTAAAATGGTTTGTTTAGAATAGAATAGTAAGAAGCAATGGCAAACTACTACGTCGAGACATCCGAAGGTACCATCGGGATCCATCTTGATGAGAAGAAGCAGTTGATACCAAGTTGTAAAGAATGGGTGGAGAGAATGATGAGACATGCGTTCAAGTGTCGTCAGGAAGACCCGGTTGAGGTAAGAGACACATTAGAAGGTCTGTTTCTGACAGTCCATCTGGAGGACGAGTCATTTGGGACTCCAGAGTACAAGATCCGAGAAAGATTCACTGCTCAGATGTTGGATATAGAACATGAGTTAGATCCTACCAGGGAGAGTAGGTACAGTTGGATGTGGACTTACTGTAATGTCATGTAACGTCATGTAATGACTGTAAAATACAGTAATCGCCGAACGTAAAATTGATCTTTCTAAGGGCGTGCTGTCTTTTAAAAGCAATCTAATGACCTCATGAGCGCTGAGAAAAAAGCACCTCGCCTTTGTTTACGATGTGAGATCTCAGCGAACGTCTCGTTAAAAGACGAGAGAGGCATTAACACACCGTACCACCAGAGAGAGTACAAAGAGGTTGATCCTACATCGGAGAACCTGATTCTGGTGGAGATTCTAATCAGAAGGAAGCAGGGAACCCCGTACTACATTTTTCCCGACGAGGGGCGATATCTTATCACCCCTATCAAGCGGATCCTACACAAGGACGGAAAGACTGCGACGGCGTACTGGCGCCAGAGCGTCTGTCATTATGACCGACACGTCGGTCTAATGCCGATCTTCGTTCGCTACGTAAAAGTCACGGGGTACGTTTTGTAAGAGATCCACAAACGTAACATAGTATTTTTGTTTTCCGTTTCGGGAAGCGTTCAGCTGTTTTAAGCGAAAAACAAAAATAGAAACAAGATAGGTGGGTTTTACCAGGTAGAGCGAGTATTAACTCAACACATCACGATGGCGAACCCGTATATCAACGAGGTTGGTAGTCTGCGCCCCGTGCCTTTGGAGCCTCAGTTCAACAACAAGATGAATCTTAGGCCAGTTCCTTTTTGGGATAACAATAAAATAAATAAGCTCAGAGACGATATTGTGGCAGGACGGAAGCCGGTGTGGGGACTAGTGGATGGCCAGACGGTACTGGTTCCAGGTAACCATCCAGAGTGGAAGAGATGTGCTGATGCGTGTACACTGCGGATATGGAGCCTGACTTCGCAAGAGGAGAAGGATGCGGGCGAACGCTGGTCTCGGAAGATATCGGCATTGTGGGTACAGTACAAGAAATGGCGAGATCTGGCGAGGTCAGAGTCGGAGTTATTGGATGACGAAGACAGGGCTATGTACCATAAGATGGCTGACGATCTGCAAGCGGAAGCCGTGAAGAAAGAGTTAGAAGCTAGTCATTACACGACGTTGGTTTCCATTCGCAGTAGGTTAGGACTTTCTGCCTTTGACGAGGAACAGATCGGTCTGCCCGAGCAACGTCAGTGAGACAAACACACTCACCCACACTCACCAGGCCAATTTTGAGTATTTCGGTAAGGTGAGTAATAGTAAGTAATAGTAAGGAGAACGTCTAGCGGTTGACACGAAAAAAAATCGATTGCTTTTGTCTAGGATCTATATCAGATTTTTCATCTCAAGAGAACACAAGAGAACACTGAGAAAACAGAACATTCGAGATCCGATCCCGACGACACAATGGACTTCATGGACTTCAGGAGGAGGATGATAGCTGCGATGGGTGCGGGCGCCGAGCGTGCTCGTGCGATTCGCCTCGCGCTTGTTGAGTGCAAGGAGCTTGAGCTGAAGATTCCGGAGCTAGAGGCAGATCGATTCTGCTTCCAGATTCCACTGGCGAAGGACAAGACGGGGACAGCGTATCGGTTGTCCGTCTCATGTCCATCAGACATGATGATGTCAGGCTACGGATACGTGGAGACAGCCCTTTTCCGTAAGGGAGGGCTGTGCTACGTAGACGAGCTGGGCTACCAGGACGTCTGCCGACACGGTGATGTGAAGGAGCTTATCGAGGAGATTCAGCGCCTGCGAAAGGAGATTCCTCTCGGAGACTGGTCCACCATGAAGAAGGTGGTGGACGAGGATGAGGATCAGTCCGACGCTGATCCATGAGGTCATTACGCCCCTATTACAGGGGACATAGTTACAAGAATCAGTTAATCAAGTTAATCCAACTCGTCTACAGTCGGAGATTCACCACTTGCTGGATTCTGTGATCCTGTACTTTCGTACGCCTCCGGCATATGAGACCCAGAGGTCTCGTACAACTTGGCTGTTAGAGGGTGGAACACCTGTTCCAGCTCCTTCTTGGTCGCCTGGATCTCCTCAATACTCGCGCTTGGGTTTTCATCAATCCAGTTAATAGTCTCTGTCACCTTATCCTCCACTTGTTTGGTCTCCTCCTCGGACAACTTACCCTTAAACTTAGGATCTTCCAGAGTCTGACGAATGGAGTACGCGAAATGCTCCAGGCTGTTCCTCTCCTCAATGCGCTTGCGCAACTCCTCGTCCTCAGCCTTGTACTTCTCCGCATTAGAAACCATCTCATCGATTTGTGACTGGGAGAGACGACCCTTGTCATTCTTGATCGTGATCTTCTTCTTGTTCTTAGTCGTCTCGTCCTCAGCTGTCACAGACAGAATACCGTTCGAGTCCAGCTCGAACTTCACGTTGATCTTAGGGACTCCACGAGGCGCAGGTGGAATGCCTGTCAGATCGAACTTACCCAACAAGTTGTTGTCCTTGGTCATCGTGCGCTCACCCTCGAACACCTGAATAGTGACAGCAGGCTGGTTGTTCTCGTACGTGCTAAAGATCTGAGACTTCGTACAAGGGATGGTTGTCTGTCTGGGCACGATTTTAGTCATGACACCTCCTGCGGTCTCGATACCTAGTGACAACGGAGCGACATCGATTAGAATCATCTCCTTTGTCTTCTCATCTTGTACACCTGACAGAATAGCTGCCTGAACAGCAGCGCCGTAAGCGACAGCCTCATCTGGGTTGATACTCTTACAAGGTTCCTTCCCGAAGTAGTTGCTTAACATCTTCTGAATCTTGGGGATTCTGGTAGAACCACCGACCAGAACGACCTCGTCAATCTGTGACTTGGAAAGTTTCGCGTCTTTCATCACTTTCTCCACAGGAGCCATTGTGTCACGAAAACATCCAGCGCACAGATCCTCGAATCGTGCCCTTGTCACACTTGTGTTGAAGTCAACCCCTTCAAACAAAGCGTCAATCTCTATCTTGGCGTTCGTGCTGGAGCTGAGCGTACGCTTAGCTTTCTCCGCCGCCATCCTTAGTCTCTTCAGAGAGCGATCATTCGTCGTCAGATCCTTTCTGTACTTGCGCTTGAACTCTTTCGCTAGATGGTTAACAAGTATGTTATCAAAATCAGACCCCCCGAGATGCGTGTCACCAGCGGTCGCCTTCACCTCAAATACACCTTCATCAATTGTTAGTAGGGAAACGTCATGGGTTCCCAATTATGTTATCGTGACGTCATTTAAACATCACTTCTTTAGCTTTCACTAAAGTTCGGACTATATCTTCACTGATAATCAGTGCTGGGTTTTCGTGGGTATTTCATCTTCATGAGATTACTTTACCTAGTCTCTGAACCTTTCTCTTGTCGCCAAGAGACTTGGCTGCGGATTGCCCATTGTAATATCTCACACCTTTTTACCGTACTCAAGTGATTAGCTTGACCCCTATCTCTGTCACCAGGATAGGTTGGTAGTGTAAGCTTTAGGGGTTTCCCGCAATTAGCCCAGTTTTTTTTACGTGGAGGCAGAGAGATGCCTAAGCACCATGACGTTTACCTCCACAATCGAACACAATAACGTTCTTCTCACCTTCTGTCTTCTTATCTAGACCGTACGCGATCGCGGCAGCAGTAGGCTCATTGATGATACGAAGAACGTTCAGCCCGGCGATAGTACCAGCGTCCTTGGTGGCTTGGCGTTGCGCGTCGTTGAAATACGCTGGGACTGTGATCACGGCGTCACGCACTGTCTCACCCAGATAGTTCTCGGCGGTCTCACGCATCTTTGTCAGAACCATTGAGCTTACCTCTTCAGGTGCGAACTGCTTTTTCTCACCTTTGTACTCCACCTCCACCACAGGCTTACCCGCCTTGTTCACGACGGCGAAAGGCCATAGTTTCATGTCGGACTGCACAATACTATCAGTGAACTTACGACCAATCAGACGTTTTGCGTCAAAAATTGTGTTCTTCGGGTTCATCGCTGCCTGATTCTTGGCGGACTCTCCGATCATGCGTTCCGAGTCTGTGAACGCTACGTACGAGGGTGTCGTGCGATTACCTTGATCATTGGCGATGATGTCTACAGATCCGTTTCTGTAGACACCGACGCACGAGTAGGTTGTACCAAGGTCGATTCCGATAGCTACGCTTTTTGTTTCTGACATTATCCTGTATGAAAATCAAGGTGAGAATCTTTAAGTGATTTTTTACGTAGCAGATATCGAGATCGTATTTAAAGCGTCTGGAGTATATAGGTATTGACCTATTATCAACCATGGGTTCGAAACATTCTGTTATAAACAGAGACAATTCGACTATTAGAACATCTAACAGCACTATTGATGGGTGGAGAAACACCATCATTGGGAGTAACAACAAGATTTTTGGCGGTTTCAATACGGTGAACGGAGATAATAACAAGATTTGTGGGGCAAATAACGAGATACGTGGTAACAACAACATCATGCAAGGTGAGGGAAACATGGCCAGAGGGGATGGGAATGTAAGCCGTCAATGGGTGGATGACGAGGTGAAAGAGGTGAAAAAAGTGGAGGATAGAAAGTCAACAAGGCATAAAGAACCAAGTGCTCCAGAGCAAAATTACATGCCGAAAGTACCTCGTCAGATGGATCCGTTTGATCGGTACATCTCGGGTTACACAAATAAATTAGATAATAACATAAACTCCTTCATCAATAACATCAATAATAACATCGATAATAATATCAACAGGCTTAACGAGGACACTAAAAACAGTATCGATCGACTGAATCGTGATATGGGGGTAAGTGTAGCCACTACGGCTGTTGGGGGTGATAATTATTGGATTCAGAGACATGATAGAGACCTTCTTGACCCGTTCGGTAGTATGTTAAACGGGGGTCCCCGTCCTTCGGCACCACCTGCTGAAGAGCTTCCTGATCGCTACCAATCTAATAGAGGACGTCGTCGTGGTCAGATGTTGTTCGGACCCCCGCACGCACGCAGGAATGAACAGGATCGCCCAAGAGAGGTTGTACGTACAGAGGTCGTGTACGTAGAGAGAAAGGTCGAGAAAAAGTTAGAGCTTGAAGAGAAACCTGATCAGGAGGCGGAGGAAGATTCTCATCAGTGTACTATCTGTCTCACGAACAAGAAGTGCGTTCTGTACGCTCCTTGTAACCATGTGGCTAGTTGCAACGAGTGTGCGCAGAAGATTCTAAAAGGCACAAAACAGTGTCCTTTGTGTCGAGAGGAAGTAAAGGCGATGACTCATATTTACATTTAGTTGAACTGAGACATTGTTCAGTTGTAATTGGTTCCCCACGCAAGATACCCAGGTTGGGGATACATCTGTATGACAGGGCCGTAAGGTCCCCAAGGTCTTACCCAGTTGTAATACGGACGTGATGTGACAAGTTGAAGAAGTGTTCCACCTGAAAATCTTTCTGGATTGCCAAACACGCAAGCCAAAAAGAGAACAACAAGAAGGAGAAGTAAATGTCTGTTTCTCATTATGTTATTACTGAGATTAACGACGGCGACCACCTCGACCACCACGACCACCAGCCGGACGTGAGGCAGCACGAACAGCACGTGCGCGAGCCATAGAAGGTCTTACAGCCTTACCACCCGACCAGACAAGACGATTTGATCCAAGAATACGAACGTTACCTTTCCATCTCGGATCTCCCCTCATCTGTCTCGCTCTCCACTGTTGTTGTGATAAAAAAGTGGTGTTGGGGTACTGTTTTCTCAGACGACGAATGCGTGGGGACGCACCATCACCTCTGTGTCTACGTCTACCATGATGTCTTCCTGATCCGTACAGAGTATCGTAACGAGGGAATCCTCCGTATCCCCATGATCCTGGTCCATATCCACCTCCGTACCATAGATCGTCCCACCATCTACGAGGAGCAAACCATCCGTCGTAGTACCCGTCATAAGGGTAATCGTAAGCGTCGTACGCGTAGCCCGGGTAGAAAGCGGTGGGGTAACTGTAGTTAGGATATACATAGTTCTCTGTTACCCGTGGCATTGATGGTTGGACGTACATGGGTTGTCCGCGAGATCCACTTTTCGGTGACTCATCCATACCGACGGACGCGATCAAAAGGAAGATAATAGCGATGATAATGCCGACAGTTGTCCAGTTACTCGCCATGGTGATTAAGATTAATCGGTATAATCTAAGACTTATTTTTCCTCAGGGATGGTATCAAGAAAGATATTAAATGTCTGATTCACATCCAAATGTCCCAAAGCTAATTCTACCACGAGCTACTCGGGAAGCTCGTTCTGGTGAAAACTCCACCGTTCCTTCCCCAACAAACAGTGTTATATCAACGTTTTCCATGACATCGTCTAACTCCACGTTACGACGGAGGAGAAGAAAGAAGGGGGTATTGACCAAGGCAAAAAAGTCGTGCGCTGATTGCGATAAGAAAAGGAAGGGTGGTGGAGGTACAACTTGTGCGTACCATCGCTTCTCACAGGTCGTCCTCGGGTGTCCCGAAAGCGATCTCGGTAAGATCAAACAGGTGTTTATCGAGATTTGTTATGACCGTGAGTTTAACACTTTTAACATAGTTCAGTTCGTCTCCAGAATGTTGCGAACGAAGAACGGACTGCGTAAAAGATCAAAGGAGTTTGTGGATGAGGTGTGTAAGTTCGCTATGATGGGAGTTCGTGGGAAGACGAGAGGGACGAACTCTTACGTCGCACCAGACACTATCGCCGTCTTCCTCAAAAACTCTAAACTGCCTTTTCATCTCTACAGACATCACCTGACTAAAGAGCATTTTCCCCAGTGCGTTAAGAACGGATACCCGATTCAAGACTCTTTAAACGCTTGTTACGGTGAGAAACTATCGAAATCTCTCAACTCTGTCATCGAGCCTATTCAGAACAGATACGAGGATTACTTACGAGCACTTCCCACAATGCCCGGTTCAGTCTGTGTACTCATTTTGTCTTATTTAGACTAACTCGATTTTTTCATAGTATTTTACTAAGATTTGTTGAAGATTCCCATCAATTAACGGTATAAGAAAAATGGGGAGAACGAATATCATTATGGATTATTTAACAGTGCCTGAGGAGAAGCCTGTCTCTAACCTGGAGATCATTCTTGAGAAGACAAAGTGTAAAGCGTGTCGCGAGGAACGTGATAAGCACCTGGAGAAGGTGAACTGGGATAAGTTCACAGACGAGCAGATTGAGGAACAGTTAGTGAACATATACTGTCAGAAACATCGATTAAGCACTATTCTTTTTGCTTGTATGACCATTGAGGATGTAAAAGCGAGGCTTTTGTTTCATGATAAGGGGTCTCCCTTGAACTACCAAGAGTGTTGTACCGTACACTTACCCGCGTTGGTGAGTATGAAGTCCTGGAAAAAGAAGAAGGACATCGCATTCACGAACCAGGTCGTAGAGTACGTTCTTACAGCAAAAGGCAAGATGAAGAAAGGTTTCAAGCCTAATATCCTGAAAAAGTACATGAAAGGCGCGCCACTGACCATTGAGTTCTGGGCGCAACACAAGTTAGACCCTAAGTACTTTCCTATCTGTATTGAGAATGGGTATCCTTACAAGGAGTCTGTGGAGGCTTGTTTTAAGAAAGGTGAGGCTAAGAAGTTAAACTCGTATATCGAGCTTATCGTTACAAGGGAAGAGAAGAAGGCGGAGACTTCGCATCAACAGGAGTTGACGGCTCTAAGATCTCAGTATGACTCTCAGATGTCCGCTCTTCAGGCGATGAAACAGAGGTTAGAGTCGGAGATTGACCGTTACTGGTACTCAAACCCTGACATTTTCTCTCGTCTTCAGTCTCATGTCCTGAGGGATCCGTGGAGCTAGTCTGAAAATCAGTAACTTTGGTTACGTCCAATAATATATGGTGACATGTGTGACATGTGTGACATGTGTGACATGGGTGATGTAAAAGTGGCGGATCTTAAAGGGGTTCTGAAGAAGAATGTTAGGAAAATCCTGGAGATCGCCGAGAAGGAAGAACAGGAGAGAAGGAAGGGGGTTGATATCTGGACTCAGGGTCGTCGTGCGAAACGTGTCGCTGTGTTCAAGTTGAAAGAGTTGGCACGAAAGAAACTCATATGAGGTCTTGGTTGTACCTTTAGTTTTCCTCTGTAAATATCCAAAGGATGTGTTCTACGGATAACTCTGTGAGACCAACGTTTACGATTATGGTTGATGTATTTCATCGAGATAATGAGAGGCACATAGTAATAGTTAGGTAGCTTTGCTAATCGTGAGAACATTTGTCAGTATAAAATCACAAGCGATCCGATTCTTTAGTACAAACGAGCAATCCCTTAACAATAAAATTATGGTGTGGTTTGTAACCACTCATTCACGCTCATTCACGCTCATTCACGCTCATTCACACTCTTCCTCTACGAACTCATGTACGATGTGAGGTGAGTAGGGAGTGTAACAAGGAGTACCCATGTACACTTGACCCCAGTGGGAGTTGTCGCGATTCTGGTAGACCCAGGTGGCGACAACTCGACCCCTATGGTCTCGAAGGTCACCTTGGCGAATATCTCCAGGCATTCGCACCAGAGACCATCCGTGCGGAAGTCGACACTCACGTAGAACGGAGTTCCAGTAAGTGCCGATATCGACACCCATCTCCTGAAGTGCTTTGTAAGCAGAGTCTGCGTCTTTTAGAGGAAGCATGACCTCCTCCTCATTCTCTGAGCCCATCGCCAGAGCCTCACGATACTCGTTCACTCTCTGCCGAGCTTGACGCCACATATCCTCACGTTTCTTCTGCTCCGTCTCGTGAGATCCGTCCTCACGCATACCTTTGGCGAGACGAATTATCTCGGTCTTCGGGATATCGATGACTGAGGTATCGACCCCAGTTTTAGAGGTACTACCAGTGACTGCGCTCATGATGTCAGTGTTCTTGGTTCTCTTCATGTCCATCCTGGTTGTATTACCTTCGATATACATGTCGCGGTTCTTCTTATCAATTTTTTGCGACTACCGAGGTATACTTAAGAGAACGCTAGCCGATTAGAAAATGTATCCGACTGCGATGAGCTACGTGGGGGTCAGAGTACCCCATCATATCCTGAAACGAGCCCACCGACGTTCCCTGGGTAAGAAGACTAACCCAGAGAGGGACGAACGTCTGTGGAGAACCGCAGACGTCTGGGTGGCGAAGACCCTGGCACAGGAGGATCTAAGCCAGGAGGATCTTCCTGAGGAGTTCTCAATGAATGACCTATTAAAGGCTGTTGAGGATATTCACGGTCGTGAGATAGCCGGGGACGTCTACGATTTTGTGGAGATGGACGAGAAGACAGAGGATCAGTGCGAGTGGGTTCTCAACGAGACTCGTGAGCGAGGTTTCCACACTACTAACTACCACGAGTGGGTGATGGAGGCTTACGAGGCTGTATGTGCGGAGTTCGCGGATGATACGCAAGGTGGAACTAATGAGGAGAAAAAGGGATTGGTTGAAGACGAGGTGGATGAGGTGGATGATGATCGTGACGACAGTGGTTCGGAAAGTGAGAGTGAAGACAGTGAAGACAGTGATTCAGAGGAAGAGTACGTCGATGACGAGGAGGAGAGTCATTTCGGTGTGGCTGACGTGACTAACTTTGTGGAAGATCGTGAACAAGGGCCAACTCATATCTGTCTTACGGTCTGGTCTCAGGCTGAGGAGCTCGGAAAAAAGGCTCGAGGACATACTTTCACATCATGTACCTACAAGGAGATGTCAGAGGCTGTTCAAGCCAACACTGTGAAGGTACATGCTCTACTGGATCGTCTTGGTATCTCTGAAGAGGAACATCCTCGGGTACTTGAGACCTTTACAGGTGCTTCTGCGTAAACGGTTTAAACGGAATGTGGTAATAACACAGTTGTTACAGTAAGAAACACTAATGACATCTGAGAAAAAGTCGAAGTTCAAGATTCCTGACCAGGGATCGGAGGACAGACAATACGCCGTACCACTGCGAGTGGCCGTAGCAGGATCTGTTGACGCAGGTAAAAGCTCGTTTCTTGGCGTTCTCAAATCGGGTGAGTATGACGATGGCGCAGGTAAAGCCCGAGCACACATCTTTAACTACCCTCATGAGATCAAGACAGGGAGAACAAGCTCTGTTGCGCAGAGAAGCATGATGGTGGAGAACAAGAAGATTATCTTTTTCGATCTGGCTGGTCATGAGAAGTACTTGCGCACAACTTTGTACGGGATGAGTTCTAGTTACCCTCATATTGCTCTTGTCCTTGTAGAGGCGAATAGAGGTGTGACGAAAATGACAAAGGAGCATATTATTACATGTCTTTACCTACGAGTTCCTTTTGCTTTTGTGGTGACAAAACTCGATATTGCTCAACCACATCTTCTGAAGAAAACAGTGAACATGATCAAGAAGTTGATGAAGGGACAACACAAGCGTGTGTGGGATATCAAGAAGCAAGATGACGTGACCTTTGCTGTACAAAAGCTGAACGCTAATTTCATTCCTCTTTTCAGAATCTCCAACGTGTGTGGTGATAACTATGATCCACCGTTTCACTACGTGCCAGACTACCTCCACGCTCTCAACGTGAACACGGACGAGCTAGATGACACCGATGAGAAGGAGTCTGTTTTTGTCATTGACAAGTCATTCCGTGCGGAGGGTTTTCCTCTTATCGGTTCTGGTTACATGAGAAGGGGTAGGATCGAGGTTGGACAGAAGGGTCTTTACATGGGGCCCTTTAACGGTAAGCTTGTGCCTGTCTCTATCAGGTCTATGCACGACGATAATCAGACTAACGTCCGCTTTCTTCGTAAGAACGAGATGGGATGTATGTCCTTTAAGGTGAAGGACGATCTGATCACGAACAAGCGTCAGATTCACGCAGGTATGATCGTGACTAACAACCCTAATCTGAAGTTTCACAGAAGGTTTATCGGACGTGTGGAGATCTTCACTACACATCATACTACGATAAAGAGACGTACGAACTCTGTTATTCACTGTGGTATGGTGCGCAAGGCTGTTGTGATTGATGACATCTACAGAGTTGATCAACAGGAGAAGGACGCGCCTGTACAAAAACTAAACTGTATTCGTGGTGGTGATCATGATGTGATGATCAAGTTCCGCTTTCTCCAGGGGGTTAACTTCCTCGAGGCAGGGGATCTGTTCATGTTTAGAGAGGGTAAGACAAGAGGGTCGGGTGTTGTAACAGAGGTTCTCTGAGAGATTACTTGGTGAGAGAACGTTGTCTCTGAAACAACGGAGACTGAGATATCTCATCTGTAACATTACTTACTGACGGTCTAACAGGAATAGGTTTAACAAACTTTACTTTCTTTTTCTGGACGGTTTCTACATATTTTTCGTTCGGATTTTTCAATGGTTTTAGTTGTGTCGTTGGTGGAATCACCAAGGGCGGAGCTGGCGGTATTTTAGGTTTACTCGTGTAACACCCCATACTTTACCGAATATTTTCAACTAGTTTATTTCCGAACTGCTGTACAGAAGTAGTGAACTCTAGGATTTTCAGTTTTTGTTAGAAGAAGTTGCGTAATCTGAATATTATTCAGTAATCCTCCGTATCGTTCATGTATTGAGTTATTGTTCTCGAATATTCTAACATGACCTTTCGTCCAAAAATTAGGAACTGAGAAGTGAAATACTGCTCCAGACGGAATTGACTCAATTACCTTGATATCATCATTAACATGTTCCAAAAACTCGAATGAACAGTAAGTTGCATTAGCTGGTTTCTCAGCAGAAACTTGTGTTTTAGTAACATCAGCTTTAATGAACTTAAATCTGGCGTCATTTCCTAGAAGCTCTCTCGCCATTTTCAGAGATGTTTCCGAGAAATCATAACCCCAGTAGTTCTGAATATTTTTGTGTGTAGACTGTAATAACTTAGGAAAGTGACCAGGTCCGCACCCGATGTCAACAATGTTCAGGCAGTTGTCAGCTTTACATTTTTCTGTCGCATGTTTCCATAAATTATAAAAGGCCGTACCTTCTAACTCCTCAGGAGTTTTACAATAGACCTTGCTAGATGCGTAAACTCTGTCATAATGATCAGCTTTTTCCTCAACACCAAAGCGACTGGCCACTACTTTTGTCTTTTTATTAGCCTTAGCCTTAGATTTCGGTATAGTTTTAGGTTTCACGGCTTTTTTCTTTGTTAGCTTGGCTCTTGTCGTTTTAGCTTTAGCTAACGCCCTAGCTCTAGCTTTTGTAGCATGCGGACCGAAATTATTTTTAACCGGTACTACTTTCTTTGTTGGCATACCTGGATATACTTAATATAACTATTTAAGTTTTTACTATCTCACCAGGTTTTTCAAGAAGTTTGATTCGAATCGTCTCCTCTGGTCCACACCAGTGAAAACGATCACCGAACACTTGTTGAAAAGCAGAACAGACTTTCTGCACGTCTTCCATGGGCATACGATGATGTAGGAAAAGGTCACCCTTCCATTGTGCGTACTCCTGAGCCTGTTTCGTGAAACAGATGTAACCTTTTCCACGAGATCTCTCGTTAAGACCGTAACCCAGCCTCTCTTCCACGATGTAACAGCAGACAGACTCTGTGAAAGCCTTGGGTTGTGTAACCAGAGAGACGTTCCCGATGTTGTAGTTCTTGATGCTGTTCAGCTTCTCCACCATCTCCTTGAAATCGTAATTCTCCGCAGGAGTTTCAGGAAGCCCGACGAACTTCCTGAGCTTTTCCGGGTCCTCAAAAGACCGAGGATCAAAAAAGGTTCCCTGCCTTTTCAGAACCTCGATCATGAGAACAGGGGAAAGATTGTAATCAACAAAACCAGCATGTCCTTCCTTACCGCAGTGAGGGCATTTATGATCACCAGTGCATGGCTCTCGTTGTCCGTTATCTGTCATAGTGGTCTTCAGAAAGTGCTGAGATACTATAACTCTAGAACACCTTTATTTCTCTGTCCACGTTACACATGAACTGAGAAAATCGATGTCCAGGTTCAGATCCGAGATCTTTTGGTCTTATGATAGTCCAATCTGTGTCCATTGCCATAACCCCAATGGACGCTAACATGTAAGAGACAAGTGCTGAGCAGAAGAACGTTTTCTTCTTATGAACTCTCCCTTTTTTATCATCAAAGAGAGATTTCACCCAGTCAATTGGGTTATCATCATAAGGACGATTGTGTACGACGGAGTGCGCGAAGCTTAAATGTCGATAAAACTCGGCGTTACGTTCCACATGAACCTTACGATAATACACATGACCGTGAATCTCATCCAGTGCTTGGTCAAGACGATCTAACTGTACACCGAACTTCTGTTGGTTGTCTTCCACATCACGTATCTTGTCCAGTCCTGTTGACTGGAGAAAGTACGCACCTTTCAACGGAACGGGACCAAATGTCGGGTCGATGATGATCATTCCTACATGTGTGTACTTGGAGTCTGAACAGCATTTAATACACGATCCTAAAAAACACAGGAACAGACCTTTACATGAGCACTTACAACCTGTCTCATCAATCAGCAAAAAGTCACCTGTACGAATCTGTGTGTACCTCTCTCTTCCGTTACGTTGATAACGGAGGAAGAAGTTATCTCCACGTTGAATAAGATGTTTCGACATTTCGTCGTTAACTTTCTGTACATCATTGCTTTAAGCGTAGTATGACAGATATGTGTAACCCAGAGTTATCCCTAGGATTACTGTTGTCTGCGCTCTTGACAATAATGTTGTCATAAAAAGATCATGTTTTGTTTTTTTCACTACTTCTTTCTCAAGATCTAACCGCTTCTTCAACTCATCAGCCTTTTGCTTAGCCTGTGCTAACTTCTCCTGTTCGTTAGAGAGATCAAGAGTCAGATATCTCTTTCTTGTCTCTACATCCTGTTTCTGTAGTTTCAGCTTCATGATCTTACGATTCAGATCGTTGATCACCTTCTGTTGTTGTACGATCTGTTTCAGAGCCTCTGTAGTACCAGAGCCTTGTGTGACGTAAGCAGGTATCTGCATAACAGGCTGTACATCTTGCCTCATACCAGCCTCAGCTCTCATACGAGCACGCCCCTCCCTCTTCTCTCTCTCCTTTCTCTCCTCTCTCTCCTCATCAGAGTTCAACGCGAAAGGGTTGTCTGAGTCATCGCTATCAGACTCCTCAGAGTCATCATCTCGAAAGAACTCATCTTTCACCTCTCTGTTCTTGAGTTGCTCGTGTAATTTAGCGAGTTCACGCTCGGTTGTCTCCTTACAGAGACGTTCTGCCTCCTCTTTAGATACTTTCTGCACCATCTTGAATCTTAACACGAAGCCTCAATATACTTATACCATTGACCGGGCTTAAAGTTCACCATGTACTGATCTAACCATGAGTAGAATTACAGAGAATCTTCTAGACTCCGTGAAAGAGGAGATTCATGAAAGATGGAAAGTTGAACAGAAAGAGTTGAGCGAGAGGTTAATCACGGAGAACGAGCGTAAGCTCAACTTTCAGAACGTGAAGTACTTGGGTGGGATGGACATCTCTTTCGTCAAAAACACTAATTACGCGTGCGCATCTTTGGTCGTTATGGAGCACACTGGACATGAGGTTGTTTACGAGGATCACGAGATGGTTGAACTGTCTCAGCCTTACATCGCAGGCTTCCTGGCGTTTAGAGAAGTAAATCATCTTGTTCGTCTTTGGGAACGTTTAAAACATGATCACCCAGAGTTTATTCCAGAGGTCGTGCTTCTGGACGGAAACGGGATTCATCATCCACGTGGATTCGGTATAGCCTCACACTTTGGTGTTCTCACTGACACACCAACCATTGGTGTCGCTAAGAACTTGTTATATGTAGACGGACTGACACGTGATAAGGTGAAAGCTGTTTGTAAGGGAAAGCTTAATGTCGCTGGTGATCATGTCGAGTTAGTAGGCGACTCTGGTAAGGTCTGGGGCGCGGCGATGAGATGTTCTAATCATGCGAAGAATCATGTTTACGTAAGCATCGGACATCTTGTTGACTTACGTTTCGCTCTGGACACTGTGAGACTGTGTTCTAACAGTAAGATTCCCGAACCAATTCGCCAAGCCGATTTACGATCTCGCGAAAAGGTACGTCAATGGGTGAAAGAGCATATGACTAATCAATGCTGTTCTATGTCTGGTTAGGTCGTCCTGATAACAAAGGCCAGACACGCTTCGCAGCTTCTTTTGCTTTTTCCATACTCCCAGTCTCCAGATAAACCTCAAAGTCAACAACGTTTTTGTAACGATTATCAGGAACAACAGAGTTCTTCATGTAGTGAGCTTTTCTAAAGAACTCGATATCAGGAACTTTCTGATCTTCTAAAAGATCATTTCTTACAAGAAATACGTCTAATGGTCTCACGTAAGCAATCATGCTGTACCCACGTTCTTTCGCTGCAAGGTGAAGAGCTTTTAGTGAAGCTCCGTAAAGCCTATCACCATGCCATGTCTGTTTTGGGTCGTTAGGAAATGAGATAGCGTCCTCCAAGGAGTAATGAGGATTGTACTCAACGGTTAGAACTCTTGGTCGATACTTCTCAGTAATCGCTCGAAATACCCAGAGATCACAAGTATCAATATCAATAGATACGTAATCAGGTTCCTCAGGGACTCCGTACTTCTCGAAAAGAGAACAGATATTCTCCGATGTGATAAACTCCTTATGAATGTTCATATCCTCATTCTCCTTAACACCTCCATCCATAATAAGGCCTTTCCATCCTTTCTGATAAAGATTCCATGTGTTAGAACCTTTGGGTCCTATGTAACCAAACTCTATGTAATAAGGAGGGTCATTCACTGGAGGGACGTTCTTGAAGATAAACTCAAGAATACCGTCTTGCCCACCTTGGGACATACTGATTTTCTTGTTATATTTCATACATTGAGATACCCAGTTCTCTGTCTTACTCTCAATATTACTCTCTGTCATAATTAGTATGTTATTTGGAATAATAAATTAAAGTTATGATTACGCATCATGTTAACGTATCAGGTGATGAACACGTTTAGCTGCCTCTCTTGCTTGTTCTTCGCTACCTGTATTCTTATAAACCTCGTAATCAAGAATAGTGTTGTAATGATCACCTCTTACTCTTCCACCATATGCTATTCCTACAGCCGAGGAGAAACTTTCGTAAGATGGTTTCTCCTGGTCTTTAATAAGATCAGATCGAATAAAGAAAAGATCTAGATAAGGTGTGTAAGCAACTAAATCATAACCATTCTCATCACCAACCATCTTTAAAGCCTTAAGGGAAGCTCCGAATACACGATCACGCCTCCAAACTTGTTTAGGATTATTCGGAAAAGTAATTGCGTCGCTCAAAGGGTAATTACAGTTGAACTCAACAGAGACAACACGTGGTCTGTACTTTTTCGTTATTGCGTCAAACACCCAGAGATCACAACTATCAATATCAATAGATACGTAATCAGGTTCCTCAGGGACTCCGTACTTCTCAAAAAGAGAACAAACGTTCTCAGAGGTGATAAACTCTTTGTGTAAGTTTATCTTCTCATCTTCACGACTACCATCCATCAGCAATCCTATCCATCCTTTTCTACGCAAGTTCTCAGTGTTAGCACCATTAAACCCTTTGTAACCAAACTCAACGTAGTAAGGAGGAGAGTTTACAGTCTCAAGATTCTCAAAAATATGAGTAAGAATACCATCTTGCCCACCTTGGGATATGACACGCTTGTTTTTCTTCTGACACTCAAGTACCCAGTTAGACATTATACTTCTTTCTCTTATTTTACTGAATATGAGAAAACGCGTAATCTCTCTCTTATTACAGACCTTTAAACAACGTCCAAGGTTGTGAGGGACGATCAAACAGAAGATCTCGCAGAAAGTCCCACTGTGAGTTCTTACGCAGAAACTCCTTCGCGCTAAACGCCATACCCGAGGAGTTACCCCAGCGACCCCATAGTGCTAACTCCTTAGCCAGTCTCGACGACGTGACCTTGCCGTCTACGGCGCCACGTGGTTGAAACGGTTTTGGTCTTGACGCCTGAGACATATACTCTCTCGCGTCCAGATCGTAATGAGAGTCCACCGTACGTGAACACGGGTTAATCTTACGAAGGTACACATCGTAATGATCCGCCAAAATCTTCTTTGCTATCTCTTCATCTATCTTACCTTTGTGCTCCTCCATTAACTCCGTGAGACGCTTTCGTCTCGCGCCTTGATGGCGACGAATGTCGTAAAAGCCAGAGTTGTGGCACTCTAAGACTCTGATTTTCGGATCGAAGGGTGCGTTAAACCCTATGAAGTAACCGTCAGACTTGATATCGACAGAGTGATACTTCAAGCCAAGCTCCAGTCTCATGATCTTGTTTGTCTTGGTGTCTCCGAACAACCAGGAGTTGGCATAACCACCGGTGTTGTCCTTTAACATAATCTTCTTACATTCTTCCAGAGTTTTAGCGTACTGCATAGCCTGACGAATACGACAGAACACGGGGTTACCTGTTTTATAGTACAAGAAACCCCCGATGGTTGTCTCCGCGCAGACGATACCGCTACCAGAGACGTAGATATCCGTGCCAGACCATATCCACCCAGGCATTGTCTGCATAAGGATCTCGTGTCCCTTTGTAGGCTTAATGTTCAGCATGACACAAGCGTGTTGGGCAGAGACAAACTCGTCGAACGTGTTGTGTGCCAGAACGATCTTGCCATCTTTTGTTTGTGATCCTGTCGCGATAAACGCAGAGCATCGATCTTTCTTGAAAAAGTTAGGGTTAGTGAACAGGAAGTCCTTACGTTCTGATGTCTCTGAGACGTAATTGGGGTACCAGTAGTCAAACATCGGAAAGAACGCGTTCCACGCCAGAATCTCCTCGAGTGTTGTTCTCGTACCACCTTTTGTAGCACCCTTGGCGATACCTTTCATCTCCTCAAGGTACTCTTTGTGATGCTTCTCCATGTACGGACGGAACACTTCTTGGGCTTTCTGGACGAACCACTCCCATGTCTCACCATGTTCCTGATAAGCGACGTAATGAACCATCTCTAGGGCTTTTTTCAACTCCTCTGCCACCAGATATCCGTGCGCCTCACCGCGTTCCATGGGAGATCCTTTCACAGAGACGTAAGTCCAACCATTCTTCTTAAACTTCACACCGTTCTTGTAGGTTTTGTTAAACACGTTCTTTGTGTTTTTCTTGTTTCTAGACCCTTTCTTAGACCTTGTTTTACCACGAGAGGACATTGGATTACACCTGTATATTCTATCCCAAGATAGTAAACTTCGCGATATACAGCGCTATTAAGAACAGAGCCATTGCCGTGTAATCATCAATAGATGTTGGTACGTCTAACCAGAACTTATTGGAGACTAACTGACCCAGAAAATCAAAGAAGAACGAGGACAGTGAGATCTGTGGAACAGTGAGGAACTTCTTAGCTATTCTGTTAGCAGGAATGATGAATAACCACTGAATGGTCGCCCAAAGCTCCGTAACTTTTAACTTCTCGAAGAACGGAGCTTTCTTCATCTCCGGAGTTGTCTGCTCGAAGAGAGCAAGATCCATCGAGGCGACGATCAGAAGATTCAGAATCAACCATTGTCCGAACAACCAATGCTTGTTCATGGTAAATCTATTCTATCGAATAGTATATACTTCGAGAGAAGTTTCTCGGACAAGGATGAATAACTACGTTCTGTTTCTCATCCTCTTCTTTATCTCCACTGCGATCTCAACCGTGGGGCAGTACATCTTCCTGCAGTTTCCAGGAATATCATTGTTAAAGTCTTACGGATTAGCACTTCCTTTCGCGTGGGTTGACTGGTTGTTCATGACAAAAGCCATCGAGATATCACACAAGAACAAACTGTTCACACCAACTCAGGACACCTTTATTCTAGTGATCACTCAGTTCGTGTTCGTTCTGATCTACAACGCGCTCGTTTTCAAGAACAAAGTGACGCGTTCGGATATCATCGGATTCTTCCTTATTCTGTTAGCTTTCTACATCTCCTTTAATAACGTTCTCTCTAAGTTTTTAGGACTTCCTTACTCTACCAAGAAACACAGCTCATCGCATCCTGCCAGAGATGACGGAGACTATCACCCTTTCCTTTCCAAGCATCATCGGAAGTAATTTCCTAATCATAGTATATTAAGAATGGCGAAACGAAAATCTCGTAGAGCTCGTGGTGGTCTGCCCACATGGCAGAACATCGTTGTGTTTGTCGCGCTTCTCGCAGGCCTGGTTCTTCTGAAACGTTGGTCACAAAATTACAACCTTCCGGGTCAGAACGTTCTTGTTCCCCTACTGGCTATGTTAGTACTCGCGTACCAGGCTCACAATCTCGGAATGAAGTACGCACGTGATATGTTGTTGGCACTTGTGGTGATGTTAGGTGTTGTCACACCTTCTTACTCTGAGCCAGGATCCTACTCTCCACTTGCTTACCTGTCTTTTGTTCTAGACGCGTTTATCTTCTGGGCGGTTACGATGGGTCTGGCTAAAGCCGCACAGATGTTACTCGATTAAGTAAATGACATAAACGTTTTTGTGACTAGCATTATCACACCATGTCACGTCGTAACCGCACTCGCACTTCGGGTACACGCCCCGAAAGCATCAACATCACAGGGCTTCTGAACTCTCTTCTGGGGGAGGACGTTGTCAACTCCGCGTTCGCGGAGATCGGCGTTCCTGGATGGCAGAGAGATCGCCCTAGTCAGGGAGGATCCACTACTGCGTCTCAGGGCACGGGCACACATGGCACACATGGTACACAAGTGGCTAATCGTAACACTTCTTCAACTTTATCATCGTTAACAGCGTGGCCGATAATGAACGTTGTAGAGCGCAACGGTGCCACAGAGCTTGAGGTTGAGGTTCCAGGTATGAGTCCAGATGACATTCAGCTTGAGCTCAAGGAGAACAACCTGATTATCTCTGGTGAACGCACGGAGGAGAAGAAAGAGGACTCAGAGACACGACATGTGTACGAACGCCGTTACGGCTCGTTTACACGCACAATTCCTGTGTACCCAGGAGTTAACATTGAGTCCATTACAGCTAGTTACACCAACGGTGTGCTTTACGTAACGGTTCCTCAGCCTCCTGAACAGAGAGGACAGAGGATTCAGATTCAGTCTTAAGTTACAGAATATGATGGATGTACTTCTCGTATTGTACAAGATAGATGATCGATATAATAATTAGTAATGAGTAAAAGATGATTTTGTGTGTGTTATTCAAGCGTAACCTCTTAAGAAGCTCTTGAATAAGACCCATAACAGCTGTCCATAAAAAGATTGACGCGATAAGAATACGCCATCCTATTTCCGGAGAGGGGAGATCCATTATTAGTATGTCCGTTGTATACTTACGTACAGTTTTACTTTACAGCTTTACTGTACAGCTTTACTGTACATTTGGACGGGGAGGCATAGCTTGTTGAGGTGCTCCTTGAGGGGGTGCCTGTTGCATCTGAGGGGGAGGACCTTGTTGTCCTGCCTGTTGCTCCATCGCAGCCTGTTGAGCTGCATGTGCCTCGGCCTGCTGTTGAGCCTGGGCAGCCATCATCTGTTGCTGATACTGTTGCTCCATGATAGCCATATGCTCCATCTGCTCAGGAGTTGGCTGAGGTCCGGGACCACCAGGACCCATTGGCATTCCACCCATATCGGGACCAAGCTCAGGTTCCTTCTTCTTGAGGAAACGCGTGTACACAAAGTACAGAGCGAGGGCACCAAGAGCTACCCAAAGAAGCTTACGAAACATTGAGGTTCCACCACCGGCCTGAGCGACAGGCAGAGTTCCTTCAACCGGAACGGGAACAGCGTGAGACATTGAGGGTGCGTGACGTCGAGACATCCTTTCAGTATGTGATTGTGTCCAAGATTTGTTTTAAGAAGCAACCGCGCGGGTCAACACTTAAACCCATCCCGTAAGTATACCATCATGTGGTACTGGGTCGGTTTAGGTGTTGGCATTGGTGTTTACGTAATCTCTCTTTGTTCTATGGAGGGTACTTGTTACCGTAAGATGGGTGACGGAGAGAAACACTGGACATTCCGCTTTTTAGTGACAGAAGGTATCACCGGACCTTTACGATCCACGTATCTCGCTTTACGCGAGGGTGAGTACAAAGGAGCAGTGCGTACATTCTGTAGCTCGTGGAATCCCTGGTTCACTATTCCTGTCTCTATGTTAGGAGCGCGCTTTCTTATGAGACCCACTGTAACTACCCCTCTGATTGAGATGAGTCCCCTTGCTCTTCCGTCTCAGAATCAGACTCAGGCTCCACCTCTGCGTTCGAATCTTCCGAGTCGGATCCATCGTCCTGTTCGTTTTGCTGATCTTCATCGTCAACTTGCTCCTGAGCAATACGCTTGATAGCTTTAGCTTTCGCTATCTCCTTGCGTTTTTTATCCAACTCTGCCATTATCTTTCTACCGGTTGGTCCGATACGTTTAACGTATCTACCGGTAGCAGGATTCATAACCAGAGTCTTCATCTTAGCCTTCTTCGCTAACGCCTTCTCCTTCTCCTTCTTTTTTCTCTCCTCTTCCTTGGCTTTCTTCACTCGCTCTTTTTCCTCAGCCACTCTCTGTCTCTCCTGTAACTTTGGCAGGTTCTCTTTGTACTTGGATATCAGTTTCTCGTAACGCTTAATTAAGTTCTCAGCGTGTTTCGTGTTGCTCTGTGCTCTTTTCGCCTGGCTTACAGGTCTTGATCTAGATCGGTTACCACCTCTTCCTCTTCCTCTTCTTTTTCGTCTGCGACCCCAGCGACCACCGTAGTAATCGGCCTCGGCGTCTCCCAAAAGCCCTGTCTCTTTCTTCGTGTCTATCTTCTTCGACTCCTCAAACTTTCTCATCACTTCTTCGGGTTTGTCATGATTGTCTTGGAGCAAACAGATAAGTTCCGCAGGTGTGATCTTCAGATTGATCTCCACGTCCTCCAGATCCATATCCTCGAAGAACAGCTTGCTTAGAGTCTTTATCTGATGCTCTGTACAGTACCCGAGCTCCAAGCACCTGTCTATTCTGCCGGGGCGCATCAGAGCTGGAATCTCCTGAAGGCGATCAACAAAGTTAGACGTCATGATACAGATTCTCCCATGTGTCTCCACGACGCCGTCCAGAACGTTCAGAAGACAGTCTGCTGTCATTCTTGTTCCCCAACGATCTGTCACGAGTTTCGAGCGATCGACGTCCTCTAGAAGCAGAATGTACTTCTCGTTGCGTGAGTAGTAGTTGATCTCTGTGACGAGTCGAACAAGGTCGGAGTTCGTGTCCACTGTTGAGAGGTCGATCATGAAAATAGGTAGGTCGTACTTGTTGGCTATGATCTTCGCCAAGGAGGACTTACCTGTACCTGGAGGTCCGTGTAGAACGTAACCTCTCTTGTAAGGAATGCCACGTTCTGAGAACCATGTCTCGTTCTCCATGTACCAGTCTACGTCATCAAAGAACTTATGGTCCAGTTCCTTGGAGTAAATCGTGTTCTCCCTTGTCTTATTCGTGCGAATGTACACGGTGTCCCACTCAATCGACTTCTCTTTATCCTTCTTGCCACCACGCTCGATAGGTCGATAGATCGTGACGATATTGTTATGGATCTTGAACTTACATATCGATTTCACGTACTCTTTGATCACGTCAAGATGCGCTGTTTTTGACGAGAAGACGATCGCTCTCTTCTCCGACGAGTAACCCCCGGACTTACTCTCTTTCTTCAACATCTCAAAACTAATGTCGATCTGATGATCCTCATATTCTTCCTTAAACTTTGAGCATTGGTATTCATCATATATCGAGAACTCAATCTCTCCTTTCTTCGGTACAAGCTCACAAGAGTTAATATCGGTCACGAACTTCTTCACGATGTACTCCTCCAACTTGAAGTAGATCTGATTCGGTTCGTCCTCATCGTTCTTGTTGAAGATGATGACACGGTTGTTCTTACGACATCTGAAGATTTTACTCCACTTATCCGATCTGTAGATTAGACGAATCATATCACCTATCACTGTACCCATCTGGTACTTGAGTAACTCGTTCTGAATCGGAAGAAATGATGCTAAGACTGTTGAGATGTACGGTATTGACTGTTCCATTGAGATGCTCTGTCTCAGACATCTCTTTAACCCTTTGGAAAATCGGAGGTTTTAGGTTTCGTACCAACGAAGAACACCTCTGGCTTTCTTGATATTGGGTCAAGAACGATGTAGTCTTTCACCTCAAAACGTCTCTGTACAAGTGCTTGTAAGACATCCCAGGTGTAAACACGTGGTAAAACATTCATCTTTCCTTTCTCCTCAGAGATAGAGTCGTTCACGATAACAACACCTCCGGGTTTAAGAACACGGTACACCTCATTAATAGCGTCTACGTCATTTCTTACAGATGATAGCACATGTGAAAGAACGATACAGTCAATTATCTCATCACGTACACCTTTCATTCTCTGGATATTTAGAGTGATATCGTACCCAGGTTTACTGTCAGCGGTTACCACGTTCGTGATCGGTGTTAGATACTTCGCAATACGATGCCATCTCTTCTCAGAGAATACTATTACTTTCTTCTTCTTGTCTAAAACGATATGTTTCTTCAGATGATCGTTGTGGAAAGGAACGAAAGCTCTGTGTCTCTCCAAAGATCTACAGATGAAACACATAAGTCTATTACTAGTTCCTTGAATCCATGGTGGTTTTATCAGTCTTGTCGCCCCACATATATTACACCTCATAACTCAGGCTTCTTAGATTACTTCCGCGAAAAAGATTCAGATTAATACACACCAATGTGCATAACCTCAATCTGTCTTTCATGATTTTCCTGGGTAATGCATACTAAACTATGCGATCTCTAGGTTGTTGTGGTGTTGCTGTTACGTTTCTTCTGGGACAGGTCGTTATCTCCCTAAATCCCAGAATCAAGAAAGAGTCAAAGGAGTATCTAGCAACTCTTGGTAAGGAGCAGTTGCTTATGTACCAGCTTGTCGTGAACGAGCGTATGAGAATCTACAAGAGAGCTACCCTGGCAGGTGTTGTTGCTGGTGTTCTTGCTATGCTAGCCTGCCCGAAGAATATGTCTGCTCTCGCTCGCGCGTGTGCGTTCCTGTCGGCTGGCTTTGTCGTACAGTACTTCTGGTACATTCTATCTCCTAAGGAGTACTCTATGGTGCCTGTTCTAGACACGAAGAAACAACGTGAGGAGTGGCAAGACGTTTACCGTGAGTATCAATGGTCATGGCACATCGGCCTTGTTGTTGGGCTTGTCGGATACTTCTTACTGGGTCTAGGTTGGTAATCGCGTTGCTCATATCAACTTACCAGTTGGTAATCGCGTTGCTCATATCAACTTACCAGTTGGTAAAGCTTACCCTTTCTTAGACTTCAACCATGCGTAAAACCCTTGGTTCACCTCATCCCAATGAGGTAGGGCTCGCATGCGCTCTAACCATGACGCGAATCCGACACCAGGAGTGTACTGGAAATCCTTCTGTGAGGACTCAAAGAACTCCAACATGGTTAGAGACAAAGCGACAGATAGATCCGCGAGAGAGACTTGGGATCCACACAAAAACCCTCCGTTCTCCAACACTTTATGATCAAGGTATGCCAGAGATTTGCGTACCATCTGAAACTTGTCCTTGTCGGGTTTCTCACCACGGAAGATGATAGGATACACGAACTCTCCGATACGCTTGTAAAGAGTAGTTGCGTCGTAGTACAACATCTCATCCACCTTGGCACGATGTACGTTAGAAAACTGGTTCCAGATACCTGGGTACTTACGAGCCAGCTCCGTACGGTACGTCTTGGAGACTAGGTACTTCGCGATCGCTCGGGACTCTGACAGAACAAGACCTTCAGCCGTCTTGTACGTAGGAACACAATGTCTTGGATTCAAAGAGACGAACCAGTCCTGCTTGTGTTCACCCTTCATCAAGTCCATATCGACCAGGTTCATCTTGTGATCGGCCAAAAGGGCGACCCAGTGAACCAGACGGCACGGAGCCGATCCTCGCATCAGGTAAAGTGTGTCTGCGGTTTTAGACATTGGATTCTATTGTCTTTATAATCTAAAACCGGAGAACGTAGTGTGGAAACAGACGAAGAGGTTGTAAAATCAAGAGACGTCTAATGTAACTGGAAAACTGATCGTTGATATAAGGATTTTGGGGTTATGGGCAAGTTAACACAAGACAGAATGGCTGTAACGATTGTGGATTCAAAAGAGTCTCTCGTGCCACAATGGCGCGAGCAAGGGGTTCAGATCCATTTTCATGTCCAAGGGGACGAGAGAGAGCTTAGTGGCTCTTACTCTGTTCCTATCGATATTCAGTCCGACGAGGCGGAGTACAAATATGTTGAAGCCAAGGCCAGAGAGTACATGGATATGTACGCCAGAGTGAAAAAGGTTCAGATAGGTAGTCAGACACTGGTGAAAATGGGAGACTCCTATGATCACTACGCGTACATCCAAGAGGTGGAGCAGGAGAGAGCTGTCCCTCAGAGGAGGATGATCACTGTGACTTATCAGTTACAGTGCGATCCCGAAAATCCTCAGAAATGTGTTTATTTTTTAACCCCGGGAATCACAGAGGATAACTTAGAAGAATGGATCACAGAGAAGGCTTTGGAATATGTCGCTTATCTTGAAAGGCAGAGCTTCCGTTCTTTCGGGAGGAAGTTCCTGATGAAGATGGACACAGATGAGTACATCTACTACGTCTACGACGCTGAAGAGGTTTTGAACCCTCCTCTTCAGGAGGAGTTTGTCGCTTGGTTCAGAAAAGGTGATAAGGAAGAGAAAAAGGAAGTTGGAATCAAGATCACACGTGATGACAAGACAGAGCCTCGTCCTCCCCAACCACCAACAGAACCACCTTCTATCCCCGAGGATCGCAGACAGACTCGTATCTCTGACTATTTCGGGGTATCTCGTCAAGCTCAGACAGAACCTTGGGGGCAACAACTCTGGGAGCCCGAGGAGACATCGGGCTGGGGCGATGTCTGGCAAGACCTGACAGGAACATGGGAGGACTTGGCTGATCGCCCCAGTACTCCTCCTATGACAACATCCCCTATCGCGACTCGTACGAGATCCGCGACTAATTTTGTGGAGAAGAAACAGATCTTCTATGAGAGGTTGTGGAACCTTGGTTATCAACCTACTTTTGACTCTATCGACCAGATGGCTAATCCAGATATGCAGATTGACAAGAACTGTTCTGATTACGAACTAATTCACGCAGCGGACTGTCTAGGTATTCTTAAGAGTAGAATGGATGATTCTGATGGAGAAAGTAGTTGGAAGACTGTGTCTTTGGAGGATATGTTACCACCACAAGATACTGAGGAAGTTACTGTGAAAGATGTTTTCGGCTCTGATCTTACAGAACCTGAAGAAATTGTAGCTAAACAGAACTTTGCCAAAGAGGCATGAGGCTCTTATCTTATTCATAATTATGTAAAGTATCCCTTAACTACCATCAAAACTTATCAGAGTGAGCTTTCTTCCGTGATGGTAGAACTCCTTAATGGCAGTAACCCACGTACCGTATCCGTCGTTAGCCATCTGGGCGTACTCCCGCACCTTATCAGGTGAGATCGGTGATCTTAGACATACCCCTGTGTAGTAAATGTCTCTGATCTCGTCACGCATTCGAAGAAACTCCTCAGTGACAGGAGTGTTCACAATAACAGGAGAGGGCTCTCCCATACTGTAAGGCTCGAAGGAGCCGTGTATGTAAATAGCCTTCTCCTCTCTCATTACCTTCTCAAACACCGCCTTGATAACATCAGCTCCAGACATCATCTGGAAAATGTCCAGGAAAACAAAGTCTGCGTTCTTCATTGCTTGTTGCATAGCCTTATTCTCGTCGATTCCCTGTTTCTCTTCCTCATCACTACCTATCTCGTAAGCCTCAATAGGTTTTCGATCGATCTCGATCATAGTTGACCAGAACCTCTGTACTGTTTTTGAAACGTCTTCCGAAAAATCACACTTTTTCGAGAGAAGTTTGTTGAAAAATGTAGGATCATTCCAACTCATGATTACTCAGGTAATCACACGTTACTTTCTAATAGAAGAGACTATGTTTGTAGAATCAGTTTTGATTTTACGCAAAAGACTGAACCAGTTGGTTCGTCTCGGAACGACGTACTCGTTGTACGTCCACGCGTCCTGTCTGCCAACCGTTTAGCTTCATAAGATCCTTGATCACCTCATCCGAACCGAAGTACGGATGAGAGACCACGGGTCCTTGGAAGTTGTGTCCAAGTGTGACAGCTTTCTGTCCGTTGACAACGGCGATGTGATGTTCGTCCAGAACAAGATTGTAGACAGCGTCCACCTTGTGCTCCTCCTCGTCACCAAGGTCATGTGGGAACACCCATCGACCCTCTTGATATACAGGATGCCAAGGGGTGATCAGACATCCGTCAAGATTGACGAGTCTGATCGAACCACCTGTTGGCAGAGTGACAACACATGTGACCTTCGTAGGTCCCTGTGGGGTCGCGATTCGATCGCCACCAACCAACTGGTCGATGCGCTTCTGCTCGCCGTTCGCCATCTCCACAGTCGACTGACCGTGGAAACATCCACCACCAACGTTGTAGTAGTTGCCCATAGAGCTAACCACACGTCGCGCCTGTTGGCGGTGAGACGGCTTAGGAGCAGGGATCGTCTTGAAGACGTCCGAGTAGCGCTCCACATGTTGGTTGAAGCGAGCTCCACCGTAATGCTGGACACCGGGATCCTTGAAGTTGTTACACTGTTGCTGACGATGCGCGTCAGCAAGAGACAACAGATAATGAACACCCCACTTGGTAAACCAGTCCGAGCGTGACATTGCCTCTCTCACTTGTCCGTCCAGATCCCTCAGAAGATCCTGAAGATACTTAGACTTGGACGCGTAAGAGGTGAGAGTCTGAATCTGCTTGTTTAGCAACTCGTTTGCGGCCTGCTGTCCTCGAGGGTACAGCTGAAGAGCCTCCGAGAGCATGTCAACAGATGTGACACGTCCCAGAGTCTCGTAGACCACATATGACTCCTCACCACCTGCCGACTCGAGAGTGACAGTCTGAGTGTCCTTCATGTCACTGTAGTTCAGCGTCAGAGTGATCGTTCCTGGGTTACCACCCAGTTGGAACAGACAAGTGCGGTCTTGGTCGCACTGTAATTGTCCCAGCTTGATGAGAGTGGAGCTACCAGAGCTTGTCACCGGGTAACCCCCAGGGACAGTCACAGTAACATCTCGTTCGGGTGTAACACCCATAACAAGATCACGGAAGGTCGTGGTACGCAGGTTAGCCAGCGCGTTCACGAAGATCGTGCCTATCATTCCTGCGTCCGGGATGAACCCGAAGATACCGTCGCCCCAATGAGCGAGGTTCTGTAGCAGATCCGACTGCATTGAGTAGCCGAACCCGTACATGTTGACAGTACAGCGCCTGCCACACTTCTCCTCGTAACGACGGAACTCCCTCTCGTAACCCATTGGTGGGTTCACGTTAGGGATTCCGTCAGTCAACAGGAAGATAGAGCGCGAACGTCCGTCCGCATCTCCGTTGAGTTGCTGCATTCCCTTGTACAGACCATCCCAAAGGTTGGTCATGCCCTCAGGACCCAGACCGCTCACAACTCCTTGAGCCTTCTTCTTGCCCTTTAGATCCATCTTGGTGAGCTCCAGCACAACGGTAGCGTTGTCTGTGTACTTCACAATAGTCAGACGGTCTGAGGCACCAAGATTCTCGATGATGGTGCGCGCGGCGTGCTTGACGAGATCCAGGCGGGAAAGCCCATTGTTCTCCTTCACGCCGTGCTCATCCACAGACTGTACAACAGTGTCCATTGAGCCGGACACGTCGATAACCAGAGCCAGGTCAACATCACGCTCCCTCGTACGAGGGGCGGTGATCGTGACACTGTTGTACGGCCCGATTGTGTTCAGGCGAATCCTGGGTTGCGTGTTTTGCTTGCTTTCAGAAGACATGTTAGTGGTGATGGGTGTTGTTTTCACGACGTATATCTTCTTAAGTCAAAAAGTGATTGATTTCGTCGACTGAATCTACCTATAAATCACTTTTTGTTTACTAAAACCCCACAGACGTTCCGAGGAAAATGGAGAGGAAAATAAAGCCTTTCAATGGGGTCTCCTATGTTTATCCTTTTCGCCACATTCCGATGTTTCGTTCCAAAGGCTGGGACGGAGCTGATCAGCCTGCCAAGGAACTCGTGGAGTTCGTTGGTGGAGACTGTTGGGGGATCTACATCAAGAGGGGTCAGCAGATTCTTCCGATTACCAACACGTACGCCCTCTACGAGAAGTTCGGTGAGGGTTATTTGACGACACGTCAAGGGATGTTAGAGAACAAGGTGAGAGACAACATTTTGGAGAGTCCGAAGGATCTTCTGCTCTGGATGGAGCCTAAGGACGAGTTGTGTGTCATGTTAGGCGACAACGTAATCCGATACGCCATCTTCTGTCGCACCCAGAACGGAAAGTCGTGGACGATGGCTGATTTCTTTGAGCTGACTAAGACCGAGTTCGGAGCGAAGTTATGAAAAATCGTTCCTTGAAACAGTTTAAGTTCGAGATCATAGTAAAAACACCAAATATGGCTGAGGAGAAAAAGACAGAGAGTAAGTTTGTTTTTTTCTACTCGAACGGATCACCTTTCTCACAATGGTACCCGTCCAGGTTCACGACCAAGTCAGTTGTGGCACCACAACTGAACGCGAACGAGTACAACTGCGCAGAGCAGTACATGATGGCGGAGAAAGCTCTGCTCTTTGGGGACGCGATGATCTACAACAAGATCATGGCACAGGTATCCCCGAGGAAACAGAAGGCTCTCGGGCGCAAGGTCAGAGGATTCAACGAGTCAACATGGAAGAAGATGAGGGAGAGGATCGTCTTTCAGGCGAGCTACGCGAAGTTCTCTCAGAACCCAGAGCTCCTGAGGAAGTTGATGGCTACGGGGGATAAAACCCTTGTGGAAGCCTCTCCCACAGATCGTGTTTGGGGAGTAGGTATGCGTGCCTCTGACCCTGGAATTCACAACCCGAAGAACTGGAGAGGTCTTAACCTTCTCGGCAAGGCTCTCACGGCAACCCGTGAGACTATCAAGGAGAAACAGGCTGTTCGAAAGGAGAATGACCTTGATCCTCAAGAATGATTTGAGTAAAACTTAATTACATTCTAATCACATAGTAATGACAACACTGACAATAGAGGGACACAAGTACTTAGTGACTACTAAGTTTCAACATCCAGGCGAAGGTATTCGTGATGTTTACATACGGGACTACGATGGGAACGATGTGACATATCAATTCGATATACATCATTTTACTAATGAACCTTGGGAGATTCTGGAAAAAGCCAGAAAGAACGGTGAGTATCAAGGAGTGAAGTACTTGGGTAAAGTCAAAACACAAGAGAGAAAAACAACGTGATTTAAAGAAATCATGTATACTGTGTAACGCAAAATGCAGTCATCCGTAACAAGACGTTCTACATCTAACTCTTCATGGCCTCTTATTGGTGCTCTTGGCGCTCTCGCAGTTGCCGGCGGAACAATGCTCGGCATGTGGTGGAACGGACGCAGAAAGAAAAGATGTGGACCCGATCGTTGTTGCGTTCTTGAGGAGATCAAGCAGAAAAGGCGTGAGAACCCTGATCAGGTTGAGCCTGGTGGAGCTAATGACCAACGGCGTAGCGTTGGCAGCGATCAAGTAGCTGACGAACTTCTTGTTCACATCTCAGGAAAGTTCTATCAGTACCAGAAGCCTGACGGAACCATCGTGACATACACACGTGATGAGAAGACAAACGAGTGGGTGACCACCGAAGAGAAAGATCCTGAAGAGATCAAGAGAACTACTAAGAACCATCATCAAGTTCTTCAGTCGATTGGGAAGGCGTTAGAGGAATCTCTAAAGGAATCAGGCGCAAGCTTTGAAGAACTTCCTCCTCTAGCACCTGAAGATCCACCGGGTTCTTCGCAAGATCAACGTCCTTCCCCTGCTCATCACACTGACGAAGAAGCAGAGTCTGTTCAAAGTACGGAGAGGACTCAAAGTCCTTCAACTCCTCCTCTGTCATCACCCCACCCTGAAGACGAAGAGACAGACGAGAACCTTCCGTGAGCCCGTCTCGATATTGTGGGTTTTTCGTGCAGAGATACCTCTTCGCGTCCACATGACCCATAATAGGCATGTACACTAAAGGGGGAAACCCTTGGTAAGCTAACCATTTGGCACCAACTAACTCGTGAAAATCATTAACACCTTGTGCAGGATCCTTCGGCTTTCCGTGTAGGAGATGACCGATGTCGTGCAGAAGTGCGGAGACACGTAGATGAACTGAGTTAGAGCCAAGTCTCGTTCTTTTCATAGCTTGATACGTCTGAAACGCGTGTTGCTGTTGCGTAATGGGCTCAGAGATCATGTAACGTGAGTTACCGTTACGTAAGAACGCGGAGCGAATGAGAGACCAAGTTCGTTGTGCCATTGATGTCACAACTGTGACCACGTTTTAAGCCTGAGTTCCACATTTGGAGACAGCCCAGTAGAACAGAAGAGCGAGTACGAACCACGCGACGAGAATATGGGTATGATCACGCATATTGCTATGTATTACGAAAGGAAAATAGGGATAAGCCATCAGATGTTTATCTGAAGCTGGAAAGATGGAGGATCTACCGTCGAACATTCTGTTTCTGAACAAGACGTTTCAAAACGGCACGAGAATGGACGATCTTTACACTGATCACAACGATCATATTATGGCGGCGATCGGTTTTATCACCTTCGGTCTGATCCTGGTTTGCTGTCCTTGGATTATGGCTTTTTGTAACAACACCTGGAAGGATCGAAAGATTGAATTATGCGCGTGTAACTCTATCGGGTTTTTGTTACTTACTTTCGGAGTTATTGAGCTTTACCAAGCATATCAAACAGAACAGGAGATCAACGATAATACATAAAAAGGTCTGGGACAAATCATGACTGTTTAAGGGATAAAAGTTATTATTTTCACTTGTGTTAAAGTCAGACATGATACAGACCTAAAATGTTGGGTAAGTTATTAAGAAGGGAACCATGCGTTGGATCACTCCTGCTCTTATCGGTCTTTTCGCGGGGTCTGTTGGGGGATTCTTCGGAATCTCCGGTGCGTTCATCATACTGTCTCTTATCTCGTTTCTGAAACTGGTACCAGATCAGAGAACTGCAGCAGGGACAACACTGTTCATTCTTCTACCACCGATATCGATTCTCGCGGTGTATCAGTACTACAAGGATAAACAGATTGATTTCCGATTAGGTTTCGCCGTCATGTTCTTCTACATTCTTGGTGGATGGATAGGTGCGAAGGGTGCGCACGTGCTGAGTAACAAGGAGATCAAACTTTTGTTAGCCATTATGTTTCTCATTCTTGCGATCATAAACTTCGACAACTTTCTGAAAACCAAGGACTAATACTCAAGCTTAAAGCCTGGGAGGTATTTAGGTAATGTCGCAGATTTCCAAAGCGCCAATGGCTCCTAGAACCAAGTGCCCTAAGTTCAAGTGCCCTTTTTGTCCTGAGCTACTCAACACCCAGTTACATTGGAAGTTTCACTGTAGCAGAGCACACTCGAAAGACGTCACCCAAGAGATGGCCTTTAAGTTTTATGTGTCTACCAAAAAGACGAGAAAATCATCAAGAAAGTCATCAAGAAAGTCATCTAGTTCTCCAAAACACTCGAGATCCCCTCATGTTCGTATGAAAGTGTCTCGTTCCTCAAGGCGCAGTTCTCGCAACGCTGACGGAGACGGAGACACACCCACACGTCTTCAGAAGTCCATGGCCGTACGTGCCGATAATGAAGAGAGGAAGTTGAAGGTGAATGGGGAGCGTCTTGCCAAGATAAAGATGAAAGAGGTGATGTCAAAGGCGAAAATGGTGAAGGAACAAGAAGAGATTCTCAAACGTCAGGTCTCGGAGTTTAACAAGTACAAAGCTGAGTTCATACGCCAGCAACAGCTAGAAAAAGAACGCTTGGATAGAGAGATGGCTCAACTACTAGCTAAACATGAGAAAGAGATTCAGCAAAAGAACGCTCAGTTACAAGAGGCTCACTGTCGTATCAGCGCGTATCGCGACGATATAGTTAACTCTACCTCTGAGAAGTCTGAGTTAACTGACTCCGCTGATTCAACGGATTCATCTGAGGAGAACAGAAAGACAGAGTGTAAGATCTGTTACGACGCAATCGCAGACACAGTATTTTATCCATGTGGACACATGGTGACATGCTATGACTGCGCGCTTCAGGTGAAGTTCGGCACCTCAAACTGCCCGATGTGTCGACGATACGTTTTGAAGGTCATTAAAACTTTTGGGTAGTTTAGTTGTTCAAAGAAACATCATGAAGGGGTGGCGCTGAAGGTGTTCCTGGTTGTTGACCCGCGTCGCCTTGACCCTCACTTGTGTAACTCGGAGGTGGTGACAGAATAGGAATACCCTCAGAGACTGTCTCTGGTTCAGGTACTCCGTTCGTCAGAATGTACTCTCCTTCGTGTGACGAGCGTATACAGCGATCCCTGTACTCTGCTGTCTTGTACCTATTGTAACCCATACTATCAGTGTATTTCTCCCTGTAATAGTCCTCTGAGTAGGCGTACTCAAAACGCCCGTTTCTTCGCACAAAATAGTGCTTTCTGGCCAATGTGTTCACCTTGTCGGTAAAAAGCTCCTTCAGATGAACCGCTGTGGTGATAGAGGAACAACATCCTATGTCTCCTGTGTACTCCTGCCAGACAGTGTACCTTCTATTCAGGTTTGTTAGAACGATATCACCCCGATAGAGACATGGTGTAGGAGACGGTGCCTTGTTTCCCATAATAGATAATTACATTGTTAATGTTTAAGTCTAAATACGAGTACGTCTACCGATATCCAGAGAGAAAATAGACTAAAAGCTCCGCGACGTCGATTTTCTGACAGTCAAAAAATCGACTTATGGATAACTCTCTATCTAAGCATCAACCACAACTGAGCAGAATGGCCGAGACTAAATCGAAGACGTCTAGCGATTCCAAGGATGGAGCCCCGAGTCCCATTGTCGCTCACTACACGGACACATTCTGTCCGAAAGAGGTGACGATAGGCGTTTCTGGGATCATCGGGGCTGGCAAGAGCACTCTTAGTGGGCAACTTGGTGAGATCTTCGACTTTCAGGTTCTCTACGAGCCAGTGAAGACGAATCCTTACCTGGCGAAGTTCTACCAGGACATGAAGAAGTACGCGTGTATCATGCAGGTGTACCTCCTGAAGGAGCGTTTCAAGCAACACCAGAAGATGATCTGGTGCCACGAGAACACGATCCAGGATCGCACGATCTATGAGGACGTGATTTTCGCGAAGATGCTGAGAGAGTCTGGTGATATGGAGGAGCTGGACTTTCAGACCTACCGTGATCTTTACCAGACGATGTCCAACTTCCTTCATCGCCCGGATCTCATCGTGTATCTGGACGTGGAGCCCGAGGAGGCTCTACGGCGAATCAAGATGAGAGATCGAAGCTGTGAGTGTAACATCCCTGTGGAGTACTTGACCGCCTTGAAGAAAGGGTACGAGGAGTGGCTGGAAGACGTGGAACCTCGCATTCCCGTGCTTCGCCTGAACTGGAACGAGTTTCTGGACGCAGAGGTAGTTGCCCAAAAAATCAGGGAGAAGCTGAAGACCTGCCGAAAGGGTTTGGTGATCTGAAACCAAAAACCTTACTTAATTCATAGTGATAAGATGGAGAAACTACATGTTGCTGAGAAGCTTCTTGAACAAGGCGGTGTTCTTCTGGACATTCGCACAGGTGAGGAGTACGCGAAAGGTCATCTTTGTGGCTCTCATAATATTCCTACTCCGTTGCCACCTCTGAATAGAGAGAAACAAGCTCAATTACTTCATCAGTTACAGTACTTCATGCGAAGATCTAATGTTAGACCGAACACACCAATTATTGTTTACTGTAAGAAAGGCATTCGAGCCGCAGAGGCTTGTTGTCAACTTCTACAAAAACTCGGGATGAAACGCGTCATGAATCTCGGAGGAGTTCTGGACGAACCACTCAAAGGTATCATGAGTGGGAGAATTAGGTCGAAGTTCCTAAAACGATGCCCTGCGCATTAGTTAGATGGAGACACTGTGAGCATCCCTTAACGGGCTTTCAGCCACGTTAAGAAAATTACTTTAACGATTAAGTACTAATAAAGAGATACCTCACATGGAACGAGAGTGAGACGGATCAAGAGTGAACTCACCAGTGCGCCAGTGGGGCCATCTGTGATGCCAAGGACGCCAGTTAGGGCGCCACCAGCGATGACGACGATGACGACGATGCCATGGTCTTTCCACAACAGTTCGTGTCGGTTGAACGTAGTAACGGTTCACGACAGGTCTCTGGCCACGTGAGCCGGACATAGCAAACCAGAGTAGAGCAATAAGAAGAATAACGAGGATAGCACCTCCTACGCCGTGTATTGCCTCCATCTTTCTGAGTGTTATACTATCTTACAGATTTTCCTAAGAGATTCGCTTGAAGATTTTCGTGTATTCTTTTCCTGTTCCGTAAGAGGTTTTAGAACCAGGCATAAGACCAGATGGTATGAGAGTGGAAGAGACAAGGCGAAAACCTTTCCTCTCTAAGTGCTTCGTTATACCTACAATGTACGCCCAGCTACGATAACAGAAATAGGTTTTAGTCCTGTCAATAAGTTCGTCCATCACTGAGAACCCATGTGTTTTTACGTGTGGTAACACCTTTTCCGTGTAATCCTCACCTGTCTCCATCGTCAGCTCTAAGGCTTTGTTGTATAGAGGTTTTAGGTTTCCGAACAAACAATGATGGACACCCATGTACAGAGTGATATCATACTCATCATCCAGATTTTCAACAAACTTCTTGAAACCGTCCACTGTCATGAGATCTGTCTGTACGAACTCGGCTTTTGTCTCAAACTTCTGAAAGAACTTGTTACAAAAATCAACTTTCTTCCAATCTATCTCAAATCCTTTCACTGATCTCGCTCCTCTTGCGCAAAACTGATAAGAAAGATTTCCGTTAGAAGATCCAATATCAACAACAGAACAACCCTCACAATTGTCGTAGAGAATGTCAAGTCCTTTTCTACGAGAGTCGTAATCTCCAGAGTAGTTCTCACCGGATGCTACAATGGCTTTAACATCCTCCTCGTACTTTTCATCAGAGACCTTCAAGGTTCTAACATGATTCGGGAAGGCTTTGAGCTTATTAAATGTATGTGAACATATACTCTTGATAAACTCCGTGTCACGAGAGTTAAACTTGTGCTCTGTCTCCTCAAGAACATGTGTTTTCACGTTAGGTAGCCCTGCTCTCATCAGACCAAGAACGAACTGGTAGGTTCTCTCCCACTCAAAACACAGTCTGTAGACACGTGATGTCTCCTCAGTGTAGTAAACAGAATGATCTGGTTCCGCCAACAAGGACTCTGGTGTCTCACTATGTCGCATAAGAGCGTCTGTTATCCAGCTGTAAGGATCCTGAATTAGGATATGAATAACAACGTTGTTGTGTTTCGCTAGGGTATGCGCAAGAGAGAAAAGAGCGGTGTTTGTTCTAAGAAGAACATCTTGGTCAGAAGAGAGAAACTTCACGCAAAACTCCCTGAGGAGTTTCTCATTACTGTGATCAATCTTTTGGTGATTCTCTAAGTTGTTGTACCATGTGACAATATTATCTTGTATCCATTGGTCAATCTCCCTAGTGTCATGCGACGTTAAAATGATTTCAGGAATATCCAATCCTGGGACATCTCGGGAGAAAGGAATTACGATATGTTTCGACATACCTAGTATACCAGTGTAAGAGTAAGTTATAAACAGTTCTAAACGTATGAGACACACGTTTAAAAAATAGTATCATTTACTGATATCATTGTATATTTGGACAATGGCAAGTCCTAAGAAGTTCTGTATTTACCATGTTCTGTTCCCGGACACAAAAAGAAAGAACATGATGAGAACTCTTCTGTGTGGAGAGCTCCCCGAGTATGTTTCTTACAACGTAGTTCTACCAAAACAAGGTAGCGACGACTACCTGAAAGAACACATTTTTGTGAAGCCAGATAATGTTTACTACTTTGATAATCCGTCAGGAATTAAAGGCTTCTTACTTCAACGTATCGATGAGATTGACGCGATTATAACTCTTGATATTTGGGAACATTTTTGGGTAAAAGACCTGAAAAAGCCTGTTTTCTTCGTACAACACGGCATTCGAGGGTCATTCATAGCTAATAAAATCATAAGGGGGTATATTAACAATATTCAGGGTGATCTTGATCAGATGTACACAATCGGGAAGACAGAGTTACACTGTCTGTGCCAGGCGAACATCCCGAGAGATTGCTTTACCTTACTTCCAGGACTTCCACAGACTGATTACATAAAACTATTACAAGAAAAGATGAAAGACACGAAGTTTCGCTCTAGTTATATGAGAAAGAAAGGGTTCGATCCTAATAAGAAGTATCTTCTGATGCTCCCATCTCTCTTTCATTACGGTCTTATTCTTCAGCCCATTATTAACATCGTTAAGGAAGAGATGAAAGATGTAGAGATTCTTCTCAAATATAAGACCAATCGGTACAAAAACCTCGGAATAGCAGATCGTTTCGAGAACGCTCATCAGATACCCCATGACGAGCTTATCTACAACTACATGTTCGCTGACTATTATCTCATTCTTGGTTACGGGAGCGCGTATTTAGAAGGACTCAGTTTTAACAACAAAACAATTCTTTACACAGAGAAATCAGATCTAATACAAAAGGCACATGATAACAAAGAGATGTATCTAGAACCTGTGGGAAACCTTCTCATTGTAGAGGGAAGAGATAGATTACGCCAGACTCTTCGAAATATCGATAATAACTCGCTGTATGATGACCAATATCTCTCTAGTAAGAAAGAGTTGTTCAAACGGGAGATATTATTCGATGAGTTTGAGATGGTAACACCGAGAATTCTAAAAGACATAATTTTCAGAACAAATCTGAAACGGATACTTCAGTCTTAATGGGTTAGTCTGAAAAAAAGAAGTTAGTATTTTGGTCTATTTCACGGTATTTTTCACGGTATTTTTACTGAAAAATAGCGAATTAATAGTTTAAACCCTTGAAGATTTAAAACGCCGGTTTTAAGTCAAAACGGCTTAAAGCAAAAAAGATTAATAAATTATGAACCCAACCAACAAATCAGGATATACAGGTCGTAAAAGACCTGATGTATCTCAAAAGCTAAAAGATCGAAAAGGTAAGGAAGAGAGAGTGGTAAAATGTTCTCTTTCAAAAAGATTAGTAGAAAAGTCCCTTTTAGAGGAGATAGAAAAATGGGTTCATATCACAAGTAAAGTTACAAACAAGGGTTCTTTAGTGTTCAATAGGTTACTTTTACATTGTCTTAATAATGGTCTGGAGTTACCTGATCTTACTGACCAGACTTTGTATGTTCAATGTTTTAACATTGGTGTTGGAAGAACGATTAAGAACATTGGTGTTCTTAATGATGTATGGAAGTCTTACTTCTCGAAGTTTCCGAAAATCGAGAAGAATAGAGGAGATACACAAGCCTATGTGTACTCAGCGAGACAGTACATGACAAACTTTAAGAACTCTCTAAAGTTCACTTTCAAGAATCGCCAAAAAGCATATATCAAGAAATGGTGCGTTGTTAACGATATTATTGACAAGGGAGCTGTTCATAGTATCCAGTGTGCCATTAACGGATGGGGTTGTAGATTAGAAGTTCCTGAAAAGGCACATGATTTCATTCAGACAGAACGTAAATTATTAGAGAATCCAGAAGACATGACGTTTACATGGATAGGTACTCATATGTTGTTAGTGACAAAGTACTTCTTTCATATTCTGAAGTTCATGGAACAGTACGAAGACACACGAAAGTTTACGTTAGCACCGATAAGCTCTATCAAGCGTCACTTTATGACTATTGATACAACTGTACTTTTTGAGATGATGAAGAACGTAGAATTGATCGACATGAAGAAAAAAGATTTTATGGCTTTAAGAAGGGAACAATGGGGTTCTGTTTTTAACATTACTGGGTTGTGTACAAAAGGTACGTTTTCTGATATGGTAGAGACGGACGGTGTAAGTGCTTGTTTTCATTTCAAAGTACCTAAAGTTGAAAAGAAACTAGGAAACCGAGAGATCAAGAAGGCAAAACGTGTTATCGCTATTGATCCTGGTAGATCTAATATCATTTACGGTGTAGAACGTTTAAAAGACGGCAAATTAAGAAAGTACAAGTTGACAAGAAACCAGTATTACACGGAGGCAGGTATGAAGACCGCTAAAAGGAGATCGGCACACTGGGAAAGTAAGATAGAACAAGAGGAGTTAGTTTTTCGTAAAATCAGTCCTAAGACTACACAAGAAAAAGTATGGGATGAGTTTTTGAAGAACTATGGTACTGTTTATGATAAGTTATGGGAAGTGAAGTTGAAAAAGAAATGGTCACGTGAGCGTTTTAGAGTGTACTGTCTTAGAAGAAAAACACTTGATAAGTTCTTTAACAGTATGAAAGGTGAAGAAAAACCTGTTATCGCTTATGGGGCGGCGAAATTTAACCCAAATGGGAAAAACGAGTTATCATCACCTACAACGTACATATCAAAAAGATGTGCTAAGTTCTATCCTGTCATCATGATAGATGAGTATAATACGACTAAGGTATGTGCTGATTGTGATAGTAAATTATGTAAAGTGGTTAAAAACAAGGCAGAAGGATTACGAGAGGTCCGAGGTTTACGATGGTGTTGTTCCACCAAGTGTCGTACATTTAAGGATCGTGATTCTAATGCCTCCCTGAACATTCTAAGGTGTTTTGAGTCAGGTGTACATAGACCACACAGTTTATCTCGTAATTATGATAATAAGAAAGTAGTCACTAAGTCTTTAGTACTTTATGACGAAGGAAGTAAGGTTATTGACAAGGCGAGATGAAGACGGAGGGAGTATTAATTTATTTCTATCCGTTATACACTTTTTGGATGACTTAAAACGTTCATTTTAAATCTTCAAGGGTGTAAACAGTCGTGTGTACCTAGGTAGATATCTGACAATGGCTGAAAACGTTTTTAAGCTCCGCGAGACGCAAAGCGTCCTTACATTCGGAAAACATAAAGGAAAGACATTTGGGAAGGTTCTTGATGAGGAACCGGGATACGCGAAATGGGCTTTGAACAACTTTAGTAAAGGTTGTTTCGGGGATAACCAGAAAGCGTTCCTACAGTTTCTACAAGAGAACTACGTGGAGCCTGATCCGAGAGATGATAAGTACCTGAAGAACGCGTGGTATCTTGACCCTCGCGCGTTTACACTTCTACAGTATGGCATTGACCCGACTGTTCTTGTCTGTACGAGGAAACAGGGTGAGAGAATAAAGTTCGTTCTCTGTGAGCACATGGACTCTCAACGATATCTACGCATGTTAGACGAGAGATTGGTAGCAGGATTCATTGAGAACACTAACGAGTTAGACGAGATGAGTTTGTTTATTGAGCTATCACCTTTTGTGATGGAGCTCGATGGAAAACAGTACTACGTACGACCAGAGATCGCTAACTGTATGATGGCTCTCCATGAGAAGTACGAGGAGAACTTGGAGCAGGATCGTCAGTACAAACTTGTGGACGAACCTTCCAAGATTATTCTCTCACACTGGTTAGCACCTTCTCTGAAAGGCAAGCGTACTCACTCGACAGGCAGATGGATCATGTTCTTTGATCGTGTCAAGGAGGACGAGAAAGGTCTGACAGAGCTTGATAGAGCTTACCAACTCCTGAAAGACAACTTTGATGACATAGGGCACAACTACTATTTTAAGGTCTCCACAAGACGCCCCAATCCGAACGCCGAACGCGAGGACAAGGGCGCACTCGTCGTTTTCTGTAACGAGGATGATCGTGAGGATATCGCCGAGAAACTGGATGATCTTCTTGTTCTTGAGAGGCGTGTATGGTGGAAGTCACATGACGGCAAGACAAAACACGCTTACGACCCGAAGACTTTGTGTAAAGAGATAGTCGCAGAAGTGATACAGTTGGAGGCGCCGAAACTACCTGAGATAAACTTCGATATCTCAATGATTTACGAGGCACAGGACAGCGCGCCAGTGAAACCGTTCTTCAATCTAACAGAGGAGATCACCATATGAACGAGTGGGTAAGTTCCGCTACATCAAAACAGAAGTTTCCTTTAAGGATCTCCTTAAACTCCTTCATCACTACGGGTTGAATATAAACTATGTCATTCCCTCTTATCAATACATCATGTCCAGTTACGAAGTTTCTGTTACCGAAAACTGTTATCTTCGATCCGGAGATGGTGTTATAATCACCTGTCACGCCGTTCTCGCAACCTGTGATGTTGTTGTAATTCCCTGATATCACCTGAGAGTCGTTCCCCGTAATCGTGTTGTAATCCCCGTTGGCATGTGTGTTGCTTCCTAGAAGCGTGTTTCCCACGTAATGAAAAGGTCCCCCAGATCTCCATCCATCAGTGTCACCACCCATCGCTCCGTACCCGATAGCGATGCTATGAGTACCACCCAACCCGGTTCCGGCGTTGGTTCCGATCGCTATGTTATTGGCTGGGTTCCATGTTGATGCGCCGTAACCAATGGTGACAGTTCCAGTGTCCATTGTGTCCGTAGTTATTGTCCCTCGATAAGGACCTGAAGAGTCCAAAGTTGTCAAACCTCCCCAATCAGCTATTGTGGTCATTAGCGTTAACGTTAGACAGAATCGATCTCGTTGCTTAAGTAGTTTCCTTAAACACCGACGTAAGTATGAGGTGTCACCCTCTTCATCTCCTCCTTTACTGACTCATCAACGGGTAATGTCTCTATGAACTCTTGTACCTCCTGTCTGCCAATGACATGATGATTCTGTGTGAATCTCCTCACAGTGTTGTAAGCGTCAGGAACTCCCTCGCGTCGTAACAGAGTTTGAATAGCCTCTGTGACAACGACCCAGTGATTGTCAAGGTCTTCTTTGATTCTTGATCCGTTAACAGCTATTTTATCAACTCCTCGACGAATGTTCTGGTACGCCACCAAAGAGTGCGCGAAAGGTACACCTATGTTACGCAGAACCGTTGAATCAGTAAGATCTCTTTGTAGTCGTGAGACAGGAAGCTTTCTCGCGAGAAACTCCAATATAGCGTTCGCGTACATCAGGTTGCCCTCAGCGTTCTCAAAGTCGATCGGGTTCACCTTGTGTGGCATCGTGGACGACCCAACCTGCTCGAAATCTCTTGATAACTTGAAGTATCCCATGGAGATATACTGCCAGATATCTCTACAAAAGTCGATAAGAATCGTGTTGATTCTGATCATCAGTTGACAGAGCTCGGCGATATTATCATAGTTATCAATCTGTGTACTTGGGAACACTCTGCGCAGACCAAGACTTTTCAGGAATCTCTCAGCGAACTCATGCCAGTCTGTGTCGGGATAAGCGACGTAATGGGCGTTCATGTTTCCTGTGGCACCACCGAGCTTACCTGTAAGTGTGAAAGACTCTAATGTCGCCAACTGTCTCCTCAGTCTCTCTGTGAAGACAGATATCTCCTTACCTAACTGAGTTGGTGTGGCGGGTTGCCCGTGTGTTCTTGCCAACATTGGGATGGCTGACCATCTTTCCCCACAGCTTTCAAGGTTAGTCAACAGATTCTCTTTTAGCTCTATCGTTATGACTTCGGAGACAGCGTCCTTGATCATTAAAGGAAGGGCTGTGTTGTTAATATCTTGTGATGTGAGTCCGAAATGAACTAATTCAAGGTGCTTGGGTTCGAGACAGGTTTTTAGCTTGTTCCGAAGCCACATCTCCACGGCTTTCACATCATGACGTGTTTTCTCCTCGTACGACTTGATCTCTTGGAAGTCGTAATTATCAAAACTCTCTCGTATCCGCCTAAAATCCTTCTTGCGTTGATAAACATCCTCTACTTTTAACTCTTTAGCGAGAGCCTCCAGGTATTGTAACTGTACTCTTGCTCGGTACTTCATCAGGCCGAACTCTGAAAAGTAGGGGGTAAGAGCGTGTGTTCTGCTAGCGTAGCGCCCGTCAATTGGTGATATTGAGAACATCGGAGTTCTATGTGGTATGTAATTTACAATTTTCTTATATTTCTCATTGATGGCGCACTTAAGAAACTCGAGATATTTCGGAGTTGTTAGACTGTGATTTCACATAGACTTAAAATACAATATGTGTCAATAGTATGGTAAAGTGATGGGATGTGGAAAATCAACATTATTGGTGTTGCCTGATGACGTCTATATTGAGATCACACGAGATCTCATTATACACGATGGTTCTGAGAGAGACAGAATTGAGAAGTTAAACAAGGCCACTTTCAAAGTGTTACAGATGGTACAGAATAAGAAGCTGTACTGTAAGAAAGATCAGGAAGCGATCGAAGATCTATTTTTCAAGGTACAAGAGAAGCAGAACAAAGAGGATGAGAGACGTGAGCGTCAAGAGTACCAGGAACAGACCAGAGAGAAGAGAATCCAGAGAGGATCTATCTCCGCTCTGGCAGAAAGGCGTCAGAAGATTCGCGAGCAACAGTTAGAGTCTCGTGGGGCTGCCGGCAGAGCACAGTTGGAGAGAATGCGTAGAGCAAGAAACAGGAATGTCACCTGGTAGTTATTTGGCAGAAGGGTAGAAAGCGACTAAGTACCTTGGCACGACCGCGTCGTTTCTGCCAACAATGTACATGTCCGGCTTTCTCATATTGTCCGTCGCACTATCATATCCTGGATCAATGGGTCTGTCCGCGTGACCCTGACAGGTACGTCCGAGAGTGACATCGCAGACCAACATAAAAGCCAAATCGTCTTTAGATCTTGTCTTAGCGTAATGTCTACTGTACTCTGCTCTTGTAGAGAAGTACGTGCCAAGGCCGTAAGCAGAACACTTGTTCTTGGACGAGTCGAAACCCTCCTTGATAATGATCCTTGATATTCTCTCACTTGTACCGTGAAAGAGTCTTCTTTCATTAGGCTCATCAAACTGAGCTTTGTACAGAACGTATTGATGTTCGAGCTCTGGATTTTTGATCTCCTCTACCCAGACGATACAGGCGTTCTGGTAGGTTGCCAGAACGGCCTTCTCGATCTCTGAGTAAACAGGGTTGGAGAGGGAGACGTAGTTCACAGACATTGGACTTCTTTACAATAAAAGGGATCCCCTTTATCTCAACTGTTTAGTGACCACCTAACGTCTACGTGAGTCTTGTAATGGCGAAAAATTGATCACATTCTGACAGGTTACCCAGTTAGACGATTAGCACATACAGGACACCGCGCCTGTAGCTTTTGATATCGACCATGGGAAAACGATACCGCAGACGTCTACAGGCTAGACGTGCGACACCAGAGGAGATGTTGATTTTCCTCTCATCCCGACACCATCCCGACGGGTGTAACTGTGAGCAGTGCACTGAAGCGCATGCCGAGACCAAGAGACTAGCGGACTCTAACAACCCATCTCTGACAATCACAGCCGTGTTTTGCGGGAAACGTCCTGGAGATTTTCAGGATGTCGTTGAGGATGTCGTTGAGGATGTCGTTGAGGATGTCGTTGAGGATGTCGTTGAGGAGACCACCAAATCTAAGGGTGAAAACTGCGGTGGCTACTACTGTGGTTGCTGGGAATGTATCAAAAGAGATGAGTACGAGATGAAACTCTTCGATGATGATCAAGATCGCCCTTGTGATAAGTACTTTTGTGGGTGTGAAGACTGTATTGAGAGAGATGAGTACGAGATGAACCGCTACGAGGATAGCTTAGAGAGGATAAATCTTTACAGAGAGAGTGAAATCGATCGCTACAGTAATAACTATGTCTTTTGTCCCGCAATTCCTTGAGGAAAGACCAACAGATCCTCAAGGATCCATCATAATTTCAATCTAATGGTATACGATGACAGATCCTACTATTTCTGTTGTCCAACTTAATCAGATTCTTGTGCTAGAGCCTCTCGCAGGGAAAACGAACGCACAACAAGACGCTCTTTTACGTACTAATCCTCGGTTTCGTAACTACTATATTAATCTGTTTTATCAGCTGATGTACAGAGCGAACCAGAAAAACCCTTTTCGCACCTTATCCAGGCTTTTCGTCCTGAAGACGAACGGAAAGCAGATAGGTTTATCCGCGAGACAACAGGTAGGTCTTTACTTTTACTTTATCTCTCAACAGCAGTCTGGAGCCTCTCGGTTAGTACAAAAATCACAGATTATAGAACAGCAGATTAGGCTGTTAAGATTGCGCTCGGTAAACAACCCGACTTAGTCATCCGCAAGAACATTCATAATCTCACACCGACAACGTACGCAGGTACGGTGATCAGGAGTTTCCTTCAGTTCTTCAGAACACCCCTTACAGACCACCTGGTGCATACAAGGGAGCACGAGTGTGTCCGCTGGCTTGTCAAAGCAGATGATACATGTTTGTGCGCTTTCGCTTTGCGACTCCTCCAGTGGACGTTTTCGTCCAGTCAGATCGATCACGACCGGATCTCCTGGATCCTCGTACACAGTGGTTACAGCCATGTGATAGGTGTCGTAGATGTGTGACGCTGGAGCGTAGTCCGTCAGCATCTCTGTCTCGATCAGGTACCTCTTAGACTCATTCTCAAAGAGAGAGCCTGGCAGTTGTGACAATACCTCTGCCACACTCGGTTTGAAAAAGAGAACGTAACCGAACGTGTGAAAGGTGATGAAAGAATCAACTTTCATAAGATTACCACGATCGACATCACGTACCTTGCGCTTCTCAGCCTCCCAGGTGTACGCGGTTTTCATATGATCCTCTGGTAGCGCGACAAGAGAATTGCCTTTCAGCTGGCGACAGAGTCTCGCACGCCTTGTCACCTCCGCCCTAGAAAGGGTCTGTGGAGGGTTGGTCAGTTCATACTGAAAGCGTTCCTTGGCATCTGCAGACAGAGTCTCGATCACGTAGATTAGTTTGCCATCGTAAGATCCGAAAAGACGAGGGTGATAGTACTCCGCTCTTCTCTCAATACCGACAGAAAGCAAAGCCTCTTGGCAGTCAGCAACAGTCTTGATCTCTGCGCCCCAAATAACCAGGTAAGCCTTATCGCGTCTCGCCACAAAGTCCTCCTCGTGGATCCGTTGAAATTTCTCGTCGGTGGCTGGTTTGTTCCAGATGTCGTTATCCAGTCGCTGGTACGGCGATTTGACGCCGTTCAGGTACACATTCCTGTTATCGAAGCGCACTAAAGCCATCGTGTTTTACGATACGTTAGTTGATTAATTACTATGAGTTTTAGAGTATTTTCGATCGATTTTAAGCTACAGTCTGCCGTTTTACGCTCTCTGCCTCTTTACCTTCTCCACAGCAGAGTAAAGGGCACAACATACAAACTGGACAGCACTCACAGTACCTAGTACACCACACCGTACAGCCTATCGGACAGTTGGCACATATGACGCACCAGTGAGCACACTCATCACAGCCAATACTGACGCAGAAATAGCTACAGAACAGACGGCATCCTTCGGTACACATCGGGTTTTCGTGACTTAGATGTTATTCCTCGGTAGACATCGAGTTTCGCGAGAACGTAAGATGACTATGATTTTAAGTACCTGGTGTTTTTCGATCAATTTTACAACTCGAAAACCACGTACCACGTCAGTTTCGGGATCATGATCGCGATACACAGTAGCAGGAAGATCCCGATGATCCAAAGGAGTATCTCTCCCCCTTGCTTCAATATTAGTTGGCACATCCAGCAGTCAATCGTGGAGCACCTACAAATCCTGCTTTTCCTGCTGTACCTGTCAGCCTCCCTGAGCTCTTTAGCTGCCTTTTGTGCATAACCAGAAGCCTTCTTGACAGCCTCCATAACATCCTTCTTCTCCTCTTCTGACATCTCGTCAGAGACGACAGGTACCTCACGTATCCTTTGAGCGGCTTTCTCTGACCACTCAGCGATTCTGCTCACGTTGGTCGACCCACAGCAGATAAATCGAGGGCAGTTGCTTGTACTCGCCCTTTTTATCTTCTGGTTTACCTCATCCATCTCCTCAGCGATTCTCTCCAGAACGTCCCTCGATTCCTGAGGGATCATCTTATAGAGCTCTGTGTCAATATTGAGAACGTTATTCATTTCTGAGCCGTTCTCGATATTGTGGAGAATGGACTCCGATGTTGACGCGGGAGCCTCGATATCGGTGGTATCAACAGCACTTTCCAGCAACATCTTCTCGTCCATATTTGAGAGTTTTTGTCGGTACGTTAAGTGGATTGACTATGAAAATTAACTTTTATTCTTTATCGATTCTTTATCGATTTTTCTTGTGCGCTCCGCTGTGCGCTTCGCTCGGAAGCCATTGACCCGTCGGTCTTTGACACCTGTACAGGTGTTAAAGATCTCCTGCCCATCTTCGTTTTCGCTTTGCGAGACCGAAGATTTTCGGTCTTCGACCGACTCTTTTTCTTGATTTTTTTAGGTTTAGGTTCCATATGCTTACTGCCTTTTAGCTGGAGAATACCGTCAGGATCATGTGTTTTCAGCTTGGAGATAATAGATGCTATCGCCTCTGCGAAGAAAGGGCACCACACTCCTGTTCCCTGCGCCTTGCTCACAAAACTGTAGATGGAGTCTCGCAGATCTTGTAGGGCTTTCTGCTTCCCGTGAAGTACGGCGTAGTTATGTCTACGATTAGCCTTTTGATCCTCCTCAAAGTCATGAATGTCGTCTTGTACTTGGTAAAGAAACCCGAACTCTGTCGCTAGCTCCTCCACTTGTTTCAGGTTGTCTCTCTCAGGATAAGTGAGAAAGTACCCGAAGAGAAAAGCGATCTGAAAGAAGGAGGCAGTCTTGCTCAGAATCACCTTGTTTACATCATCCGGTGTGACGTTCTTACCATCACGCATCGCTATAATCTGCTCAGCTTCTGCGTAACACATCCCCCTCGGACCCATACTCACACCCAGCTTCTTCAGAAGGTCGAACAGCTTACCATAATACATGACCTGTTTCATAGGATCGCCTCGAGTTCCTTGTATTATGATCTCCATGTTCTTCGTGAGCAACTGGAACACCATTCCGATAAGAGACGCTGAGACTAACTGAGCCATGTTCTCACCGTATTTACGATGAACGGACGGCTTACCACGTCGTATATCGTCATTGTCCATACATGGTAGGTCGTCGATAACAAGTGAGGCCGCGTGAAGACACTCGATAGCCATCGCCGGAAGAATTAGTTTGCGACAGTTCCCTTTTCCGGCGGTGTCTCCAAGAGCCAGAATAACAGACCCCCTAAATCTCTTACCTCCCTCCAGAGCGTACTTACACGCATCCGCTAAAACACCCTCGCCAGCCTCCTCCGCGATAACAGCGTCGACGGAGCTGTCGATAAGATTCTTGTACAGCTTGAACTGAGACATCTGGCTGTTATCCCTTTATAATATCTTATTGAGATTCAAGGATTGTCTTTAAGCGAAGCGATGTCGGAGCCGAGCAGGAACCACATAGGCTCCTTTTAAGCGAAGCGATGTCGGAGCCGAGCAGGAACCACATAGGCTCCTTTTAAGAGGGGATAAAAAGAGTCGTGTAAAGGTATATTGGTTTTTCCTCATGCCATGTAAGACGTGTGGATGCCGTTTTGAGCGTTTTTCAACGCGTAAGTCATACGTACCAGTGAAAAAGAAGGTTTCTGGTCACATTCATTACGGAACTGTTTATTTCAGGTACGGATTATGTGGTAAGAACCACTACACGAAGTTAAATCGTGACAGAGTTGAGTGGTCATACTGTTATATGTGTAGAAACGTGAAGAAGACATTGGAGAAGAAAAGAAGGTTCCTAGAGGCTAAACAGAGACGAGAGAAAAAGCGAGTACCTTCCTTTCTTAGACATGAGTACGAGCGTTTCAAGAAAGAGGAGCAAGAGCAAGAAGAGCAGTATCGTGAGATATACGAGGATCCTAAAAGCTTCGCGATCGGGCGACGCTTGGATCAATTTAGTCGCCCTAACGTTGTCAAGGAGACGATTCGCGAGGAGTTGCGTGAGGAGTTAAAAGAGGAGGTGAGAGAGGAGGTCAGAGAGAAGTTAGCTAAAGAGGTGTCAGATGACATTCGAAAGGATCTTCGAGAGGAGATCCGCGAGGAGTTGAAAACAACGATGAGATTGGATATCATGCGAGAGATTCGCCAAAACCTAAAAATTCAGATATTCAAGGAGATGGAGTCAGTCATGAAACATCAAGTAGAGAACACACTAAACAAGATCATTCCTAACTCACGTTACGGTTCTTACTCACAGCCGAACACGCCCGAGGATAGGAGATGTAGGCCAAACAAGGTATACTTCTCACCGTCTTCACAACCGTCCTCACCCACAGCGTCACACGTAATGTTACGATCTAGAACAGAAGTACCGTCACCTATTTTGTCACCTATTCCACCTCCACCTTCCCCTCCTCCGACACCAACACTGTCTGAATCAGAATAATTAAGATTTCACTTAAAGTAAGGCGTGATTTTCACAATACGACACCTAATAATGTCTATGTTTTACCCTTGTAAACACTGTAATCGGAAGTACAAGACTCCTGATAAGGTTCTTGCTCATATGAGTAAGGCTCACGGAGTGGAAAATCCCGAAGTCCCGCAACAGATTGAGCATGTTTCTAACCGAAACGGTCCCCAGTTATCTCCGGAAGAGAGAGAAAGAAGGAAAGTTGAGAACCAGAGAAAACGTGAGGAGAGACAAAGGGCAAAACTCGAGGAGAGACGACAGTTGGAGGAGTTGGCTCGCCAGGCTAGCGAAGGACAAAGACAGTTACAACTGGAGAAAGAGAGATTAGAGCAAGAGAAAGCTCAGGTTTCTGAACAAAAGGAGAGGTGGAGGAACGCCGTAGAACAAGTATCGAGCGAAAGAAAGGAAGTAAGTACATCAGAAGCATTGGAGATAAAGGAGTGCCAGGTGTGTTGGGACGCGGAACCTAACACCGCGTTTGTTCCTTGTGGTCACGCTGTCACCTGTCGGGAATGTGCGAACACGATCGTGAGAACTCAAGGAACATGTCCGATGTGCCGACAGAGAACAAACTCGGTTCTTCGCATATACGCTTAAAACAATCTACCTAATTTCATAAAGATAAGAGATAGTGTATGGAGCGAAGACCTTTTGAGCCCCGAAGATTCCGTCGGCAGTCAAAGGTCAGATATCGCTCAAGATCCCTTGGAATGAGCGATGCTGAGCGACTGAAACAGAAGATCAGAAGAAATATGGTGCGAAAATTAGAGGCAGAAAGAGACCGTGAGAAGGCGAAAGAGCGTCGTAAGTCGCAGAAACAAAGAATCAGAAGAGTGAGCGATGAGTTAATACGCATGCGTGACGAGTTGGATCAGAGTCGGGAGGAGTATGAACAACTGATGAGTTTGAAAGAGGAAGTAGAGAGAAAAAGAAGGGCGGTAGAGAGAAAGTCGTTCTTTCTACAGAAGACTTTGTCTCGTACCGCGATTCTGCTGTCTCCCCGATTTATGAAAACACTAGAGACACGGTCAGACACAATGGATGTTCAGTCTGATTTATCAGTAGGGACAACACGAAATTTCACTGAGGACTGTCGAATATGTATGGATGGTGTCGCCGATACAGCTTTCGCGCCATGTGGACATCTTATGACGTGTTACCACTGCGCAGAAGCAGTGTTAGAGGGAACGAATCACTGCCCGATATGTCGTGACAAAGTAAGGTCAATACTCAGGGTGTATCCTTCGTGAAATAAGCGATTCCACTTGTGACACCTACGTACTCATCCTGAAAAGGTGTGTACAACTCAAGATCCTTCAGAAACGCCCATAAATCTTTCTCAGAATCATTCAGTCCCCAGTAGTAACACATCTTAGTTCTTACTCTTATTGGTGGGGCGTTCTCAGGATCTCTGAGGTCACACAGTAGAACAACATGAGAGTATGGGTACGCACGATGAGGTAAAAACAGTTTAGATAGATCTGTTGTTGGCAGAATGTCTCTGGAGTCACCTGTCACGACCAGTTTTCTTGGTATGACACCAGGTGGAACATCAAGACCTACAATAAAATCACCCATTCTTGGGATAATGTACGAGACTAACCCCTCTTCCGTATGTTTCGGTTTCGCGTCACACTCTGTCTGACCGAACTTCTGATAAACCTTCTCTGAATCGTGCTCTTTCTTTCTGTCATCCTCTGTCGGATGAAAGTAGTTGAAGATTACAGGGTCATTAATAATACGTCTTGGACACCTAATTCTCTCTCCGTCATACCCGTACTCCTCACGCATGTGACGTAGAAAAGGCTCTCTTCTTCTTTCGTAAGCGTCCTTTCTTTCCTTCGCCTCTCTCTCCAATCTCTCTTTTCTCACATCCTCTGGCTCGAAATGCTCCAGTAAAATGTAGTTAATTTTCTCAGGATCCTCAAGCTTCTCCCATCGAACAGGTGAGATCTTGGTTACTTGGTAAACATCCTGTGTGACGTTATCGACGTAACAGAACTTCTTGTACGACGGAGAGAAGTAATCGTTCTGTCGACGACACTTCTCCACATTCTCAACATTCTCCACATTAGGGAAAGAGTTGACGAACGCGTGACGAAATCTTGGCTTCTTCAGAAGATTTTGTGACGCGAAATGATCAGAGATGATTCTGTCCTCGAAACTTGAGACAGTTTTGCCACCTCTGAACAGATTGAAGGAGATTACCTCCAGAGTTTCCTCGTTAACGTAATGCCGGCATCCATCTCTGTACTGAGGTGCTCGTACAAAGCCTTGGGCTTTTAGCTTGTTGTCATTCATCCTTAAGCAGGATAATACTCACTTCTTATATAGCCTAAAATATGATACGATGTTTCGTCTAAATATCGAGAAACGCACTAAGTCTAACAAAAATTATCGGAAAGTTCTCAAGACAACTCCACAGATGCAGTTAGTGCTTATGAGTATTCCTGTTGGTGAGGACATTCCGAGAGAGAAACACAAGAACATCACACAGTTCATTCGTTTCGAGGGAGGTGTCGGACAGGTGATCATCGGGCGTAAGAAGACAACTGTTAGAGATGGTGACGCTGTTATGATCCCACCGAACGTGTATCATCAGGTGATTAACAAAGGACGCACGCCTCTAAAGCTGTACGCTCTTTACTCACCACCTGAGCATCGACCTGGGTTGACGCAAAAGAAAAAACCGAAGGAAGAGCATAAGCACGCTCACGGACATTAATGGGCTTTGTCTACTGCGAAAAGTGTAAGGTGTGGTACACGAGTAAAATAGAGTTCTGTATTCGGTGTGGCTCAGCACTTTCTTCAAAAGCTAAGAAAGTCAAGCACAATTATGATGACAAGACCCGCATCATCTACGTTCTCTGTGTGATCTGTTCGAAGAAGATCGACGAGGACGCGAAGTTCTGTCCGTTCTGTGGATTCGACAGAGTTCTTAATAAACCTAAGCGCCCACCAGCTTTATCCAAAGAAATCAGGAGACGAATAGCTGTCCTGATTAAAAGGGATAACACGGAATACGACGAGTAGAAAAAAGTAGCGAGAATTATGGAAACCAAGGCACCCTTCTCTCAATTCGACCTGTCAAAGTGGCCGTTAGTGGAGGTCACTCTGAACGGATCTCCTCAGAACAAGCAAGAGTTCGAGGAGTATTTATCATGTTTTAAAGCCCTTTACGATAGGAAACAGATGTTCTCTCTCGTAATAGACTCTACAAACGTAGGATGGGTACCGATGTCCTACTTGTGCCGTCAAGCAGCGTTTATCAAAGAGATTGAACCTTTCTCTAAGATCTACCTGAAAAAGACAGCGATTGTCATAACATCGTCTATTGCCGCGACATTTCTAAAGATCATCTTCTCTATCAAGCCTCCTGTGACAGAGACGAAGACATTTCCTAACACAGAACTCGCGAAAACATGGGTGATGACCTTGAGTTAGTTATTAGTTAACACATCTGCTTAAATAAGTACATGTATTCAGGTATGGAGTTCGCAGATGATGAGTTAAAATCGTGGGTTCCACAGATCACTGAGTTACTGATGCTGAAACCGGATGAGAAGATTTGGGTGAGAGTTCAGGTCTCAAAAATATGGAGATTAAACAGAATGAGAGGATTTTTGAAGGAGAAAGGTATTTCTGACCCTAAGAAAGAGTGTAAGTTTAGAGAGTACTTATCAGACAAGTTCTTCGAGTTCGAGTTTAATGAGAAGAAGACGGAGGATCTTCTGAAACAAGAGGCGAGAGAACGCAAGAACAGTCTTGTTATCTCCAAAGTAACGATGAACTGGTCTTTATCAGAGAAGGAGAGACGAAGAAAAATAAGAAGAATGTTAAGACTTTACAGAAGGAGAAGAAAGCCGTCAGATAAACCAAAAGAGAGATTTGTCAAGGTAGTGTTCGAGAACAATCTGAGAGAGCTAGAGAGAATTATGAAGTATCTCGAAGAGAGGAAACAAAAGACTGATGAAAAAGAAAGGGAGCGTCTTAAGCTTGCTTTCTAACCACATTACTCCCCCACGAAGGGATACCAGACACATCTACATATGCACATAACAATACTTGCTGTAAAGGCTATTCCGAAGAATGTGTAGAAGATGTTGAACAGAGCTAAATGATTGTCACATGTATCATCGTCCTCTTTTGAGAGCGAACAGTGTTGATAGTTATTCGAGAAGTACACAGGTATGTACATCCCGCTTGGTTTTCCCGTGAGGGAGATGTCTTTTGGCGCAGGACAGTCGTGCTGATTGTAACGAAAAACATACCAATTATCTTTCGTTACAAGCTCCGCGAGCACCTGATTGTCCGCCTTGTTATCCTTACACTCGTTTGTCTGACGAACGAGCTCGATGTTGACAAATACGTAGATACAGACAACGGCGGCAATAATAGCCAGTAATGTCACAACTCCTGCGAAACATTTTCCATATGTGTCTCTGTCCTCTTGTTAGCTCCGCTCAACATCATTCTGTGTTTCCTTTTTTGTATCATCCTTTTCGTCAAGCTCCACATAGCGAGGCTCATCTTTCGGCTGAAGCTCCAACTCTTTCGGATTGCTTGAGTCCAGTCCATGCTCCGACTGGGAGCGTTGCCCCCATATCTGAGTCAGGGACAGGTGCCATGATTGCTTAGAGTGTTAAAGTAGTAGTGATCTTCCTAAGCCTGTTCTTTTTGATCGATTTTACAGCGCTGCGGTCTCTATCCAGGCTACTCCTGTCATGGGAACCCCTAATACAGTACCTATCACGTTGGCTATTCCTTCATACTTACAAACATCTGATCCACCACTATTCGTACATATCTCCTGCTGATCCCAATTCGTCATGATCGTCATCGTTACAGCACCAGCTCCGACAAGTGTGATGTCCCATCTTGTGTAATAAGTGCTTCCTGGTGGATTCCTTGGTGATATCCAAGGAACACTTCCTGTTATCGTGATGTCGTTCATGTTCCATCTTATGGTCGGTCCTACTGATTGAAACAGGTTCGCAAGGTAATACGTACCGTTCCCAGGCGTGGTCAGTCTTGTCACCATAAGAGCTGTTGGGTTACCAGGATTATCAGCGAACTTAATAGCGAAGAAATCCCATGTAGCACCTTTAAGTAAACTCACACCATCAGCGTCGTAACTTTGTGTAACACTATCAAACCAGAGAACAGATCTATTAGTAGGATGTTGTTGATCTACGATAACAGGTGGAAATGAAGATGTATCAATAATAGTAAAATCATCTACTCGTAGAAGTGGCATAGAGAAATAATAAGATCCCTGACACTCCATATCGTCCTGTCCTGATGCCAGATAAGCCTCTGCGCTACCTCCGAAGTCGTTATCAATAGCCGTTCTTTGCGCAGGTGTGATCCAGTTTATAAGAAAGGAATCAGGTCCAAATCCTTGATTAACTAACCCTAATAAATCAGTGAAATCAATACTAATAATAAAAGTTCCACTTGATCCAACAACCTCTATTCTGTAAGTGGTACCAGGATCACCGAAATTACCAGATACTACCTTCACACTTAACGTGTTTAGGGTGCCGATAGGTGGTTCGCAGAGATCAGAGAGTGACCACGGGTTTCTTGTGATGGTTGGTCCTTGTGAGTTCGCACATGCTGACAACTGATACCCACCAGCCAGACCGTTGGTCAGTTGGTAAATTGTACCTAATGTCGCGCTGTTGAAACCAGACGCTATCGCGAAGTCTAGTTTATGATGATAGAAAGGAACTTGTATAGGAAAACTTTTCTGAACTAAAAAAGTGAACGCGTACGTACCAGAGTTCCCTTCAAGTGTACCAAAGTAACACCACGAGTCTAGATTAAAGTTCGGGTTAACTACCTCAACAAACTTAGGGAGATCTAAAGTCAGAGTGTTACTGTAACGACAGCACGTAACAGTTTTCAGAACAGGTCCTTGTTGACTGACAGTGATTCTCACTTTTTCAGATCCTGGTGTTAGATCAATAGCATCAATAATAAAGTAGAATCCTGTAAAAGCATTATCAGAGGCTTCCCACAGAGCAACACTTGACGCATCAGGAAACTGAATACCGGATATATGGCGAGCAAGTTTAATATGGTTAAAAGTTGATACTAACGATGATAATATAACCTCAGAAGATCCACCAAGAACCTCACGCTCGATAAACAACGATGTACACGGGTTCACCGGATCCAACTTGAACTGATCGATCAGTAATTTAGCGTCATTAGGTGTGTCTGTGTAAGGAAGTACAAGATTTCCGTTAGTGGACGCTGTTGTCGAGTCCTCTATTCTCGGACAGAGAAGACCAAGACAAAGATCCAGAAGACCTTCTCTATCGATGTTATACGTCGGGTTATCACATGTCAACTGAATCTTCTCCACAGAACACAGTCTTGATTTCGCGTACAAATTAGCATCATCTCGAAGTTGCGTGAGTGCGTTCCTGTTGTCAACTGTGGACAGAAGAGGGAAGGATACCGATGTTGATGACAAAGACTGAACCGTGAAGGACATTGTCTCACCTATATTTTACCTATTAGGATTCTGAAAGATTAAACCCTTGAAGAGTTAAAACGCCGGTTTTTAATAAATTTTGATATAAAGAGAATACACATGATATGTTAAGTAGAAATGAATTCTGGTTATGTTCTACTTCGATTTACAAGACTGGGTTAAATGGGAAAGTGCGACATATGAACTTATATGGGGTTC